CTGAGATATCTACTTTAGAGGATTATAGAGAAAACTTAAGTGTAGAAGATAATAATTCTCTTGAAGATACTAGAATAGACTTAACTGGAACTAAAGAAGCTGAGATATCTACTTTAGAGGATTATCTTGATGATCTAGAAAATACGAAGGATTATGAGGCTTCTGAGTTAGAGGACACTAGAATAGATTTAACCGGAACTAAAGAATTCGAACCTAAATCTTTAGAAGACGAGAGAATAAACTTAGAGGGTACTAAAGAATATGAATCAAGTTCTTTAGAAGATGAAAGGATAGATTTAAAAGGTACAGAGGAAGCTGAACCTGAAAGTCTTGAAGATTTTATAGATAAACTTGAAGATACTAGAGATTTTGAGTTAGAAGATGAAAAACTCGAACTCCCTGAAACTTCTGGAGATGGATATGAAGGTTATACTCCATTAGGTCCGGAAGAATTAGATAGTCTTGGTGGAAATATCAATAATTTCTATGATTCTCTCCTTGAAGTTCCAGAAATAGCTGATGCTCCTAGACAATCTGGAGATTATACTCCTCTTGGCCCAGAAGAGTTAGATAGTCTTGGTGGAGATCTTGGAAATTTTTACGATTCTATTCTAGAAGTTCCAGAAACAGATAATGAAAATTATCTTTCTCCAGAAGAAGTAGAAAAAATCATAGAAAATCCAGAACAACAATATAATTATAAAGATAAGTTACCTGAAGTAGCTAAAGGAAATTCAGCTCCTAGAGTAGAAACAGAAGGATCATATAATTATCTTTCTCCAGAAGAAGTAGAAAAAATCATAGAAAATCCTACTTATTTCTATAACCAACAAAAAGAAATTCCAGAAACAGATAATGAAAATTATCTTTCTCCAGAAGAAGTAGAAAAAATCATAGAAAATCCTACTTATTTCTATAACCAACAAAAAGAAATTCCAGATGCACAAGCTCCTGATGGACAAGAAATTTATAAATATTCAGAAAATCCTGAACTATCTTCTGAACAAGTAGAAGGTCCTCCTATGAAATTACCTAAATTTGGATTAGAATCTCTTAATTTAAGTAATTATCTTAGATGGACTGCTGAAAAAGCCGTGGGCTGGACTGGAGTACATGGAGAGGCAAGACAACTTCTTGTTAATGAAACACTAGCTGGTTTGGTAGTAGCTAGAGACGAGCTTGAAAAAGTAACTAAATCAAATCGATATAGACTCCCTGGAAATGATGGCGGTTTATTGGGTGATTTAGTATCTGGAGGAGTTTCTGGTGCACTTGACAACCTAGGAGACAAGCTCGGAGATGCTGTTAATAGTATCGTTGGAAGCAAATCAGTAGATATATCTAATCCTTTGAATAGACCAGATGAAAATAAATTTAAATATAATGGATTTGAAGAAGCGAATACACGATCAACTAGTAGTAATGCTTCTAATCCTATAAAAAGTCAATCTGTATTTTCTTATGATGAAATCGAACTCTTAAGTAAAATAACTAATGAAGGAGCAAAGAAAAATTCATCATCATCCTTTTGGAAAAAAGCAGGTAGTGCTTTAAAAGATATGGCTTTAGGATCTTCTGGAGGAGAAAGAACATACAGTTTTAAAAATAATTATATTTCAGGTAAAGGTATATTAATTACTCTAGAGGAATTATGTGGGATATCTAGCGATACTGACGATACTAATACTGTAGAAGGTTTATATAATGTATTAAAATCTAGCCCATTTATTACAACTCCAGATAAATTTACCTCAACAGGGTATTCAAATTATAATATTCAAACATTAGATACTAATGCTTTCTGGGAAATTGCTCTTGAACCTTATGCAGGGCCTGAAAATGGAGATCTTAATTATCTTCCTGGAATCCACGAAATAAATATAAGAAATATCGTAATGCATGGAGTAAATACAGCTTATAATAAATGGATTCCATTTACTAGTTTTGATCTTCAAAAATCTAAAATGACATCAAAAACACTGAGCTTGTATGATGGTGAAATTAGTTATCCTGTTTCAATGGAATTTACTAATGAACTTCGAATAACTATCGCCGACGATCAATATAAATCTTGGAGACGATACTTTGAAGAATGTGCTAAAGCTGCAATTTATAATAGCGAAGGACATACATCTGATTATTATATACTGCCCCCGGATGAATATTCACTTACAGCAATAGATACTAATAATGTGTGTATTGCTATGTATAAAAATATATGCTTCAGATGTAGAATATATGTTATGACACCACAATATAGTACAATTCAAAAATTTGATTTGCTTTTAGTAATGAAAGATTTCTCTGAAGAGTATACAGGGGATATTGGAGACGGTGCAGGAGATCTTACGGTATCATTTAGTATCGTAGGAGAGAATCCAAATGAAGGAAAAATTCCAGAAGTTAAGGTAATACAACATAAAGCTCCCGATAATTCTTCAAAAACAGATTACGGTTCTATAGTAGAAAGTGGAGTAAATTCAGTAATGAAACTAATTAAATAATATAAAGCTATGTATTTAAGATTAGGAACAACTAATATAAAGTACTCCACTGAACAAGATGATTTTACAGTATTTTCTGAAGTTGTAGATTCTAAGATGTCATATGAGAAACCAATACTTGTGAGAACTCCTGATGAACTTGATATTTGGTTTGGATCAGATTTTCCAGGGAAAGATTATTATGATGAACTTTTAGAATCTGGAGTTACTTTATTCTTATATAGACCAATTAAGGTTGAACAAAATACTAATGCTCCTGACTATGTTGACCTAAAAGAGTATTCTATAGATCAAAAATTATACTATAACTTAACAGAACTTCCAGAAATCGGAGAAGATAAAGTTTTGTATAAGGTAGTAACAGGAGAAGGCGAATATAAAGAGGGAAATTTGTGGTATACTCTTTATATATATTATCTAGGAGAATATATGAAAATCCTAGAATTACCACAAAATCTTGACACTAATAATACGAGTTCTCTAGAAAATAGGGATGTATTAAACATAAATTATCCAGGTTTTATTGGACCTGAATATTGTTATCCGAAATATATAGAGGAAGGAGATGTTGATTATACTGAAAAAATTAATGAAGAAATATTATTATCTCATCTTCCTGACTTGCTAAGAGTATCAAAAGGGTATGAAACTTTAGCTTATTCTTTAGTATATAACCCTGAGATAGATTTTCACCCGATAGACGAGGGATTAACTTCTAAATATATAATCCTGAAAAAACTTAAAAATGACTCTTATGAAAATATAATGATTTGGTTTAAAGAGAAAATTAATAGTATCCCTAATATTCCAAGTCAGTATTATGATGAAGCAGTCGAGGTCGAAATCAAAGCCAAAGAAAGTAATAAGGAAATTTTCAAGAGGTTAGTAGAAGTTATAATTCCAAGTCAATTAGGTTATACAGTCGAAGGAAATATCTCGGAGGGTTACAAAATATACACATCATATTCTGTTCAGGTTACTTATTTTACTAATATTACTGATCTATTATTCGAACCAGATTTTAACACTACACACAATATACTATCAAAAATCTCGAGCGGAAGTACTAGAGTGAGATTTATATCTAAAACAACTGGTACTGAAGGTGGAGATCCCGAATACTTAGATAGTGATATTAGTGTAAATATTGAGAAACTGAAAGGAGATGATAAGTATAGAGTAACAATCGAGAGGTATAAATATCAAGAAATTTATGAAGGTGGTTTATTTACTATTGGACAGGAAAGACTTGATACTATAATTACTTCAGAGTCTAAGTTAGTTAGATGTATTCTCTCAACATCTTACATAAATCGAGAAACAGGTGAAGAGGTAGAATATAAAAAAGGTACTAAAGAATCTGAATTACCTTCTGGAACATGGTATCTTAAACGAGCCTGGAAAGAAACGGCCGAAGATATAAATGGGGAATATTGGAAAGCGGCAGAGGCTATTTTTGGATCTGACAACGCTGGAATTATTGATTATTTCTTAGTCCCTGATATCTATAAATACTCGGCCGGAATGAAGACAGGCTCAGAGACTAGTTATTATCCAGAATACGAGAGATTTTTAGGGTATGCAAGGAGTTTAGGTTTTCAAGTATTATTCCAAAATTCTGATAATGGATGGACCTACGTAGAAACTCAAGAACTCCCATCGGCCGAAAATATAACCTCAGGAACAATTTATATAGTATCACAACCCACTGGAGGAGTAAAATTCTATAAAGTGGAAAACGGAAACTTAATAGAAACAACTGATCCTGAGGAAACTAATACGGCCGGAAATAACTACGTCTTTAATTATACCTCTGACACTGATAATCGACTCTTATATTTTTATCGAGGGCAAACAATTTTCGGACAAGATAGACCTGGATATTATTTACATATTAGAGGGCTCTTACAAGATATTTACTCAATAACTAGCGATCAGATCTTATATCAAACACCTACAACAGATCCTTACACCTTTGAATCACCAGAAGAAAAACTTGAAGAATACAAAAGTAATTATCTAGTATTTAATAACCAGATATATTATTATAAAAAATATCAAAATGGACAAGACTTCAATACTTCAGGGTGGATGAGATTCTGTATAGGAAAAGTGGCTAGAGAATTGGAAAAGAATAAATGGAAAATTCTTAGTACTAAATCAGCCGGAGATATAAGAGCTAGAATAGAACAGATCTTAAATAGAATATCAGCTGGGTACTCATATATAGATTCATTAGTTATTACTGGATTTTACCTAGACTTACCAAATAACAGACTAGGACTTGAAGTGGAATCTAGAATGAGCGACTTAGTAGATAATGATATGACGATCGATATAACTTTAAATTACGATAAAAAATAATAAAAACTATGGCAAGCGTAGCAAGTTTAGTCCGCGGAAGTGACGGATACATGAAATTTATTGACTATCAAAGTACATATAAAGATAATAATAAAGAATTCCTTCGTGGTGACATGTGGGAACTTCAATTCATTAATGTACCTAAGATAAATAATTGTCTTAGTAAAACTTTGTAAACTGCTGGAAGATCAAGTAAAGATAAATCAGCAAAAATAGATAAAAAATCTATTTCTCAACGACTATTAGCAAAGAAAAGAAATAGCCATAGATTTCTTTTATGATATAGTCTAAACATAGAACAAATGTTTGAGTTTATTTTCCTGGTACTGATATTTTCAATGCTAGATTAAATGCCGTTCAGGTAGGTATTGATTATAGTGTATCAGGTTTTGAAAAGAGAATGCGTGGTAATTATACTATCATTCAGAAGACAGGTCAAAACACAGCTGGAACCCTGTCGTTGGCTTTTGTAGATAAGGAAGATCAGGCAATTACTTACTGGTTTGATAATTTAAAAGTTGTCCATTAAGAGATTAAAAGTTCCTTAATGAATCTTTGTGAACTGCTGGAAATATCTCGTTATAGTTATCTCCATCGCTTAAGATTTAGGATTAAGAGCGATGAACCTAATATAACGAAAAAATAATCAGCAGAAATAGATATGATTCTATTTTTCAACGACTAAGTACAAAGAAAGAGGGTTAAGCCATAGTTCCTCTTTATGATATAGTCTAGTATGATTTAAAACAAAAACCATAAGGACTATCGCCAGAAAATTGCAGATCGTGATACTAAATATTCTTTCAGAAAGGATGACTTAGTATGCGACCTTAGATTAATCTTAACTAACTCAAGCCGTATCAAAGTTCGTACTCTTAATTTCTATAACTGTATTCTTCAGGATGCTCCGATCGACGAAAATGGTTAAAAAATTTTAAGGCCCACTAGAAATAGTAATATTCTAGAACGTAGTAAGTAAATTCGGTGAAAGATCTTAGAAAGAAACTTCTAAGTAATCCAATACCGAACTAAAGATAATAAAAATTTTTAGTGTAACGAATAAAGACTTACCAACTTTTTTATAAGTTGAATTTATATTCTGAACATATAATAAAATATTATAGTAACCTATTGCAAACAGAAGACGGAACCGATTAATTGCTTAGTCGCCTATTATATAATAGGAAAATTATACTAAAATGCTGGAAAATGTAAAACATAAATCAGCAAAAACTATTAAAAATAGCTTCTCAACGACTAAATGTATAACTTAAGAAATATTAATTCTTAAGATGATATAGTCTATAATATATTAATATATATTAACAAATGCGAGCAGATATCCAAGTAAGCTTTTTCAAATGAAGAAGCATAAAGTTTATATTACTTTATGAAAATTCTATTAAAATGCTGGAATATCAAATAGATAATCAGCAAAAATTAGAAAAGATCTAATTTCTCAACGACTAAATATAGAACTAAGTTTGAAATATAATTTAGATGATATAGTCTATTCATTGATAAAAATAATTAATGACTTTAAAGCAATTTGAACATTTTGGAAAATTTCATGGTGTTTTCTACAAGAATTGCTGGAAAATTTGTATCTTTGTATACAAATAATCAGCATCCTAGATATTAACATAAATCTAGGTTCAACGACTATGTATGTAGACTGAGGAAATTCCTTAGGTGATATAGTCTGTCATGAGGTGAAACTCATTGATTAACGTATGAAAGAACTTTTGATAATATTTAATTAATAAACTAGAAGTATCTAATTTATTATTTCTTATGATTGCAAGGAAGGGTGGATCTGATCAATCTGCCCTTCTTCATAAGAAATATATTAGATATTTCCTTAAAAAAATTGCAATCAATATGAAACTTAGAGCAAAAGATACTGAAAGTTTTATTCAAAAAAGTAAAGATAAATATGGTGAAGATGCTTTAGATTATTCTGAAGTAAACTATATTGATAAATTAACTCCTGTAAAACTAATATGTAAGAAATGTGGGAATATATTTTATCAATCACCAGCAGAACATTTAAGAGATAGAAAGAAAATATCTTGTCCTAAATGTGCAGTAATAGATTCCAGAGAAAGAAGGTCTATTAAACAGAAAGAAGTTTGGTTAAGGAAATGTAAAGATAAGTTTGGAGATAAATTTGATTACTCTAAAGTTAATTACATAAATAATAAATTAGATGTATGGATTTATTGCAATAGTTGTAAAAAATGGTTTAAACAATCTCCACATCATCATATTAGAAATATTCATGGATGTCCTTTCTGTGCAATGAAAGAGAAATCTGGGTATGAATTTATGGTTGAGAGTTATCTTGAATATTTAGTAAAAAATGATAAAATGTTATCATATAATTCAGAATACAGTATTTTAAATAGGATAGCGGGAAGGAATTCTAACAAAATAATGATAGATTTTAAATTAAATATAAATAACTTAGAATATTGGATAGAAGTTAATGGTCAGCAACATTACAAATTTATAAATTTCTTTCATAAAACAAAAGAAGATTTCCAAAAACAATTAAAAAGGGATGAGAACGTTAGAAAATATTGTAAGGAAAATAATATAATTCTTATAGAAATTCCATATACTTACAATACCTATGAGAAAATATCTGAAGTTTTAAAAAGAATTCTCATAGAAGGTGAATCCCCTGATATAATAACTCAGCCAAAAATAATACAACTAACATAAAAACTAAAGAAGAGTGGCTTTGATCGGCTACTTTTCTACTAAACACTAAAACAAATTATTATGAATTTATTAGATATATTATTCCCTAAAAGAAAGCAAGAAAAAGAAGAATTAAAAAATCTAGAGCCAGAGATAAAAAATCTAGAAATTACTTTAGGATTATATGGAAGAACTAATACTGAAGTTTATTACGATCCATTATATGAACGAAATAGAGGAAGAATATATGATCTCAAGGGTAGAAAAGAATACCTAGAAGATCTTAAAAAAAAATAATATAAAAACTGCAGTAGGTTCTAATTTAACTACAGAATATAATTATAAAAATGATACTATTAATATAAATAATATACATAGAAAAAATCCATATACAATTCTTCATGAGGTTGGACATCGTGTAAGTGATAATAGAGAACAATTAAGAGGAGGTAAATATTATGGTAATTATAGAAGTTTGGATAAAAAAGTAAATACTTCACATAATTTACATAATTCTATTATGAACAATGTAGGAAATTTATCTACATTAATGAATGAAGCTAATGCATCATATCATGCCGCTGCATTAGCGAAAAAATATAATCTTTCCAGAGAAATGCAAAAAGCAGGAAATAAAAGTCTAGATTATTCCTTTAGAACTTATGAATCCAATGCAGCTAATAAAATGATGACTGATGATACTGTAAGATTACTCGGAAAATATAAAAATAAATAAAGAGATTTGGAAATTAATCCAAATCTCTATCAATAGCATAATAACCTTCAGGAATATTCCATACCCCTGGATCTAATGCATCTGTAGGTATTTCTGTATTTTCATTAATAGGATACAGGTCTACTCTTTTATGATCAAGCCAATCTGAACAAGGAGTTTTTGATGTATTATGATAATCCTTTAAAAAGATTAACTCATTTCTTTTTACTCTCATACTTTTATTAGATTTATTAAGATTTTCTACTATTTTTTCAAATCTTAGCATAGGATCATCCTCTGTTGAGTCAATTTTCATATTATCTAACATAGAAGATGTACTCTCTATAGTAGAGTCTATCTCTTCTAATTCTTGATGGGATAAAGGACAAGGATCTTCAAAAATAAATGAATCCTTCTCAATAATTTCTTTTATTAATTTATCTCTTTTCATAATTTTATATATTTTATTCTTATTTCATATGGAAGAATTGAAGGTATATAAAACTATCATTCAATCTCAATAGCATAATAACCCTCTGGAACATCCCACTTCTCAGGATCTAGTGCTTCCTCAGGTATTATAGTATCCTCATCAACAGGATATAAATCTACTATTTTATAATTACATTCTAAATGAGGTCTTACTATATCTTTCTCTTCATCAGTAAGTTTTCTTTCAATTACCGCTTCTTTGACTATTCTTTTCATAATTCTACGTATTTAAAGTTTATATTACATATACTAGGCTTTCAAATTGATAAAAGGGAAGTTTTATATAGGTTTGTCCCTTATTTATGAAGACAAAGGAGCTTCCCTTATATTACACCTCTAACCGCTACCGCTAGAGGTGTCTTAGAAAAGAAACATTGAATAAGATATATAGGAAATTTTAGTATAATATTATTTTAATTAAGTTGACACCCCTTTGGCCTCTAAAGGGCCAGGGGTGGTATTTCTAGATTAAAAGCTCATAGAAATCCTAAACATAAATATTCCATGTCTCCGACATGATCTTATGTTCTTTATCTATATGAGCAAGTGTCACTTTTTTGTCAGATAAAATATATATAGTACTGTACTAAAAATACTCCATTTAAAGTGACAAAATGCGTATAATATCCTTTCAATTCCTTATGATTGAAAAGGGAATCCTCCTATGTCTTCAATTTAAAGAGACATAGTAGTTCTTTTAACTGGATTCTCTATTAGATTATAATAAATTTGATAAAATTATACGTATGCCAATACTAAAATTAAATGATTATGTAGTTCCTAGAGGAATAAGATTTATATCAGAATTAGGAACAGACTTTAGATTTTATAAATTCCCAGTAAAATGTATTATTAATAAACAACTTCCAGGTTGTGGATTTACAGAATACTGTCTTAGAGGTCCTGAAAATGTTATCCTATGTTCTCCAAGAAAGATGTTACTTAAAAATAAGAAAGACCAACATAAGGATAGTGTTTACTTAGTAGTGAATGAGCTTGAAAAAGAATTGACAGTTGATAAAGATTTAAGCAAGATAGATAAGACTAGATCTCAAGTATTTATGGATACTCTTAAAGAAGTAGTTCATGGAAAGGATACAGTTTATAATAGATTAATGAATGAAATAAAAGACTATCTAAATGAAAGAAAATACTTAGGAGATAAACCTTGTAAAATTCTTGTAACATATGATTCTTATAGAATTGTAAAAGATATATTAACATCTTTGGGTATATTTCAATCTTTTTACACCATTATAGATGAGTTTCAAACTATCTTACATGATTCTAAGTTTAAGTCTAATACAGAATTAGATTTTTTATATCATCTACACCAATCTCACTCAGCTTTATTTGTTAGCGCAACTCCTATGTTGGAGGAATATCTTAATATGTTAGGTGAGTTTGATGGTCTTCCATATATTAATATGGATTGGAGTAAGGAGGATTCGACTAGGGTATTAAAACCTGCCTTAAAAGTACTTACAATGAAATCTGTTGGCGAAAAACTCCCAGAAATTATTCAGTCCTACAAGGATGGTAATTTTGAGAGAGCTATTAGAATGGTAAATGGCTATCCTGTTGAAATAATATCGGATGAAGCTGTATTTTATGTAAATTCTGTTAATCATATTACTAGTATTATAAAAAAGTGTAATCTCCAACCTGAAGAAGTAAATATTTTGTGTAGTGACACTCCTGATAATCAAAAACGAATACAACGTAAATTAGGGAAGAAATTCGTAATAGGTGAAGTACCGCTAAAAGGAGTTAAACCTAAAATGTTTACGTTTTGTACTAGAACTGTTTACCTAGGTGCTGATTTTTACTCTACTTGTGCTAGATCATTTATTTTCTCTGATAGTAATATAGATACTTTAGCTGTTGATATCTCTGAAGACTTGCCTCAGATCTTAGGTAGACAAAGGCTGCAAGAGAATCCATGGAGTAATAGTGCAGTATTTTATTATCGAACAATATGTGATTATAGGAAAGTGTCTCAAGAGGAGTTTAATAAAGAAGTAGAAAGAAAAAAAGAAATTACTCAAAACTTATTAGATTCCTATAGCTCTGCACCTGATAAAGCAAAATATGATCTAGCAGAAACATATCAAAAAATGGCAAAATCTTTTAGTTATAAAGATAATTATGTGGCGGTAAACGAACATCAGAGTGGAACTTTGATACCTGTACTTAATAATTTAGTATTAGTAAATGAGATTAGAGCTTTTAGAATACAACAATATGATTATAAAGATAGATTTACTGTATTTAGTTCAGTACATAATACATTAGATACAAATGATCTAATTAATAGAGAAGTATCTAATTTTATGAATGAGTATGAAAATCTAACTTTGTTCAAACAAAAGCTTAAATTATTATGTGAATATGGATTATCTAATCAAGCTATACAAATAGTATTAGATCAGATTGGGGAACATGATAATATTAAATCTTATTATACTATTCTTAAACCACAAAAACTAAAAGCTTTGGGGTATGATAGGTATAAAATTGAAAAAGAGTTAGGTATTGTAACATTTAGTAAAGAACTTTTGGTAAATACTATTCTCTCTAAGTTTTCTGTTGGAGATAGAATAAGCCAAGCAAAAATAAAAGAAATTCTTGGAGGACTATATTCTTCAATTAATTATACAGCTACTCCTAAAGCAACTGACTTAGAAAACTTTTTTGAAACTAAGGAGGCTAAAGTAAATGAAATACTTTCTGATGGTTCTAAGAAGAGAGTGAAAGCTACTGACATTATAGGAGTTAAGCCAGAGTATCAAGAAATATATAATAACCTGAAAACAATAAACAATATTTTATGAGGTAAGTGTTCGATCTTGCCTGGGACATAATAATTCTCATTCGCCAGTAAAGGTGAGTGGGAATTTTGTTTTGAATAAAAATTAATAGTATGATAATCCTACGACAAAAACAATTTAATATAGCTCAAGAATTTTACCATTCAGGTGGTTCTAGAGTTATGAAGAAATATGCAGGTAGACTTCAAAGAAAAATCGGAAAGAAGTTAGAAGATTTATCAGTTAAACAAGTATCTAATAATAGTGAAGTACTTAAATTAGCAAAAGATTTAGAAAAAGAATCTATTTCTAATAAGAAACTTGGAAAAGATTTAGTAAAGGATGCTATTAAGAAGGGAAATTCTAGAGTATTTGATAATAATAAAATTCAAACTTCAATAGGTGAAAAAGAATCTATAAATTATTATGCTCCATTTAAGCCAGAAGAAGCAAAAGAAGTTAGTAAACGGTTTCTGAATAATTCAAAATACGAAGGAAATGTTGATGGAAAACGATTAAGTAAGAAAATTGCATTAACGTTATCTCCTAATGAAGTTTCTGGATTATCTCCAAGATCAGGTCTTATAAATATTAAAGGAAAATATGATGAAAATATTCCAGCTCTAGCCCATGAAGTAGGTCATGCAATGAATAGTACTGGAGCTGCTGGTGAGAGGAATAAAGCTATTAGTAGATTAAATTTAATGAATAAGAGTAAGAAAAAATCTGAAATTGGAACTATAGAACGAGTGAAAGAAGAGTTCAAAAGAAATAGTGCTGAACTTAAAGAGGAGAAAAATGCTTGGAAGAATGGAATAAATTTAATGAAAGAGCATGGGGCATCTAAAGAAGAGATAAAACTTGCAGAAAAGGATAAAAAATTATCTCTAAAAACTTATAAAGCTGCCAGAAATGCAAGAACTTTAAATGCAGCGGCTAAATATTTAGATCCAAATAGTGCTTTAAAGAAAGAAGTTAGTCCAGGTAAGTTACATAGAATTAAAAATACTTATCCGGAAAATTTGGATAAAAATGATTTAGACCTTAAAAATAAACTAGATAAGAGAGAAATAAGGCAAAATAGAAGAAAGGATAAGAGTATTATAGGTCAGATCTTTGGAAATTCTAAGAAAAGAAAATAAAAGGATGAGTTTTTTTCTCTCATCCTTCTTGTGTAGTAAATAGCTTTAAAATTTTATCTAGATTTTCTTGTTCAATTATTTCATTAGTTTCTGTATTTATTCTCCAAGTCCCAGGAAGTTTTATAACTGTATCTGTTCTTGAATTATCTGTATCAAGTAGTATAGATTCTACTTCAAAAGATGATACAATTTCTGCTGGACTAAGTGAAAAAATAGATTGTTGATTTAATTGATTTAGTATTTCTTCTAGATTAGTAAATTTATTGTGATCTATTATTACATACACTTTACATTCTTTTATTCTTAGGTCAACTACAGGACCTATAAATCTAACAAATTCATTAATTATGTTAGTTGTACTTATTCCTATTTTCATAATTTAAAATATTTTATTACATATATAAGGCTTTTAGTTTATATTTCGTTCTTTATTTATAATAAGAAAAATCATACTCTCTAAAGGGGGGGGGTATGAAGTTTAATAATCCCCTATATAAATAGTATGATAATCAAAAGAAAATTATTCTCTAAGAAATTAACAGCTGAAGAGAAAAAACAGAGAGCTGCAGATCAGATTGATAAAAATCGTAAAGGAGTAGCTACTGCACATGGAATTTTAGCTGGTGGTACTGTAGCTGGGGTAGGTTTAATTGGTTCTGACGTTGCTAAGTCAGTTGATGAAGCCAAAATAAATGATCAGTATCTCAAACATTCTGGTAAATTATATGAAAAATATCGGAATGAACTTGATAAAATTAGAAAAACTGGTAAAGAGGTATTTAAGCGAGCTAATGAAAAGACGAGAACAGGAGAACCAGTAATAGATTCATTTAACGAACTTGATAATCTTCTAAAAGTTCAGAAAGTTGAAAAACATTATCTAAACATGGCTGATAAAAAATTAAAAGGCGAAGAAGATATACTAAAAAAAGCAACAAAGAAATTAGAAGATAAAGTTTCAAAGAAAGCTTCAAAGAGAAATAAGAAGATCTTGGCAGGAACAGCTTTATTAGGAACAGCGGCGGGATTAGCTTCAAACCATTTAATGAAGAAACGTGCAGAAAAACTTAGAGAGAATAAATTTTCTAAGGCTGATGATGATTTAGATGAAGAAACATATCTTGGAATGTCAGAAGAGTTTGATGATTCTAAATTCTCTCGAAAGTCAGATAAATGGCTTAAAGAAAGAGCTAGATATGATGAAGGTTTGACTGATAAGGAAAAAGAAAATATTAAGAAAAATAATAAAAGACTTATAGCTGCTACTAGTGTCTCCGGAGCTTCAATTGGATTAGCTAAGAAATTATCTTTAAAAAGAGGTTTAATAGGAGCTGGAATCGGTGCTGCTACAGGTGCCGGAATTGCTGCAGCTGGACATCTTCATCATAAATCAGAAGCAAGAAAGGCTCGTAAAGAATTAGAGCGTAGAGAAAAAGAAGATTAATTAATAAAAAAATGAGAGTTTAACGATTATGAATATTTTAACATCACAATTACCATCAGGGGGATATGGATATAAATTCCCAAGTGTTAAGGTTAGTCCTATGACATTCTTAGAAATAACAAGATATCTTGAGAATCTTCCTTCTGATGATCCACTAGAAAAATACTTATATGATATCAATCTTTTAGTTCAAGAAGATGAAACTATCCTAGATTGTTATTTAATGGATGTAGATTTCTTGATATTTTACAAGAAGCTTTGTACGGTTTCTGGGGAATTATCTTATGAAATAGAAGTAACATGTCCTGAATGTGGTAAGAAGATGAAGAAAACTATATCCTTCGAAAAAGATATTCACTTTAAACAGATCGATCAAAAGATTATGAATGGTGCTTTTATTGAACTTGGAGGGCATAGATACGAGACTATAGTTCCGACAGTTAGAGAGTTTATGAAGGTATTTCAGACTTACCTTAGATATCGAACTGTAACTGACTTGAAGATGATTAAAACTATAGCCTTGATTAAAGATTTTGATTATCAGGGAACACAGATCGAGAAAGATGTCTTAGGGGCTACTCATGGTGATGTTACTCTCTTGCTTGCTCTTCGTGACTTATATTACGATAGACTTGAACCTATTCAACTATATTGTCCTGAATGTAATAAAGGAAAGAAAGCGAAAGAAAGGAGGAGTGTGGCAGTAAGTGTAGAATCTCTTACTGTCGACTTCTTTCGAGACATCTGTAACAATTCCCCAATTGATGGATCTAAAATTTTATTTAAATAAATTTCTTAAGGTCGATGGAGTAGAGTACTATACACTTTCTTCTCTTAAGTCTCTTCGTGAATGCTATGAAAACTTCCTTGATACTACCGAAGGAACTGACCCTGATTTTCCGTTACTTAATTTTGGTGGAAAGAAGGGACAGAGACTTAAAGGAATATCAGCGGCACAACGTCAAGCTTATTATGAAGAGGAAGCTGAGAGAAAAGAAATAATGGGAACTAAGAATGTCGACTTAATGGACTTATAAAACTATACCCTCCCTTAAAATTTTATATGTCAAGGGGGGGGGTATAGGATTTAACAATATTCTTCCCTTGACAGTTTAAGAAATATATGATAATACTGAGACAGAAAGAGTTTGGTAATAAAGCAAATAAGATTAAAACAAGGCAGTGGCAAATGACTCAAGCTGTAAATCCGGTTATTCAACATCAGTCTATGGGTGGAATCCCTCAAGAGCAGATACTAAAGAATTCAGAAAGGTATAAAAAAGCCATAGAAATTAATAAAGTATTGCCTTCTTCTGAGTATGATAATCCTAGTATTAGTAAAGTTGACAAAAGATTAGGAAATGCTCAGCAAACTTTATTACAACAGGCAAGAGGATATGGACAAAATACTCAAGATAGAGGTGTTAAAAAAATAAGAGGAACGAAGGTACAGGAAAAAATTAAAACTAAACAGGAAAGAATTCAAGCTCTATCTCCTGAAAATCAAAAGAAGTTTCGTCAAAGTGTATTAGAAAGAAAGAATAGAGTTGTAGAAAATCCTAGTCCAATAACAAATACTACAATACCTACTAATTCTATTCCTAAAAATCCACTTAACTTTGGCCCAACTGCACCTAAGACTAATTCTCCGTTAGATAAGGGTACGTCTAGGGTTACTAAGTCTCCATTTAAACTGGGAAGAACTGGAAAAATAATGGCTGGAACTGCTTTAGCGGCAGGAGCATTATATGGGGCTAAGAAATTTTACGATAAGAAAAAAGAGAAAGAATAAAAGTATAATCCTATAGAGTCTTGGGATATAGATCTATAGGAACTAATTAATAAAAATGCGTATGGTACGATGGATAGAAGATAATAACAATATAGGTAATATTCTTAAGTTTAGCGGTTATTCTAGACTATTTTCCTCTAGAGATAAAACCACCGAAGATGATATAGTTTCGATTATAGGAGTTAAATCTGAGACTATAGACGTATTCATATTACTCAAGATCGGAAAGTTTAATAATATTCCCGGAGACACACTATTTATACAGAGTTATGATTTTAGGAGATTAGTTTCCGATAATTATTATTCTGAAGGAGTATTTTATAAGGAAAATTTCAGTATTCTAGATAATTATTGTGTTTTCGAGATCTTGGATGAATATGATTTGATCTCGGCTGAATTATTGAGATTTATAGAAGATACGAAAGAATATATAAGAAATAATTGGAGGAAAGAAAATGAAGATAAAGAAAACTGAATTGGTAGAGTGGTTAGTTGATATAGATAATTGGTTTTCCTGGTCTCTACTGTTTATTGTGCCTGGGATTATTGTTCTTGTCTTACTTCTCCCTGGATTAATATTTTTCTTGGCTGTGTTGGCGATCTTGAGTGTTATAGATCTCATTACACGTTTACTAGGAGATAAAGAAGAATCCGAGGAACCTAAGAAAGAAGAAAAGTCGGTAAGATCTCCAAGGTTAGTAAGAGGAGTTTTAATTGATACCGAAGAATATATGTCTACTCCTAATCTCAAGAAATGTACTCCGGTTGTTATGATACGGAAAGATAAATTAGATAAGTATACTATTCCAGGGGATATCGAAATAGTAACGAAAAAGTCAATTTCTGGAAGTCGCCTGATAACTTTCTTGGAGTGTCAAGATGAGTTATATAGTATTCTTAAAGTCCCAGGAAAGTTTTGGTATAGTAAACGTCTTGGAGTTATTTTAGGTCTCGGAAATAAAGAAATAGACCAGTTCATAGAGAAAATAAAAACGAAGTAATTATGATCATAGCAAGAAAACTAAAAATTAAATCTTTTACTGGTAGAGATTTAGTGGAAAGACTGTATTCTGATGGTTGGACTATAGAACAGCGTGAATTCGGAAAATTTTCAAATATTAGGGAATTAATAAAACGTCACGGAGTTAAAAGAACTTATAAAAACTTGTAGGTGAGAAAAGAAAATCTATAGCTGATAAGGTGGCAAGATCCATGAGAAATGATGTTGCTAGGAATATTAAAGCAAATAGATCTCTAAGTAGAATGCCGATCGTAACTGATCAGGAATTTCATAATAAAGTAATTCAAGAAGCTAATAAAAGAAGGATTGGAGTTTCTCATGAAGATACTTTTGCCAAATTAACTGGTCATAAAGGTGGTAATTTCATAGAACATAATTTAAAACCTGCAAAACGGATGTTAAGAAAATTCAAGCCTGTTAAGGATCCAAAGAATACTCTACAAGAGACTATTCAGCAGGTACAAACAAACGATAAGATGATAAATCTTAATACTAGAAGAGGAGAAAATTCACATATTGCTTTACACGAAGTTGGACATGATGAAGCAAGGAAAAAGCCGATATCTGGAATTGTGGCATTTACTAGTAAATTTTTTAAGAAGAGATTTAAGAGACCTCTTTTCAAAAATAAGGTAAAAGGAGGACCAATCTCTTTTAGTAAAGATTATGTAGGAAAGAAGCTGATAGTTAAGAATGAACAGAATGCTTGGAAAGAAGGATCAAAAATAGCGGATAAATTAGGTATAATTCCTGAAAAAAGATCTGTAGCTAAAGTAGCAGAAGATTTAGCAGTTGAAACGTATAAATCTACGGGAGATGCGAAAATGAAAGAATCTATTTATAAAGCTATTCAAATTCCATCTAGAGCATATAATAAAAATAGTGTTTTTCCTGATAGTAAAACAAGAAAGAGAATGTGGAAGAAAAATAAAAGAGGAAATTAATCCTCTTTTTGAATAAAATTAATATATTTTATCGCTTCATCTGATAGATTTAGCTGACTATTTATTATATTAAATTCACATACTGTGGGTAAAGATATTAATACATAATCTTTATTATTCGGTATGTAATTTTTATCAATTAGTTCAAAGTCATCTAATTTGTAATCTTGTAATATATTAATTTGTAATAATCCATAAGTAATATCCTTTAATTCTTCATTAAGTTTTTGAATATTACCTCTATAAAATCGTTCATACTTCTCTTTCTCTAAAAAAAGATAACATTCTACAGGTGATAATGCTAAATCACAAGCGCAATTATCATGATCGCTGTAGTTAATAAATTTATAAGCTTTTATTATATTTTTCTTCATAATCTTTATATATTTTATTTCATATATAAGGCTTTGAAGCTATATAAAAAAAAATAAACAATGGCTGCAGAAGATATAGAAAATAAAGTAAGAAAAATGTCTTCCCAGAAACCAGAGGATGGGAAAGACTTACAACAACTCCAAGAAGCGCAAAACCAGATTGTTCAGATAAATGCAGAACGTCAGGGAAACTTACAAACAGCTAGACTCGAAAATAATGCTGATGCGGCTAATAATGAAACAATGAGTCAGGCTGTTGAAATGGCTGCTCTTGGAGGTTTAGGTGGAGGGGCAAGTGTACAACAACAGGTACAATCAATGAATCCACAAACTCAAGCTGTCTTAGGAAAATATGGTCTTGGACAACCTAAAGTACAGCGAACATCTTCAAGGAGTGTACAAGTTACTCCACAGAAGATAACAATAAATAATAACACTACGAACACGACGACTAATAACGTTGCTGTTCCCGCTGCTAATATTGGTGGTCCTGTCCAAGGGAGAACATTAGCAGTAAAACAAAATCCAGATGAAGGACAGGCTCGATTTAAAACTTGGATATCTAATGCCTTTGCTAAACAGAATCAACAAGCAGCGGCCAGGGAAAAAGAATATCAACGTCGTGAGTGGTCCTTAACAAGAAGTACTAATAAATTAATGAAACATTTATCTGACTTAGGGAAGAGTGTTTCGGAGAGATTAGATCCCAGAAAATTAGCATCTTCAGTAGGTGGACAATTTAAAACTATTCTCTTCCTCTTTGGTACTATGTTCTTAGCTAAACATTGGAAAAGAATAGTTAAATTTGCTGCTAATGTAGAATCATTTCTTTTTGGAGAGGTTAATCCAAATGATCCCAAAGCTCCAAGAGGCAGATCTGGATTTTCTAAAATGTTAATTAGTTTATTTGGCGGAGATCCTGAAGGAAAAGATGGAATTGTTGATTCTTTAAGCAAACTTTTTTGGAATAAAGAAAAAAATGGTATTCTTCAACTTTTAGGGGATAAGATTAGTAATTTCTTTAAAGAACGAGGTGATGCAATAAAAGCAATTAAAGTTCCTGAGTTAGATTTAGGTAATCTTCCAGATACTGTAACAAAACTAATAGAATATCTAGGAAATATTCTTAAGGCTGGTTTTGGAGGTGCTGATGCTATAAAAGATATAGTTAGTTCTAATATTAAACAAGTTGGAAAAGAAAGTTCTATGGCTAGTGAAGCTATGGAAGGAAGAGCTTTTAAATCTGCTAAAGGAGTTAATGTTAAAAATACTTCATGGGGAGATGCTACCACTGTTTCTAAACCTGGATCAAATGGATATTTAAATTCTTGGGATATATCTAGTGATAATAAGATAACGAATACTGCCGGAGAGGTAAGACAAGCAGGAACTATTTCTAGAATGCTTAATGACAAAACTAGTAATACTGTAAATGTTGCTAGTGTAATGTCAGGAATGGAGAGGTTAAAAAATACTGCAGATACTAAAGGAGGAGTATTAATTAGTGAAGATTTTATATCAGGACTTCGAAATTTAATAGATACTAAAGGATTATTTAACAACGAAGATTTAAGCATTAAGAGATTTAAGTTTGTTAAAAGAGAAAAAACCGATGATGACTACTATAGAGAAGGAGCTGATTGGAAGAAACGAGGTGTTGAAGGATTTGCAAAGAGATCTGCTATAAATGCTGGGAGAAATGTTGTTGGTGCAGATGGATACTTAACTGATATAGGTGATGCAATTGCTACTGGAGATATTATTCAAGATCCTGCATGGAAAGCTGTATCTGAAGGAGTTAAAGGATTATGGAATAAGGCTTGGGCTGATAAGTATACTTTAGATATGGTTCCCTTAGATGATCCTAGACGAGGGGAAGTATTAGAAGTAGAAGAGTATGATGGTCCTGAATATAATGTAAATTCTCATACTGGAGCTAGAAAGACGAAGAAAGTTAATAAATCTGTTTTTGAATTTTATGAAGCTACTCCTAGTTTCTTTGAGAAAGTAAGAGCTAGATTAGGAGAGAAATTAAATAATGAGAATTTTAGTTTCAATACATCTGATGAAGCATCTTTGAAACAGATGGAAGGTCTTATGACTCAGTTAAAAAAGAAACAATTAGAGGATAACAGAAAATATTTTGAAGCAAATCATATTTCTTTTGATCCAGTTATTAAAAATATTCATAGTGATATAGATATTAATAAGCAGTTTGAAGGTTATCATAACGCTATTAGTGAATCAGAAAGAAGAGATAAAGAATTTGAAAAAAAATATGAAAGTTCTCCTATGAAAAAAAGTGGCGAATATATAGGTGATGCAGTAGATGGTGTGAAAGGGTATATTACAGGAAATAGACCACCTGAAAAGATAACTGATGAGGTGAGAAAGGCTAGAATACTAAAAGCCATGGATTTTGCTATGAAGGAACTTGGGATGACTAAAGAACAAGCTGCCGGGTTAGTCGGTAATTTTTTAAGAGAGTCTCAATTAGTTACTACTGCTAAGAATCCAGACTCTCCAGCAACTGGAATAGCTCAGTGGTTAGGAGTTAGAAGAAGAGCTTTTGAACATGGTAAACTTAGTGAGAAAGAAAAAAAAGCTGGATGGAAACATTATGATGGACCAGGTTCAGGTAAATCTTTGGGAGATGCATCCTTTGAAGAACAACTTCAATTTGTTAAGTGGGAAATGGAAAATATTCCGGCTTATAGAGAAGGTTTGAAGAAAATAAAAGCTTCAAAAGATCATCTTGAAGCAGCTCGAAATGTTTTTGGATATTATGAATTTTCAGCAGGTCCAGAAAAATCAGCTCAACATATGGAAGATAAAGGGCAAGATGGTTGGGGATCCTTGAAAAAAGGAGAAAATTTTGCAGGAGATGCTTTATTAACTTACAACTCTTTTAAAGGTGATACTCTAGAAAATACCAATACTAATTCCACAAATTCTGAAGAGTCTATTTATATGGCTGATGCTTCATCTACAACTCCAGATAATTATGTAGAACAGAGAACAGATAAAGGATCTAGTATATCTACTTATGATTGGAGTACTGCAGGTGTTAATTCTTTTGGAAGTGATTCTGGATTGATAATGGCTCAGAGTAGTATTTTAGCTCCAGAAAAAGTTACACCAACTACACCAACTTCAGAAAAATCTATTCCAGGTAATACTTCAGAATCTGCTGGACGAGAATTAATAGCTGATGCAGAAAAAGATAAGACGGAAGATCTTTATATGAAAGTTTCTGATATTAATGAAAATATAAAACTTCTTTCAAAAACATCTATAGCACAAGCAGAAGCAATTAATAATGTTTCTACAGCCATAGCATCTCTTAAGTTTGGAGGAAATATAAATATGGGTGGTGGAGATGGAAGAACTAAAGTACAGAGTATTACTACTCCCCCTTATAGAGGATAAATTATTTAAACAATCATAATTATGGCTGGTATTACTGATGAAGAACTAGATAGGGAACTAGCAAGATGTGGATTTAACCCTAAGGATGATAATAGTGGGGCAGTTGTTTCTAGACATCATGCATTTTATTATGATAGACAAATAGATAAAGTTCTTACTCATATAACTCTTCATGCTAATTCTTATTTAGATGGAAAAGGGGAATGGCAAAAAATGGGTTCATCCTATTCTTTAGATGAAGAAGGTTATAATACAGTACCTCTTTATAAAGGAATTCTAAATGAAGATTTTATTGTTCAAGCTGGTAATTCCTGGACTGATTTTGGAGATGATCCTATAGGTGGTATGTGGAATAATCTAAAACCTTATGCTCCATATGCGAAAGAACTTACGAAAACAGCTGAATCAATGTTGAGAGATACAACTGGAGACAGTACTGTTGAAAAACTAGCAAAAAAAGTATTATCTGGTATAGCTACTGCAACTGGTACAGCATCTAAACTTCTTAATAGATCTCTTGTAACTCAGGGGTGTAGATTTTCTTACTATTCTGGAACTAGTACTAGTTTTGGAAATTTAGCTATGAAATTTACAGTACTTCCTGATTATTCTGGTGGAGTATTTAAAACGGTTTCAGAACAGCTTCAAGAGTTATATCCATATATAATGGGTAAATATACTCAAGGAGTTGTTGATGAAAATGGAACAGTACTAGGATCAAAAATTGAATCTAATAAAGAAGGCGTTAATACTGGAATTACTGGAGAAGATGGAAAATTGCTTAATACATTTTTTAGTTGGCAAATGCCTCCTGCTGGATATGAGCCGGATCTTTTAAATATGGATACTATCTTAACTGGTACACTCAAGCTAAAATTTGGGGCTTTTTATGCACTAAATTCTCTTGTATGTACTAATGCTCAATTTAGTTTTTCAAAGCAAGTAGTAAAATATTGGGATGCATCAAAGAAAATGAATACTTTAAGTCCATTATACTGTGATGTTATTCTTAATTTCCAACCATCTACTAAATACTCTGATATATCACTTCAGAAATTTATTAGTGGACAGTCTACAAAAGATTTTATTACTGCTGCGAAAAATAATATGAGAGATGGTCTGAAGAGAGAAAAAGATAAAATAGATAACTTATTAAAATAATAATATGCCATTAAATACAGCAGAAAAACCGGGAAAAATAAAAACTCCTAATCCTCCATCATTAGGAAGTATGGTTAAATCATCTCCTTCTGCCCCAAGAATTGAAGTTCCACAACAAAAACATTATGGAGAAGGAATGAGTAGTGGAACTAAGGTTAGTGGATTTTACTATGATACTAATCGTGGTAATGATTTAATGTCAGTTTCTCTTCATTATAACTCTGTTCTTTATGATGATGGATCTTGGGGTGAATATCACGGTGCTAAAGACGATGATGGGTATTCTTATGAACCATTATGTAGAGCTATTATGACAGAGGATTATCAAGCTGCTATTTCTAATTCTTGGTCTGAATTTGGAGATGAGAAGATTAATGATATATTTAATCAATTTAAACCTTATGCACCGTATCTATCATTTTTCTCCAAAGAACTTGAAAAAATGAATAGTGCAGAGGAGGAAATGAAGACTGGATCAGAAGAGGATAGAATGGCTATATTTAGTACTATCGGACAAATATTTGATAAAACAACTGATGTTCTAGAGAAGTTATCAAAAGCAGGAACTGATTATTTAAATAGAGCTTTAGTAACTAAGACTGGAAGATTCTCTTACTATTCTGGAACTGGAGTTGGATTTGGTAATCTAACAATAAAATTTACTATATTTTCTGATTATGTAGATGGGAAATTCAAATCTGTATATGATCAGGTTATGGAATTATATCCATATTGTTTTGGAAAATTAGTTAAGTTTTTAAATGATAGTGGAGAGCCAGCAAGTAAAGATGATACTGAAGTAGCATTGATAAAAGAATTGGTTGATAGATATTTCGGTTGGCAGATTCCTCCTGGTGGATTTAAAGCTGAGTTGGATAATATAGATAAAGTACAGTTTGGAACTCTTAAGCTTAAATTTGGCTCACTTTATGCTATTGATAATCTTGTTTGTGAGAGTGCTACTTTCCAAATGTCTAAACAAATGATGAAGAGATGGGATACTGGATCTAAAGAAAATGATCTATGTCCTTTATCTTGTGATATTACAATGACTTTCAAACCAGCATCTAAATTTACTGATGTTAGACTTAAGAGATTAATAGGAGGAGATGCTACACAAAAAGAAAGACAAGCGATGGAGTTAATATTACAAGATAATATAAATAAAAAAATAGAAGAAAATAAAAAATTATTAGGAGGATAAAATGTATACTAAAAAAGATGAGATAATTAGCAATAAGGAAAATCTTTCAAACTATATAGATGGAATAGATGTATATAACTCTAGTATATTAGTATACTTAAATAATCCAATTATAGAAAGAGAATCTTATGAAATAACAGCATATGAATATAGACCAGATCTTATTGCAGAGGATTATTATGGTTCTACTTCATATGCTGGCCTCCTAATGTTACAGGCTGCTAGAGGGCTTGAAACTTATAAAAGAGGCGCAATTTTAAAATTAATTCCAAAAAGAGTATTAGATAACATATTAGGAAGTTTATGAAATATATTAATTCTTATAAGGTTTCTATTAATTTCACTCCATGGTTTGACTCCGGATATAAATTTGATAATATCCATATGTACGAAGAACTTGGTGGAAAGATAGCTAGTGGGGAAATTAGTATGTCACATGATGGTTCTGGGGAAGCTCTTAAATTAATTACAGATCAATATACTGGACAGATAACTTTGGAGAAGGAAGGTGGAAATATTTATACTATTGATGTTTTCATAATTAATAAAAAATATTTTAAAAACTTTTTAACTCTAAACTTTATCTGTATAAAAGATAAGAAATTTTATACAGAACTTATACAAGCTGAGTGGGATGATATTACTTCAGCTATTGAATCTTTATATCCAGGGAAAAAGGATATAAGATGTAAATGTGATATTAATAATAAACTTACAATTTTCCAAAACTCGGAAACAAATCAATCATTATGCTCTAAGTTATCATATGGATTTAAGAAAAAATCTATATTTGCTTATGGATGGGAAGGGTATTTAATGAAAGAGATTATAGGTATTGATCATGGAGGAAATCAAGAACCATATTATAGCATAGAGGGTTCTTCTGAATTCTTACAATTAGATTCTTATAATCTAAACTATAATCCTTTAATTTATTATACTCCAACTAATCCATGGGAACCAGTTAAAGGAGATGAGAATAATGGAGAGCAAGCAAATAACAGTACAGATGATTATACAGATCTTCAACCTAAAAATTCTAGAACTCTTCAGTTTTATGAAGATTATACAATAGTTGGAAAAGATTTTGAACAACTTATGCATAATTACTGGAGAAACTTAGGATATATGAATTCTGATTTCTTTACTGCATTTAGAATAAAAGATTTTGATATGCCTAAATATAAACTTGGTGATATCTTGAAGTATAAACGTGGTGAGCAAAAAACAGAATTACCATTTAAGTTATTCCTAGTTCGATCTAATGAATTATTTATGGCTATTGAAGATTCTAGTTCTGTAGGCCCTGATGGAGAGAGTTTTTCTTGGACTTCATTGTTATCAGGTGTAGAAGAGAAAGAAGAAATATTACCAATTGTAGATCCAACAAATTAAATAGAAAAATATGAAAGAAGCAGATTTATACTATACTGGAACAATTGTAGAAGTTTTAGATAAAGTATTGTATGAAATAAAGGTGGATATCCCAGGAATAAAATCGGGAGTTAAGGCATTTCCATTTAGAGGAGAAGTAGATGAGCCAAGAGTAGGTGATTTTGTATTTCTTAAGTGTCTTGATCCAGTATTTCAGAGTTATTACTTATATCAAAAAATAAAAGAAAATGATTATATAGGTTTTAGAAGTAATGGAAAAATGGTAGATATTACACCTGATTATATAAGGGTTGCTATTTTTGATCCAGGAACTGAGTATAATGATCCAAATAATAATCCTAGACCTGAACCAACCGATTGGGTGACTATAGATAAAGATGGAAACATGGATATTAATATGAGATCTAATGTAACTATCAATATAGGAAAAAATTGTGATGTTACTATAAATGGGAAAACAAATGTAGAATTAGTTGGATCTGCAGTAGTTAAAGGATCTGATATTACACTTAAAGGTCCTGGAACATTAACAGTAAAGGGTAAAGTAGTAGCGGGAGGACATACAGCTCTCGGACCTTTTGTATTATCACCTACTTTCTTAACTCCAGGATCTCCTATACCTACATCAGATACTATATTATTAGAGAGTTGATATATTATGAAAAATTTATTAAGTGCATTGTCTGCTAAAGCAGCTCAATCAATATCATTAAAGAAATATCAAGATTCTCTTCCTGAGTTTAAGGATGAATCTAATGAAATAAAAGATCCTGAAGCAAAAAAGAAATATAAAGAAACTCTAGATAATGCTAAGGAGGATATGAAGAAAAGAGGAGAGGAAATGTTGGATAAAGCTAATGAAAAACTTGGTCAGATGTATAATCAAATGATAGAAGATTTCAATGAGCTTGGACAAGATTTAGGTCATCTTTCAGTAGGAACAGCTCAATTTGCTGCGAGAATTGCAATGGTTCCTCCAGCATTGATTTCTGTAACTCCTATGGGTCCTGGCGTTTCTGCTCAATTAGCTCCTCCATTACTTCAACAACTTAAAGCTGAAGGAGATAATCTTAGTGCAGTTTATGATAGAGTTGATGCTAAGGTAAGTAAACTAGGATTAAAATCTCTTATGGGAACTATACCGGTCGTTGGATCTGTAATGAGTATTGTAGAAACTACACAAACAGTTGCTAAACCATTAATTGCACTAGTTGGAGCTAATGTTGGTGATATCATTGATGATCTTCCTATTCCTGAAATAGAAATACCAATACCTATTCCTGACTTAAGTGCAGCAAATTGTTCTGCTTTTTCTCCAAAAGATTTAGATCTTACGAATATATCAGCATCTAACTGTAGTAAATTTGTAGCTCTCAATGATGATGATCCTACAGTTAAATGTAATAATTGTAAAAATTATAAATCAAGATTATGAATTACCTACTTTCAACAGGTCAAATAACAAATCAAGTAGAATACTATATTATAGATCTTTTCAAACTCTACTTAAATATCTGGCCAAAGGATATTCCAGGAGCATCTAAGATTGGATTTAACTTTATTTTTACTAATACCAAGAAAAAGGATTTAGCATCTGAAATTACTGGTAGAGTAGAACAGTTAATAACAAAAATAAAAGAGAAATTTACAAAAACACTCGATATAAAAATTGTTTCACTCGACCTAATAGATGAAACAAAAGTAAAACTAGTAATAAGTGTTAATCAGGTAGAATCTGACGATATACTAGTTGATATAAATGAAACAACAGGATAATTATTATGAAATCATTACAAGATTATATAGATATTTATAGAGGAATAGCTAATAAACTTAATATTACCGGAGATTCTGTAGAGATTTTGTCTCAGATGTTAGCTAATGCATCTTTTATTAGTGAAGTAGAAAACATAGCCTATACACAAGAAGCATCTCTTGAGAAATCTACACTTATCAATTCAAAGATTCAACACTGTGTGGATGATATGTATTCGGTATTTCGTGGTAGTTGTCCTCGCGTAATTCTTAATATAAAACCTACTAAGTATTTAAGCTTTAATATTTATGATGAAATTATAAGTTCTAATAGTTTTAAGGCTTACTATTTAGGGTATTATGATAAAAACTATACACGGCCGGAAGGTTATGGAGATGATAAAGACATAGCTGGAGATGAAGGTTTTGTATATTCTCCAATTACAATGTCTCCGGCCGTAAATGATACTGATACTTATACTATTATATGTCTAATTGCAAAAGAAACAATTTCTAGGAAGTGGATCTTAAATCAAAACAATACTTACTATGTTAATTGCTTAGAAAACGACCTATCTGATGATTTTTGGGTTAAAGTTAATGATAATTTTTTCCCAACAACTAGATTATTCTCAGGACATATTTTAGATGGTAGTATTTTTGATCTTACTCTCCCTGGATTTGGTTCTAGACTTTATGTAGCAGATATTTTTAGAACAGTAATGGAAAGAGAAGAAACACAGACTCCAGCAAATACAACAATAGAAGCTCTTTATTATAAATTCTCAACACTCTCGGGATATAATACTTCAGAACTAAAGAAGCTTAATATTCGTGGAGCTGAGATGGTAGAATTTGATCCTTCTTGGTTGAGTGGACGAAATTATGAGATCTTAGGAACTGGTCTTGCTAGTATGTCTGAAGTTGATAGAGATAACTTAATTACTATTCATTACAAAGCTAATCGTGATAGATATGTAAATTCAATTTTACGTAGTAATTCTGATATCGGTACTGTACTTGAAGAAACTTATCCAAATAAAATTATTTCAGGTGGAACAACTTATAGATTTAGTAGTTCAGCACAAAGTAATTCTATCACTATCTACTATGTTCCATACTCTAATTCTACAATCCTAACAGAAGATGAAAAAACTAATTTCATTGAAACTAAAGGAGCTTACTATATAACTGATAAAATTACTATAGAAAGAGGATCTCAATATACAGCTATCTTTAACTTAGATGTAGAGATATATCAGAATAGTAGTATAGATTCAGAAGTTGGTGATATCTTGGATAATTATAGTAATAAGTTCAATATTAAATTTCCAGAGTTAACAGAAGAAATAAAATCTCTTATAAGTAAAATATCTAATGTAAAGAGAATAATTGACATGGAAATAACTTATACTAACGAAGATGGTTCTGTAGTTTCTCCTGAGATTGTATATGGAGAAGAGAATGTTGTATACTTCTCAATTAACTACATTATTAATTCAGTTATAGAATCATGAAAATATATATACCTAAACACTTAAGAAATATAGAAATCATAGATCAGCTTTATAGAATGATTGAGGATTACGAGGAACAATATTCTTCGGTAGTTTCAACTCAACAAGGTTCATTCGATGATTACTATATTTATTCTGGAAGTGATCCGGTGAAGAATTTCTTGAGATTATGTATTCCAAAATCAAGTCTCCCAGATAACCAAGATTACGAAGAAGTTATAAACTATCTTAGTAAATTATTTTACAGTGTAAAGGGAACTATTCAAGTATTTAATTATATGATACAATATCTTCCCTTAGATTTTGATGGAGAGATTATATATGACTCAGGAGAAATAACAGTAAACTTTGAGAACTTAAGTGTAGAAAATGAAAGCTTATTTTACGAACTTCTTAAGAAATTTTTAGATGCACTTATATACTATACCAGACTAAATACTAATATAGGTTCTGGAAGTATAGATCTAACAATTCAAAGTAAGTTCCAGAATTATATTGGAGCAAACTTAAGAAGCTATAACAAAATGACAGTAACGCCCTATGAAATTGATTATTAATAATAACAATTTTACGGATATCGGAACAGTAGTGTTTTACAGTCAAGATGACCTAGATAACCGTGAATACAGTAAAGTCCAGTACAGATCTAACAGTTCTTTACTTTACAATAGAGACTTTAGTGAGTATGACTTTTCGTATAATATCACTAAAGATAAATTTAATGATAAGTTTTTAGTAAATTATCTAGGAGAAAAAACCTTGAAAGAAATCGGAGAGACATCAAATTCCCTAGAAAAAATAGAATCAATAATATTCCCAACATCCTCTAGAGAAAATTTAACAGAGGAAAATGATAGATATTTCGGAACTACTATAATATCCAATCAGGTATTCGCGCTTTTTAAGGCCGCCGCTGGAATTAAACGTCTGGAGTTATACGAGGGGATAATCGACAAGAATAATAACAATTCTAAAGGTAGTGACTTTATAGATACTGATTCAATGGCCGCCGCTGGAATTAAACCTACTTCTACTCCTAACTTTATATTGATTTTAGGAGAACCAGACGAAACTACAAGCGGCGAGGATTTAGTAAGCGAGAAAGAACTCCTCGATGAAGTTACTGGAGAGAAGATGATTTGGATGCTAATTTCTAATAACTCCGAGGTGGAAAGTGTAAATCTATCTTATAAATCATGGGTAGATAGTACGAATCCTAACAGAAATATGAATAAATATCTTCTTAGAAACGATGAATATTGGTCTACGATAGATTCAGTTGGGATAATAGAAACTGTTGAGGATGTTCCAGAAGTTTTAATTGATGCAAATTCTAGTACTCTCTTAGGAAATGAGAAAATAGAAGATAGTAGATTATTAATTCTAGGTAATAAACGAGGATTAATTGAAATGTATAAAGGCGCCGAAGATTACCCCAAGTATTTTCCTTTTACTACATACAAGATTGGAGATAAGGTAATTCTAGGTGGAAAAGTTTGGGAATCAGTATCAGATAACAACTTTAATAATAATCCGGCGCTTTCATCTAAATGGATTCTTTCAGAGTTTCTAAATATAAATAAACCAATTAGAGTGGTTGTATCAGTAACTCCAGAGATTGGAGGAACTTGTAACCCTATCGGAATAATATCTATCCCTTCTGTCAAAACTCCTATTGATTTTAAGATATACCCTAATCCTGGATATGTTTTGAATGAAGATGTACCGTGTTTACTTGATGTGAAAGATTTAATTCCATTTCCACCAAGTAATAACTTTAATTATAATATTCCAAATAACCTAATAACAGTAACTAATTGGGAAGAAGTTCTAAAAACAAATCACCTAATTTTCAATCTAAAATATACAGGTTCTTATATAATTCTGAAAGCTAAAATATCAGGAGAAAGTGATGTATACGATTATGGTGAATGGAAAAGAAAATTTGGAGAAAATAATTTTATAGTATCTGAATTAATTATAGGTGATGAAACTAAATATGATCCCTTTATACAAGAGGATGGTAAAATAGATGTCCTAATTAATCAGAGAGCAGAAATTAGAATACCAGAACTTTCAGGGTATATTATTTCAAGAGTCTCAGCAAAATATGAAAATGGAGATCCAGATGCGCCAGAAATATATTATCCGGAACAAATCAATACTACTAACAGTATTGTAATTCCCGAAGTTAATTTCTCGGCAGCTACTCTTACATTAGAACTTAGCAGTAAACGAGTAACTATTAGTATTATAGAGTTCTCTGGGTTTGAAGTATCTAATAATTCATTAAAGATAAATTCTGGAGGTAACGCTGTATTTAAGTTTATTTCTGAAGATTATCCAAATAGTAACTTAGAAAAAGTTATTATAGAAGACTCTCAAGGAAATTCATTAACTATTAATAAGTTTACAGCAAACGGAAGTATTCAAAGTTTCGGTACGTCTCAAGTATCACTTAGGGCTGCAAATATAAATACTCCAGAAGAAGGAGAGTATACCTTGAAGTTAATGAATATATATTATAATACAACTATAAAACTTATAAAGAGATAATATGATACTAAATAATACGCACGTTCAAGGAATGTTTTTGTATTCAGAAGAAACTGAATATGAGAAAGGGGATTTTGTTGTCTATGGAAATACTATCTATATTTGTACAGCTAAAAATCCAACTAATAAAACAAATAATACTGTTTCTGGTGTTATTCCTGAAGAAAGTTCAGATAATTACTCACCATATTTAGGAGATAAATTAAATAATATAGAAGAGTATTTTAATTATATAAATCATTCTGAAGAAGAGCAAGGAAAGGAAGATAAATTAATTACTGCACATCTTTTATCTCAAATTTTATCTACATATATGATAGGATTTGATGAAAAGGGTATAATTTCTGAATACGTCTATCTTAATTCAGGGAACGATTCATTATCCATTTCATCTGAGTTATCTGATTTTTTAAATGGAACTGGAATTGATTCTAAAAACGTCTTGTCAATGATCTTAATCTCTCCGGAAATTAATAATGCTGTATTTAAGATATCGAGAAATCTTCCGGAAATAAGTGAAGTTATATTTAATGATGCTTCTAGTATTTATCCAGAAGATGCTAATTATGTAATTCTACGACAATATACTTATACTAATGAACCTAATTCAGATTCTATTTACAGACTTCAGGAATTAATAGATCCTATGGGTTCAGTTGTTAGGTATAGGTACGGAAAAGGTTATAATAACGGAGATCAGAATACTTTTGATAGTGTTACTTCTTGGTTGCCTAGTAGTATTGATAAAGAATGGATGGAGAATATAAAAAAACTTGAAAAACTTTACTTGGATAAAATCGAAGAATTAAATAACTTAGAAAAATCATTAGTAAATAATTTCCGTTTTAAAGAATATCCAATTCCAGAAACAGCTAATGTAATAGAATTTCAATGTACTGATAATACAAAAGATAATTACCTTCCTGTATCTGGATTTGATAAGGAGTCATTTATTCTTACAGTAATTACACAGGAGAATAATATAAATACAACGATTTCCATAGATCTTCTTGACGCTTATATGAGTCATGATGCAATTTCTAGTTATTATTTAACAGATAGTAGTGCTCTTGTTATAGTTCCTGGAAAGACAGAAGGAAATAAAGGAGAAATTGTTAGGCTTTATGTAACTAGTGGAAACATAGTGAATATATTTTATAGAGATAAGTACAAGAAATGAAAAAGATAGAATTAATAACCACTACTTCCGATAATATTTCTATATCACAAGTAACAGGTCAAGAAGATGAGAAAGAATATTACTTAACTGGAAATAATCGAGCATTAGTATGTAATGATTCAAATTACAGAATGACTAGAATATCTGAGCTAAGTAATAAATTAAAACTCAGAGATTGGAATGTAACTAATCGGAGGTTTGTTATCCCAGGTGAAGATGGCTCAGAAGGGAATTTACGAGTATGTATTGATGATTATTCTAAAGGTTCTGGAATAATAAATGAGGTTGATGAAAATACGAAAAGTATTGAAATTGATAAATATGAATTAACTGAAAAAGAAAAATCTCAATTTAATTCATATCTAGATTACCTCAAGAATAATAAAAATAATTACTTAAAAGAAATATATAACTTATATAATAGTATGAATAATAACGAAATTTATTTGTATAGTACTTCAAAAAATGTGGTTGATATTCTAAACAATTCTATTACTATCGATGTTATACCATTCAATTCTGATATCTATACCAATACAGTAGATTTAACAGAACTAATGAATTACTCTGTTAGTCCTGGAGTTTCTACTAAAATTGATCTTGGTATTCAATATTCTAAGTATGAAACTAGATATGTTGAAGATCCTGAAGACAAAGAAAAATTAATCTTAGTAGGTAACGAAAAACTATACTCTAAAGAAACAACATTCTCCGGACCTAGATATAATAAACAAGGAGAATTAATTTCCAAAGATTATATAGAAGAAATTGGATCAGATATTGTAATTGAATGTGTTAATAATATTATTAGAGTTGTATCTAAATCAACTGACATAGATGAATGTATTATTAGTAATTGTACAATAACTTATGGAAAATTATAATACAGGATATAGTACTTACATTATTGGAAATTCTAGTAATATATCCAATAGCTTAGAAGTAATACTATATAATAAAAATGATAATTGGGATCCTAAGTTACCAAAAATATCTCTCTATAATATCGAACAAGTTTACTCAGGACTACTTACTTCCTCTGGCGGTAATTATATCAGATTAAATCGAACTACCCCAGAGGAACCCTTTAAATATGAAAATAATCTTCCTTCTGGATTTACTGTAATAATTTATATGAGTGTAATAGATAACACTCCTATTGGTTATACAGAGTTTCTAAATTCTCAGGGAAAAGGTAGTAATATAAATATTTATATATCTTTAGACTCTAGTATATCTAGCCAAATCCAGATAAATCTTAGTAATTCCTTAGATCAACTAAAGAATAACTCAACAACTGGGAAAAACTTCTTAGATAATGTAAATTTGTATAACTACTCTGGAGCACAAACTATAAAGCAAGACCTAGGAGCTGATAATTATCCAAGATATACTTCTCACGTATACCATATTCAAGATAATGAACAAATGAATCTCCTCTTAGATTATGGTATTGGGAATAGTACTGGTTTTCATAAAATTAATTTGAATCATGATGTTAATATAGATCCATACTCACATAATTATGAAAATCATCAAATTGGATTTTATGGAAAGGATATTGTATTATATTCTTGGACAGGTAATAAGTATTCTATCAAATCTTTAGTGAAAAAAACAAGATTTGGTAATCCTGAGGTATATACAACTTCATCGGGGGCAGACTATTCTATTTTCGAGGATATGAGAAGTAATCAAGAAATATTCTATTTTTCAGGAAGATTTATAATTACTATTGGAACTAATTATCCTAGTACTCTTGAATTATATGATATAGAGAAAAGTCAGTGGATTTCAACAGACTATCAAAACTTTTTCTTAGATACTCTTGATCCTAGAAGTAGAATTATATCTACTCCTGGAAATATCTCTAATAAAAGTATTACTAATTACATTCCAAGTATTAATAGTACTTTTCTAAATTTAACTGATTATACTAAATATACGAACATTAATATTATCAAAAAAGTTGGAGATTGGTATGTTTTTAAAAATAAACAATCCTCACAAAAAGATTTTCATATTTATAGTTGTATTGATAGATTAGTATATACAGTAAATACAGATGAAAGTCCAATACTGATTAATAACAGTCTCTTAATGATTCATACAGTAGATGAAGATCTGGGGTTAGATTATTATACTATCTATTATGAACCAGGGATTAGTTATTATACAGAAAAAGCTAGGGCAACATCAAGAAATTCAGAATTAGAATATTCAGAAGAACTCGGGATATTAGTTAGTAAGGATGAAGAGTTTGAAAAGTATAAGGGGTATTATAATGAGGGAAAAATATTGGTAATTCATCGAAATAATCCAACAGGTATATTTGGAACTATTCTTACGGGATTTAGAAGAAGCTATTTCAAAGCATCTCTTAAAACAGAAGTACCGAAAATTATAGCATCTATCTCTGGACTACTTTATTATATCGATGAAGATGGGTATTTAAATTATATATAAAATTATGAGAGTTATTTTTGAAAAAGAATTCTTAGAGAGTATAAGGAGGATAGATAACACACTAAAAATAACCAAATATGTAATAGGAACAATTTATAATTCATATACAGTTGGAGAAGAATTCATGGAGAAATTATTTTCAGGATCTTATCTGTATAATGATGTTAGAAAAACCTCAGAATATCCTCTAAATTCAATCTGGGATAGTAATAAAAAACTCTTAAAGATTAATATTGATATCCCAGAAGAAGAAAAAGCTGCCTTAGTTGAACCTAGCTCAGAGTATTGTTTTATTTATTGTTATGGTATATATCCAGATCGATCGGAAAGAATAGCATTTATAATAACTGAGCTAGAGGCTGCTGAAAGAAAAATAATTAAGTTCAATAGATTAGATTTAAATATATCATCTAATCTTTTTGAATTATCTTTTCCAGAATATACAGAAGCAAACATTGAAACAATAGCTGATAGTGATACTGTATTTTTGGAAGGTATAGGAATTGATTATGGAGTTAATATCTTTACCTCACTGGAAGAAAAAATAGTAACAAAAAAATCTTACTATAAGTATATAAGAAACAAGAAAACAAGTGGATATAGTAGTTCGTTCTTATACAATAATATATCTGGTGAGAAAATATATAATAACTCTGTGATTAGACAAATTACATCTATTCTATCGTTTTCAGCATTAGAAGATACTAGTAGTCTTAAAAAATCTGGAGGGTATATAAATCTATTAGGAACATTAGAATGTGATATGTATAGATTGATAAATGATTATAATATTTCAAAAATAAAGGAAAAGGTTAAAATAGATATAACATCTCTGCCTGTAATTGAAATCTTGGTGAAAGAAAGTAATGGACTGGAGTTTAAAGTAGATCAGGTGAATAAAAGATTAATATATTCTGCTAATACTACTGGAAAAGAGTTAAATTTAGTGATAGTCTTAAAAATTACTAATCTAGATCCAATAACAAAAAAGACGAGTACTATAGAATCAGGAGAGATTAGGTTAACTCAATTTGCAATATAATAAATCATGAAACTATCTTTAAAAGAATTCGTTGAGGCTATAACAGAGATAGATAAAAACATAGGATTTTCGAAGTTCGTGAAGTATATTTTTATCTTCTGTTTAGTCTTAGCTATATTTAATTACAAAACTATAATAAAGGATACTATAGAAATATATTCTGAAATTTCTGATAAGATACACTCCGAAAAAATGGAACTTAGGGATCAGTTATTAGCAGAATTAAAACCTCTCCTTACAGAATTTAGAAGTAATTCTAGAGCTGATAGAATATTATACTTCGAATATCATAATTCTAAAGAAAATCTAGTATCTATTCCCTTCAAATACGTAGAACTTCTCCAACAAGATAATGGTTTTGCTGTACCTTCCATAGATCCAGAACAGTATAAAAGTATAAATACTGGATTAATTACTAGTATCTATGAAGATATTAAGTTTGGAGAAATTGTATATTGTGATGGTCCAAGAGATAGCGTATTTATGGAAAAATATCCTGGAATATATGAATTAGTAAATAGTAGAGATGGTTCTAAAAGACAAATATTTATTAGTATTCCTGGAATTAATCAACCTATTGGATTAATTATTCTGGAATGGATAAATGAATCTAATATAGAGTTGAATGTAGAAGAAATTAAGAAAACTGCTACTTATAATTATATACCACGAATAAATGCCTTAATTCTATCAAAGTCGCCCGATAGAAATAAGTGGTTATAATTATGAATAAAATAAATAACAATAATTTTTATAAAACAAAAACTTATGAACGAAGAAGTTAAAATTTATGAAGATGCTGCTTGGGGTAAGTATGGAAAAGATATTATTCCTAGTAGATTTTATCAGGTCTATAAAATTGAAGGTCCTTGGTTAGGAGATGATGAAAGTACTTGGTATGAATTCGATAGTGAAGATAAAAGTGCTACAGTTTTAGAACCTGTATATCCTAATTACGAAGTCAATAAATATGGTTTGACTGGTGATAAAGAAGTGGTTAAAGTTACTATTACTCCTAGCGAAAAACTTAAATCACAATATCCAGATGCTTTAGTAAGTATTGATGGTAAATTCTATGATCTAGGTATTCTTAATAATCCTGTTGAATTCTATATGGATAAAGATCATAAAATTTCTATTATTTGGTCTACTGCAGAATTAGTTGAATCTTTCCGAATTATCAAAATTAAATAACAGAAATTCTCTTCTGAAAGCTTCAAAACCTAAATTATGAGAATAGACTTAGAAAAATTATAAAACTAAGTCTATTCTTTTATTATTTTATTCAATTATAAATAAATAATTATGAGTAGTTTAAATTCTTTTCAAATACAAATTTCCAGAAGCAAATACATAGAACGAGATAGAAGTATAGCAAGATTAAGATTAAATCAACATGAATTCTTAATCGGAGAGCCTGTTATGGTTAGATATTATTCTAATCCTGAACAAACAGAAACAGATACTATATTCGCTCTAGGTATTAAGAATGGAATAGGAGAAGACTGTTATCAAGTTGTTACACTTGGCGGATTAGATTTAGTTCGAGATGTAGTAACTGAACTTCCAGATGTATCTCTTCTTGTACATGGAGAATTATATCTTTACAAGGATGAAGATGGAATTTGGAATTATGTATACGAAACTGGTGGGGTTAGACAAATAGAACCTATAACTGGTGGTCCTTTCATTTTTAGTAATATAGAAGATAAGTATAGATGGTTTTATCGTGATGGAGTATTAAAACGTGAAGATGATTTTTATACTAAGTCCGAAATTAATGAAATGATTTCTGGTTGGGATGTTAGTATTCAAGATGCTCTTAAAAGTCTAGAAGAAATTAAGGAGTTAACTTATAAAAATCATTCAGCTACATTCCCATTAAGAGTTAGTTTTTATGATTCTAACAGACAAGATGATGGCACTACTCCTCTATATCAAACTGGAATTAGAACCGCTGTTAATTTCTTAATCAGAGTAACAATCCCTGATATAGATATAAAAACAGGTGAAGCAAATACATATGAAGTTACTAATGATTGTATTTTAGAATTAAATGGTACACAAATAACTCTCCCTGAAAGTAATAGATATACAGTCTTAGGTCTTACAAATACAACAGAATATAGATTATCTGTTAAATATACGGATCCAGATACAGGAATTATAAGAACTGCAACTTCATATTATACAGTTAAGTTTGGTTACAATTTCTACTATGGACAAATTCCTGAAAGTGGGTGGAATATAACAGAAGCTGCTTTAAATTCTCTTGAAAACACTGTAGTTGGAAATGAGAAATCAATTGTTACTTTCCAAGGAGATCTTAACTCACAGAAAATAGCTTTTGCATATCCAAAACTGTACGGAAATCTTATGAGTATTTATGATACAACTTCTGGAATGAATCATATAACTGATTATTCAATAGAGTCTTGTAAAGTAAATGATATTGATTACAATGTTTATGTAAAAGATGTTGCATTAAATTATAATAATTTTCAACAAGTTTTTTCATTCTCATTACCAACATTCTTCGAAGGAATATCTACAGAAAATTCTAGTGTAAATGCAACTGACTTAGAAAATCTGAGACAGGAGATTTTAGGTGGAGCTAGCATAAATTATAATACTCTTGGAAAACTTGAACAAATTATTAAAGGATTATCAATACGTGAAGGCTTTATTGGTGGTCCTGGAATTAATTTAGTACAACTTGAAGATGGTAGTACAGAAATTAGAGTCAATGTTGATAATTCTAGTATTGTAACTGATTCTAATATGTCTATAGCTGCTAAGAATATAAGCGGTGGAAAATATTAATAAATAAAATAAATTATGGCAAATAAAATAGGTTCAAATTTTTTATTACCCGCTAAAGTATTCCTAGATAAAAGACAAGGTATAGTTAGTGGAATAGGAGAATTAGGAACATGGGATTATGATAAATACCCTATTCCTGATGGATTTGAAGTATTTGTAGATGGAAAATGGTATACTTACTATAAGGATATAGAAAAAGATTCAATTACAGGCTTTTTCAGAATTCGAGGTGGTATTAATGTACTTCAAACCACAGGTTCATCTGAGGATGATGTTATGTCTCAGAATGCTGTAACTAATGCATTAAACGGATTAAATGAGAGAATTCAAGATATTATACACAGTCTTGGAACAGTTCTAGAGATACGATTACTTCCAGATTATACAATTTCGGGTAATCCAACAGTAGATGGAGGGCTTTATGAAAATGGAACTAGAATACAACCCTCTTTTGCTTGGGAAGTTTGGTATAATGGAATGAAATTAAAAAGAAAAGATGTTAGTGTAAGTATATATATAAACGGAAGTTTTTATTCTGGAGGAATGAATAATCCTAGCGAAGATGAAGATGAGTATACTTGGGTATGGATTTATAATCAAAATATTTCAAGAGATACTGTAATTACTCTATCTGTTTTATACGGTAATGGTAGTTCATCAGACTCTATTGGATCTGTTAGTATCTCTAAAAACATTACCTATGAATTTATTAATTCTAGAATTTGGGGTAAATCTAAAACAAACGATATTAGTAAGATTGTAATTGACGGAAAAACTTACGGAAATAGAAGTCTATCTAAAGAACGTTCAATTGTTTTAAATAATGTAGATTGTAGCGTAGATGATGAAGGTAATGATTATACTTCAGGATTATACATATATTACATGATTCCTACTGAAATTTATGGAGAAGTTAATGAAAGTGAAGATCCTATAAGACTTTTAACAGGAAATATGGAAAATAATGCTTTCTCTTGTAAATTTGGTGAAGAAGATTATTCTGTAATAGTATTTGATTATCCTCAAACAGGAGTTTTAAATATAGAATTTAAATAATATGGAAAAAAATAAAAAAGGTATAAATGTTTCAGCTCCTATAGTTCCTTATACTGATCAAGATACATACCCTACCCATGAAGCAATTTATGGAAAAGGTGGTTGGAAAAGTGTTAGAACAATAGAAGATCTTAAAGCTATTCCAAAAGAAAGACTTGAGGATGGCTGTATAGTAAGAGTTGTGGAATCAAGTAGCTCTTCAGGATCTGCAGTTGAATTTTATTACGATAGTAGTATAAAAGATGGAGCTTCAATACCTAGTTCTATCACTGATCCAATTGAGAGAGAAGTTTATCCATATAAGTTCAGAAAATGGGCTCCTGGATATCTTCCTACAAAATTGAGTGATCTTGAGAACGATATGGCTTTTATTGCAGAAGTTCATAATACTGAAGAAAATGGAGATTACGTATATTTAGATCCAAATAATGCAGATGATAAGAATGCTATTGAAAAAATTCTAGTAGGTAGAGCTAGAGGTATTTATCAAGAATTAGCATTAGCATTTTTAAATAAGAATTCATCTACTACAGTTAAAGTAGATACTAATGAAGATGGCGTAGTAGATGGAAATGATAATAGTATTCCAATTCATGGTTTAGTTACAGTAGATGATACTGGGAAAATACCAAATGATCTTCTGGAATATCCCGGAAAATATGTAGAATCTCTTGTAGCAATATTTCCTGATGATTTTTGTTATGATCCTCTCGATCCAGCTTCTTGGTGGGATACTGATGACAAAGGAGTACTTGTAAAAGTTGCACCAGGAGGACCAAAACCAGCAGATTATCCAAATTCAGATCAATCTGAAGCTTTAGGTTGGGATCATCCAGAAGTAACTGAAAAGGATCAAAAATATTATATCTCTGAATATTACAAAAGCAGTGGAAATAGTAATAGTATAGTAGATAATGCTTATCGAAATAAAGTAGCTGTTGTAACTTCTAGTGATCCTAACGATTTTTCTTGGACAGCATCAGATCCAATCTGGAATGATATTATTTATGTAGATGAATTTAGAAGAACTGCATTTATTGTTAAAAATGATGGTATTATTGTAGAAAAAAGTATTGGACGTGATTTAATTCGAACTATAGAAGAATTAATGAGACCAGCTACGATTCTAGAAGTACCTACAGAATGGAATAACTGGGGAATATCTGCAAAAGTAGCTTATCAGATTCTTCTTGAAATCGATAAAATAGTTGCTTGGGGAGAAGATATATCCGATGAGAGAAATCAGAGAAAAGAGGCTGATGCTGCAATAAATGCTAGAATTGATGATCTTTGGGATAAACTTAATGCTCATATTCAAGACAAAAATAATCCTCATAATGTAACTCGTGAACAACTTGGTGTTGGAGAAAGTGATGAAGTTACGTTCTCTAAAGTTACAGCTAATGGATTCTTTATGTCTGTCGGATCTGCTGGAAAAATGGCCTCGAAAGAAGTAATGATGAGTGATCTACCTGCTGAAGAAGAAACTCACGAGGAAGAAGTTATTAGTGCCGTTAGCGAAAAAACATCCTCGGCACAACTATTAACTCCTCGTGTAAAAATATCCAGCAGTAATAATCCATCACTTAGAGTAGGCCCGAGTGATGGATCTTATGAATGGCAGGAAGAACTTAAAAATGAAAAAGAAGAACGTGAAGCCGCTGATGCTGAATTAAATAAGAGAATTGATGAAGTAGAAGCAGCTATGAACGCTCACATTGCTAGAAGAGATAATCCTCACGAAACTAATCGAGGACATCTTAAGATTGATACTACTGATGCTGTTGTATTTAGTAAAGTTAATGCTCCTAACGGTTTCTTCCAAGCTAATGGAACTCCAGCAGTATTTAAAGTAGCAACTCTCGATCCAAAAGAAGAAAAACTTAATGAACTTGAGTCTAAGATAAAAGAACTTGAGGCTGAAATTGCAAAACTTAGAAAGGTATGATTTCAAAATTAATAAAAAACGGAGAAGATATATTTCTGCAAACAACAACTAATGCAGTAATTGATTCTAGTAATAAAACTCTAACTACTATCATTCAAGACCTAGAGAATAATATTTCAGCACTTGAAGCAGAAAATGAAAAACTCAAGGAGACGATAGAGACATTAGAGAAAACACTTACTGATAAAATAACTGAACTAGGAACTAATCTAACTACAAAAATAGAAGAGGTAAATACTAACCTAACTACTGAAATAGGTAAGATTAATACTAGTATCACACAGATTAATGGTAAGATTACAACTCTTGAAAATAATGGAACTGACTACGAAGAAAGATTACAGATGCTTGAAAAGAAAACTCAGAGATTGGGTGAATCTGGAAACTTTAATCAACAAGTTAGCGCTCCAGGATTTTTCGAAAGATAATATAATGGGGAAGAACGATTATAAGTTCTTCCCTTTATTTTCCTTATATATGTTATGAAAGAAATTTATATAAACTCGCCATATTCGATTTGGAACGAACAAGAAATAATAATTCCCATAAAATTTCCATTCAGATCTAAAAAACATATGATGGATACTATAGGATCTCATTGGGAGGATCCAGAAAAAGTACTTAATATTCTAGATAACAGAATTAAAAAGGGAATACTCTTCGATATGGTCTTAAAAGTTAGTAATCGAGGAGGACAATATAAGAGATTTGGAATTAAACAATTTAGGTACTGGATATCTTTTCGACCATATATATTAAAACTTGAGGAACTTAGACTTCATGAGAAAAAGATTAAGAAAGGTAAGTATATCAAGTACCTAATTCCTAATCCTAAACAAATTTCACCATATAAGATGGATCGAAAGACTTTCTTGGAAGATTACAAATATATGAATAAATATTATGATTCTGTTTTATTTAAGTATTCTCTTCACTATGTCTTATATAACTTAAAAGCCTTATAAGTGTATTATAAACTTAAAAGAAAACAGATATGGAAAAAGAAGAAATTTGTTTACGTCTCATGGAATTAATGAGGGTAGAGACAATAAATCACAACTTGTTTTTAGCTAAGCAAGGAGATTATGAAGAAAAATCGGGGAAAATTAAAAGAGAATATTTCTTCGAGAAATACAAAGAGTACAAAAATGGAACTTTCAATTCATTAGAGAAAACGAGGAATGACTTCAAAAAGGAGTATTTTGATAGGATAGAGGAAGTAAGAAAAAAGTACAGTGAAGATTGCATAAATTTTCAAAGAAATCACGAGATGCTTATTTGGAAAATTAAAGATCTGTTACACACTGCAAGATTTAAATGTCCTGATGAAAATGTTATAAAGGATGTTGAAAATTTCTTAAAAACCTGTGAATTACTTAGAAAAGTAGCAGAAGAAATCAGCCTTGATCAAATTGATAGTGAAATGAAAATGGAAAAACTTAGGGAGCTTTTATAAGCTTCCTTTTTTATTCTCCTCAAAGCCTTATTAATGATAGTTTTGTTTAAATCAAAAAATTCCCTGGTCTGTGAAGATCGGGGTTTTTGTTTCATTCCTTGAAAGCCTTATATATGTAAAAAGAATTTAAAAGAATATGGAAAAAGAAAACAAAAAGAAAGAGAAAAATTATTGGAAATTAGCATTTATAGGAATAGGTCTAACATGTGCGGTTGTCAGTATAATTAATTCACATAGAACCCAAAAAAAGTTAGACATTGTCCGTGGAGAAAATCAAAATCTCCAAACAACAAATAAATCCCTTCTGAGACAAATTCAAAATTTAGCCTATCAGAATGGGAAATTGACACAAAAAAGAACTTAAAAATAAGAATATGGAAGAAAGTGTTAAAAAAGAACAACGTCAGTATTGGGCGGTTAATAGAACTTTTCACAGTTCTATGTTCGAAGAAGTATTTAAAGTAGGAGGGAAAGTAATATTTTATACTATCTCTCTTGAAGAACTAAAAGAAATTAGTGAAAATACTCCAATTAACATGAGATTTTTAGGGAATGGAGTCCCTTATAAGAACGCATTAGATAAAGTTGGAGTTAAGTACAAAACAATAACAGATGATGTAGTGTTATCTCCTAGTCGTAAGGATGTACTTTACACTATTATTGGTAACACAACTGTTAAAGAAGATCAAACGGAATTTCCTGACTATACGATCATAGAAGTATATGTTTGTGAAATATGCTGTTAATTAAAGTAAAACAATAAAAATAAAAAAAAATGGAAAGACTAGAAAAAAATGCTTACCAGGAAAAATTGGTAAGAGGTCTGTTAAATTCACTTAGAGAAAATAAAACTATCTCAGACGTACATGTAAAAAACTTAATTAGCGAAGTTCATAGTGAAATTGGAAGAAGCTTGGATAAAGCTTTAATCAAGAGAAAAGCTGATGAGTTGTTATTCACATGGATGAACAGTGAATTAAATATAGTGAAGAAAGAAATGAAAGGAAAAAGAACTCCACTTGTTATTAAGCTGAAAAATGAAGAAGCTATGAATGACGAGGAGTTTGAAATCTTCACTGAAAAAATACTTGAAAAGGTATTAGTAAAAGAATCGGGAAGAGTAAGAAAAGAGCCGGAAATAAAAGAAGAACCGGAAGAAATAACTACTCCCTCGAAGAAAAGGAATAAAGAAGAAAGAATTAGAATAAACACCTTAGACAATATCATGGAAGCGCTAAGTTATTCTATTACATATAACAGAGGTGACGGAGTAACTGGAAATAATGTTGCCAAGGTATTAGGTGTGAAAAGAATAAATCAAATCCAAATAAAAACTTGGGTAAATGGTTTATCAAAACATTCAGTAACGCTAAATGTATATTATGACGGAAGAAATGATAAGTTGGTATTCAGAGAAGCGGAAAAAGACTTATCTATCTGTTGTGAATTATACAGAAAGATTACAGGAAAAGAACCAAAAAGAGAATATTTAAAACTCTTAAGTGGTAAAGAAAAACCGAAAGTATTAGTAAGTAAGACTAGTTCTGCAATAGTAATGAAGGAATCAGTCATTGATAAGAAAATGATTAAAGAAGATTCCTATGAAGATTTATATTATTACGCTGCAGGAATAATTGTTGAACATAGCTATAAAGCGGTAGATATTGATTCATTGTGTACTAATTTGAGAAAATTAGGATATGATGTATCAAAAACTGAACTTCAAGGAATCCTAAGAAAAAGAGCTGAATTTTCTGTAGTAAGATATGGAGCAGCAGTAGGATTAAATGAAGGAGGATGGAAAACTTGGGATGAAATCAAAGAAAAATTCAATCCCAAGAATAACATAAAATGGGTAGATTGTAGACTATCACTAACTCTGGAAGAAATAAAAAATATCTTTCCAGAAACTGAAACATTGTCTATGATAACCGAAAGAGATGGATTTTATAGAGTATATTATAATGGATCGCTCACTGAATTAACGAAGTGGATCCAATTAGCGACAATATCCATCGGAGCAGAAAACTTAAGCAGTTATATATTTGATCAAGATTTAGTTAAGAGAATCAAGACAAGAATAAATCTGCTTAATGAATTTATGCTGAAAGAGGAATTAGGATGTAAATTAGAAACATTATAATCCCACTAATAATTGATGAAAACCGAAAGTCTGTGAAGATGAGTAGGTTTTTATTTTTTGTCCCTTCAAAGCCTTATTAATGTATGGAATAATCTATAGAACTTGATATATAGTAGAGTTTTATAGATTTTCTTTTTACAACCCTAGAAACAATAACTTAAAAAATTAAAATATTATGGATTTATTTGGAAGAAATAAAAAGAAAGAAGAAACTGCCGAACTAAAAAGACAGTGTGAAAAAATCGAAGATAATATCATAAGATTATCAATGGCAATATCAGATAATCGACAAGATATTTGGGAGATTTCAGAATTGGTTAAACAAGGAGACGCGTTAACCGAGAAAATAATTGAAAAAATTAATGAACAAGAAAAGAAAGGAGGAAAGTGGTATGAAAGAATTTTTAGAAAATTCTGGTAAGGTTATAAATAAACTTACAAGAGATCAGTCCTTTAATAATCAACAACTAATAAATCTAAGGAAATCTGCAGAACAAAGAGTAGCATTTCTAGAAAATGTTTTGATTTCTAAAGGTTATCATGAAGACGTTATGGAGATAAGAGAAAAATTTGCTCTCGAAGAATTAAACAATAAGATGATGGTTCGAGAGGAAAAATTACTAATTCTCCCTAAGTTTGAGCACTTAGTATTAGCAGCACAACAAGAAATAAACCCAGAACCGAATTTTAGTGGTATATATCCCTGGGCAGAATCTTATAAAACATTAGATCAGAGGTTCAAGGATACAGTAGACTTAGACCAAACTGAACATTTAATTTGTATAGGTTCAGCAATGGTAGGTTTTGCGGTAGATATGGTATTTAGAGGTGGTCCGGAAAAAGTTTCAGGAATTTCGGGAATGATTCAGAGTCTCTTCGATAATAAACTTTCAGAAGAGACAGTGAAAGAACTTGAAAAACAGGCTAAAGTAACATTTGATCAATCAGTTAACTCTCAAAAATTTGTGGAGAGAGCCGGACATAAGATCAAAGGACTATCACCTAATCTTCATCATATTACTGGAGTAGGTCATGATCCTAGTCCCGCCGGTATAATAACAGGTGTAAAAGACGTGATGAAAAATACGGCGACTTTTATGGATTCTGGAGAAATTCGAACAATAGACATGGAAGGATTTTTTAAAGATGGAAATAAAAGAGTTGCTAAAAAATTAGTAGAAGCATTTAATCTAGTAGTAAAACATCAACTCTCGGATATAAATGGAACCAGAGGATTACCAGCGCCGTTTACTTTCGTGATTGGATACCTGGAAAATTTCGGCGACTATGGACAATTAATTTTTGGAATAGTTGAGAAAATGTACCTGGAAGGATATGATTTTAGATATCACCTTTCAACATATCCAGCTGCATTAATAACAGATATCCTAGTAAGAGTATGTTGGGCAATAAAGCTAATAAATGAATCTGAAGGTAAATTAACAATAAAGAAAGTAATCCCTATGGTAAATTTAAATACTATAGAAGGATCAAAACTCGGAAGAATGTTATTTTATACTCACTTAGAAGCTGTAGCACTTAATACTGGATTTATAGCTGTTACTTTTAAATGTACGGCTGGAAAAAGTTTACTCAAATTTAATTATGGAGAATGGGTTATGTTAGCAAGATATGGCATAACACAATCTAGATGGTTAATCGCAAAGAAATCAAAACTGAGAGATAAATTTAGAGAAGGAAAATTCGAAGAAGCAATGAAGGATTTTGAAGAAACTTATAAAGATTTATTTGGAGGTTATATTATTAAAGTAGAAGAGGAGGGTTAAAATTTCCCTCCTTTTTATTCTCCCCTCAAAGCCTTATTAATGTATAAATAATAAATTAAAAATTAAAAGATTATGAAAGAAGAACAAGACGAAAAAAAGAAGAAAGGATTAAGTAAGAAAACAGTTAAATTACTGATCTTTGGCGGAATTGCAGTATTGGTGATCGGAGGAATTGTGTATAGGTTAAAGACTTCGAAAGGAAAGACGAAGTTGATCAATGAAGGGAAACCGCTAGATTACTATTACAGACAATCAGGAAAATATAAACTGGCTCCTCTTACAATGGATACAGGAGTCGGAACATTAAATCTTTCAAACCTAGAGAATACAAACGGAGACTGTTTTTCTTTAGGTTATATAAAAGATGTAAAACCTCTTGGAGATGCAACAATTGAAGGAGGTGATGTAATTAACGTAGAATCTGGAAAAACTACAAAAGTGAATCTAACAACAAAAGTAGTATCACTTGCCAGATTATTATGTGGAGCAGAGTTCGTTAAAACAAGTTTTGAAGTAAGAGGACTCTAATAAAATATAGAAGATAGGACATTCAAAAATCCTGTCTTCTTTTTTCTCCTCCCCGAACAAACAAAAAAGAAGAAGATATTTTGATTTATCTTCTTCTTAATTTTATTCTATATTACAGTTCCTTAAGAGCAGCTTTTATTGAACCTTTAATCATCTCTTGAATTCCTTCTTCAGTTGTCATTGCTCCTGATAACGAGAATTTCCAAGAGTTTCCTTCTCCAGTTCTAACAAAAGTACCAAGAACTAATGCTTTCTTACCAATAAAGTCTGGATTATTGTCGATCTGGAAGTCGGCGAAAGTCTTAAGTTGATTAATCTTATTACTATCTGTTACTTTCATATCCGAACTATAGATCTTCATAGTCGCCGAAGGAATATGATCGAATACAAGCGCTCTAGGATCTCTTCCCATGTGCTGATAAATATTCAAAATCACGGTCATATATTTTACTTCTGGCGCAACTTTTCCAAGCTCCATTCGAATTAACTCATTATCACCTTTTGAGTTATTCTTTCCAGTTAAGTCATCTCCAAGTAAACTAGCAACTGAACCATCTTTAGAAGTTTGATGTCCGTAATAAACAATATCATACTGTTTCTTAGACTTATCAAACATTACAACGCTAGCATCAAGATCAATATCAAGTTGTTTATCAGGTCGGAATGTTCCAGGATTATCTACTACTTCAGTTTCGATTATTTCTGATGGACCTGTACCGAATAGTTTTTGAAAGAAGTTACCTGTCTTAACTGTCTTTCTTTCAACGTGAGTCTTTCTTCCAGTTACTCCACCTTTGATTACTGCTGGAGCCCATCTAAGACCTACATAAACATAATCAAAGTTTTCACCTTCTGTTTCTTGATTTTTTCTTAGGCTAATTGTTCTTGTACCATTTTTTCTTAAGCTAATTACTCTTTCTTCCATAATTGTTTATATTAAATTAAACTGTCTTAATAATTTCATTTCTAAGTATATCCCAAAATTAGGCGTTGTTTCTGGGTTTATTAAGATTTCTAAGAATGTTTCCGGAGTTTCTTTTAAAAATTCTACTTCATTCGTTGAAATAATACCTTTAAGGAAATTATCCCTAGGAAAATCAGAACTTATCCATTCCGCATAAGAATTTCTAGATAAACGACCTAGATTATTTCCTAAAGCTTTGTGTGAATGAATCTTAAACATAAGTATTCTTGAATAATCATTATTACAGCGTAATGGACCTGCTGCTTTATAAACATTTACAACACTATCACTATATATTCCAGGACGTTTTAAAGATTCTACCGGAAATCGTAAAGAAATCTCAGCAAGATCAATATTCTCTAGAAAATCATTATATCTAGCTTCAAACAAATCTCGACGGTCTTTAATTCCCGAGTGATCAGTATTATAATCCATACTCCACTCAACCTTAAATTCTGGAAAGATTAGATATTGATATATACTTCTAGTATTCCCTAAAAAGCATGTATAATGAATCGCCCTCATTAAATATCTGACTCTTTGAACCTAAGACCATATTTTACCAAACTTTTAAATAAAGTTTGATTAGATCCTTCTCCGAGTGCTGTGAAAGTGAATTTATTACCTTCAATTCTTGTCATTTTTCCAAAGACTAAGATTGTATCATCCTTATAATCTTCATCAAGTCGATATACAAGTTTAGCAATATCTTTTCCATCTTCATAAGCTCTAACTTCTGCACCCTTAATCATCTTAAAGGTTTGTTTTCTAGAAGTTGAATCATAGATATTGATTAAGAATATAATATCTTTTACTTTTGAATTAAGTTTTCCAGGATAGATAATACATTCTTCCCCATCTCCTGATCCATCACGGTCGTCCCCAGAGTGTACCACACTTCTTTCAGGATCTGTAAATTTATAGTCTTCTGTTTGTTCAAGACTACCATAGAAAACTAGATGATCTGGAGATAATGCACGACCTCGATCATCTAATTCTACTATGATTAGGTCAATATCAAAATCTTCATCACTACTAACAGATCTCTTGTTTTCTTCCCAAACAACTTCTACTCTAAGCTGTTTAAGCCCCTTTGTTAATGAAATTTGTCTTCCCTTAACTAAAGAAATTTCTCTTTCTTCCATAATTGTTTATAAATTTGTTTATTTTTAATTACATTTATAAGAATTTCAAGGATTTACTATTTTAAGCCAAATATTTAACTAATTTACCTGCTGGATCTGAATAACCTTTAAGTTGATATAAACAATTTGAGATTATTTTAAATAAATAATCAGTGTTCATATTCATTATCCTCTTCGAAAAGTCTATTGTGGTTCTAGATATAAGATATAAATCATCCCAGAAATTAATAGATAAGTAATTTAATTGTCCTGTTAAACAAAGAGCAATATACTTAAAAAATGATCTATAAGTCTCTGAATCATAAGTAAATCCTCCATTTGATCTTATAGCATTTACATATTTTAATTCTCCAGATTTTTTCATTTTAAGTATATCATTCTTTAGACTATTTATATAATCTATTGCAGAACTTTTAACATATTTTTCCACAAAATCTGATCCTAACTTACTTTCTATTACATTCCTATCCTCAATTTTTATAAATCCATATTGAGGTGAGCCAGGTGGAACAGCTAGTTTTCCTTGAGTTTTAATCTTGTCAAAGAACCCATCTATTTGTGTCATCCAATGTTCTAGGTCACTGTTTTTATCATCATAGAATTCAATCATTTTGATTATCTCATATCCTATTTCATCATTGTACTTAGATACATAATGTAATGAATCTGCTCTAGTTTCTGCAAATTCTTTTTGAATTAATTTTCTTTTTATTAACATATATAAAATTAAAAAATAATAAATTGAAGAGAGTAAACTTAATTACTCTCTCTCTTTCTCCAAATTTCTTCTTGATCTTTCTCAGCTTTTTCTATATCTAAAAATCCTGTTTTCCGATTTATGTATTCTCCCACCTTATGCCCTGTATCTCCAAAAGGATAATCTGATAATGTCTTCAATAACCATCTCTTAGCTCTTTTATTCTTAGATATTAATAATAACTTAAGAATTACATTAATATCCTCGGAACAATCCAAAATAGCACTATCTAATACACGAACACTATAAGCATACATGTCATCCGTCTTTCTTTTAATTTTTAAGAAAATAATGTTAATATAGAATGTTGGAGATTTATCTAATTCAGAAATTTCTCTTTCTACTATTTCAATTAGTATCCTTCGATCTTTATAATAATCTTTTGTTTCATATTTCTCAAGATCGCCAAATGTCATTCGTTTCTTTTTTCTCATAATTTTTTCTATTTTTATTCATCTATAAGGCTTTTAATGTTATTTTCTTTTTAATAATTCATAACCTCTAATCTGCTTTCTAGTTCCATCCTCTTTCTTTTCATACATAACTACTGATTTAACGTCAAAATAGTTTTCAATATCACTAGCTTTCGGTGTAGCATCATAATTAATAGAATTATAAAGATTTCCAAGTTTTACCTTGAGATCTGATAAACTATACTTCTCTCCAGGATTAAAATTTAAAGTAATAGTATTAATTAATAACTCTTTACTAAACGTTACTATTCCAAGTTCTTTTTTAATATAAGTCTTACTATAAGTTAAAGCTTTAAGTTTCTTAGGCCCTAGAGCGAGATAGTAAGATTTAACTTCATCAGAATCAGCTATTTGTCCAAGAACTATATTTAATTCAATATCAGATATAAAATTGTATTCACATAACATTTTAAGTTTATCATGCATAGTAGTTAATGTATCATAGATACAGAAAAATCTTGTTACATCTCTATTTACTATATCATCAGGAGTAAGTTTGGAATGAACTGAACTAAATACACTAAATCTATCCTTATAATCCACCTGCTGTATCTGAAAAGCTCTAATCTCATTAACAAGAACTAATTGATTAATAACCGGTTTAAGAATAACATCTCCAGTCTGAGAATTAATAACTTTATTTACAGCTATATAATTATCTCTATAATTTGCTGACTTGGCTACATATTGATAAGTTTTTGCTAAATCATATTTATCTTTATCTAAAACAGTGTTATATGCAGATAATAAACTTTCAGTAGATTTATTTTTGCTATCTATTATATTTTGGAAATCTTCTTTCTTCATTTCTCTATAATCTGCTGTAGTTCGATAATAGAAAGTAGCACTGTTTTTCCAAGGGTTATCAAATAAACGCTGACGTCCAAGAATCTGAGGTAAATCCTCCGCTATATCAACAGCTAAACAGTCTGAATTAGAATCACTGAAAATGAAAGATCTAGCGCATAAACTATAAAAATCAGCACCTAAGTATACAGTTCTGGTACAGAAAGTAAACATTTTAGGTTTAACTCCTTTTAATGGTACTTCTCCTATAGTAAAAGATTTTCCTAATTTCCTTTTTATTCTTTTGGCATTATCTTCTGTATTGCTACAAAGTATATTGCATTGTTCAGGAGTAAGATTATTCTTTTTAATCATACTGATAATATGATTAACACTATTTACATAGAATACTGCCTCATCTGATACTATTCTAGTAGGTACACCATTCTTCATAACAGTAATTTCTTCAAAATCGTTATTGAGATATTTTTGAATTACTTCTTCTGCTTTAGTTCCTACTGATTTCATCGTAAGAATTTTAAGAGAAGGTTTTATAATTCTAGATGAATCTGAACTATACCAATCTAATTCATAGTAAGGTAAATCTTTAAATTCATCTAACATCTCTAAGTACTCATCCATCATTGGAGTTGCACTAACGAAGTATGCAGTTGGAGATTGTGCTAAATATGTCAAAAAACTAAGTTCAGTATTACTCTTAAATCTAGCATCATGTAGAATACTTTGAAATTCATCCACTACTGTCACAAATCTATCAAATATTCTAATTTTCTCAAGAATATCTTTAACAATCCTGTAAGAATCATATGTTACAAGAATTTTAGCAGGTTGATTATTTAGATATCTTTGATAGGTATAAGTATCGATCTCTCTATATAGTCTTTCATAAATTTCAGAATTGTCTTTCTTTTCTGGTTCATCTTCTTTTGGATTCTTTATAGGCTTGGAAATATCTTTATCGACTTCTGCTTCTATTTCCATTTCATTCACAACCAAATAAACACTATCTTTATGTTGATCCTTTTTATTCTTAAGTAACATTTTCCTTGGAGAACATAGAATAACATTTTCTGGTCCTCTTAAACAGTATTCAGTAAATCCACAGCCAGGTAACTGTTTATTAATAATACACTTTACTGGGAAATTAGAAAAACAGAAATCTTTCCATTCTCCTATATACCTAATTCCTCTAGGTACAATAATTTTTTCTCTGTTCATGTTTTATAAAGTTTTTAATTAATTTAATTTAATTTATTATAGATTCTTTTTAATACAGAATCCAGTTACATAAAATTGAAGACTAGGGATACCCTTTATAATCTTCATTCAATTGTAAGGATTTAAAGTTAGTAGAAGCGCAAAATTGTCATTTAAATAGGACATATTTGACCATATATAAAGTAAATCTATTTTCGATTAAAAAAGTTCCACTTAATATATTCGATCTCCCTTTGGGAGGAGATCGAATTCTTATAATCTATTTATTCCCTATATAGTTTATTCAATCTAGAGCCCGTAGGGCCCTGGAGTGAACCTGGAGCTGTGCGTAATGGTGAACGGAAGGTATGATAAAGGGTTCCTTAGTCCTCAAAAATAAATTACAATAGAATAAAAACCTTATAAGTGCTATGAAGTTACCAATAAAATTTTACCAGTTTATCTCTAATATAGATTATTTTTCAGAGATACACAAATATCATAAACATGAGAATAATGAAGATATGATTATTGATTATATGATAAGTAATCTAGCTTTTCTTCTAACTCCTTCTAATTTTCATCGAAGGGCGTCTTATTGTTTTAATAATTGGTTTTCTATTCTCCTAGAAATAGATCCGATTAAATATAGTTGGGTAAAGAAAGTTGACCTACAATTCTTAAATAATACATCTGTAACTAAACAACAGATTATAGATTGGGAAGTACTCAATTTTACAGGGAAGAATAAGATTTTCACAGTAAAGAGAGAAAAATGAAGTTTTGCTACTTTAAACTTCTGATTTTCTTATATGTGGGAAAAAAGAACCCCAGACTTAATTGTCCAGGGCATATTTGATTATTTACATAACCAAATTGAAATTGCTTTCAAAGTCTTTAATAATTTAAAGCTATGAGAAGATATCACTAAGATTCTCTCAAAAGTCATGAACACTGTAATGAGTATGACTGATGAATAAAACTCAGGTGTTTGCATTTTAATTGAGTTTTTAAAAGGAAGGGTAGTTTTGATACTATTCTTCCTTTGATTTCCTTATAAGTGTAGTTAATAATTAAAAATATAAGACTATGGAAGAAAAGATCAATTTACCAGAGAAAGGAATAGTAGTTGGCTTTGAACTTGAGAACTTAGAGGATTACTTGAATTGTACAGAGCATTTAGTACAGGTTCATGGAAAGTTTGAGGTCCTAGCAGAGATCGAGAAAAAAGTGAAGTACGAAAAGATTAGACACCTCGCCAAATTTCTCATGACGGAATATAATCCAGAGTTAAAAAGGAATGTGGTTTTTAGGTTGTCTAAGTTTAAAGAACGTCATGAACACAACGGCGAGACGGTTTATATAGCTTATTATAGGTTTGATGGATTTGTATCACTTTAGGAAATATAGGGAGAGACTTTTAAGGTTTCTCTCTTTTTTCTTTCAGACACAATAAAAAAAGAAACTACACCTATCCATCTCGGACCAGTGTAGTTTGATTAGAATTATAGTATTTTAAGAAGTTTATCTGAGACATTATCGATCTTTATAGTTTCGTATGTTCCATCTCCTTTAAGCCAAATTAATCTTCTCCCCAGGATCTTTAAGCCAATTGATTCTAACATTAATTGATACATGCTAAATTGTAGGGTATAATGTCCTAGAGGTTCATCTATTAAATTATCAAAGGGAGGATACATTGTGATTCCCTTCGACCTCTGATAATCTTTCGTAAGTTCTTCATTTGTTTTCCAGTCTCCTATAATAAATCCAGGGTTATCAGGGGAATTATAGTAGAATAGAAGGTCGGTAGTCCCACAAAATTTAGTATTAATTTCTGGGATATACTTTGATGACATCCTGAATTCTGCACCGACCGGAATTATCGAAGGCGGTAACTCAGAATAAAATTTGAGGATACTTTCTTCTTTAGGTGCGAAGGGAATTAACCAACCCTCCTCTGGAATATATTGCCTTCGGATATTGGTCGGAATTAATTCAGGGTAACCACATTTTATCCATGTCATTGCTTCTCCAAATTCATGATACTTCGTTCCTTGTGTTACTGATTTTACATTTTTATATTTCCATTCTCTGAGGACGTCTTCTTGAGTTCTTCCATTCTTTTTTGCATATCGTTCTGAGATTGTATGTTTATCGAAGGGTCTAACAAAGTTTTCGATTATATTAGAAACTGGTGTATATTCTTCAGTTCCTATAAAATACTTATGTCCTTCTTCTATAAATGTTATATCGGAAAAATGTTCAGATATTAAGTTTCTTGTTGTTTGTATAATTTCTTCTGTAGTCATATTCTTTTATTTTATTATCATATATAAGATTCACTAGTGCAGAGAAGAGCAAAATCCTTACTTATGATATGAAAATAATGATAAGTTTTGCAGACTTCGAGGAAATATTAGAAAATCGAGCTGAGTTTAATTTAGTAAGTAAATTTAATCGTACGAAAGATCCAGAATTAAAAGCTATAATTTCTCTAATTCTTCTTGCCGAGACAGTATCTAATGGAGCAATAATAACTTTAAAGAAATTAACATTTGCTACTGCTCTAGAGGGTGTAGATTTATGGAGAGGGAAAGTTAATACTAGAAGTTATGCGAAGATTAAAACAATAGGGGATTTGAAAGAATGGTTAAGATGTAATTTAGTCGGAAAATTGATAACAGTTAAGAGATATGGAAAAAATAAAGTTAGAGTTATCGATTTATTATCAAAAGAAGAGGAGAGTTAATCTTCTCTTTTTCTTTTTAAGGAGAAGAAAAATAAACCCGACTTTCACAAGCCAGGTTTAATACATGAAAATTTAAAAAAAATAACAGTCGATTTTTCCTGTCGTTATTTTTTTTACATATATAAGGTTTTTAAGGTTTGGAAAATAATAGAAACACAAAACCTTATATATGTTATGATATCAATAATAGACATTTTAGAAAACGGAGAAAAAATTGTAAAGTACTTAGAAGTAAGATTTCATACAATTAAATATGCTGATGAATATTACCATAAGTTTATTTTAATTCATTCTTTGTGTAAGTATGCAGCTAGTTTAGATACAGTTTACTACGACCTTATAATATATCACACAAAGTTGATTGGATGGTCTAATGAAGTCGATCTTAATAGTGTGAGTAGTATAAAAACTAAGGAAGATTTAGCAATATGGCTTAAAAATAATTTAGTGGGAAAAATAATAACACTTAAGAGATATGGAAAGAATAATGATTTCGTATCCTGAATTCTTAGAAAATCTAGAAGAGTATAAAAATAAATACTCTGATTCTAGGGGTTCACTTCAATATAGAGATAAAACAGAAATTATGTTGATTCAAAATTTAATATATCGTTTGGCAGATATTCATCTTTATATTCTTAGTTTAAAAATTCAAGGAGCTGGAGGAAGTTTTATTAGATTAAGTATTCCTAGCATTAATAGGATTATAGATGAATTAATAAAATTATATCCAGAAAAATATAGTAAGTGGGGATATATAGACTTAGACTCATTTAATCTACTTTATGGAAGTGATGAAGTTATCTTAAAGGAAGTAGTTAAATTTTTTATTGGGAAGATTTTTACAATTAAGAAAATAAATGAAAAGAAGTCTTATACCGTTTTTAGAATTTCTTAAGATATTAGATGATCCAGAAGTAAATTCAGCAGGACGTTTAAATCGATACTTTTCTTGGGGAGAAGATACAAAACCAGTCGAACGAGGAATGTTAATTGGGATAGGGCTACAATTAATAAACTCCTATATATTTTTTGATGAGTCTCATAAATTTTCTAAGAACTCACTTCAAAAAGTTGATAATATTATAGGTCATCTTATATCAACATTTCCGAAAAAATATTCAAAGTGGAGGAAGATGAGCCCTGAGATATCAAGAGTTTCTGAAAATCTCTCTGAATATTCATCAAAAGAGGAATTTATATCCGAGATAGCTTGGATATTTGCTGGAAAACTTTTTAAATTAAAAAAGACAAGAGTTTAATTCTCTTGCCTTTATTTTTCTTTTTGAAAAAAAAACAATAGAAGAATTTCAAGACCTTTTCATTTTACTTGATTATGTACTCTTGTAAAATTACTTATCTATTATTCTTCCATCTACTTGTAGGACTTTAGCATGAAATTAACTACTTAATCCTCCTACACTGTTAACCATATACAACAAGGTAGCTTATAAGAAAATGTTAACTATCATAAGCATATAGTTAATTTAGGTTAGGCTACCCGTGACTTCCGCCCGGACCGAACACCTAATTCTTTCATATATAAGAATTTCAGGGGTTTAGAAATTTCTTCTGAAAAAAAAATGGTAATGGACCAAACTTATTTCGCAATCCACTACCTGACCTGATAAATATTCCAAAAAGTCGTACTTACTTTAAGTTCAATTTATCTTAGCTAACCTTTATCGCTACAAGGGTATATCTTTTTGAAGTTCTAATAGTTAATTTCTTAACTATCATGAGTATTTCCCAAAGATAATAATTACAAATACCTTTATAGAATTTTACAGTGACCTTAGAGGTATATAAAATTTCTATCTTCTACCATATATAAGAATTTCAGGGGTTTAGAAATACCCAAATTTTTGTAGATTATTTATTAATTCTTGTATATTATCATCTATCTTTTCTTTTTCCATGTTGTTCCAATTAACTCTATCATTTTGTTCTGGATTACCAAATATTCGAGTTATCCAATAGGGGATTTTAGTTCCTCTTATATTATCCCATCTAGATGTGTTTGTTTTTTCAGAAAGTGCCCATAATACTTCTTCTATTGTATATAACATAGATTGGTGAATATGTAATGATACTTTAAAAACAGATCTCATTATTCCTATTATATTATCTAGGAACATATTTAATTGATCTTTATTAGTAAATACTCCAAAATTTCTCGAATCTATATTATAAATATCTCTCAAAGTTAGTATTATTCCTTTTCTAAACTTAAAATTATTATAACCTCCGATATATCTATAAAGTTTATCTATGAATTCTAAGGCTCCTTTATTACTAATGATAAAGTTATTAACAATTATATCAGAAAAATCAAACATATAGTTATTATATACATTTAATCCAGATAAACTACTATAACTATTTTTAATATTTTTCTTGATAGATTTATAGAATTTACCTCTTACTATAGTACTTTTTCCATATTCATAAAAACGATATGTAGGAAGACCGTATTTGAAGTACATATAAGTATCTCTAACTCTATCATCAATAGCTTTTTCATCATGAAAACTAGAATCAATTTCTACAATGAATTTCGCTTTATAAAAGAAATAATCAGAAAGTATATAATGTTTCTCCCAAAGTTCTGTTCGAGTTTTTGGAACTTTCTCTTTAGTTAATATTTCTTTCCAGAGCTCTCTATCCATTATTGGAACGGGAAATTCTTTTATATACTTTGTAAAATCTTTTTCTTGCGTTAATTCATTTTTTATTTTTTCTATATCTTCTTCAAACTTTTTTGAAAAACTACTTTCATTAGCGATAAGAGCATCTCTTCTATTTTTAATAATAGAGATGTGAGTGTTATCTTCTTTTAAAAGATACGTTGGAATGATATATCCTTGTTCAATCTCTTCTGCATAATATTTGCATCCCATAGCAAATATCTTAATTAGGTCTGTATTCATAAGTTATATTAATTTTATTTCTATTTATAAGGTTTAGACCTTAAGAGCCTTATATGTGTAGTTTATTACATGAAAAACAAACTTAAAAGAAATGAAAATTGAACAAGAATTAATCGATGAATCTTATAGAGGATTCGTAAGAAGAGACCTAGTAGATCTATACCAAAGATTTATAGGTGAAAGAAGTGGAGGAAAAGTACATAATTCATCATTATCTAATGAGATAACTCCTGGTAATGATGTAAATGTTAGTGAAAGATTTTTAAATAGACAGAAAAGGAGGGGGATTAAATTACTAAGATTTCCGAAAACTATTCATATAATTAAAAGATGTTATGAAGAAAGGTTTGGTGGTTTTATTGAATCTGTCTATACTATTGAATATGGAATTTTGCATTTAATGTACTTTGATGAGAATGTATTAATTGAATTCTCTAAAACATTTCGATCTCTTGAGAATGATAATATAGATGTATTGAGAGAAAAACTCAGAACTGTATTATCTGGAAAAATTATAGGAGATAATAAATTCATTTCTGTAGATAGAATAGAAAACCTAAGAACCAGAAAATAAAAAAATTGAAGGAGACTTTTTACAGTTCTCCTTCTTTTATTTTTCTTCTTAGGACATAAAATCTAGCTTTTTCGTTTTTACTAGATCTAAGTCATTAAATGGAGTACCTTCGATAAGATTTACTCCTGTTTGTTGTAAAATCCATCCAAGTCCGGTCAAGTTTCCATATTCATCTACTACAATCTTTTTATCCCATATTGTTAGTTTAGGGAAATATAATTTGTAGTCCGGGAAAATCATACTCCATTCATCTTCATTTCCTTCTAAAAATTTATCTAGTTCAGGGTGAGTATTTATTTTTTTTGTTCTCCCATTCCATATCACATCAAAACACGGCCGAAGAATATATGGACAAACTTCGACTCCCTGACACTCTCCTGGTTCTGATGTTCTAGAAATAACTTTACATTTATTTCTTACCAGAGTCATTATTTTGTCCATTGAGTAGTCGGCCGTATTAATTATCACTATCTTTCCGGTTATATATGTTGGATTCTTTGGGTTAACGTGAATTAGACTACCTACCGAAGGATCTATCTCTTCTTGTAAGTAAATAGCCTCGATAAAAGCATCTAATCCATTCCCATAATATACGGAATTCATTTTTTTATCTCCTTCCCTAGTAATATCCCAGCAAATTCAGTAAGATCTACATCCCTAACAAATACATCAACTGGCTTAATGAATATAACAGTCCTTTCTACTATTGTCCCATCTTCTCTTACTGCTGATACATTATATAGGTTTTTTGATATTTTAGGGAGAAATGATTCAGGTACATATTTCCAATCAATTGCCATAGCTTCATCATCAAACATCTCTGATACTAGGTATTTTTCTTGTTTCATATCTTATATTTTTTAAAGTTGATTAATAATTTGTTCAGTATATGCTACCGGATCGAATTTCTTAAGCTCTTTCAATCTTGTCTTGAGCTCTTTTATACGATCCGAAGTATCTTTATTTTTTCTAAGGTAACTGATAGGCTTTGACATAACAGAACTAACTATTTCCTGAGGCATTCCAAATACTTTCATAATCTCTTCGTCAGTTGCTTTTGGATTTTTGTTTAATATATAATCCGAAATTAATGGAATAGCCTCTAAAACCGCAATATCAAAAGTAGTTTTTTCTATCTTCTTCTGATTTACTTTTACAATTAGATCTATGTAATTTTTATAAGTATAATCTAACCAATCATATAAACCAATTCGAAACATTGTGGATCCAGTAGTTACGTTTGTTGTGTAGTTTGTAGCACTATAGCAACACTTTCTTGCTAGATCTTCAATTTCTTCAATAGATATTCCTCTTGCTCCTGGAACTTTAGATATTACCATTTTAGGACCATTAATATCAGTAAGATCTTCCATATATACTTTTCCTTCTTCTGCAAGTTTTTTAAACTTTTTAAAATTAGGTGTAAATAAGAAAGTATCTCCTTCAAATAATATTCCTGGATTACCAAAATCATCAGTTACTCTTGTTAATTTGTATGAATATATTACTCTACCTTTACCTGTTTTCCATAATCTATCAAGTTCTGAATTTTCTTTGTCAATTATTAAGTTTGCATTCGGTTCTAGGAGTAACGGGTTATTATTTATATAGGCTTGGTATAATGATTTCGGACTAAAATTCGGATAATCATTCTTAACACCTATGCACAGACCAGTTACCGATGTTTTCATGTAAAGACAAAGAGGTATAGGAAGTGGAAGATAAGATATTTCCATTGGTCCTACTGGCGATTCTACCATAGGAACCTCTTTCCACAATTCTCCAAGTACTCTATTGTATACATCTGAAACCATTTGTTTTGTATATCGAGGAGCGGCATACTGATTGTATACACCATTTATTTCCGTATATCCCCATGAACCGTGACCTTCAAAAACTCCAGTATGTACGAGATTAGCATTAAGTTCTTCAATACCGGAAAGACTATGAGGATGATAGTTTGCTACACTTGAAATTACTGTAGTACTAGGTATCATCTTCCCTTTTGGAAATTGAAGAGCTGAATATATTAATCTTCTATAACTAGGTTTACAACCATCTTGTATAAATGCTGTATGTCTTTGATTATTAATATAATTACCAAAATCTAAAAAAGCATCTCTTGCTATTTCTCCAATAGCTTTTTGTTGAATTAATTCTTCTTGTGTAATTTGTGGTAATTCTATTTCTTTCTTTTTTCTAGCCATATTATTCAATTATTCTAAATTCATCTAAATTATACCAAAAATCTTCAGATACTCCTGCTTTTACTGAAATCGATTTCTCTGAATTAAGATTTGTTATTTTTATTGAGAAAGACATAATTCCTCCTCCAATTCCACTTTTAGATATAACTATTGGTGGATATTCTAGAAGAATTAGGTCTCCTTGTTTAATATCTCTTATAAATTTTTCAAAAGTTTTACTCGTACTGTAGCTCATTTCAATACATTTGTCCATTGAAATTACCTGAACTGTATATTTTACTGTAGGTAATTCTTGTGTATTGAAACTTCCCATTTTAAATGTTTCCATGATCTATTACTTGTATTTCTTTCATAGCATCCCAAAATTCATCAATTGCACTTCCAGGAACTATTATTGATTTATTACTTCTAAGATTTGTTATCTTAGTTCTTACAGATCTCATTCCTGATTGTGCACTACTTTCAAGAATAGGAGGAATTTCTAGAAGAATCATATCTCCTAGGTTAATTCCATCTAAAAATATTTCTCTTTTCTTATTACTTACGTAGTAGGTATTTTTACCCATCTTAGAAATTACTTTAATTAAATATTTCATTGTTGGTAATACATCCCTACTAGTTTCAATACCATTAATTATATAAATCTGTAAATCCATTATCAATTATTTTAAATTCTCCGAAATAATAATATAAGATATTTAATTCCGGAATGCTAAATTTCATACTCTTTTTATTTTCTAAATTGGTAACTGTAATATATCCTTGAAATAATAATGAATATGAAATCATTACTAAATCTCCTTCATTCAGATACAGATTTATGAATTCTTTTTTCTTCTTATTCATTAATCTATAAATTCCAGAGTTTTTATTAGTTAATATTTTCTTAGCTCTATCACAACATATATTTTGTGGTTCACCAAGTAATATTACTATTTTAACTTCTGGAATATTTGGATATTTATAAGTCTGTGAATCCATATGGATTAGTTATAATTCCGGCATCAAATAATAGTTTTTTTCTTTCTTCAATATCTTCTGTCAGTTTCATACTATAGTCGAAACCATCCGGAGTTACTTGAATTAATTTTCTAGTTGCCGGATTATAAAAGATATCATAAATATCTTCAGAATTAAAAGCTCCTAGACCTTTTCTGCGAAAAAATGGTTTACTCGGATCTAATCCTATCGGAAATATTCCATTATCTTGTAATGGATCTCCAGGATAGAACTTTTTATCACCTTGTTCAAATATTGGTGACATTATTTGATAAACCATTCCAAAATCTATCAAAAATCTTCCGAATTTTCCAAATAAATATAGAATTAATTTTTTTATCTGTTCGCCATCAGGGTCCGCATCAACTGCGATAACAATTTTACCATAACGGCTGTATTTTTTTATCAATTCATAAGCTTCTTCAAAAGATTTTGCATCCTTTGTTACGTTATTTACATCCATACCAAGTCCAATTACTTTGAATATAGTATGAATTTCTTTATTATCTAGTGCCTGATCTACAGTCTTATCTAGCACCGAAAGTATCTTACCTCTTAACGGGAGTACTGCGTGGAACTGAGTGTTATGTCTTCCACTTTTTAGTGATCCTGCTGGACTTAGCAATATGTTAATAATTCTATCAATTGATTCTTGATAGTTCAGCATATATTTTTATCTATTTTATTATAGATAGTGAATACAGTATGCGTTACATCAAAGAATTTATCTTTGACTCGGTATTAGATTTACTTAGGATATTTTTTCTCTAAGGTCTTTCACCGAATTTACTCACTTATAATTTAAGACATTTCTGATTTAAACGGCCTAATTTGACCTTCACAGAGGAATAATTCACAATCCCATCTGTTTTTTCCAGTTGCGTCACTAAAACCCTCTATTAATTCAACCCTTGACTTAAACATATTTCTTCCCTGAGCATCATCAATCATTTTTTGCGCTTTTTCAGCTGCCGAGAATGATCTCATTGAATTATAAATAGTATTCAATCTATCTACATGTTCTTGCCAATAGTCAGGGTTAGATCTAAATATTTTTATGAATTCTTTTACTAATGCTCCTGTGAAATCCGATTGTTTTACTTTCCCAATAGATTTTAATCGTACTTTAGTTTGACTATCGAACGATATTACCTCTGCCAGGAGCACAACACATGATTTAAAACCATTCATAGTGTATTTATGAGTAATTTTATACTCAGCTCTAATTGCTTGGTCAAAACATGCTTCTATATAATTTAAATGTTGTCCCGTATTTACTACAAGACCGTTCACACTACCATAACTACTTTTATTAGACATCTCAGGATCTACATCAAAATATATTAAAACTTTTACTTCTGAATTTTTACTTGTATCTTCAGGAATAATAGTTTTAATAATTTTGTATTTATAAATATCAAGATCTGCAGCTGTCATATTTTTTCCATTTGCAATAACAGTTACTTTTCTTTTATAAAATTCCTTCATTATAAGAAGAAAATAGTTTAAGTTATCATATGGAATAACAACTCTAGGGTCAGGAACATATGTAGTACCTAGTTTGAATAAAACTATAGTACTCATTCCTGTTGGTAAATTCACGCCAAGTTTTTTATTTACATCAGAAAGTTTCATAGCACCTTCAAAAGTAAGATTACCGTAATTCTCATATACAACTATATAGAATAGATCTTTTTTACTTCTAGGTCCTTGTGATTCCCAAAGTTGTTTTACTTCTGGAATAGATTTATCATAATTATCTTGTGTAATCTTTGATAATAAAATATATTGTTCAGAAAGGGCACAGGTACAAGCACTTCCTACACCGTGCAAGTTTTCTATGATTTTCATCATAAGTTTAGACTATCTCATCTAAAAGTTCAGTTCTGTACTTAGTCGTTAAACAATAAAATAATTTTTTATTGCTTGGTATTAGATTATTATATCTTTCACCAATTTTTGCAGAATTTTCTTAGGAAACATTTCCTAAGCCGCCATCTGACGGCCAATGTGAGCGCCTGTATCGTCCCCCTTCCCATTAAATTTACTTCCAGAGTTTAATGTACTTATAGATAAATGTGCCATAGTTTTTCCAGGTATCTCACTCATTCTTAGTGGAATACCCCAGCTATTATCTGCTACTAGATTAAATCCATTATAATTTTCTGTATCTACTATGATTGTTGTTGCATCAGGATTATCGTAAAGTACATCTATTGCATTATCTATAATTTCTCGAAAAGCATTACATGCACCTTCACAAGGTTTTCCTGATGGATCTGGAGCAAGAGATCCTAACATGTAATCCGGATTAGTTAATACATTTTCCGGCCATTGTAATAATCTAATATCTCCAGGTCCTTTTTTCTTATTTTCTTCCATAAATAAAATTTAGTTTATTAAAAAATTTAATATTAATTAAATATGTTTTCATTTATAAATAGTGGGAAGACAACACAATAATATCTTCCCATCTATAAGGTTTACATGTCTAATGGTTGGTTGTTTTCAGGATCTAATGCAGTAAGATGTCCTATAGATTTTAAAATGTTCCATGCATCTTGACCATTTAAAACGTAATAATTATTTATTAAAGTATTTGATTTCAAACTTCTGTAAATTTTTCTTTGAGAACTATTAAGGTGCTCATCTTTGTATAAATCTTTTAAATTAGTATAAGTTTTTATTATTTTTGTTTTATCTTTTGAAATTATAAAATATACGTATTTTAATTTATTAAAAAGTGCATCATTATCACCTTCTTTAATACATATATAAGATTTTTTACATAACATTGCAGATAATAAAGTTCCTGAAAGATTCAATCCTTTATTATAATCTGTTCCATATATAAATTCATATGCTTCTCTAGTGTGTGTCTTTAAGATAATATCTCCATATAAATTACAAACGATAATAGTATTACTTATGTACTTTATTGTATTAATATTATTCATATTCTCTTTATTATTACATAGTTTAAGATTATCAAAATGATTATTTTTTCGATCTCTATCAATATGATCTACAATTTCTCCCTTTTCTAAATTTCTTCCTAGAATATATTCCATTATAATTCTATGAGCAGGGTATGTTTTATGTTTAATTGATACATGAACATATCCAGTAGTATTTCTTTCGTCACTATAGTATGATAATTTCTCATCTATTTTAATAAATCCTTTTTTACATACATACAATCCTGGATACTTCCAATGTTCATACCATTCATAATCATCTAGATTTCCTGAAAATCCTGGAATAATTCGATTTGGTTTTTCGTATTTCCAAATCATCCCTTTATAAGTTCCTCCTTTAATCGCAGCAGACTCTATAGAAGATCTTACATATTTACTTGGAGTATCCCTTGCATAAAATCTCTCAACTTCTTTTCCATCTAGGGTATATCCAACATACATTCCTAAAAATTTTGTATTTCTTAGTGATACTTTATCAGTTCTCCAGTTTTCTTCTGGAGTAACCCACTCTAAATTATTTAAAGTGTTATCACCTCTATTATTATTTATATGATTAACTACATTATATATGTTTGGATTAGGGTTATTTAAGAATACAGAAGCAACCATTCTATGAACACTTGAATTAATTGATTTAGGCTTTCCATTTTCTCTATAAGTAGAGGTAAATCTTATATATTTATTCTCACTAACTACCTTACTTAATAATCTTCCAGTTTCTAAATTTTTCATTTCCCCTCTCTTATTTACTCCATATCTTCCAGAAATTTCTTTAGGAACTATAGGAGCTTCAATAGGCATAAATACATCATCGGGTAAGAAAGGATATTTTTCACGTTGTACAAAAATTGAAGGTAAGTTTTTCATAGTTTAAATTTTTTAATTAATTCAGTTTTTTCTTTTGCTGTAAGTCCTGAAGAGAGATTAGTTACTTCTATTTTTCGGCCGTCAGATTCAAGTAACTTAGATATTAGACCGAAAGAATTCAAACTTATTCGGTCCTTTCCTTCAGTTACTATAATATCAATGGCCGAAGATAATAGTAACTTTTCTAATTCAGGTGTATCTTCTGAATCTAGTCCTATATTTTCTTCGACTACTTGATTTACTATATATCCTTTAGCTGAACAATATAGTAATAATCTCTCTTTTTGCTTTTCTAATTCTTCTTTTTCTTCAGAACGTGTATATATAGCTATGGTTGGATTAGGTTTCTTAGGATCTTCTTCGATGACCCAGACTCTACCCTGTCTATCTGTCTCCATTGAGATTATACCTTTTTCTTTCCAACTATACACCGTACCTCTTGAAATTTTTTGAACTTTACAATACTCACTAATTCTATATTTCATAACACAATAAAATTAAAAATTAAACAACTCTGTACAAATATAAGGCATACATTAGAAAAAGGTAGCGAAATGTGGGTTATTTTTGATGTTTTAGCCATCTTAACCTATAAAATGAGCCAAAATAACCCACTATCCTAAGAGAGGTTGATTTTGCTCTTACAGATGGTTGAGTTCCTTAATAATGAAGTTAAAGAAAAAATAAAATCCCTAGAACCGTTTAAGTCCTAGGGTAAAAGAATTAATCTACTCTTTTATTTTTTAATTTATCACACTCTATTTTTGTTCTTGCCAAAGCAATAGCGTGATTGAATATATCTATGAGAATGTTATCATCCTCTAGAAATATCATCATTAGTGTCATGATAATTGCAATGATGATATGTTGAATAATTTCTTTATTATTCATAGAAATAATCATTTTAATTACACCTTTTTCTACGGATTAAATTTATTCTATGAATTTTTCTTTAACTTTAAAAAATTAATGCTAGCTTCTTTTGTATATCTGCAATATATACTTTAGGAGCTAGCTCATTTATTTTCTCTTCATATATAAGGCTTTGAAACATTTTTAGGCGGAACTAGTTTTTAATCGAATTCTATATCACTGTGCAGAAAGAAAAAATAATACCTTCTAAGAAATCCTATTAGCCTTATATATGAGAAAAAACATACTCCTTAAGCAATAATAAAAAGCTTAGGGAGTTTTAAATTTTTATAATATGAGAAAGACAAATAGAGAAAAAATCAGAAGAGAATTTCAAGAGTTAAAAGTTAAGTTTGAAAAGATTAATTTCAAACAGGTAAAACTTGAATTTGAAAAAGGAACAATTACTGAAGACGAATTTATTAAGAAATCAAGAGTAGTCTTTACATTAAAAGCGAGGTTTGAAAAATTACTAGAAAAAACTAAGTGTCTAAAATATCAAAGCAAGGCGATTAAGGAACTTTACGGGTCAATGAGAAAATATTGCATTAAGAGTAATATTATTGATCCTTGGTATAAAGAGATAATAAAAAATTTACAAGTTCCATTTATTTTAGGATTAGCCTTAGTAGCTAGAGATCAAGAACTAGTAAAGTTTAGTAAATCATTTATTAATGGAATTAAGAAAGTAGTTGTTTAGAAGAGGGATTAATTTCCCTCTTTATTTTTCTCAGGTCCTCAAATTCTTATATATGATATGAAAACTTATATAAACAAAATTAATAACAGTTATGATTAAAAGTATTTTAGAACAAGATCTTTATTGTTTTAGTGTATCACATTTCTTCTCTAGAAAATTTCCAGATAGTATTGGAGAGTTAGTATTTTTTGACCGAAACAACACAGAGTACACTGAGGAATTTGTAGAAGAATTTAAAAGAAATCTTTACACAATTAAAAATCTTAAACTTCTTCCAGAGGAGTTTGAATGGGTAAAGAATAGAATTAAATACATTCCAGAATTTTATTGGGAATGGTTAAGACAGTGGAGATTCGATCCAGAGAAAGTTAACATTTCTTTAGACGAAAAACATCATCTTAAAATCAGTGTTATTGACAAAATGTATAGAATGGCACTTTATGAAATACCAATTCTTGCAACATTGTCAGAGATGATGCATAAAGAAGACAAGGTTGATATGTCTGAAGTCTTAGGAAAACTTGAAAAGAAAATAGAACTTTCAAATAGAGAAAAGCTTTGGTTCTGTGAATTTGGCTTACGTCGAAGATATTCATTCAATGTTCATGAAGAGGTAATTAGAATGTTGAAAGAGAAATCAACTTATTGTACTGGAACTAGTAATGTTTATTTTGCTATGAAGTATAATATGATTCCTCAAGGAACTATGAATCATCAGCTTTGTAGTTTTATGAATAGTATGTATGGATATCGTCAAGGATCGTACGTAATGATGGAAAATTGGGAAGATGTATATGATTCTCAGCTTGGTTGCGTACTTACAGATACGATAACTTCTAAAGCATTTTTCGATCAGCTTTCTAGAAAACATGCATTCTTATTTCCAAGTTTTAGACAAGATTCTGGAGATGAATATATGTTTGTGAATCTTATGATTAATCGTTTGAAAGAGCTAGGAGTTGATCCTAAAGATAAAACAGTGGTATTCTCTAATGCACTTGATATGGAAAAATTCAAAGACATTTCTGAATATTGTGCAGGAAGAATCAAAAAAGCTGTCGCAGGAATAGGAACTAATCTTACTTGTGATATTCCAGGAATTAAACCTGCTAATATAGTAATGAAATTAGTAAGATGTAGGATGAATGAAAATAAACCTTGGATTCCTTGCATAAAACTTTCAGACGACTTAGGAAAACATACTGGTGATCCGGCCGAAATTCAGTTATGCAAAGATACGTTAGGAATAGAGTAAAAATAATGAGCCTGGGGATAATTTCCTTGGGCTCTTTTTATATCAATGATTTATGTTAATAATATTAGATCCAGCAAAAATTAATCTTAAGGATGCAAAAGTCTATACAACACAAGAAGAATTAGAAGAAACATGGAAAACGCCCCTAGATTCTATTCTCCCTTCACTAGGTTATACTAAAACTTATTCTGAATTAATGAAGTCGAGTTTAGGAGGCGTTACAATAGGATCTGTTTATTATCGAACTATGGAGGATCAAAATACGGCCGGAGATATTATTGAAAGAAACACATATATAAAAGTTCAAAATATAACTTATACATATTCGAGGTATTATGCTTTTTTAACAATTATAGAAGACGCGGCTGGAATAATATCTGTTTGTCAAGGTTATGTAGAGGCAGAAAAATTATTATCTGATCCTTGTATTGTTGAGATTGATAGAATTCCTATATCTATACGTGAAAGAATTATAAAACTTATTAATGTATGACAAAAAAGCGTGAAGTATATAATGAAATAAAATATGGTCTATGTGAGCTATTTCCGACAGAACATGGAAATTTCATGATTAATAATTCAGATTGTTCATTTACATATTCTAAGTTTTCTGATTCTGGAAAAATTTTATTTTATGGAGAGATGTCGATAGGTGATAAGATAGAATTTTCAGTATTTAGAACTAGGGAGGATTATCCAGATTGTATTGTTCTCTATTTTTCTTGGATGAATGTTTCCGAGATGAAGAGAGATGTACAAAAAACAGAAGAATGGTTGGGAATATTAAATAATGGATTTGAGCATGAAAAAACTAATAGAGTCTCCTAAAGAATGGCTTGAGTTTTATAAAAAACTAAATGAACTATACAATTTTCATCTTGAATACTATGGTCCAGAAAATGATTGTATTAAGGGATATACAAATCCTTATTTCTTACCAATCAAGTATCCTGTTATTATATCTGGATATAGTACTATTAGTGGTATAGATAATTGGACTACACTTACATTTACATTTATTTATTTAACTGACTTTTTTAAAGATGAAGACTGCTAAAGATTATATAGATTTCTTAGTACAGCGAGGATATAGTTCTGCAGGAAATCAATTTATATGTGGTTACTTAGAGTATACCGATTTAGAAAAGAAAGATACTTTAGGGCATGTTACATTATTTACAAGATATACAGAAGAATATACCAAAGAACTAGAATCTCTTCCTGAAGGGACTGAATTTGAGATTGATTTTTCGAGAGTAGAAGTCACAGGAGCATGGTTTAAGACTTTGATTACTTATCCAGAAAAGACTAATTCTTTTTGTGATGAAGGAACTGGAATAATAGTAGAAGGTAAAGAGTTCGAAGATAATTTTGAGAAAGTATTATGGATATCAGAGAACCCAACCGAACATGAATTAGGAACTATTAGAGCACATTATAGAAACTTAGAATACTTTATGAAAAATTTTAAACCAATTCTTATGAAGTATGATTTTTATGAGTGTTATGATTCATTTTGGGATATCACCGAAAGACATTCCTCGGCGCCTAGATTTGATTATAGGCATGTAAATACTAGATCTGATTTTGATATAGATTTTATATTTACAACTAATCCTATAACTGGAACTCTTGAATGTAATGCGCCGAGTAAATTATTCGGTGATAAGTCCAAGGATTTATGTAGTTTATCTCCTGAAGAATTTGAAAAATATTTAATCGAGAATTATTTTAAGGATAATTTAAAATTTGAATATATTCTCAGTTCTGATCCTAGATATACAAAAGATAGTTACATTGAGATTATGAAATTAATGTTTTCTTTGAGATATATGGAAGATGGAATAGGTCAAGTATATAAAGATATAGATTTTGGGAAAATACCAGAAAAGTATAACGATTTAATTAAAGATTATAATGAAAAGAGGTGATATAGGATTATTATCTATTGGAATTAAAAGAAGATTTAATCCAATTATAGGAATAGGATCAAGTCAAAAAAATATAGTAGAAGTAGAAAGTTTATTAAAAATTCTAGCCGAAGAAAAGAAAGTACAAGAGTTTATAGATTCTCTACAACCAGGAGATATTATATACTGGAAAGATCTTGATGTGATAGAACTTGCATGGTTTGAAGTTAAATTCCTAGAGGTATTTGACATAGAAAGACGAGAACTTCGAATACAAGAGATTCATTCTTTTAAACAATCTGTTAAATTAATCAGTGCTTATGATTATCTTTCAGGAAGTTTATTAACTAAAGAAGAATATGATAATCAGACTATATAATAGATAGAAGAAAGAAAAAGAGAAGAACAATTAAAGTTTCTTCTCTATTCTTTTTTTTACTTCAAGATAAATTTTGAAGTTGGATCATCTCCGATCTTATATTGTAACTTTCTGAGAGATCTGATAAATGCTTTTTTAGAACCGTATGTTGATCCTCTTTCTAGTATCATTGTATCTTCTGTTTCTCCTTTCCATTCTAAAATTTCAGGATCATCTTGAGATATAGATTTTTGTGTTCTTGCTATCACTACATTCTTCTTCCATGCATTCCTTCCATTCTTTAAGTTGATTCTTTTTAGTGAATTTACTGGAACTATACACCTAGGATTAAGTACTAATAAGCATTCTACATCCCAACCATAAAGATTAAAACTTTTTCCGTTATAGTATAATCCACTAAACTCAGGCATTCTAGTTTCATTTTGACCATTCTCTGTAAGTAATATTCCATCATAACCTTCGGATACCATCTTTTCAAAATCAATTAAATAATCTGAAAGAGCAGGTTGAAGTTTTAATATTCTTTTAAACGGTACTTGATATAAATCTTCTAATGTATCAATGATATAAATTTTAGCTGTAGAAGAAAGTTTGAATTTAAAATATGTTTGTAGATCTTTCTTCCAGGATTCCATTACAGATATTATAAAATCTCTCCATCCCCATTTAGAGTCTATCGGAGAAGCCCATAATCCAGCTTTAGGTTTACACCATCCTTTTCTGTTTTTAATTTTTCTGAATTTCTCTGGGTTAAATTTCTTTTTCCCATATACAACAAATTCTTTTTCCATACTTCTCTTTTATTTTGTACACTAATAAGGTTTTGAAGCGAAAAATAAAAACCATAGGATAATTTCCTATGGCATAACAAGTTCTTTCATAAGTACGTTGTATAATAAATTTATTATTTTCGGAAGGCATTTTTATACAACGTACATATATATTTCTTCTTTATTGGGTGGTGTAGCAATTAATTAATCTTTAGTCCTTCCTTTCCTTAAGATTTTATAATCGACCATAATATCTTGGATCTGGTGTTGACGAAGCTTCAATGATGTATGGAGATATTCTATTCCAATAAACGCCATTTCCCATATCAATAGGCTGTCGATATCCCCAAGGGTCACCATAGTAAGGTTGACTTAGATAACTATTTCCATCATTTCTAAATATTCTGCTAAAATTATCTACTACCATTGTCAATGATTGAACGAAAGTAAATAATCTTCCACAAGTATCCTGAACATTTTTCATTTTCTCGACAATATTACTATCATTCCTATCTCTCTTTACTTGTTGGATCTGAGTATTGTTATTTGATTGAAACTCTGATCCTGAAGAGAAACTTGGATCGTCAGGAATACTTTTTTGTCTAAAACCACCATTTTGATTGCCATTATTAGTATTGATTTTATCTACACCAATAAATACAGCTACGCCTGCAACTGCTGCAACTAATACTTTGAAGCCAACGCTTAAGATTTTACCGTAATTCATAAAGCTACTAATTTTTTTTTATTAAAATGTTATACTACCTCTCAGTAGCTTTACTCGTGGCTTCTCGTTTACACTCACCCGAATTCATACTAAATTTTTAGCATCAATTTTACTTGTTTTTTTAATCACTAAATTGTTAATTTTTCTATTTGTTTTATAGACAGAAACTTTAGCGCTTATTTTTCGTCCATATATAAGAATTTCAAGGTTTATGCTCTTTTTGCTTTATTTTTTAAGTGAAAGCCTAATTATTGATAAGAAACTCTGTTTGAAGAGTTGATTAATAACTAAAAAATAAACTATCTAATGATTTATGGTTATATACGAGTATCTACAGAAAAACAAACAGTAGAAGTACAGAGGTACGAAATAAACAGGTATTGTAGGGAAAATGGAATTGAAGTAGATGCATGGATAGAAGAGAGCATCTCAGGGGCTATAAAACCTAGTGCTAGACTTCTTGGAAAATTAATATTAGATCGAATAAAGAAAGGGGATTTAATATTAGTTACTGAAATTTCTAGACTTGGAAGAAATGTATATATGGTGATGTCAATTATAAATCATTGTATGTTAACTGGAGCTGCTATCTTACCTATCTGGAAAGGGGAAATAATAAAAGAAGATTCCCTGTCCGTATATGAAACTTTCTTTGATATAATTAGTGCTCAAAAAGAAAGAGAGCTAATAAGTCGAAGAACAAAATGTGCATTAGCTATGATGAAATCTAATGGCGTTAGATTAGGTAGGCCTGTTGGAATCCCTAGGAAGCGTAAATTAGATGGAAAAGATAGTGAGATTACGAAATTACTTGAAAGAGGATTGAGTAAAGCAGAAGTAGCTAGAAGGTTAGGAGTCAGTCAAACAACATTATCAGAGTTTATGAAAATAAAACATTTATAAATTAAAAAAGTTATGAATAATAAGTTTATTTTAAATTTGGAGAATCAATTTCATGGAATACACACGAGATTGAAAGAACTGCATTTCTCAGCACCCACTATGAGCATCCATAAATTAATTGATGATTTTGATGGTGAATTTCAAGATTTTGATGATGCTCTTATGGAAAATGCTCAAGCTCTCTGGGGATTTATTCAACCAGGAACATTAAGCCCTATTCTTCCAGAAGCATTAGAATTTGAAAATCTCTTAGTAGATATTAGAGGATTACTAACTGGAATAAAAAGAGAAGCTGGAGATGATTTAATGTGGTCAGGTATTATTAACAGAACAGATGACTTTTTCGAAACTGTTAATAAATATATTTACTTGATCAAAATATGTAAACATGACGCTGCAAAAAGCGAATAAAAAAAAGAACTAACCTTGGAAATAAAATCCTTGGTTAGTTTTCTTTCTCTTCTAAAATAAACCTTTTTCTCTAGATAGTTTAAGAATAGAATAATTGTAATTGCTCATATAATAAGCAGCATTATCATCTATGTTTATTAATCCCTTTTCGCAGTTCTCTATTATTGCTAAAGAATTATACAAGATAATTTTAATAAATTCTTCTTCAGGAATACTCGGTTTTTCAATAGTAATAATATCCGAATTATGTTTTTTAAAATACCTAAAACTTTCTTTTGTTATTAAATCCAGTCTGTATACATATTTTGTCATATTTTTTGCTGTCCAGATTTTTCGGAACGGTTTTTCAAAATTATTTAAGGTAATTGAAATATAGTATTTACTTTTTCCTAGGTGATCATTACCTTTCAAAAAACTTACAATCTTTGAAACTTCTTGAAGATTATTTCTATTTCCTAGAAATGAAAATACACTAAAACTATTTGATATTATTTTATATTCCTTAGAAGTTAGATAATTTTGAGCATTGTGTATATCTACTAGTTTAAGAGGAGTTTCTATTACGTATATTCTAAAGTTTGGTGGAAAAGTTATCATAATATTTTTTATAATTATAATATATTTCATTAAATTGAGTTATGGATTTTTTAAGATTAAAAAGTCCAGTAGTAGTGTTTATTACTTTAATTAAAGCTTTTCTAATATCTTCTGAATTAATTCCAGATATAATTTCTTCCTTTATTTTTGTAGCGTCTCTATAAAAATTAAAACAAATATCTTTATACTCTATGTGGTGTAATAAATAATTAGATGAAACTCTCTTTAATTGATTTTTTAATAAGAGAATAATTCTATTATCTATTATTACATAAGTGTACTTATTAGTCTCAACACTACGATAATAGTATTCAATCTTTATCATTTTCTTTTTCTTCATAACAATTATAAGAGTTTAAATCCTTAATAATGTAATAAAATAAAAAAGAAAATGTTAAAAGATGTATTAGATTTATTAGAAAGAGCAGAATTTTTTAATAAAAAGTGTTACCAAGAAAACTTAAGAAGGGAGGTTGGTTCTAAATATGCATATTATGATATTTCTATATTTAATACAAGACTAACTACTATTCAATGTTCTCTTGAAGCTTTTAAAGGTTTATATGGAATTATACCAAGGTCAGAAGGATACGAATTAGCTGTTAATAATCGTAGAAGTTATTTGATCACTATCTTGTCAAATCTAACTACAAAAGAAAAAGTAAAGTGGATATTTAGAAAAACTAGTAAATTTGTTAATATAATTACATCCTCACGAGGGATAGTTGATAGTGAAACAGAAGCTTATATTTTTGGATATTTAGTTTCTCAACAGCTTTTAGATTTTATATACATAGATGATCTTCTTTTAGAGGTAGAGAAGAAAAAAGAAATCTCTGGAAAACTATCTAAGGGTGATGTAAGTTATGTAATGTCCACTTCTGGAATCTATTATGATAAGACAGATAAGGATATCATTAGAATAGGACCTCCTCCAGTAAATGGTATGGTTTATTCAAGAGCTGGTAAGAAAAAATTTATAATGATGATTCCAAAAAGCAGAAAAGTGACCAAATCTGAACTTTTAAGTACTTGGTCTCATGAATTACATCATATGGCTAGAGATTCTTTTGGAGTAATGAATCGAGAATATTTTCTCTTTGAAGATATTTTAGTTGAATATATGGAGAAATCTTTGCCAATTTTAAAAGAACTTATATGGAAACGGAAGAATATGTAAAAGTAGCTGGATACGTATTTTTGTATGATCTAGAAGAAGATTTACAAGTTGTTACCGCAATAAGATTAAAAGATGGATTGCCTCGTTTAGTGCTTTCTCCATGGGATAGTGCTGATCCTGAAGAAGTATTTTTTGGATGGACTGATGATCTCAATGCATGTTATATTAGTATTTCAAGTTTTGGCGATGTTATAATATTAGATACATTTTTAGACAGTGTTAAAGATCGTTTAATGTCAGTTCCTGGAAAATTAGTAGTAATGAAAGATAAAACTTATAAAATAGAAATATGATGAAGGTTATAGTTTATTTAGTATTATTAATTGTATTTTTCCTGTATTTAGGACATACAGAGATATCATTTTCACCATTCAGAATTAAAATAATTGAGTGGTATAAGCCTTTAGGAATAATTATTATGACTGTTGGATTTTTTATTTATACAGTCGGAAATGAAAGAAAATCATTTAAAGATGGTTGGACTAAGGCAAAAAATGAAATAATTAATAAGATAACAGATGAGAGTAGATAGTTGGACGCAATCAAGAGTCAAAAATAAAGATACTGGAGATATAGGAGTTGTTTATAGTAATGGTTTTGATTCGAAGGGATCTTATTATAAAGTATGTTGGGGATCATCTATATTTCCAGAAAGAATGAGTACAGATGATTTTGATAAAAAATGTGAAATCATAGAGCATGATTATACATCAATTATCCCTCAAATAATGGAACATCTTAAGGAGAAAAGCTTAGCCAGAATTCCTCAAGTAGTAGCAAGAAGGTTAGATCCAGATTATTATAAAGTAGGTGATATTGTTTATTTTCAGTCTCCTGGATATTTATGGGGTAGTGGTGAATATGCAGCATTTGGACCAGAACACCCTTTAATAATTGTAGAAATAAGGCAAGATTGGAGTAATGAATTTAGATTTAATATTATCCTAGATAGATATCATCCAGAGTCACCTTTAAATCCTAAAGGAGAGTTCTCGACTTTTTTCGATCTAACTAGTTTTTATAGTACGGATGCATATAATAATTTAGCACGTTATGACAAAGAATACTAAAAGAAAGTTATACTATCAAAAATATCTTCCAGGAGATATAATTACTTGGTCTTATGATAGTATTGATGAAATTATTCTTATTAAATTAGTAACTGGTGTAGTAGGATTATTTGGAAGTTTTAGATATGAAACTGTAGATTTAGAATTAGGATGTTCCCTAGATCATAGATATTATGGAGACAGAACAAATATATTAGTATCTAATACTGATATAATAAATAGCAGATTGATTTTTCGATCTTTCCCGGGAATTTCTGATATAATATGTAAGAAGGTATGTAAATTTTCTGGAGAATGTGATTTATGTAATTTTAAACCTTCTACCAGACCTAATGAATTCTTTTTCTCTGGAGATAAAATAAATAGCACTCTACTTACTTCTTATCCAGTAAATAATCGTAAAGGAATAGTTAAACGTGTGAGAATAAATGAAAGTATTCTTATAGACTTTGTAGAGGAATTATATGAAAAAAGCATTATTACTCTGGATTTCATAAAAAAGAGAGTAAAAGAACTTGTAACTCTTGAAAGTCTTGAATATGGAGTTTTTATGGAATATTCATCAAAGGAAGTAAGTCATTTTTCGAAAGACCTTAGATTATTTCAAAGAAGAGTATATACAATAGATTCAGGGAATTTAAATTATTGTGATCAATGTGTTCTCTCTAAGTATAATTGTAGTGAATGTGGAGTTATGACATATAATTTATTAGATAGTTTAAAATTATTAATGATATGAAAACAAAAGAACAATTAATTAAAGTTTTTAAAGAAGTAATAGAAGATATTATTTCTAGAGAGTATGAATGTAAGGATAATTATATAGAATTTCCAGAAACAGATAGATTAATATATGAATCAAAAATGTATAAGTTTATTCAAAAAGGAAGTAATAAATCTAAATTTCAAACTCCTCCTAAAATATATGTACAGAACATAGATACCTTTGAAAAAGCAAAGGAATTAGGTTCAGGATGTGCAGTCCTTAATATGGCTTCATCTAAAAGACCTGGTGGAGGAGTTGAAACAGGCTCTAGAGCTCAGGAAGAAGAATTATGTAGAAGAAGTAATTTGCTATTATCTCTATATTTATATTCTCCTGAAAAATGGGATGAATATTTTGGAGACTATTATTCAGGAAAAGTTCTTAATGATTTTTCTTATCCTATCCCAGTTTATGGAGGAATATATAGTCCAGGAGTATGTGTTTATAGAAAACCAGGAACTTATGAAACTGTAGATAATTATTTTAAATGCAATGTAATTTCTGTGGCAGGAGTAGTAAGACCAGACATTGACAAGAGTACTGGAGAAATGATGAAAAAATATGTTCCTGTTGTAAAAGGAAAAATAAGAACAATACTTAGAATAGCCTTAGATAATAATCACACCAAACTTGTTCTAGGAGCACTTGGATGTGGAGCTTTTAAAAATCCACCTTCTCATGTAGCAAAACTATTTAAAGAAGTTTTGGAAGAATCAGAATTTACTGGAGCATTTGAGGAGATATGTTTTGCTATTCTTGATGATGGAAATTCAGGGAGAGATCATAACCCGAATGGAAATTTAAAACCTTTTGCAGATGTGTTTGGAGAAAAGATCTAATTTATTAAAAGAAATTTGTAGAAGATTGAGATATAAACCTATCATAAAGACGAGTGATGGAAATTATACCAGAGTTACAGGAGTTTATTTTGATGATACCGGAAATCCTTGGTTCAAGTTGATAGGTTCTGATAATTGGTATACTTTTTCAGTAATAGATAAAATAGTTCTTTATTCCAAAAATCTCATAAACAAAGAAATTCGTATATCCGGAGAAACAGTAATTCCACTTGTTAGGTTTGCAGAAGAACATGCAAAAAAGAATTTTACTGATGAGGGAATAAAAGCATCATTGGATTCTAAAAATGAGAATTATGTAAAAGTAGTAAATGGTAAAGGAGAATCTATTGCATCATATGATAAAGATAAACCTTATTTTTATAATTATGGTGTAGACTTACTTTTAAGGTATATGATAAATTTAAAAGATTGTTCTGGGTCTGATTTTGAGATAATTGAAGAAGATTCAGAAGATAATCCATTTTTATATTTTGGATGAATTATGGAAATAGGAAAGATTTATGTAGACTGTAAAGATGGACCTGACAGTTGGTTTGGTTTATTCAGTGGATGTGAAAGAGGAGTATTTAATTTTCCAAATAATCTTTGGAGATGGTATGTAATAGATTCAAGGATTGTTATTAATTATCCAAGAGTTGATAATTATTATGGTCGAAGAGTAGCAACTGTTAAAGAACTTGAGAAGATTGAGTCTATTCTTGAACATCTAGGGTATACTTTGATACCAGGAACTTTAGAGATTTCAGAAATACCTGTTAATAATATTTCAAAAATTGTAGAAAAATTAGAAAGAGGTGAGTGGAGTCTTCTCAAAGAAACTGAAAAAATAAAAATAATAGAAACACTTAAAGGCTATGTTAACAACTGAAGAATTATTTAGAGAATATATTAAACTATTCACATTAATAGTAGAAACCGCCGGACAAACGGAAGGTAATAAGAGTTACAAGGAAGTTACTAGAGTTCTTAAAGAAAATGAACATATAGTGAAAAAGATAATTGAAGAAGAAATGTCTTTTACTCCATTTGTAGCTTCTCTTATATTCTTTATAATCAAAGATATTCATGGGACAGAAAAACTTAGTGGAGAGAATTCTATGGAAACTATAAAACCACTAGTAGATGATTTCTATGTGAGATATATAAAGAAACCTACTAGAAAATTTACAGCAAAGTATGGATTACCAGCTGTAGAAGATTTAAATACTTATATCAAATTATATCTTGTTTAATTAAGAAGTGGATATTTTTAATTTTGATATAGTTAATCAAGAAATGATTGGTGGATTAGTAGTTGTATCATATTCTTTTCATTACAATATGCTAGATTTCTCATATACTTCTCCAAAAACTAAGAATATAAACTTATGGCCATTTTATAAGAAGAGTTATAGTATTCCAGGAAAAATAAGTGATAGTACTGGTAAAATAGTAATAAATGATATTCTTAATCCTATAGAAGATGGAAGTATCTTAGAAATTAATGATACACCTCCTGGAAATGGATATAATAGTAGTTATAAAGTAGTATTTTATAATAAAAAATGTTTTCTGCTACCCTTCATAGAACTAGTTTTTGGAGCTAAGAAGGAATTAGATGAGAAAGCATATACTCTTATACCTACTGTAAAAAGATATGAATTTAACTTTTCTACTATAAAAGATTGGTCATCAATTAAAGATGATAGTGTTTTATGTAAAAAGAACATCATACAAATTCTAAAGAAGGTGAAAAAGACAATCGGTAATAACCTTATAATTGATAAACAAACATTGACAACTGTTAATAATTTTTATTTATGAAAAATTTTAAAGTAACATCAAAGGAAAATGGAAAAGAGTATTGGATCTCTAGAGCAAATGCAGTAGTAGGAATTGTATATACTAGAGATAACAATGGTCGAGTAATGTTTTTAGTATCTAAACGAGGTTCAGGGTGTCCAGATCATGTTGGAAAATGGTCAGTTACTTGTGGTTATCTTGATTGGGGTGAAACAAGAAAAGAAGCAGTAAAACGAGAACTTTATGAAGAACTTGGACTTAATCTTGAAATCTATCCCAATGAAGCAATTGATCATTTTTGTACTATAGATGATCCGTCTCGAGATGCTAGAGAAAATATAGTCTCTAGGTATCTTATTCACGTAGATTATGCAGCTACTCGGAAAAAATTAGCTGATAATGAAATTAATTGTGATACTGTATCAAGAGGTGGAGAACCTAATGAAGTAGATGATATTAAGTTTGTCCCAGCTGAAGATATAGATAGTTATGATTGGGCATTTAATCATGATCAAGTACTCAAAGAAATTTTAGGATACTTAGAAACAGGTCGAAAGCCTAAATATTGTGAAGAGTAAAAAACTAGGAATAAACTCTTCTTATGTCAAACAAGGTTAATAATCAGCAAAAAATCCTAGTTAAAGAACCCAGGGAAGTGATTTCCTTGGGTTTTATTTTTCCTTGATTTCCTTATATGTGATAAATATAAATAAATATAGAATTATGAACAGATTTATTAATTGTGATTGTATTAAAAATAAGAAAGGTGAATTAATACCTTTATGGAAAATAGATTGGAAATTAGATAGTGAGTATCTTGATAAGGATGATCTAGAAAATAGTTTTATTGTTCCGGAAGATAGGAATATTGGTGATTTTATAGCAGAAACTGATATTGTAAAAGCTTTATGGGATTTGATAGATAAAAAAGTAGTTCCATGTAAAAGAGTTATTAAAATTTATTCAGACTCGACAGGAAGGGTTAGATTGAAAGAGGGTGATGAAATTTATGTTAAACATAAATTTAGCTCTAATGAAATTTACCCAACTAAAATAAAAACAATAACTCAAGGAATACAAGAAAATGTTTATTATACTACAGAAAATCATCTAAAAGAGAACTGGTTAGGATCAGATACTGAAATTATAGAAGATACTATAGTAAATGATATTCCTGGAAATAATGTTGTTCAGATAATAACATACAGGAAACATTATGTTCTAGAAGACGGAACTGAAACTGATTACGATTATGATTTTTTTAAATTAAAAGAAAAATGAGAGAATTTATTTATGCTAGTTACCTTCGAATTACACCAGAAGAGTTTTTTGATTTAGCAGCTGAAGGGATGAGTAAAGCTTATGAATCTTATAAATCTAGTTCAGAAACTTGTAAAGATCCTTTTCTTCAATTTTGGGTCTATATAAATCCTAATCTAATTCCAGATAGTTATATTGATACTTTAAAGAGGGTGTTAATTGATGAATATGGATGGAGGATTGTTGATATAGAAAAACGACTTGAAGAGGGGAAAATCTATATAAAAACTGAAGTATAATGGTAGATGATGAAGTCCTGGAAAAATTAGTAAAACTTGGATATAAACAGCCAATAAAAGAAAAGAGAATTGAGGTAGAAATAGTAGAATGGATAAGATTACATAAGGATATTATCATTCTCGTATATCCATTTACTAATAAGGAAGGAGAGAAAAGATTTATATTTGCTATCCCAATGGAGAATGGTTCATTGAGTAGTAATAATCTAAACTATCCTTCTTATGAACAAGCTAGGTTAGAAGGAATAAAGAGCGTATGTAATGAATTATTAAGAAAGTAATTATGAAAAAGTTATTAATAATCGTCAGTCTTGTTATAGGATTAGTGAGTTGTGATAGTAAAGGAAAAGATTTACCACAATATAAAGTAGAATATAGTAAGGAATTAGTTATAAAATCTATTGATAGAGGATTAAATTCTTACGGCGTTAGTACTGTTTATTACATCGCTGGGGACGAAATTGGTTCTAATGGAGATATTAGATTAAGTGAAAGAATTCCTAGTAGTAATAATCCAACATATAAAATAGGAGATAAAGTATTATTTTCAATTAAAAAGATAGAGAAAAATAAATGAATTTTTTACTAGTTTTAATAGCATTATTATTAGTAATTGCAGTAATTTTTAAAATAATAGTTATTATAGGAGCTCTCACCAGAAATAAAGAATCTGTTTCTGGATGGGTTTCTAGATTATATACACCAAATTATAAACCGTATAAGAAAATGGAAAAAGATAAAAAAGATCAACTTCTTGAAGAGTTGTTTATGCAAAAACTAGAAATAGATCTCGGAAAAGCAGATGGAACAAAAGATGAGGTTTATCTTGCTGATGTAGTTGAAGATGCTTTGGTTGATATCGAACTAGCCATAGAGGAAGAAGTTTCAGAGCAGAGATTTTTCATATGGCCAAAGGAAAGGGAGCGTCTAATTAAAACATGGGCTAAATTTATTCCTAATCCAGCTAATGGAGGAGATGATGATTTTATTGTATTTGATTCTTTCCGAGGTGAGTATACATTTGGGGAGAATGGATTTACTCCTTTATGTAGCTCAAAGGAATTAAACGGTTACTATAAAGACAATAACTTAGAATATATAATTAAACAACCTAGATATTAAATGAAGAGGAAAGATTATTTATATAGTATTATCTTAGATCAAAATACACCAGAACTTAGGAAAGAGTTTGAAGATCTAGGATATTCTGAAATGGTTGGAACTGGTTTAGCCTTTAATCCAGATAAAGGAAATTGTATTATTACTTGTGCAGAGACTGGAGAATATACAGCTATAACTCGAGAAGCTATTAAATTTTCTTCATCTGGAAAAGTATCTCTTGTAAAAAGAATTCAATGTGGAGTAACTAAAGAACTAGCTCTTGGGATAGCTGCTCTTAGAGGAGATACAGATTTCGGACAATGGTTTACTAATGGAGAAGATTGGATAAAAGATAATCAAAAGAAAGGTTATCATAAAGCAACCATAAATGAACTTCAAGATAAATTTCCTAGAGAAGGTATTCAATTTCTTAATTCAGCTTATATCGGAAAAGTTAGTAAGGATATAATTGAACTTCTAGAAGATGTTGGTTATTATGATAGTAAAATAATTGATGGAGCACGTGATATTAAAGATTGGAAGGATTTTTCAGATTGTGGAATATGTACCTCTAATCATGGAAGCTACACAATTATTCATAAATCATGTTGGGAAACAGCAAATCCTCATGTAACTTGGAACTGTGCAGGAAGAATTGATTGTGGGATTGATGAAGTTAGATTTTATCAAGTTATTACACCTAGATTATAATGGTTAAGGAGTTAGGTATAATTCGAAGTGGTTCTGGTGGAATAATTGGATGTAAATCAGCGGCAGATCAAGTATACTATTATAATTTAACTATAGAAATCTTAAAATATTTCTCAGCATTTCAGATAGATAATAAAATTATAGTTACTTATGAAGATGTAGAACATATAGATAGAGTAGAATTATCAAGAATTAGCTCTGGTTTTTACTTAGATATTTATTATGATTTATTTATTCATACTAGATTAATGATCTTAGATGATGAAATTCCAAACTCTCTTAAGTATAATTGGAATGTGAGAACTGAAAGAAATTTACATGAAACGATATTTATTTTTAATTAAAGAAAGATGTTAGAATTAAAAGCTGTAGAATTTTTAAAAGAACTGTTGGGATCGTATAGTCCTAGCGGTTTTGAACAGGAAGCAACTAGGGTATTTAAAGATTATTGTTCTAAGTTTGCGATAGAAGAGTTTACTGATAAAATGGGAAATGTAGCATTTAAGGTAGGTTCAGGGAGTAAGAAAGTAATGATTTCTGCACATATTGATGAACTTGGAATGATGATACAAAATGTTACAGACCAAGGAATGCTAAATATTATTAATCTTGGGGGAATAGATAAAAAAGTTCTCCCAGGAAGTATAGTTAAAATTTCTAAAATTGGTCACCCAGGAGAATATGTAACAGGTATTATTGGGAAAAAGCCAATTCATGTAGAGTATGATGATAATAGCAAAAATGAATTAATTCCTATTGAAGATCTTCTTGTTGATATCGGCGCTGAATCTAAAGAAGAAGCTATGAAGTTAGTAGAGATAGGTAGTAGAGTTGTTTTTGAAGCAAATTTTATAGAACATCTTGGGAAGAATCGATTTGCATCTAAAGGACTAGATGATAAGATTGGAGTATTTATTGTTGCTGAAGTCTTAAGGAACGTGGTGAATTATGAAGACTTTAGGGAACTTTTTGATGAATATACTTTTTATGGCGTGGCGAATACTCAGGAGGAAGTAGGTCTAAGAGGTGCAATGGTAACAAGTAAAAGAGTAAATCCTGATATTTCGATTGATATAGATGTTACTTTCGCCACGGATGAAGGTAGAGGAATAAAACCTGAGTCCTATGGAGATATAGAACTTGGGAAAGGACCTGTTATCATGAATGGACCTGATAAATCTTGGAATCTTCGCTGTAAAATGATCGGAGTTGCTGAGATTAATGAAATTCCATATCAACTTGCAGCTTCATATGCAGGAGGAACAAATACTTCAGCAATTCAAGAAGGTGCTTTTGATTGTGAAACTATGTTAGTATCTATTCCTCAACGAAATATGCATACTCAAGTTGAAGTATGTGATTATCGAGATGTGGAAGGTGCTATAAATCTAATCTCCAAGACATTATTAGAGATTACAAAATAAAGAAAAATAATTAGAGGACTTTTTACAGTCCTCTTTTTTTTATATTTCTATTTTCCCTAGATTAATAGGTTTTTCATAATTTCCATTTACTTTAGAATTCCATATATTATAAAATAATTCTCTATAATTTTCTCTAACTTGATATACATCTCCATAAATAATTCCTAGTACATTATAGTTATTTTCACCAAACATTCCAATCACTTTAACAAGTTTAGAACGCATTTTATTTTCAGAGAAAATGGATTCTTCATAATTCACAGGATAAAAATTAAGAATCCTTCTCTTATAAAACCCTAATTGTTTTTCTTTTATTGAGTTAAGAAAGTAAATAACATGTCTTCCTAATAATCTTTCTGAAAAATTATTATCTACTAGTATATTATCTCCAAACACTTTTTGATCTTTTATATAAAGTCCTAATACTGGATGTTGATCTACTGATGAAGAATCTATAATATATTTCTTCAATTCAATTCCATAAGTATTTCTCTTCTCCATCCATTCTTTCATGATAAAACTTCTAACTCTAGGGTTTAAATTTTTTGATAACTTAGCTTCATAACATCTAATCATAATTCTTTTATTTATTTTCACATATAAGGAACTTGGATTTCCTTATAAATGTAATAAAATAATCATATGAAAAAGAAGAAAAAGAAATTAATCTCCCTAGCCGAAAAAGTTAGGAGAGATAATGAAATTAAAGAAACAGGAAAGTTAGTATCCTTAAGACCTAGTATCACTCATAAAAGTAAAAAAGATTATTCACGTAAGTGGAAACTCGAAGATTATGAATAATAGGAAAGAATTAATAGAGTTAAATAAACTTTATAGGAAACGTTTAGTAGATTCAGTAATAACTAAATTACTTAAAGTCCTTGAATTTACTGGATTAGATACACTTGAAGATCTTGTGTTTGATTATAAGAGTTTAGAATCTAAATCTATATCAGGAAATATTCAAAAATTATATTATGTAAACAAAACATTTAATTATATTAAAGTTGATATGGATTATGGAGAGTACTCTAAACATAATTTGGATATAGAGGATTTAGATACTACAGATTTAGAGATTATTGTATTTAATAATATTATCGGATATTATAAAGAGAATAAATTAATAAAAATAGCAAAAGATTATGAAGATTAAAAAACCCTTTACAACTGCTGGATCTGGAAAAATCTATTTTATATCAGATCTTCATTATGGTCATGAAAATGTAATAAAATATGATTCTCGACCTTTTAAAGATGTAACTGAAATGAATAATTATATCTTAGAGGAACTTAAAAAAACTAAAGAAGAAGATATTATATTCGATTTAGGTGATATGTTTTGGAAAATGCCTGTTGACGATATAAAAGATGTCTTAAATCAGATTCCTTGTAAAAATATTTATAAAATTGTTGGGAATCATGATAACTATGGACTTTATTTTGATCAGGCACCACTTAAAGGGTATTTCAAAATAATCTCTGATATTCTTGATGTTCATATAGAGCATTCAGGAAAAGATTATATGGTAACTATGTGTCATTATCCCTTTGTATCTTGGAATCATAAACCTCATGGATCTATTCACTTATTTGGTCACGTTCATGGTCACCTTACTGAATATATTAATAGTATTTATGATCTTAAAGTTGATGTAGGTTTTAATTCCGAATTAGCAAAGTCTCTTAGAACCTTCTTAATACCATTTGAAGAGATTATCAAACATTTCGATACTAAAACGGGAGGTATGAATTATAAAGAATGGACACTATCTAAATGTAAGGAATTATGAAAACAGTTTGGATTTATTCACTACAGATATCAGATACTGGAAGAGTTTTTAGAGATATTCCTCCATCTGAAGCTGAAATTGTTGATGAATTTGGTGGTATTCCTAGGATAGTAAAGATACTGAATAGCGGGAAAATAATAAAAAACTATCAACTTCATTATCAATTCTTTAATACTCCAAGTGAATGTATTGAACACAGGAATAAATATATCGAAGATAAATTGAAATTCTTTGAAGATCAATGGAAAGCCACCGAAAGAAATCTTAAAAAACGGATAATAAAATGATAACACAATTAACAGCAGAAGAAATAATGAATCTCCCTAAAAATAAAACATTTTGGTATGGTTATATTGGTTTTAGGGAGAAAACTTTTAGATGTTCCAGCATTTTAAAGCCAGTAAAAATCATTTTGAGAATAGAGACAAGTAATAATGATTGTTATAAAACAATATTATACCTTCGAAGAGTTTCTGATGACGCTCTAATTGAATGTCTTCAAAATTATAGAGAAATCACAAATCCTGAATGTAAATTTTATGTGAGAATATTCGATACTGAAGAAGAATGTAAAGAATATTATAATGCTCAGATTCATAATACTGTAGATCGACTTCAACATTTTTATGAAGAAAAGCTTAAATATATAAAATCCAAATTAATATGATAACAAAAGAATTATTGTTAGAATATAAAGAAAATTCCAAGTCACTTTGGTATTTTATGTTAGAATTTTCTAGTAAATCTTATAAATGTACAAGGTTAGTAAAACCCATCGAAGTCTTAGTAACTAATTGGGATGAAAAAAGTGATTATTCTCTTATTTTAAAAAGTAAAAATAAAAATCTAGTTTTCAAAAATTATCACATAAGATTTTTTCTACCATATCTTTTTGAAACGAGAGAAGAGTGTGTAGAAGCTTATAATGCAGTTGTTCAGGATCAAAAAGATAAACTTCAACATGATTATGAAGAAAGATTGAGATATTTAAATTCTAAAATAGAAAAATTATGAAACAGCCAGAAACATATGAAGAACTTGATAAACTTATAGGACAAATATTCTGGACTTTTGGATTTTATATTGGTCCATACAGTTATAAATTTGAAAATATAAACTCCCCACAAGAAGTAGTTTTAGGGAAAGAGGAAGGATCTGGATATAGAGGAAACACTACCTGGTATCCTTTAAGAAACAAAACTACTAATATGATAGTTGGTTACTTTCAATTAATTCCTAATAGATATAATCTAGATAATTATAAATTATATGAATCAGAAGAGGAAGCCATTGAAAGTTGGAATTCTATTATTCAAAATCAACTAGATCGATTAGAATTTGATTATGAGAAGAAAAAGAAATATTTAAATAAAAAGATTATTAAAAAATGAATAAGATAATAATTGATGGATATTATAAAGAAAAGGAACACTTAGGAAAAATTTCAGGTATTATTTTTAAAAACTGGGAAGATAGTGAACCTATAGATAAAATTTCAATTATTATTAACAATTTCGATTCTTATATTCCTGGAGAATTTTATAAAAGAGAACTTCCTGGGATTGTAAAATTATTAGAAAATATAGATCTTGATAAATTCGATACAATCATATTAGATTCTCATGTTTGGTTGTGGAATGATGAAGAATCTTTTGAAAAACCTAAACCAGGACTAGGAGCACATCTATATGAAAAACTTGGAAGAAAGAATCTTAATATTATTGGAATTGCAAAAAGTTATTACTGTGATAATAATATGCATACTTTTTCATGTTTTCGAGGAAATAGTAAAAATCCTTTATATGTAGATTCAATTAATCAAGATAAAGATTATTCTGAAGTTATTAAAAGTATGTATGGAGATTTTAGAATACCATATCTTATAAAATTAGCAGATACAGAATCAAAAATAAATTTCAAATGAGAATGATTTATGCAATAGAACAATTACCCAAGAAAGAAGATACTTGGGTATTTTTGGGAGGACCTATTCAAGGAGCTCCAGAGTGGCAAGAAACAGTTCCAGATATTCAGGGAGTAACTTGGATAAACCCTAGAAGAAAAGAGAAAATTTCTGGAGGTTTATCTGATGCTGAATATAAAAAACAGGTAGATTGGGAAACAATTGGACTTAGAGTATCAGATTTTATATTATTTTGGATCCCTGAAGCTGTTGAAGATATACCAGGAAGAGATTATGCACAAACTACTAAAATCGAACTTACCGAAAATTTAGTTAGAAAGAAAAATATAATCTTAGGAATTGCGCCGAAAATACACGGAAGAAGGTACTTGATCGAAAAAGCTAAAGCATATGGAATAAAAAATGTATATAGCTCTTTAGACGAATGTATATCTGAGTTAAAGAAAGAAATATCTAATAGAGAGTCCAGTTCAAGAGAGTTTTTTACTTCCGATACACATTTCGGCGCAGAAAGAACTTTGGAATTATCTAAACGTCCTTTCATGAATGTTGAAGATATGGATTGGACTATGGTAGAGAGATGGAATACTAAAGTTCCTCCTAAAGCTATCGTATGGCATCTTGGAGATTTTGGTGATAGAAGTTACTTGAAATATTTAAATGGAGATATTCGATTAGTTTGTGGAAATTATGAGATTAAAGAAAAATCTGAAAGAAATCTAGATATACCTGATTTTATAGGAGAGCTTATAGATTCTGGTTTTTCAAAAGTATTCCTAACTGAAGCAGAAACAAAACTCCTAGGAAAAGAGATAGCACTTGTACATGAACCTATGAATTCTACAAAAAAGTATAATCTTTTTGGACATATTCATGGAAGACAAATGATTAAGAGATTTGGATTAGATGTAGGTGTTGATGTTCATGGTTTTGCTCCTATGTCTGCAGAAGAGGTTGAATTTTTCTTAAATGCACTAGAAAAAGGCTATTACGACGCTGAAGTATTTTGCTAGTCTGATATTCCTTGAAAGCCTTATAAGTGAGAATAAAAAACAAACTTAAAAGAAAAGGAATATGATAGAAAAACTTAACACACTAATGACAATATTAAGTGCATTAGGATTATTAAGAGACGGAGTAAAAAATTACATAGATGTCTCAGTTGAAAATAGTTTATCTAATGGAATAGTAGATAAACTAAAAGATAGTTATGACAATTATACAGCTATCTTAAACAAGTATGCGATTGAAGGAAAGGATTTTGATGTTCCTTCGATTAATAGAGATTACGTAATAAGAAAATTGCGATTAATAAAAACAATAGTAAACAGATTAGTCGAATATTATATCAATGAGCCAGAAACATTGAGAGATTATAAACAGTCCCTCTATTTGATTGGCGCTGACATAGATAGTATATATCGAAAGTCTGTTGTTGATTATAAAACGTTTTTGCTTGCAGTTAAGTAAGAAAAGGGTGGGTAATTCCACCCTTTATTTTCCACCGTTTAGAAAAGACTAAAAACCTTATATATGAAAGGAAAATAGAGTTCCTAAGAGGTTAAAAATAATACCGTCTAAGAAACCCTGTTAGCCTTATATATGTAATAAAAGATAGAAATATCTGATATTACCTAAAGACATAGTATATCTAATTTAAAGGATATATTATGTCTTTTATACTTTAGCGTTATACATAGATATAACTTAGATATATTACCTATACTAAAGGTGCCAGAAGGGAAGGAATATATTGAAATTCAAGATTTGCTAACTTGACATCGGCTTGGCGATGTAAAAATAGTTCTGGGAACATACTTACTGTATTTAGAATTTAGAAACAGGAAAAGAGGAAAGTTGTTATAGCCTCAGTATGATTCATAGGCCAGCGCGTAAAAAAGGTTGGACACATAACTTGGCAAGCACTAACAAATTTTATAACGTGCATTTAGCCGAGTTTAATAAAATAAATAAAAATTAAATAAATTCCTTATAGTAGATAATATTATAAGGCCACGATATATTGAGATAAACCTGATAAAGGATTATCAAGAGGAATATATCAAAGACATGTAGCCAAATATATGTGGTGAACTATGAATATAATAAAGGACCTGTATAGTCTAGAGTTATTAGTAATAGGATGTGAACTTAGAGGGATTTAATATACAGTTAAATTATTATATATAACCTATGATAAATACCGATGAGGAAATTATAAAGATTATATATAATTCTAAGTTAGAAATCTTTAAGAGAGAAGCTTAAAGTAAAAACAACCATTTCTAAGTAAATTACTTAGAAAATAGAGACAAAAGAATATTAACAACAAAAAATTATAAAATTATGAAAGCAGTTGTAAAAAACGTTGGAATTTTTGTAGCAGGAATAGCAGCAAAAGTAGTATTTGATTATGGTTATAAGAAAACTAAAAAATGTTTAAATAACCGGAAAACAAAAAAGCTGAATAAGCTAAAACAACCAGCCCGAGTTATGGATTAACTTGGGTTTAGAGACAATAATTAACAAAATTAATAACTTAAATAATAGGAGGAAAAATTATGAAACTAATTAACTCAGCAGTAACGAAATTTGGTGCAACAAAAGTTGTAGCAGTAGCAGCTGGAGCAGGAATGGCATTAGGAGTAGCAACTACCTTAGGATGTCAAAAAGCCTATAAAAAACTCAAACCGAAAGGTCTTAGGGATGAGGATTTGGAAAAATTGGTAGAAGAAACCGTCAACCTAAAACCGGATGCAGAAAAAGAAAAACCTGCTGAAGAAGTAAAAGCTGAATAAGCTAAAACAACCAGCCCGAGTTATGGATTAACTTGGGTTTAGAGACAATAATTAACAAAATTAATATATTATGAAAAAGATAACAGAAGTCATTATTTTTATGACAATGATATTAGCAGGAATTGCTTGGATATTAGGATTTGATATAATTTATTCGATATCAGCAATAATTATGGGAACTACCGGAATTTATTATTGGTTTAGATATATGATTCCGGAACTATTTAACAGCAATGAAGAAGAATTCATTGATGACTAACCGGAGGGATAACAAAATTTCCCTCCATTTTCATTTTTGTAGTTAGGTGAATTCCTAACCTGATGAGATCATGAGGTTAAACTCAAGATCGAAACAGAAATGGAAACTAAAGATTTCCTTTTGATTTTATATATCAAGAGACCATAACTAAACAAAAGGAAATTTACAAAGAAAAAAAGAGGTCTTGACTTTAATTAGTCAAGTTGATCCTCTTTTTATTTTTTTTCTTCAGAATGCTAAGGAATTTGATTTTGTAGCATATAAAATTCATTTTTTAACATATCAATTCTACATTTGATATCAGCTATTTCACTTGCTATATCACGTAGTGGAGAATTACAGAAAAATTCTTGATTACTATTCCAATAAATATTATTTCCTGTAATAACACTATTAATATTAGTTATAGCTGTTTCTATATTATGTAATCTTTGCATTAAATTAAAATCTCCAAAGATTCTTTTATCTATAGTAGATACTAATCTCTCTTCATTATTTACTATTATCTCAGGATTATCCATTATTTTCTCTAGATAACCTCGAAGATAATTAATAACTATATCTAAAATCTCATCCGATTGTGCAGAGGATAGAATTTTTTCAACTACAGCTTTTACTACAGAATCAGAAATTTTGATATCATTACTTAATTCAATATTTGTATTACTCGTTTTCATTGCCATTTTTCAGTTCTCTTAAATAAGTTTTCTTAGATTCTAATTGAGTTTCAAGTAACTCTATTTCTCTCTTTAATGAAGCAATTCTTGTACTCTTAAGGGATTTATCTAGCGTCTCTATAAAAGAATCTTCAAGTTGAGAAAATTTTAAATCCATATAACAATGACAACTACCACCATAACCCCAACTATCTGTATATTCTAAACAAATACTTTCATCATTGATAGCATCCTCATTGTAATTATCATCTAACCAAAGACTTCCTCGAGTAGGATCATATTCATCATACCATGAATTAGTTAATCCATATTTTCTATAAACTTCATAGATCTTATCAAATCTCTCCTTACATATCTCAACAATCTTAGGTTTAACTTCTTCTGATTGTTTCTTTGAATCTCCTAGAAAAATACCTAAGAGATTAATTAATTCTTCTTTTCTATCCATAATTCATATATTTTATTTTACGGTAGCAGAACACAACTATCTACTACATCATTAAGAGTTTTAAGGGAAGAAAAATAAAAACTATACCTATTATTTTAAGTATAGTTTTATATAATAACTCTATTTATTATTCTCTGTAACTATTATATCCATTTTCCCAAAGAATATCAGCTTCTTTAGGTATACCACAATCATCTGCAAATGAATAATATACTTTTCCGATAACCCCGTCTATTAATGGCCAAATAAAATCAATAATCTCTCTATCGGTTTTACCTGCATCGTTAAGTTCTTTCCATTTATCTCCTTTACCATATTCAGTATACATATCATACCACTCATAAACGAAATTAATAAGATTGAATATCTCACTATTTCCGTATCCCCCACTATCCTCTTCTTTCTGATAAAATTCAACAGCACGAATTACATCTTCTTTAGAATTTATAATAATCACTTTATCAGTTATATTATTTTCATTTAGAAGATTTATTAATTTTTCTTCAATATCTAAGAAGAAAACTTGAGTACTTGAATTAGTTATTACATCTGAATAACTAGTGATTAAACGTCTTTTGCTCATAATTTTTTATAATATATAGTAATTCTTCTGATAATGTTACTTTTGTCCCTAAGTTACGAATGAAAGTTGCTTTATTAATATATTCCTTCGTTGTAATTATCTGATTGAACGTTAGTAATCTCAGGCGCCGTGATATAGTTCCAGCATTACTCTTAAATTCTTCTGGAGTAAGTGCAACTATATCAATTATACTTTTGCATACCTTAGATAATGTTAGTTGTTTTAGGATAGGTTGTTTTATTTCGAATCTTAAACAAATAATATGATCTACAGCATAAATATTTTCTTCAGGGTTACCTCCAAATAGGTTCAAAAGTTCATTAGGGAGAGATAGTTTTACCTGACTCCCAAGTCTAAAACAACAAATAGAATATCGAGGGTTTCTTTCATCTGTATATACATAGAATTTATTTGTTGTTATTCCCGAAGTATCAGTCAAGACTCCATCCATATCTAAATCCTTTTGTTTCTAAGTTATCTAACTCATAAGAATAGTCTTTATCATCAGGATACAGTTTATAAAGTCTATTCATAATTTTTTGATTATGTTTAATATCAATATATACAATAGTTCCCTTTAATCTCTCCATAATCTTTGGTTTAAACATTTCCCAAATATCATCTTCTTTATCAGGGAATTCATTGTTCATATCAAGGTATAAGTTAAATAGATTTCCTAGTAGAGGTTTTAAATCCCATATTGAATAATTATGATTAAATCCTTTCTTTCCTTGAAATCTAAAGAAATATTCAACATCTTCCTCAGTTTTTAGAACAAGGAAATCTTTTTGATATTTTTTATATATTCCAGTACCAATCATCTGTCTTAATGCATCTGGTCCTTGAATTAAAAATACTTCAGTGCTTGAATTTGTAATAACATCTGAAAAACTAGTTATTATTCTTTTCTTTTTTCCCATAATTTACATAAATAAGAAAATGAGGGCAGCCATAATCTCACGACTTGCCACCCTCTGTCTTCAAATACTCTATATCTTTATTATCAGAACATTAATCCACCTCGATATAAACTTGGATTACCTTTCTGTCTAATTATCTTAACTAATGTTTCGCCATCCCCATATATATCCTTAACTAGAATAAATCCGTCTTCATCAGGATCTTCAAGAATGGTTCCAATACTAAGTTCTTGATTTTTCCAGAGACTTGAGAATTGAGATGTCATTCTAGTTTTCCAACCATCTAGGATATTACTACAATAATCCTCATTTGTCTTAGTATCTGAATCTTTATCTTCCATCTCACAATCTTTTCCAAGCCATTCTGGGAAATTAGCTCTTCCTGGACGAAGAATTTCCTTAATCCTTGTTACATCTTCCTCTGTTTCAACAGGGAATTTCATGATATCGAAAACATATTTAGCCAAAGGAATATTAAGGCAAGTATCTTCAGAAAGTTTTCCATGAATATTTACTTCATCAACAATCGAACCAAGAATATCAATAGTAGATATCTCAAGAAGATCGATTTTTTGAAGAATATTCTCTCTCTCTTCTGGAATTTTTAAATTATCGTCCAAATATTCGTTTATTGCTTTTTCTGACAAATTTCCGAATTGTTTGATATATCTAATTCTTCCAGGACGTCCAAGTAAATTCTCATTTACGTTAAGTGTATTTGTTGTTAGAATATATAATTTTCTTGATCTATTATATACCCCATCAATTAATTTTAGTAATACTTCATCACTCTCTCCTCGCTTAAATGTTTTCTCTGCTTCATCAATCAAAACAATACATTCAAAGTCGAGTTGTTGAATAAAACTTACCATTCCCTCTATTTCATTATCAGGAATGATTATGACAGGAATGTCTAATCTATTACATAATAGTTTAGCACCAACACTTTTTCCTGTTCCTTTATATCCTGTGAAAATAACACCAAGATTCTTATTCCCTTCAACAAATTTATCTGATTCCCAAGTTTTTTGAATTATATCAAATAAATTATCACAACCTACATCATATATTTTATGATTAAATTCAAACTTTTCTGAGAGTTTTTTTAAACCGATTCTCTTATCTTGACCTTTTCCTTGATATAATTCAAAAATTCCTGAACCTGGAGTTGGATAAAGTACTGTATTTCCATCAATCGGAAATAAAGTTCCACATTCATCAATCCATTTTTGTGCTACTAAATTTTTCATTTTTCTATTTGTTATATTTTATACATTTATAAGAATTTCAAGCTTTCAGAAGAATTTAGAATATTTATTACAGTTTTTGAATCTCCTACAATTAAATATGTATCTTTCTTTTTAATTATATCGACTATCGTTTTTAAAGATATTTCTAATGAATTAATCTTTTTCCAATTTTTATCACAAATAATAGGATCATAAGAAGTATTCCCTCGATGTTTATCTTCGAGGTTAATAATTCCTAAACTTTCCATACGCTTCATAAGACATTTTAACCCTGTTTTCTTAAAATAATATTCAGGCTCAACTCCTAATTCTATAACCAATTTATTTTTCTTTCCAGGAACTATACTTGGATTCCTGGTATATTTCTTTGGAGTTAATTCTATTGTAGCAGAATATATAAGAACATGGTCGATATCAAAGAAATATACGCCCCATTCTCCTTTCTGTTCTAGGTTAATCATTAGAAATATATGTTAAGAAGTTGTCCAAGATCTATATAATCAATCCCTACTTTTTCCGCTGCTAATATATCTCTATTACTTTGACCATAGAGTCCAGATTCAAGTCCAATTTGTATGGCTGAATTCTTATCAAATCCATGAGTCTTAGAAATTACAGCATCCATCATTCTATCTTTAGATTGTCCAAAATCATTCTGTACTAAGATTTGACAATGATCATACGGAACTCTTAGATATTCTGATAAAGCACAAACAATATATTCTAACATTATTTTCCAAGAATCCGAACCATTACTACTTAAGATTAGATTTCTTGGAACCATAGCATAAACTTTATTTGGGTTAAAACATAAAATCTTATCCCAAACTTCAAAACGGAGTCTAATATCATAAATTCCACGTGGAAGAAGACCTGGTTTTCCGTTACTTTGGAAAGTTTCTACTAAACAATCTAAGACATCACAAAATATTACTTGTTTCTGTCGATCAATTTCTTTTCTTCCATTATTTGTATTACTACTTCCCCAGGATCCTCCAGTATTACCACTACTACCCCAGCCAGAAGATCCACTCCAAGATCCTCCTGAGTTTCCCCAAGAATTTCCTCCAGCTGGTTTTGTTTGCCATGGATACTGTTGATTATTACTTCCTCCCCACGAAGATCCTCCTCCGTTATTATTCCAAGATGGAGTTGATGGTTGACCCCAATTACTTCCACCTACACTTTGTCCAAATGGTGTCTGTTGCATAATTTTTTCATTCAATTCTTTTTGACCTTTAACTACTTTTTCTATTCTCTCATCCTCCTCTGCTTCATCGATTTCATTGATATCATCATCGTCATCATCTCCTGAATCATATGGAGGTTCTTCTGAAGAGTAGTCAGGCTTTAGATATTCTTTAAATTTATTATCTTCTTCCATAAGTTTTATAGTTTATGTTTATCACATATAAGGATTTCCGGATTTAATAAAAGTTTATCAAGTCTAGCTAATTGAGATTTTTCCATATAAAATTTCCATAATTCCGTTTCACGAGCTTCCCTAAAACATTCTATAACTTTTTGAATATCTAATTCTATATTTCCAATAATCCTATACATATTTCTTATTTTAGGTACTGGATCTATACTAAAACACCCTTCTTTAATAAAAGAATAAATATCTGAGTAAGATGGTCGTTTTAGTATAGTAGGGATAGTTATATTAATAGAAAGATCTATATTTGTTGGAAGAGCTAGAAATATATCTCTAGATTGTAGTTTGAGATAATGTTTTGATACAACAACATTTGCTATCATAGGAAATATTCTTTTGAATTATTTATCATATCTTTTAATATAGTCAATTGAGTGTCATCACCACCCCAAAATTTATCATTAAAAGCTTTCTTCATACCCTGAATTATCTTTTTATAATCTATTCCTTCTACTGTCCCTAAAACTTTAACAATTGATCTATTTGACATTTTTTCCGGTAACTCAAAATAAAACCTACCAAAACCAATAGATTCATATATATCTTTTCGTCTAGGTCTTTTAAGATAATTATAGTGTTGATCATCAATACATATGTAAATATCTAAATTTTTCATAGTTCGAATTATTACTTCTCTTAATTCAATCATATCGTTTGTATCAACTATTATCCCTGTCATGTAAATTTTATATTATCTAAGTTTTTTACTAAATGTTTCAAATCATTCGCATAAGGACAGTTTTTAGATCCTTGGATAAACGATTTTTTAAGTTTTTCTGGGTCAATATTAACTTCTTGAATGATCAAGTAATCAATTATATTCCTATATCGAAGATGTTCTGATAAAGAAGTGTCATCCCAAAACCGAAATATACAAAATCTTCCAAGACAAGTTTTTACATAAATTTGTTTAGGAGATACTCTTTTAAATGCTAACCCATCTAAACCATATTCTAAAATAAAGTTCTCTCCAAGAATATTTCCACTAATAATTCCAATATCAGTTGATAATTCTTTTTGAAGTCTTCTGTAAAACTTAATCTTCACCATCTCCAGTTCCTGCTTTAATAGATAAGATAGGTTTAATAATTTCCAAAATTTTCACCGTATCTTGTATTCCAGTTATTATTTCAGAAGGATCTTTATATACCTCAGGTGCTTCATCAATACAGGCGAGACATACAGAACTAGAGTATACATTGCCCATACTTTCTTTAAATTCTTGGAGACTTAATCGTTCTCTTGCTTCTCGCCTAGACATTAAGCGCCCAGCACCATGAGGAGCACTATAGTTTCTATCAGGATTACCAAGACCTTCACAAATTAAAGTTCCAAAAGCCATGTTCATAGGGATAATTACTTTCTGTCCGGCGTAAGCTTGAATAGATCCTTTTCTAATTATTCTATCTCTTGGATCTATATAATTATGAATAGACTCAATCCTCTCAAGCTCTTTTCCAAGTCCAAGAGCTTTTTTAATTCTCTCTGATATTACCATTCGATTATATTCTGCATAAGCTTGAGCAAAAAACATATCCCCAAGATAACCAGATATATCTTCATGTGTTACTAAGAATCTACTAGGCGGAATTGTATATCGGCCGGAAGCATGAAGTTTTTCTATTTCTTCTTTGATTTTCTTCCCTTGACCTTTATACTTTTCCTTAATTCCTCTCTCGGCCACTTTCATATCCGCCTCAATTATCCTAGTTTTCCCAATTTGTTTTTTCCAATAAGCAAGTATTTTTATTCCTAAATTTCTTGATCCTGTATGAATAGTAACCCAAACAGACTCTTTATCTTCTTCTACCTGTCCAAGTTCTATAAAATGATTCAATTTTGTTACTAATACTACTTTCAAGTATCGGATAGATCATTTCTGCCTATCTCTAGTAGTTCTTTTTCCTACTAGTTCGGAGCACACCTTCTGACTTTTATGCCAGGCCAAGTCCCTCTGCTCTCTACGGGGGTATAAGTTTTAACACTATAACCTTCCCTCGGTGATTAGCATCTCAGCTTCTCCCGATATGGACGACTTTTACAACGAATGACTATTAATCATTCTGGAGGCAATCAATTTTTCTCACCTCCACCAAGAGTTCCAAGAGATTTATAGAAAATTCCCTCAGACATACCAATTCTTTTAAGGGTTTTTGATATAAATTTCTCTATCTCTCCAAGACCCTCATAACATACAAATTCAGGCCATAAACTTCTTGCTCTTTCAAGTTTTGTTTTAAAAAATTTCTTGAATTCTTTTTCTTGGATAACAGTTTTCTCATTAATCTCCATACCCATTGGAATATCTCTACGAATTCTAGCATCCCAAAGAGCTAATTCTGGATCTCCCGAAGGCATTTTATATTTTACACTTAACATTCCACAATTACCAGTAATAAAAATTCTTCCATTTCTTCTACATACAAAATATCCAGTATCCGTGGTAAAACAATATTTAAATCCATCAATAGAAGGAACAATACTAGATTTTTTATTATAAGTAACTATTTTATTCCTAGCAGGACTCACATAATAAACTATATTCCATCTCTCTTTTCCTAAAATTTCTGAAATTCCTGCTCTAGTATTTGTAGCCGAAAATGCAAATTGAATTACATCTATATTATCCTTATTAGTATTTGAATAAGAACTTCTATATCCATTATGTCCATCCCAAAGTAAACACTCTTCTTTTACTATTTCAAGTTGCTCTTTAGTAGCTAGATAATACTTTTTAAGATCTTTGTTTATTGAAAAATCTACATTAAATCGTATAGAAGTAGATTTATCTTTTAATATTGAAATTTTATACTCAATATTAGCATCCTCTAATAATTTTTTTGCTCTTTCTATTTTTCTTTTTTTTCTAAAATGTAATTCTATTCTATTATGATCTTTAGCAGGTATTATCTTTCCATCCGCTTGTACCATAATATCTATTCTAATCATTTCATTGGACAAACTAACACCTGGGTTATTAGATATATTAAAACAAGTTTTAAATCCATAAAAACCTTTAGATAAATTGAGTTTATCTAATTCTATTGGAGTAATTTTTCTATGATTCAATTTATGTCCCTTCCAATATCCAGAGTATACTAATAAATTATGTTCTGAACTAATCAATTGATCTAATCCACTTTTCTTATTATAATATTGATGAAATTCAGTACAAGGAGATTTTATATACTTTATAGGTTTTAAAAATTTTCCCTCATCCGTTTCCGGATCAAATTGCATAATCTCTTCATCAGCATAGTTAGATATTTTAATCCATCCAGTTGGTGTTAACACTTCTGTATCACAATCTAGACACGATATATCACAGCCAACTACATCAGGATCAAGAGGACCGCCAGAATAAGTTTGAGTATATCCTACTACGCAACCTTTCCCACAATGAACATCCTCCATAATCCTAACTGTTTCATTCTCAGTCATTTTAGTATTTAAAAGTTCGTAGACTTGAGAAACTGCTTCTGGTTCAATATTATCAGTAAAGACAATTGCTTTACCATATTTTCCTGTTATTTCCATAAAATTATCTTATAAAATAAAGGGAGTATTTTCTCATACTCCCCTAAAACTTATTTCTTTTCTTCAACAGCTTCCTGTCCCTGCGTTTCTTCTTTAGAAGGTTTGTCTTCTTTAACTGGACCTACAAACAATCCGCGAAGAATACACATCTTATTTTCTAAGGTACACTCTGAATGTTCCTTATTATAATATTCACAGATATCAGGGCAACATTTATCGATTACTTCGTCGAGATAAACCAATTTTTTATTTCCGGCGATTTTTTGTAATATATCAGGCTGATCTTTGAAAATTTCCTCAAGAGTGCCTTCTTTTGGAACCATTGAGGTTAAATCTGAATCTTCTCCTTCATTAGCTCCAAGATCATTACAAAAATCGATAAATGATAGTTCTTCATTTCCGGGATCTCTAGGATCAGGGATAAAAGAACAACATTTTCCATAAGGACATTCTTTATCACAAATTAAATGTGATGTTGGAATTTCCTCAATGGGTCTAAAAACTACCACTTTTTCTCCGTTAGATGTGGGAACTTTTACTGTTTTTAACTTTTTCATAATTTAATTCATTAATGTTATTTAATTCTTTACGCATTTATTTTCGAAGCGGATTCTGTATTAATTTCCGCTTCATATATAAGAATTTCAGGGGAGAAGAAAATAAAAAAGAAGGAAGTATTTCATTCCTTCTTCTTAAATGTTCTAGTTTAGTTAGTTACTGCATAAAGAATTGTGTTCCCTTCTCTTCTAAGAGTAAATAGTCTTTCAACCTCATTATCACTTATTATTTTATAGTCCTCTCGTTTTTTAGAAACTAGATAATCTTTAATAAGTCCATAATTAAATGACTCTATCACAAGATGACAACCATTTGGAGTATTAATTTTTCCTAGAATATTAGTATATCCTGAGATAAATTTTTCTATATCGTATTGATAGGATTTATCTTCAGAATCAATATCTAAAATCCACCTAGGTTTATCTACAACTCCTTTTGATTGAACCGTTTCATTACTTAAGGCTACTTTCTTTGGAAGATTATGTATATTTGTATAATCATTGTTTGCTACTCTCTTAGAATATTCAAACATACATTGCTTTCCAAATTTTTCCAAAGATCTTGGTGTAATAGATATGTAAGCTCTTGCTTTATAATGTTCACACATCTCCGTTAATCGATTCCAGGATTTTTCAAGAACTCCTAAATCTGTCACCCACCAAGCATATCTCTGTATTTCTTGAAGAGGTAAATCAGGATTCTCTTTTCTTCTTTGTATAACTTGCACAAAATAATATATCTCCGGTTTACCTTTAGAAGATATCTTAAATTTTAGAAGACTTTTTACTGTCTCTAAATTATTTATTACTCTCATGATTTTATAGTATTTAGTAAAAATTTCCAAGAAACTGTTGCTGTATGATCTGAAGAAAAGATATCAACCGTCTTACTAGTACTCTCAATCAATGGAAAATGTTTATCATTAAATCTCGTTGTTTTTGACATAATGATCTGAAACTTTCTTCTTCTAAGCTCTTCATTATATTTAGTGAGATTAGTTTTCCATTCTTTTCGAATCTCTTCGATTGGCCTTTTTCCAAAACCAATAGAGTCTAAGAATACTTTGATTACACTACTTTTTGGTAATGCTCCTCTTTGATATTCTTTATACATAAGTTGTCTTTTTTGTTTTTCTCCAGGGATACCAGAAATAAAACTAACCAATTCCATTATCATTTCTGATTTTCTTGTAGCTTCTTTATCAGTTTCCTTCTTAGGGAAGTAATAATCTCCAACTATTCCAAGAGATTTAAGAAACTCTATTTTTGGATCTAAAGTTACCTTCTCAGGATAGTACTCTTGAATATATTCATTAGCTATTGCTGCAAGTTTATACTTAACTTCTAATCGAGAAAGGTAATAACTACTAATATCTCTAATTGCACACTTAGTTACTACTGGAAGAGATGAGATATCTATTAGATACTCTCCAGAAAACACTAATTCTGATTTTATTATCCCCAGTCGTTTAAATTTCCCGGCGAGTTTATTGGAAATCATAACTCCTATTAAAGACTGATTAAGAAGACCATCCTTTACTAAACATATAGATTGTCTTGTTTTATATGTTTTTTCGCCGGGTTCTATTCCGACTGTATTTTCTGGGATATTAACTACCACATTAGTATCAAAGCAGATTCCTAAGTTAGCTCGTCTTTTATTTCCAATCGTTCCTGTCACTTTCGCCCATTTATCTTTTTGGTAAGTAACAGCAGTATTACTATCCACTTTTTTAGGAGAAAGTCTTTTATATTCTCCGATCAACTCTGGATTAATAAGAATACTTGCATTATCCTCAATTAAATCAGTTATTAACCTACTAATTGAATATTTATTATAATCTGAATAAATTTTTGGATACTTAGTTTTTCTTTCAATAGGTTTGGGTGTATATTCGGAACGTTTAATAATATCATTAAGATCTTCAATATAATTAGTCATCCCTACACGACCGTACATCTCGTAAAAACCTTTGATAACTATTTCATCTTTTGTTGCTTGCGCTAAAAGTTCAGCAGTATCTAGGTATTCAAGTTTAATTGTACTTCCTAAAAAAGATAATATAATTCTAAGATCCTGGGTTGAATAAGTTTCCCCAGAGTATCTTTCAACTCTTTTTTCTCTTACTATTCCCCATGCAGATGCGTAATTATGAACACTAGGACTAACTCTTATTTTATTTTTTCCATAAGAATCCATTATTAACCAAGGATTACCAGAAGAACTAAGTTTATCTGCTAAAAGTACATATTGATACTTTAGATTTTTCTTATTTCTCAGGATAATCTCAGTACTTTTCCCATACTCATAATCACAGTACTTTACTAATTTTAATCTTGAACCATTAATTTTAATTTCTTTTTCCATAATTCTTATGTTTATTGTTATTTATTATTCATTAGTAAGAGTTTCAAGAGCTTCTAAAAAATCCAAGATATTCATTATAAAATTACGATAACTTTTATCGGGTTTATCTGGAAGTCTAAGAGAATACTCAATAAAACCTCGTAATTCTATATCAGAAGGACAAATATTCATTATAATATCTTTGTAAAGATTATTATGAACTGTTTCTGAGATTATAAGATTATTCTTAAGCTTTCTAAATAAACTTCGTTTTGTTAATTTTTTATAATTATCCTCAGAATGTAAATAAACAGGTAATACCATTACTAAATCTCTAACTTCAGAAGGACTAATCCAGTTCCCTATTGGAGATCTAGCTGCATTTAATTCTTCATAGTTCTTTAGAATATGATAATTCAAAAGTTTATTTCGAAGAATAGATATATTTTTATCATAAATAAATTTTATAAATTCTTCTCTATTAAATAACTGATTAAATCTGATATAACCAACTATAATATTTTTGTTATATCGTAATCTATAAAATTCAATACTTTCTATTTTTATTTTCTTCATAACACATATAAGGAAAATAAACCCCGACCTATCACAGGCTGGGGCTTACTAAATATGCAAAATAAGGATTTTCTCTTTTCCATTTATAAGGATTTAAAGCCTTAAGATTGATAAACAATAAGAATTATGAAAAATATTAATGAAGAAAAAATTAAAAAATTTAAAAAGATTACGGAATTAATTTTGAATGAATTGAAAGAAATAGGAATAAATCCTATTCTATCCGAAGATGATACTTCCCCTAATGAAGAGTGGGGAAATAGTATGACAATGTCTTTCAGTTTTTCTAATGGAGGACTTAAATATTGGTATCTCGGAATTTGGGGATGTGGGAGATGGTCTGAAACTTACGATTGTGATAATTCTGAGGACTATATATCAGTCTTTCTAATTCACAAATGGACGTATGATAAATTTAGACCTAGTAGTTCAGATATAGAATACAGAATTACATTAAACGATAAACCTGTAGAAATATATCATGTAATTCAAGGGTTAGAAGAAATTCATAAAAATCCTATTCAAGAATATTATAAAACTTTTTGGGAACATAAAAGTGATCATGATATGCCTTGTCTTGAATATTTTAGAGATTGGTGGTTTCATGAAGTTACTTATCCGATTCAAGAAAAATTGAGATATAAATGGAGTGTAAAAATATTATATAATTTTCTTAAAGTATTATCATGGATTGACCCTAGAGTCTCACGAAGGAAGTTATTTAAAGAAGAAGGGTGTATTCCAATCTATACTTCCGGATTTTTAGCGACGGAATGGGCATCAAGTCGTGATTGGGCTTTTAATAGCTTTGCATGGTTATATGAAAAATTTCCATGGTGGTTATGTAAAATCTGTAAACATAAATTATTTGATGCACACTGGAACGTCGCTGATTTTCCGGAAGAAGTAACAAATACTTTAGAAAAAAGAATGTGGAAAGGAGTAGTAATATGAAAAAGTTTAAATTTGAGGAATGGTTAGATGAGAAAGGTGGAGGTTGTGAACTCATTTTAATATGTCTTTTTTGGAAATTTATATTTGATCCTATTATATACCTAACTACCAAAGATATGGATTGGGTAGTAGCATCACAAACTCCATTCATAATATTTATTCTAACTCCATACATATTATTTAGAACAAGAAAAAGATGGAAAAAGAAAGATTAGATTTATTATTAGTTTATGCAAATGATCTGTATAGATATATTGCTAAGAAACTTGGAGAAGATTATGAGCCAAAAAATTTAATTGGTCTTTTAGGATGGTTAGACGAACATAACGTAATAATACATATCCAACCAGAATTTTATAGTCAAGGTATAAATTGGAATTGGCAAATTTCATTTTATAATCCAGAAACTTTTGATGATCCAGATCTTATGGATGGAACTGGATTATATGGAGATAATGGAGAATATCCTACTAGAGGAAAAGCTATGTGTTGTAGTATTGTTAGAGCACTAGAATTATATATCCTTGAGATGATAGATTCTGAAGAAATTCTAGGCGATTACAAACTTCCAATGCCTTCTGGAACAACAGTACAAGATCTCTTAATTTACATGATAAGAAATCAATATTCTGTAACAGTAGATGAAAAATGGTCGGAAATGAAAAGAAAATCTATTAATGAATACTTTAATTACTTAAAAGAAAGGATAATAGAATGTTGGGAAAAAGTTGTCTAGGATGTTTTATGTTCTTGGTAATAATGTTCTTAGGATGTTTATTCCTAGGATTTATAACTAAGATTGTATTCGCGCTATCAGTAGGAGTATTTATTCTTACAGCATATATCATTGGAATAATTTTTATGGCTTTCGTGATTTATAATGCAATTAAATTTTTACTTACATCATGAAATGGAGAAATTTTATACAAGATTTAGTTCTGATAATTATTGGAGTTATTCTTTCAATAATTCCAGAAAAATCAGAATTTACAGAGATGCTAACTACATTCTTCATAACAGGAGGAGTTGTTAAATTAGTTTGGGATTTTATAGTAAATAGTGATGAGGATTGATTATGGAAACTATAGAAATAAATTATAAATATAAACCAGGAACAAGATTATATCGAGTTACTTATGGAGAGCTTAAGTATTATGATGTTGAATGCGTAAATATAAACTTATCATTAAATCGAGATGAACCGCTTATAACATATCAACTCAGAGTTAATAATTCATCAGGAAACAGAGATACAACTTGGGATTTTGAAATTGATAAATATTATTCATTAACCCCAGAAGAAGCTTTAAAGAAACATTCAGCGGAGTTATTAGAAAAATTTAATTCTAAAGATAAATGACGATTATAGTAATTATATTCTCAATAATAATATGTCTAATAGGAGTTTATTTTCTCTTAATTGAGACTAGAAGAATAAGAAAATGGCTAGGAATTGGACTAATTCTTATCACAGCGTGTATTGTATCTACTATTTATACTGAATGGGTAAATAATAGAGTATTTCAGTATTATACACTTAAGATTACTCTCAAAGATAATACCGAAAAAGTCATAGAGTACGTTAAAGCCTCTGAGTTATCTATACGATTTGCTGAGGATTCAACTATTATAGTTTGTGATACTATTCCTAGTGTAGTAAAAATAGAATTAATTGAAGTAAAACAAAAACGTTATGGAGAAGTACATAAGAACGCTAATTTCTAAAGGAATGTCCAGAATAGAGGCTGAAATGTTTATAGACGGATTAACAAAAGTTATTCTAGAAAAAAGAGAACCAGAACCAATTAAAGCAATATTTCCTACATACTATAAAATTAAAACAATAGATTCAAATACTAATGAAGATCTTGGTTTCATAAAGTTTGATGTAGGATTTGATGCTAAATTTTTTGATTATGATACTGCCAAAAAAATTTGTACATATTTAAATGAACATGATATATACAGACAATTAGATTCAATCGATGCTGTAAATTATAATAAAAAACCATGGTTAACTATAACTCGCGATTGGAGATCTTATGTGAAATATATTACAAATGAAGGTAATGTTTTTTATATAGAAGTGAATTGGAAGATAGGACAAACAAGTTGGAAAATAGTACCATTTTATGATTAGAATATTACTCTGTGGGTTAGCAATCCTATTTGTAATTGGAATTTGGACTATAGAATTTATACAAAGATTATATGGAAAAATATTTGGAAAAATTAAAAGCGCTTGGAGTAAAAGATGAAGAAGCTGCCAAGAATCTACTTAAAGAAATAATCAATGATATTCAAGAAAAAGATATCATACATTTGATCATTTATTACCAAACAGGAAGTTCTTTTGAAACGCATAATGATGTAGATATTATTGATTATCCTTGGAATAATATATCTATTGCAAAAGAAAATGAAGAAGCAATTCGACAGCATTATAAATCTGCAATGGATTTAGAATATATATATATATATACTTCTGAATCAAGAGAAAAACTTAAAAAAGAAGCTGCTAAGAATTGGTGGTATGTAGAAGGACAATACAGTAGATATTCTCTGAAGTTAAAGAAAAATGATGGAACTTTCTTTACTTATAGTACTCCATGGATTGGCTACTTTGAACGTTTAAATGACATAGAAATAAAAATTTGTAACAGTTAATAATATTAACTACACTAGTCTATTATGGATTGGTGTAGTTATTTATTTTGCTCCTTTAATAGGATGAGAATCTTATATGTGAAAGAAAATATTTTTTTATTAACTAAAACAATAAAATCATGTTAGAATTTAAACCAGAAAAAGAATTAACAACATTAGACAAGTACAAAAAGTTATATGGTTTCTATGAAGGAAATCTAAATTACGTTCCTAGAGGAGGAGATCTAACAAAACATATTGGATCTTCTTTAGCACTAATTGATTATTCTAGAGATGAAACTGGAAGATGGGACTATTCTCTTAAAGAAGTAAAAGTTGAGGATATAACTGATTATGATCCTATGACTACAACTTCAATTATTAAGTATAAAATAATTGGGGAAGAGGAAGTCAAAGAAGCTAGAATTATTCCGGAAGGCTTTAGTTTTGAAAGTCCAGAGGAAACGGGAAAATCATTGAGATTTCTTCCGTTATCAATGCACTTTAAGGTTCAAGAAGAGAAAGCTTTTTATGATAGACTCTTAGCGAAATTTGATAATGCTAAAACACTATCTATCGAAGCTCTTGAAAATCTATCAAACTCTAAAGAACAATCTGAACTTCTTGGACGTAATTATAATATTGCAGCAGTGATTAAAACTGACGAAGAGACTCCAGAAATTCTATACTTTAGAATTGATAAACTAAAATTAAAACACAATAAACAAGATAATTATGCGATTACTTTAACTAATGAAGATAAAGATAAAACGTATACATTCTTGATTGATTCTAAAGCAGAATATTATGAATTCTCTTATGGAAAAGAAAAAATAGGAGATCTTAAAATTTTAGATCTCCAAAAATTATAAAAAATAAACCCAGGCCCTATGTAAAATAAGGCTTGGGATTTTTATTTCTTTACACAAATAACGCTGGTTTACATCTACTTCTCCAATCTAGAAGATAACCAGGCTCAATCTCTTCTAAAAGTATTGAAGTTTCTTTTAATTGAATAATACAATCTAGACATAAATTTATACCAGAATTCTTACTTCCAAAAGCAAGATATTCTTTTTTCTCTTTTTCTAGCTGATTATATTCAAATCTAGAACATAGATCAGACCATGCTCCTTCTTCATACATATTCTTTCCACAAATTGCACACTCACATTGTCCTAGACCAGCAATAGGGAAGAGTTGTTCAGGATCTGTAAAAGAGTGGAATAAATGTTTCATAAATCTTCTATACTGTTCCGTACGATAAGCCTCCACAAGTAATCCAATTTCTCCAAGATCTGGTTGAAGAGATCCTTGTGGGTTCTTATTTTTTCTGTAAGCTATAATTCTTTCCGGAAGTTGTCGGTCTAAGAGTGGTCTAGGGAAAAGATATAAATAAATTAAATTTTTCTCTTCCACACTTAATACTGGATTTACTCTTAAAGAATTAATAACTTCGTGTGCATCACAATCTTTTAGTTTGTCAATGTAAAATTTTAAAGAATTCATGGTTTTATTGTTTTATGATAATACATTAATAAGAGTTTGCAAGGAACAAAAAAGAGAACTTAAGATTTCCTCCTAAGCTCTCTACAACAAAACCATTTTTCTATATTAACTACCCAAAAAAGTTTTCAGATCTTCCATAATCCTCTTTTCTTTTTTGTTGTGGAGTAGTTTCTTCAAAAATTGTACTTGTAAAAACGACTTTATCTCTTTTCTTTTCACGATATTCATCTTTATGATGTACGTGTTGTTCACTTACAATGTCTTCTCTAACAAAGTAATTTCCATTCTTTTCCATGTCTTTTAAGTTTTCCATTTTATTTTATTTAATTTTACATATATAAGGAAATTGGGGATTCTGAAAATACCTTAATTTCTAATATTCTCCTAAATCCACTCTTCGGACAAGGAAGCCTTGATTCTAGAATATCAAAACTTTCTCTAAACCTAGCTCCGTAAAATTCTTCAGGACTTGGATCAGGGTACACCAAGAAGTTTCCGGTTGGATAATATCCTTGATTATCTCTTATGTCTAGAAGAAGAGGATTTACTCGATTTAACTCATCTAAAGATATTTCAGTAATTGATATATTTTCCTCACCTTCATCACAATCTACTTCCACAATAAATGTATAATTGTTATTCTTCTCCGGGATCATAATCTACTCTGATTATATGTTCTGGACTAACTTTTTTCACTAGAATAACTCCATTTCCAGATATAAACACTTCATCTTCTAATCCTTCTAAGTCTACTCTAAGTATTGCTATCTCAGGACCTCTTCGAAGAGCTACATTTCTTGCTGTCAAAGGATCTGAACTTAGATGTACATACTCTCTACTCCCTGGAATTAATCCATCTCTAAATATACTCTCTAAAAATTTTCTTTGTGTTCCGTGGTAGACAATATTGCACCCTGTGTACTTCTTAAAATCAGCATTAATCCCTTTAACACTGTGACCTTGAAGTGCACGAATCTTTCTTAAGTCGGCCGATAATTCATAGCGCTTTTTATTATCAGTATCTACTATTTCTTTTAGTTCAGATATAGTCCAGCCATGATCAATCAACTTTTTTGTTTCTAACCAACCTTCTGAATCAAGCGCTCCTTCTACTTCGGCCGGATTATGTCTTAAAATATATGCTAACTCTTTTCCTCTATTCTTTTTCATATAATCTTCCTATTTTTATAAATTCTCCTATTAAATTTACAGTTTCAGTTATAGAGTTTCCGTCATCATATGTTGATGTTGATATTAAAATCTGTTCAGTATACTCAAGATATCCAATATTATTTATCACTCTATTCCGAATAAACCGGAAATTTATCTCACATTTATCTAAAATTGAATTTATGTAGTTACTTTCTGGATTAATTTTAATAAGATCTTCTAAAAACCCCATAAATCCACATTGCATTCTACTAGTAAATTTCATTATTTTATCCAAAGGTTCTAAGTAATCTCGAAAAAGTTTTTCTAAGAAATAGAATGATAACTCATCTATCTTCAAAAAATTTCCATTACCAGTATAATATTCTACTAAATAATTAGAGCTGTCACTGAGATCTAAGCAAACTCTGAAAGGTTTCATGAGATTTACAAAAGATTCATCCTCCTGAAAAATTTTTCTATGAAAATACGTATCTATATCTCTACATAAGTTCTGATATTCTTTATATGTTTCTTTACATATCTTCCTTAGTCTCTTCACATGATCTTCCATACCACCAGATTAAAAATTTTCTTAACTTTTCATCTTTCCAATTAGGTGTAAAACAGTTAACAATTCTCCTTCTTATTTCTGTTCCAGAATAAGTTACATGCACATCATCTTTTTGATCAGGATAAATTTTTATATTATAGAATCCTCCATTTTCTTTATATCTCTCAGCTACAGAATCTCTAGAACCACATATATAAATTTCAGAATCCTGTGGTATTTCATCAAGACTTTTTAAATAATTAATTCTATGATCTAGCGTTTCAACCCATTTAGGATAATTACCTAGATCACTAATTTTAAATATTTTCATCTTTGGATAGGACTCAAGTACCATTTCTTTCCTTGCTTCAAAAGGGAGAGGATCATGTGCAGTTCTTTCTGAATTTTTTGTTTCTCCTATAAAAATAACTACATTATTATTTCCAAAATCTCCTCTAACTTTATCTAATAAATAGTTATGTCCTCTTGTTAGATTATCTACCTGAAATCTACCAACAATTACTCCAATCTTAGTGCTCATTTCTTTTTTCTTTTATTATATGTTCTTTTTAATACATTTGTTTTAAGATATTCCTCACAACCTGTAAAAATTCTTCCTAATTCTGCTTTATTATCATAAGGCATAACAAATTTCCTATTCACTAAAGCAGTCGGAACCTGGTGAAGAGTATACAGAGCAGTTCCTTTAAAGAATCTAGATCTTTCAAGTTGATATCCTACGAACCCTTTAGCCTCTCCTGATGTAGTAATTGATAAGACAAATGATATCTCTCCAACTACTTTAAAAACAATACAATAGTGAAGTATAGGTCCAATAGGAAGAAATGCTACATCACCTCTTTCAATAGTTTCAGGTCTAAGTCTTTCTATATACATCGGAAGATATTTCTCCCTAAGATCGGCTGGAATTTTCTCTTCTAACTCCTTTGATCTAGTTACTATCTCTTCTTCCCTTTGTGATATAGATTTTTCTTCAGAGTCTCCAGCCGTAAGAGAGGGAGTTATAAACTTCCGCTTAATATCTAAAATTTTTTCAATGCAATCCCTATCTTCAGGCTTTTTATACCAAATCTTAATCAAATCCATAACTTTATTACATCTAGTTCTTGTTGCCTCTGGACTAACTACTCCTGGACCAACCATGAGAAATCTAATCATCTCATCCAAACCTTCAGTAATTGTCTTCTTAATACTGTTTTTGATACTCTTATAGTTATTTATTGATTTTCTAATATCACCTAATTCTGTAACAGCTTCTTTAATAGTTTCCATAGAGTTAATTTTTCATTACTTTATCTATTACTAATTGTTTTATATCATCTTCAGTTAAACCAAAATAATTACTAAGATTTTTAAGAATAAATACTCCTTTATAATACTGAGTAAGATTAAGAATACTATCTAGAGAGGTATCACTATAAAGACTTTTATATTGTAAGATTCGTTTATATTCAACATTATCCTTTTCAAGTAATTTCTCTATATAAAATTTTTTTAATTTCGGATAATTTCCTAAGAAAAATTTAAGATCAATCTCAAGAATACTAAGATAATACCCATCTGTTACATTTAAATCCACTAATGGTTTACTAGATAATGCAGAGAAATCTATAGAATCTACATGAGAAAGAGATTCAATAACATCCACAATTACATCTCTTGGGTTATAAGTATCATCTACACCTACCAAAAGTTGCTCGATTTCTGTTCCTTTCATAGCAGTTTTCTTAATATCTAAAACTTCTCTAGTTATACCATCTCTTATATTATCTACATTTTCAGAGAAATATCCTTGAATAAAATCCTTTATATTATTATTTTTTCCTGATAATTTTTCTAAAATATTATTTCTCTTATTTATCGGAATACATAAATGTATTTCTCGATCTGATTCAATATCTAACCGATATGAATCAAAGAAATTTAAAAATATACTTGATACCTTTTCACGTCCTCCACTATAACTGAACAGTTTGAGCGAAAAAGGTTCAATATAACTTCCTAGATAAAGAACTAATTCCATCGGAGATAATGCATATACATATCCAGGTTTCCATTTTGTTGTTTTAGGTTTTGTTGCAATCAATTTCCCAATCTCCGTAGAACATATAAATGATTTATTTGTTGAATCTTCTTTTACTAATTTTAAACTAGGAAAACATCCAATACCTAAAGAGAAAGTTCCGTGTAGATTTCCATCAGAAACATATCTAGTATCTTGAAGAATCTTAAAAAATCCTTCAATAGCTACATAAATATAAACGTTTCGTCCTGGGAGTTTTGAATCTAATTCATCATTCTGAATCCTTACAGCTACTCTAGGTCCACCCTCTCCATATTTAACATTATACCTTTCATATGAAGAGAAAAGTGAATTCTCTGCTAAAGATATATGAAATCCAGAGTTAAGTACAACAACCTCAGAAATATCTTTCTCTTCCACTGTTTTGTTACCATTCAAATTGAAATTAGCTGACTTAACACTATTATATACTTTCTTACGTGATGGTTTTGTTAAGTCCTTTTTATTTACAACTTCTGGAAACAAATCTGTTCCATGGTCAAAATAAACTAATACTATTTCATACGGAATATTCAAATTTTTCATATTTTTTTATTTTATTTTACATTTATAAGGGACTTAAAGCTTTATTTATGTAATAAAATTTTAATAAAGAATAATAATGAAAAAGAAAATTTATTTTATTTCAGGACATAGAGATATTACTGAAAAAGAATTTAAAGAATGGTATGTTCCTCGTCTTGTAGAAGCAGCGGCCGAAGATTCAGAATTCGTAGTAGCTGAATGTATCGGAGTTGATAGATTAGCTCAAGATTGGTTAAGAGATAATCTTAAGAATCATTCAAGAGTTACAGTTTATCATATGCTTGAAAAACCTAGATACTTAGCTTCTATGTTATTTAAAACGGCCGGAGGTTATCAAGACGATGTTCAAAGAGATTCAGCAATGACAACTATATCAACAGAAGATATCGCATTTATTCGGAAAGGTAGATGGACTTCTGGAACCGCACAAAATATATTAAGACGTTATGAAAAAACTAATTAATTGCTTCTTTAAGGGTATATTTGCAACTGTTATGATTGCAATAACTGGGCAACTTTACTGGAATTTTTATATAGTAGAGAAGCTTGGAATAGGAAAAGTAGTAGAAGATAGTTCTGTATTTATAATTGGAGCAGCTGTATTATACTCTATCTTTGCTCTCTTAACAGGAAGAAAAGATGAAGAAGTATATGAAAAATTTGATTGGATAGAATTAATATGTCTATTTATAGGAAATATATTTTTAATATATCTATTCAAATAAGATAATTAAAGAGGGAGGAGACAACTTCCTCTTTTTATTCCTTAAAAGCCTTATTAATGAGATAATAAAATATTAATGAAAAACAATAAACAAAAGTATTATGAATTCAAAACAATTTATAGCAATTACAACCGGAACGGCAATAGTATCTGGTATAGTAGGAAAACTTATAGGTAATAAAATCTGTAAGGAAAAAATGAATTATTACAAAGAAACATCTACTAAGCTTTTCCACTCTTTAGAAATCAAAGAAGAGGAGCTTAATAGATTAAAACAAGCTAATAAAGATCAAACTGAGATTATCAGAGATCTCACAGCAAAAAATGAAGAATTAAAACAAACTTACGAGATCCAAACTAAAACTATTAAGGATCTTGTAGAAGAAAACAAAAAACTCGAAAAGAAATTAAAGGTATCAATTTCAGTAAGAGGGAAATTATTGAATAAACTTAGTGGTCTTCACAGGTTAGTTAAAAACTTAGAACCTACAGGAGACTTAATGAAACAATATCAAGAATTTATCCTTACACCGAAAAGAGAACATGATGCCATAAAAGACGAGGAAATGATGAAGAAAGGAGTTTGATCTCCTTTCTTTTTTCTTCTCATCCTTTAAAAGCCTTATTAATGTAATTAAAACTTAAAAGAAAAGAAAAATGGAAAAGAATTATGAAAAACAAATATTTCCAGAAGAAGGAAATATCTTAGGGACAGTAAAATTTAAATTCCCGGGAGAAGGAGAATACAGTCTTGCTTTTAATGGCAGGAGTAGTGTTAAAATTCAAGACATAGTAAATAAAGTATGTCTAGGAAAGAGAATAAAAATAAAATTACAAAAACTCATTAAAGATAAATTGATGAGTAGAGTAATAACTATAAAAGATACTTACGAAATGACAAATAACCTATTCGTAAGAGTATTTAATAGTGAAAAGCAATTTATCGGATTTATTCATATTAAAAAAGAATTATAATCATGAAAAAGAATGAAAAAGTTTTAATTAAAGTATCTCCTAAGAATATATTTAAAGCAGGAATAGGGTTACTAGCTATTAATGAATACCGCAAGGGTGGATTTCAGGCAGGTCTATCTGTTTTAATTGGAGGAGCAATTTTAGGATGGTTATTTTTTGATGAATAAAACCCATTAGGAAGGAGTGAGAAAGTTCATTCCTTCTTTCTTTATTTCCTTATAAGTGTATAAATAAAAATAAATAATTATGCTAGAATACTTAAAGAAAACATATAAAGAAAATCATGAACTTGGATATGAAAAAATCTATATTGCAGTAGATATTCATGGTACCATTCTTGAACCTTCATGGAATAAAACTGAGAACTTTACATACTTAGGATCCTCAAAAGAAGCACTTCAGGAATTATCAGCTAGAGAAGATACTATATTATTAATATGGTCATCCAGTTATCCTGAAAAATTAGAAATGTACCAAGAGAAATTCAGGGAAGATGGAATAAATTTTAAATACCTCAATCAAAATCCAGAAGTAAGATCAGGAAGAATTTCTTGTTTTGAAACTAAACCTTACTATGATATTCTTTTAGATGATAAAGCTGGATTCGAATGGACTGAATGGAAAGATATATTAAATTGGTTAGAAAATGAAAGAAGGTGATATTGTAAAAATTAATCCACAGAATAATGGATTTATAGGTTGGGCTGAATTTCTAGAGATCATTAGAGATTTTGGAAAAAGAGACCCTGAAGAATATTACGTCATCGATATTCTAGGGCCGATTTATTCAATTGTTCATTCTGCTCAAGATTCAGGATTTTCGGAGAAGACTATTAATACTTCTAGTCTTCGGCCCATCCCTATTGATGAAGAATTATTTATAAAATACTGTGCAGAAAGATGTACCCTAAGAAAGAATTGTATAAAAGGATGTGCATTAATAAAATACTCACCTAAAAGCCTTATTAATGTAAACAATAAAAATATAAACAATAATGAAGAGTGAAACATTAATTACTGCTTTAGTTACAGCAGGAACACTATTTCTAACAAAAATAATGTTAGATGATGTGATATTAAGAACTAAAAAAGATGAACTAGAAAGAAGACTCGAAAACGCTATGAGAAATTATGAAGGTGATTCGAGAAAGCTTACAGAAAAAGAAAAAGATGAGGTTAATAAAGAGTACGATTCTTTATGTGCTAAACTAGTGAAGAGTTCATATAGTAGTCTCTTCTTAAATAAAAAACTAGAACAAGAAATCGATACTTTCTATTATAAATCTCGTAAACTTAAAAGTAGGGTATAAAATCCCTACTTCTTTTTTTATTCTTGAGAACCTTATTAATGTTAAATAATAAAAAATAAATTATGATAGTACTTGGAATGAGCTGTGCAGATATGATAAAAGAGCACAAAAAAGACGAAGAAATAATTGATGAAAAATTAATGGAGATCTTAAATAATAACAAATATAAGATCAAGAAAATTTATGATAGAACAAAAAAGCCTGTACCTATAATAGATCGAAAGTTGAAAATTAGAGGTACAAATTATAATATCGCAGTAAATGATATAAGTTCTCCAAAAGAAGAAATAAAGAAATCATTAATACAATATCATCCATTTATAATAACTAATGATATTTGGTCTGGAAATAAAGTAGCAATGTTCTTTATAGAGTCATGTGCGAGATACGAATCAAAAACACTGGTAATGTTACTAGAGCCGCACCTTATAAAAAGATATCGTGAGAGATACTTAGAATCAGTGCAACCAGAGAAAGTGACATTTGAAGACTTAGTTTCAACCTTTCTGAAAAGAAATCGAATATACTTCAACTTAGAGTATTTTCCCATTTTTGATAAGAAAGATCCAAAGAAGTTAATAGATATCAGAACAATAAGTAGAATGAAAGATGGAGTAGTGTTTGGAAGAGTTGAACCTACTGGAATTGTTAGATTTATTACATTTATAAATAATAGTCAAGTTAGAAAATCAGATCAAGGAAAATATGTAGAGAATGGATATTATGACAAAATGGTAAAATTATTTCAAGATCCGGAACTTAGAAGAGAAGATATAATTAAATATTTTTAAAAGGGAGTGAATATAAAACTCCCTTCTTTTTTTTATTTCCGGCCAGTAGATAAAGAAGCCCTGAAAACCTTATATGTGTAATAAATAATATGTTATATTTAAATTGTACTTTGACTTATAAGCCCCTGGTTCGTGATGAATAGAGGGCTTTTTAATTTTGGCCGGATGATATAACTTGAAGGCCTTATATATGAGAAAAATAAATAAGTAATAATATACTCCTTAAGCAATAATAAAAAGCTTAGGGAGTTTTAAATTTTTATAATATGAAACTAGAAAAATTAATAGAAAAATTTGATCGGTGTTTAGGTACTGTTATAGTTATCTTAGGAATTATATTAGTAATTTCAATAGTAATATCACCTGCACCAAAGCCGAAGGAAATAATTTGGCAATCAGAAGAGGAGTATGAATATGAACAACTCCTCGACTCAATAATGAAAGAGGAAGAAGAACTGAAAGACGAAAAGACAATAAAGGTAACTGCAACTGTCTATAATCCAGTCGAAAGTCAATGTGATTCTGATCCTCTAGTAACAGCAGATAATTCAAAAATTGACCTTGAAAAACTAAATCAAGGAAAACTTAAATGGATTGCTGTATCTAGAGATCTTAGAAAACAATTTAAATATGGATCAAAAGTAAGAATTAGATGTAAATCGGATCCAAGTATCGATGGAATATATGAAGTTAGAGATACCATGAATGAAAGATATAAATTTTGTATAGATATCTTAAAACCCGTCGGAGAAAGTAAGGGGAAATGGCATGACGTCGAAGTAAGTTCAATATAAGAAAGGGAAAATTAATCCCTTTCTTTTTTATTCCTTGAAAGCCTTATATATGTAAAAAATATTAATAAACAAAAAGAAAGGAGAAAATTATGATTAGTATGGAAAACGCAATGTATTTTACTGCAGGAGCTGTATTTACAACCGTATGTATTATAGCATCAGATAGTAAAAAAGAATTAAGAGATTTGCTAAGACGTGGATTGGATAATTATGAAGAATCAGCAACTTCTGAGGAGATGAAGAAGTTTAAAGAAAAATTTGAAGAACTCTCTAAAAGATTGGAATCAAAAGGATATGTAAGAAACTTCCTTTTTAACAAGAAACTAGAAAGAGAGATAAAAATCTTCTACGAAAAATCTTACATGTACCGTTAAGCAAAATCTTTAAAGAGAACTGAAGAGTCGGTTCTCTTTTTTTTATTTCTTCAAATTTTTACATATGAACATTTTTGTTTCATCCGTCTCTAAATTCTTAAAAGCCTTATATATGAAGAAAAAATAAATGAGCTAGCTCCTAAAGTATATGTGCGAAATATACAAAAGGAACTAGCATTAATTTTTAAGATTAAGAAAAATTCATAGAAAAATACTGGCATTAGAAAAATAACCCAAAATAAACTAGACCAGTATTATGAATAAAAATGAAATTATTCAATATGCTATCATTGCTATAATTATAATCGCAGTGATAGTATTTCTAGAGGATTCTGAATTAAAAGATACCCTCATAGATATATTCAATGATTCTCTGGCACAAATGAATGTAGACAGAGAAAGACGGAGGTTTAGACGAATGTTTGATGACTGACTCTAAACCCACTAAAACCCTGAGATAGAAAATATCTTGGGGTTTATTTTTCTTAATCTTCATATATTAGAATCTAAAGGATCCTAAAGAGCAAAATGTAACTTATTTATGAAGACAAAGGAGCTTCCCTTATATTACACCCCTTATCGCTACCGCTAGGGGTGTCTAAGGAAGAAACTTTGAATAGACTATATAGGAATAAACCCAGAAATGAAGATATTATAAAGATTTATATTATTGATTTTCGCCTCTCCAAGGAGGCGAATCTAATCTAAATATTGATACATTTTTTTTCGATAAGATATTCTTTGTATATTTGTATTTTTATCTTAATTAATGTATCATTTTGCTCTTCTAATAACTTCAAACTCTAATTAATGAAGAAGGGAAACTCCTATGTCTTCAATTTTATGTAACTGGATTCTGTATTAAAAGAATCTATAATAATTAGATAATAAAATTTAAAATATTAAATAGTATGATAAAAAGATTAAATGATTATGTAGTTCCTAGGGGAATAAGATTTATATCAGAATTAGGAACAGACTTTAGATTTTACAAATTACCAGTAAAGTGTATTATAAATAAACAATTACCTGGGTGTGGATTTACTGAATACTGTTTAAGAGGACCAGAGAATGTTATTCTGTGTAGTCCCAGAAGAATGTTACTTAAAAATAAAAAGGATCAACACAGTAGAGATGTTTATCTTGTAATAAATGAATTAGAAAAAGAAGTAGCTGTTGACAAGGATCTTTCTAAAATTGATAAATCTGTTAGTAGGGGAGATCAATTTATGGAAAAAATGGATGAGATAGTTAATGGAAAGAAAACTGTCTATAACCGATTAATGAATGAAATTAAAGATTATCTAAATGAAAGAAAATACCTGGGAGATAAACCTTGTAAAATTCTTGTAACATATGATTCATATAGAATTGTAAAAGATATTCTAGAAAGTCTTGGTATATTCCAATCATTCTATACTGTAATAGATGAATTTCAGACAATTCTACACGATTCTAAGTTTAAATCAGATACAGAACTCGAATTTTTGGATATTCTTAAACAATCTCACTCAGCATTATTTGTATCTGCAACTCCTATGCTAGAAGAATATTTAAATATGTTAGATGAATTTGATGGTCTTCCATATATCAATATGGATTGGGCTTCACAAGATCCATCTAGGGTTTTAAAACCTGCTTTAAAAGTACTTAGTATGATGAGTGTAGGAACTAAACTCCCTGAAATTATTCAATCCTATAAGGATGGTAACTTTGAATCCGCAGTTCGAATGGTAAATGGGTATCCTACTAAAATAGTTAGTGATGAAGCAGTATTCTATGTAAATAGTGTTAATCATATTGTTAGTATTATAAAGAAATGTGATCTTCAACCAGAGGAAATCAATATTCTCTGCTCTAATACGCCAGAGAATCTTAAGAGAATTCAAAAACGTTTAGGAAAGAGATTTACTATAGGAGAAGTTCCATTAAAAGGAGTTAAACCTAAAATGTTTACATTCTGTACTAGAACAGTTTACTTAGGCGCTGATTTCTATTCTACATGTGCTAGAAGTTTTATATTTAGTGATAGTAATATAGACAGTTTGGCGGTAGATATTAGTGAGGATCTCCCACAAATACTAGGTCGTCAAAGATTATTTGATAATCCTTGGAAGAATGAAGCTATATTTTATTATAGATCTACTTGTGACTACAGAAAAATTAGTCAAGAGGAATTTGATAAGGAGCTTGAGAGAAAAAAGAAGGCTACTAGTGATTTATTATCTGCATTTAGTACAGCCTTAGATGATGTTAAGTATAATTTAGCAAAAAAGTATCAAAGTGATGTAAAAAGTAATAATTATAAAAATGATTATATAGCAGTTAATGAACATCAGGGTGGAACTTTAATACCCGTACTTAACAATTTAGTATTAGTAAATGAGATTAGAGCTTTTAAGATTCAACAAATAGATTATAAGGATAGATTTACAGTATTCTCTACTATTCATAATACATTATCTCCAGATGATATAATAAATCAGGAAATATCAGATTTTTTAAAGGAATATCAAGAATTAGGTACTTTTAAAGCCAAACTAAAAATGTTATGTGAATATGGATTTTCAGATGAAGTAATAGGAATAGTATTGGATCAAATTGGAGAACATGATAATATTAAATCTTACTACTTAGCACTTGGTCCACAAAAACTTAAAGCGTTAAATTATAATAAAACGTATATAGAAAAAGAGTTAGGTATTGTAACATTTAGTCAAGAACTCTTAGAATCTAGTATTTATTCTGAATTTAAAGTAGGAGATAAAATAACTCTAGCTGATATAAAATCTAGGTTAGAATATCTTTATTCATCTATATCTTATAAATCAGTTCCAAAAGCAACTGATTTAGTAAATTATTTCGAGATTAAAGAGTGTTTAGTTTCTGAGATATCTGCTAATGGAATAAAGAAAAGAGTAAGAGGTTATGAATTATTAAAAAGAAAATAAATATAAAAAAGAGGGAAATAACAAAATCCCTCTTTATTTTTCTTTCTCTAAACCTCTAAAACACGTATCCCAGAAGGTGTTACCCTAATAATTGAGAGGAAATTTCAGGTCCTCTCAAGGTTTATACTAATTAATTAAATTAATAATGCTAATAAAGAATGGAAGACGATTATTTGTTAGATGAAGAAGAAGAAGACCTAGAAAATCAAGGATATCTAGGTCCAGACGAAACAGGAGATGATTCTGACGACGATGACTCTGAAGGTTCTGATGAGAGTATTATTGGAGATGACGAGGATGAGAAGAAAATTAAAGTAGATGAGTCTCAGTATGAAGGTAAGATGACTAAGGACGAACTTTGGTTATCTACAGCATACGATGACATAATAGCAGCAGGAAAATTGGATAAAGATAATGCAATTGAAGATGCTGTTACTACTATAGTTTGGGCTAATCCTAAACATACTTCAGTTAATACAGTCGGAAATATTATTAAAGATTTGTTTCATAAGCAAGGTCACTCTCGTATGGTTAATAGCCTCTATACACCTGATACTCCTTTACGCGGAGAAGATGTTGATATAGACTTTAAAGATGAGGATGATTCTGGATTTAATAAGAGATATGCTGAAGAAGCGAGAAACCAAATAGCAAGATTCATAGAATTTTTGGCTACTCGTGATATTAGCAAAGACTCTATTATATCAAAGCGAAGAAAACAAAGACAAATTCCAGCTTTTATTATTTTCTTATTCTCTTCTGGTATGTATGACTTAATTGTTGAATGTCCTACTATGCCTGAAGAATATGCAACTCAGATAAAAGAAGCAATGAGAAAAATCCTAAAAGCTAAGTATGATATCGTCGAAGAATTAGCAAAGAAGTACGAAGAAATGGGTAGACAGGCTGTGGCAGATCGAGTTAGAAAGTTACAGTTATCATGGTTTAATAAAGAACCAGCCGAAATTAGATCATCAGCCGAATACTCTGATCTCGAGCTTACTTATGATGACGTATTGGTTTATCGTGAATATAGATCCAGATTTACTAATACATCAAGAGCTATTACTCAAGATATTATTTCAGATATGATTGAGGTAGTTATAGATAAAGAAGCAGGAGTTTATGAAAGATTAAAAGACAAGACCAGATCAGATGCAATATCAGATGTAAAACAAGTATATAAAGATTGGTCAAAAAATAATCCTGACGATTCTGAACTAGCTACTAAGATAATTTGGAAAGATGTCGAAGGAATGGTTAAACAGTAAAAATATTAAAATTTTATGTCAGTATCTCTTGAGTTACTAACCGATGAAGCTATCATCGATTATACTAAAAGTGATGGAAAAGATCAAGTCCTATTTAATCATAGAGACTTGGACCTGAAGTACAATGGAATACAACCTATCGCCGGTGGAGTCTATGATGTCGATATTTTTGGCTCACCCATGGAAGATAGATGTATTTGTGGAAAAATTCGACAACCCTCTGCTGAACCTTGTCCTCATTGCGGGGCAAGAGTATTTACAAGAGAAGAGGGATTGAGAAGATTTGCTAGAATTGAACTTCCTTTCTATTACTTGAATGATTTACGTTTTGATATCTTTAAAGAACTTTTCGAAGATATTTTTAAAGATAGTAAAATTGTGTTAGATTTCTTTGGAGACGATCTTCGAAGAAATGGTTATAGTGCAAGAGGAGCAAAGAAATTAGGTATTAAAGTTTTTGATACCTGCCAGTTCGAATATAATCCAACAACAAAAGAACTAAAAATATCAGAATTTATTACTGATGAAGCTCTATGTTCTTACGAAGGATTAATTAAAATTATTGAAGAACATTTTCCCGCTCGTCTTACAGAATTTAAAAAATTAATTAATCGGTATTACCTAGTACAACCTGCTATGATGAGACCTTTTACTCTCGGAATTAAAAACGGGAAAAAAGTAATGGGATCTCATAAACTTAGTATTTGGTACTCTATTATTATCAGACTTTGTTGCGTAGAAGATAAAAAATCTAATGACTTGAACTATGAGGAAGTTACATCTAAATTTAATACCCCTGGAGAAAGAGTTAGATATACAGCCCTTTTACGTGCTCTCCTAAATGCTGGGAAAAAAGAAGCTACAGCACTACTTAATACATCTAAAGAAAATCTAGCACGTGACTTGTATTCTGTCCGTACTAAAAATTCTGCTAGATGCCCAATTATACCTAGTACTACATTAGCTATCGATGAAATCTCTGTTCCAATACATATCGCTTATGAAATGTGTCGGGAAGGTTTCTTAGATTACTTAATGAAAGAGCTGAATTTTACCAAAAACGAAGCACTCAAAGCAACAAAAGAAGAATATAATAATCCGGAAACTCTGAAAATGTTTAAAGAGTATGCGGAAAAACAAATCGTACTAATGGTTTCCTAATTGGTACGTTAGGTGTGAATCCTAGAATATATAATGTGAATTATGTATTAAATTTTGTGTATTGCTGGGAGGATCTAAATATCTAATCAGCAGTTGAAGATAATTTATTTATACGAATTTATAATAATTAAAATACTAGAATATTATGAAGGTACTTAGAATTAAACACTTCTCTTCTCTAGTATCTACACAACCAATTTTTAATAGATCTGAACATATGAAGCAACTACATGCTCAAGGAAGATATCAAGGTACTTCTAAAATTGGTATATGGAATTCTAGTGAAGAGAAGAGACAAAGAATGGCATTACTTGGAGCTAAAAATGCTTTAGATAAAAATTCTAAAGGTTATGGATCTGAGTATGCAATGAGAGTAAATAATAGAATATTACTTGGAAATAAATTTCAAGGAGAAACTGGTTATTTATATTTTGTAAGATATCCGAAATCAATAAAAATTGGATTTTCAAAGAATTGGGAACGTAGAATTAATACCCAATTGATGAATCAATTTCAAATACTTGGTGGAAAAGTTGTAGCAATTATATCAGGACCTACCAATGAACTAGCTGATCTCGAGTTTGATACTTTTATTAAATTTCAAAAATATACTAAACTGTCTAAAGACGAAACAAGGTATACTGAATTTTTAGATGATAAAATTAGAAAAGACGTATATAACTTTTTGGATGATAAAGTAAAAAATAATAGTAATTTGAAATTTATTATACAAAATAAAATAAACCTTTGAAATTTATGACACAAGAAGAAATTAAATACCATAATCAACTATGGTATTATAAAACATATAATCAACTTATAGATAAATGTATACAATTGGAGTCTGATGGTTATCCAGAAGATATGTATACAGAGGTTCACCATATATTACCTAAATGTATGGGTGGAACAAATAAGGAAGATAATTTAGTAAGAATGCCTGTTAGATATCATATAATGGCTCATTTATTACTTGTAAAAATATATCCAAATATAGGAAAAATAATATATGCAGCTAATATAATGATTGTCGGAAATAAAAATACAAGAGCTGAACGAAATCTAGCTTTAAATCAATTCTCTACAAAAACTATTAGTCAATTAAGGGAAACTATGGCAAATTATCAGAAAGGAAAACCTTTATCAGAAGAACATAAGCAGAAAATTTCTTTTGCATTAAAAGGAAAAGTACATTCTGAGGATCATAATAGAAAAGTTTCTGAATCTAAAAAAGGAAAACATTTATCAAAAGAAACGAAAGATAAGTTAAAGTTGTCCCATTTAGGTAAAAGTCTTTCTGAAAGTCATAAAAAAGCTATTGGAAACGCTCTTCGTGGAAGAAAAGGAAAACCTCTCTCTGAGGAAGTAAGAGAGAAAATTTCTAAAAATAATAAAATGTCAAAAGCTGTTCAGGATTATAATGGTGTAATTTATAATAGTATCTCTGATTGTTCTAGAAAATTAAATATTCCAGATAGTACTATTAGTTATTGGATCAAAAAACATCCTGAAAAAGGTTTTAAATTCGTATAAATAAATTAATCACAATTCAACGACTATGGACAAAACCAGGCTAGTGTTGTGATAACCTAGTTTTAACCATGGAAAATATAGTCTTTGCAAGATAGAATTATATCTTGGGTAATCAATATAAGTTGGCTAAAGTATTGATTATCACAGAGTTAATCGCCAACCGAGTCTCCATGAATATTCGATATTTGCAATGCGTCTTCGAATTCATGATGACTATACCATATATAAAAGTGTGGCCTAGTGAATAAAAACTAAACTAGGAAAATATCAATAATTGCTAGAAAGATATAAAATCTAATTAGCAGGGGAAATAAAATCCCTTCAACGACTATAAATGATATGGAACGAATCCAATGATATAGTCTACTTAGTAAATGAAAATATTTTACATAAAAGTGACACTTTCCCATAAACAAACTTTGTGGGAATAAAATCTCACAAAATGCTGGAAATCTAATAAAGAAATCAGCATCTTGGAAATTTAAACCAAGTTCAACGACTAAATATGAGACTAAGAGAATATCTTAGATGATATAGTCTGTCTATATATTAATGTTATATAGATTAACGACAAGTTTGTGAACCTTTAAATAAAATTTAGAGGCACTTAAACTAAAAGTTGAGTGAAAATACTTTAAATTGCTGGAAATATCTAGTGATAGATAAATCAGCAGTATTATGATTTTATTTAAAAATGTTAAAGGAATTTTTATAATAAAATTGTAAATATATGTTAGAAGAAAATACTATAAAAGAATTATTAGATACTTTAGATAGTATTGAAGTAATAGAAATAAAGAATCTATATGAATTACTAATCTTAAAAAGTATAGAAGAAAATAATAGAGGACTATATAATAATATTTATACAGAAATGCATCATATAGTCCCTCGATGTATGGGAGGAAGTGATTCTCCCGAAAATTTGGTAAAGTTAACTGTAATTAATCATATAAAAGCACATGTTCTCTTATCAAGAATGTATCCAGATAATGAGAAATTAAAGTATGCTGTGTTTGCAACAACTTTATATAGTGAAATATCTAATAAAGCTAGGATAACTACGATTTTAGATATGGATCTTGATGTTATATCAAGAATAAAAGAGGATGCAGTTATCGCTAGAAGAGGAAAAAGACTTTCTATTGAAACCAGAAAAAAGTTGTCTGAATCTCATAAAGGTGAAAGGAATTTCAATTATGGAAAACCTAGATCAGAAGAAACAAAAAGAAAAATATCCGAATCACATAAAATAGAAAATTTATCAGAAGAGTCCAGAAGGAATTTATCTAATTCAAAGAAAGGGGAAAATCATCCTATGTTTGGTAAGAAAGTATCAGAAGATACTAGAAAAAAGATGTCTGATTCGCATAAAGGTGAAAATAATCATTTTTATGGCAAACATCATACAGAAGAAGTGAAGAATAAGCTTTCTAAGATAAATACTGGAAAACATCATTCAGAAGAATCAATTAAAAAAATCTCTTTGGGAAATCAAGGCAAGATAGTTTCTGAAGAATCTAAAAAGAAAATATCTAGTTCTAGAAAAGGAATTATATTTTCAGAGGAGACAAAAAGAAAAATGTCTGAAGCTAAAAAGTTAAAAAGAGAGGTAATTGGGCCTGATGGAAGAAACTATGGAAATTTAAAAACCGCTTCAAAATTAATAGGAGTATCTATTCCTACTTTAAAGAAGTGGATAGAAAAATTTCCAGATAAAGGATATACATATTTAATAAATAATCAGTAGTTCTTTTAACATAGAATTAAAATTCATAATACTCAACGACTATAGTAAGTACTTTTAATGTTGAAATTATTAAAAGATAATATAGTCTACTTCTAATTAAATAAATTAGATATTAAGGTAAATGCAGATTTTTAATAAAGTCTGAAGTTTGAGATATAACTTAAGAATTGTTAGAATTGCTAGAAATTATATTCTTATATAATTAGCAGTCTAGACCTATAAAACTAGATTCAACGACTATGTGAACAACTAAAGATGAAATTATCTTTAGAAGATATAGTCTAATATTAAATCAATTAGAAATAATTATTAATATTGTTTGATGGTGATACTGTTTCTATTTGTAAAAGAGTAGCTTAAAGTTAAAATACTTTAAGAAAATTCTATTAAAATGCTAGAAAGATAAAATCTAATTAGCATCTCTATTCTATAAAATAGAGTTCAACGACTAAATATAGAACTGTATAGAGTTATATACAGATGATATAGTCTATCTTATAAAATATTTTATAAGATGTCAATTGGTACCGCCTGAAGCAGCTGAAGAAACATACGAACGTATGAGTCCCCGCTATGTGACGATTTATAAAAAGAATAATTTTTAATAAAGTTACTTAGATATTAAATTATATCTATGAAAAATTCTATTAAAATGCTGGAATTCAAATAGATAATCAGCAAAAATCATACTTAGATTTATCTAAGAAAAATGATTTCTCAACGACTAAATATAGAACCATATATATAATATGGATGATATAGTCTAAGTTTATAATAATGTTATAAATTTATCTGGAACCTATTTATAAATTTAATCACGAAACGCTTAACGGATTTTCTAATAAAGTCCGAAGTTTGAGATACAACTTAAGAATTGTTAGAACTGCTAGAAAGGTTATTAATACCCAATTAGCAAGAGGAATTATCTAAAATTTCTCTCCAACGACTATGTGAACAACTAAAGAAGATATAGTCTAATACTAAAAATATTAGAAATAATGATTAGTATTGTAGCGGTAGCGACGGAATATGTATTTGATGATCAGGAAGAGTTAAAGAGTCCGAGATATTTTTATACAGATTATGTCCAATTACTTAAAGATGCAGAAATAGATAAGAAAATAAAAGTAGGTACACCAATTGTATTTACTGGAAAAATAGGCAATGTGGAGTATCAATCAAAAGTTACTTCTTATGGTCGCCTTAGAATTTCGAAGATTATTGATGCAGATATAGATAAGATTGGAATATTCTCTAACGAGTTTGAACGTATCGGAGCAAAGAGCGCAACAAAATTAAGCCTGTACCTAAATCAATTCCCTGACGGAGTTGAGAAAAGAAAGGCTCTTACAAAATTTGCGCTTAGAGTCGTTACGTTAGCAGGTGTCGTAACTTTTGATTATAAAACGTTATATGCAGATTGTGACACTGAAACTTATAAGAGAATTTGTAATGTTGCGGATTCAAAAGATCTTACTGATAAACAGAAACTTCTTATAATGACAGAGGAATTTAAAAAATATGAGAAAGAAGTTTCTGAAAGTTTTAGTTCAGACTTAAAGAATGAACTAGCACGCGCAAATCGTGTAAAACTAGCCTCAATTGTAGCTATGAGTATGCCCCAATTTATTACGTCAGGGGTAGATGAACGTCCTGTTATAACTCGAGGAACTTTACTCTCGGGATATACAGAAAAAGATTATCAGCTTCATGCGATCTCTTGATTTGACCTGATCTTGGTCGCATTAAAACTCTAAAAAATGCTGGAATAATAAAAATTGAATCAGCATCTTCGGTTAAATTCCGAAGTTCAACGACTGTAACTAGAGGTAAAATGATACAGTCTACTATTAAATTCGTTAAATTTAATTATAAAAGTGAGAATAGGTCACTGCAAAGTATCAAAGTTAGTGGAGTTAGAAATAAAACCTGAACTTTATGGTAGCCCACTATAAATAACAAAGAAATGCTGGAAATAATAATAGACAGACGAAGTCAAAGTTTTTTAAAATCAGCAACTTATCAACGAGAAAAAGATGAATTATTAGTACTTTTTAAGACTTAATGTGTAGATTTGAAAAATTCTTAGAAACTCTAAGGCTTGTTGGAAGTATAGCAAGAACTATACTCTCTGGAATTGAAGAATATAGAAAAATTCAAGAAACAAAAGCTTATCGAGAGAATAAGAAAAATAATGTAAAATATCTACCAAGACCAAAAAGGTATAATAGTAGAAGAAAACAAAGATAAGATCAACGACTATGTATTGTTAGATTAAGGAAACTCTTTAATCATGATATAGTCTAATCTTACGTGAATAAGCGTAAGCAGGATAAGAGATTAGAAGACGTCTTTTAAAAATTATAATATCTAATCTCTTTGAATGGCCTAGTTCAGGATATTTAACACGACAAATTTCATTCCTTTTAAATAGTTTTATATATCATGAAGGAGAAGATCCAGAAAACACAGGATTACTCATTCCACGATATAAAGCATTAGGAAGAACAGCACCGAACGGAAAGGTATACCCAGATAAACCTCTTGCAAATGGCTCTGAAGATGACCTTGTTCCAGTACGTTCGATTGTTACAAAAAGAACTGGAGATTTAAGCACAATTACACCAGACCTGATTGGAAAGAAATTTAAGTTTACTGATGGAGCAGCAATTGGATAAGTTTAGAATTGTCCATAAAAGTTTGTTATAGACTTTTATTAAACTTCAAGAATTGCTGGGAGTATTATCGCTATTTATTCTTCGCCTTGTAAAATAAAAAACTTAAGGCGAAAATTATATAGCGAGAGATAATCAGCAAAAGATATAGAAAATATATCTTCTTAACGACTATGTGTGAAGGAGAGATTAAAACACTCTTAAGATATAGTCTAGTAATCTATATAAAGTTTGTATAGGTTTAATCGTATCATTTGCTACATCATTAACTGAAGGTACTACTCAATTAAAATTGGTTGCTATATAAAATAGTATTATATAGAAAATCTTTGTAAAATGCTGGAAATTAAAAAAAAATAATCAGCATCAAGGAATATATTAATAACTTGTTCAACGACTATAAAAAAAGATCTTATTAATTTAAGAATGGTATAGTCTAAATTCATTCTAAAAGGATGAATAATCTTGCAGCATTAGGTCTGAAACATGGTGGCCATAGATTATATTTGTGGCGTATAATTTCAATAATTGCTGGAAATATTTGTAATAAAATAAATCAGCAGGGGAAAATAAAATCCCTTCAACGACTATAAATGAAACTAGATGAATTTCTGGATGATATAGTCTAACTTATAAATTATATTATAAGAGTAATTGGAACGTGTGCTTAACTTAGAAGGCTTATTGAAAGCACCAAAACAATGTGAGTTTAGAGAAGAAGGTAGATGGATTTACCTAAAAGTTAGAGGAGGGGAATTAAAATATCCGAGACCTAATAATTGGGTAGGAGTAGGTAAGACAAAATTCGAGAAAGGTGACTTGATCGGAGGAGCTTATAATACTACCTCACCGATAAATTATATGTCGGAAATATAGGAGAAATTCTTATATGACAATTTCAGGAATATGCTAGAAAGATAATAAATCTAATTAGCAGGAGATATTTATTATATCTCTTCAACGACTATAAATGAAATGGAAGATAATTATTCCAATGATATAGTCTGACATATTAAGAAAAAATTAATATGAATTATCGATATAAACTCAATGCCTTAAAAAATTAATTGAGGCTTAGGAAATAAAAACCTAAGAAAATACCCATTATAATGCTGGAAAACTGTGAAGTAATCAGCAGTGTGTAAAAATAAAATTAATTATGACAGAATTGTGGTATTATAAACAATATAATAAATTAATTGATAAATGTATACAAATGGAGTCTGAAGGTTATCCTGAAGATGTGTATACGGAGGTTCATCATATATTACCTAAGTGTATGGGTGGAACAAATAAAAAGAATAATTTAGTAAGAATGCCTATCCGATATCACATATTTGCTCATATCTTTTTAATGAAAGCTTTTTCTGATAATAGTAAATTATCATATGCAGCTAAAAGAATGTTATCCACTAATAAAGATCAATCTAGAAAGTTTGAATTAAGTAAAATTTCTATTAGATTAATATCTTTAATTAGAGAAGAAGTTATGATAAATACAAAAGGAAAAAATCCATTTAAAGGAAAACATCATTCAGAAGAGGCTAAGATGAAGATGTCAAATTCTCATAAAAATGTATTTCCAAGTAAGGAAACTAGAGAAAAGCAATCTAAGGCAAAATTAGGAACTAAGAATACATTTTATGGAAAACATCATTCTGAAGAAACTAAAAAGATAATTTCAGAGAAAAATAGTGGTCCTAATAACCCTAATTTTGGAAAATCACTTCCTAAGGAAACGAGAGATAAGATATCTAAATCAAAATTAGGTAAAAAGAGAGCTCCGTTTTCTAAGGAATGTAGAGAAAATATGTCAAAATCAAAACTAGGTGGGAAAAATAATAAAGCAAGAAAAATTATAGATCCTGATGGAAGAGTATTTGATACTGTAAAAGAAGCTGCACATTTTCATAATATCTGTACAGATACTTTAAGAGATTGGTGTAGACGGAAACCAGAAAAAGGATTTAGGTATTTGAATTAATTATAAAATTTTACACATTCAACGACTATATATGGGACTCTTATTTTATAGGGATGATATAGTCTATCTTATCAATCTAAGTGATTGATTATCAGAAAATTAAGCTAATGCGTGCCAAAGGTGAATATAAAATTGCCGTCTAAGGAAGTAATTCTCTAGATTATAAGTAAGTAAATTTGGTGAAGCTAGTAACTAGTAATACCAAGCCTTGGATTAATAATTAGAATCTTAAGGTATAACGAATAAAGACTTACCAACTTTTTTATAAGTTGAATTTATATTCTAAACTATAATAAGAAAATTATAGATAAATTGAGTGATGGCACAAGATATTTTGAGAAGGATAATGTTATTGTATCTGATTGTTATGCTTTGAATGATGGGGTTATTCATTACAAAGAGACTAAGGAAGGTGATATTGAAGTTTGGATTAGTGATACTCAGTATGATTATAATCCAGATTGTATGTATTATTTTCCTGATGGTACAGAGGTTAAGAAGTTTCAAAGAATTTCCAGCGGAGTTTGCAATATGAATCATGTTATTGCAGAGTTGGGTTCTAATATTAATGATATTTACTTAATCTTTAGAAAACAATTTTATACTTTAACGGATGGAGGATTTGTATCAACTGGTTTATCAGATCTTCATGCTACACAGGAAGAACTTATTGAACTTTTATTTACAGGTTTAACTGATGTAAGTGTAGATCCAGAAACACAGAAGATAGAAGACATTCAGTATCTAGGGACTCAAAGTGGTGTTTTAAATAAGAAGTCATTCTATACTGTTTTGTCTTACGGTTATAGCTCTAGAGTCGTGTCTAAAGCTCTCAAAGGGGAATTAAATCTTTCTGGTGACGTAATGACAGAAACTATATTAGGATTACTTTTAAATAATAAACTTGACGAAAAACAAAAGTAAAAACAAATTATGGGAACTATTAAATTTGAAATAGATCTTCCAGAATTTGAAAAAGAGTTGAGTATTAATGTAACTATTCATAGAGACGGTGAGGTGGTTTATACTACTACCTCATCTTCCTCTGTGGATAAATCTAATAATACTAATCTTTTATCGAGCCTTGGAAGTAAACCCGAGCAAGAAAAATGTATCTCTGTGGATGGAGATAAACAAAAAGAAGAAAAACCCAAGAAAGCATCAACTACATCTCGAAGGGGAGGAAATTTGATGAACTTGGATATATGATGATTAAAACCAGAGAAGAGAATTTTTTGTTATGAACGATAATTATTATAAAATTATACTATCATATGAAATTCCATATAACATTTTAGACAGTCAAGATCCGAATATTATACAGGCGAGAGAAATATTATATGAAAAACTTAGAGATGATATTTTTCCGAAGTATGAAAGATTTTCGGTAAAGCTTACATTACATCAACTTAAAGATAACTTCAATTATCTTGTTACTTATGAAGCTTTTTTTAGATCTCTTGATGGTAAACCTATGGGAGAATATGTAGAGGCTCGTAGCTTAAAAGATAGTATTAAATCAGAATTAGAAACATTTTTTAATTCAGTAGATTGCGAATATAAGCAATTAAATATAAAACCATTAGTATAATGAGTAATTTTAATCAATATTTCAGAAACACTGGAGCAAAAATTATAGTAGATCGATTTTTTAATAAAGTTGATGCATATAATCCTAAAGTAAAAGTTGGAAAAATTGGATATTCATTTATAGAAGAACCTCCTCAACCAGCTTCTTACTATATTGAAAATGGATTAACTGCTACACATAAAGTAAGAATTGAATATACAACTATAACGGATGGGAAAGAAGATCCTGAAATGAAGTATGCAGAGTTCGAAGTTCCTAAAGAAATTGATGGTGCATTTATTATAGAAGGCGCTTATCGTATTTCAACTAATCGAATGGGATCTGATTATGACTGTCGTATTAAAATGTCTGGTACAGGAGATTATAAAGTTAATTTCGACTATGATAGAGTTTACGATATTCAAAAACAGATTCTGAAGATAAAAAGAATTAATCCGGAACTTGGAATTGCAGATAAACCAATTGATATAAAGTTTGAAGACATTGATAAATACTTGGAAACTGATAAAAAGGAGATCTTGAAGTTAACTGAAAGACAAACCAAGAAATTAATGATCAAACTTGACTTGGATTATAAACCTGAATATATTACACAAAAACTAATACAGGAATGTTTGGCCTTTGGAGATGATAGACTAAAAGACTTAATCATTGATAAAACATTAGAATCAGTTCCTAACAGTTTTATGCAATATATTTTTAGGAATAATAATGGACGTAACTATTTTGCAGCTAGACGAAGAATTACATCATATTTTACAAAGTATGGTAAAATTCAAGATCAAGTAACTGCAATTAGTACATTAGCATTCCGTTATTTTAAAGGAAGTAGTGATAACAAAGGAGACTCTAGCCTACAAGTTCCCCCCGGAGTAAATTCCATTAACTTAGAGGCTATTTCCCAAAAAATTGTTATCCCTGCGAGCGTAGCATTTAATCAGACCTTTACGGATCTGGTTGATATCGCGGATTAATGGTTAGTCCGTTCAGAAAATAATATTCTGATAGAATTTTGTGAATTGCTGGAAATATCTTCTTGTGAAAGAGGATTTATCAGCAGTATAAAAATTGATTAAATTAAGGAAAGGCATTTATTATATAGAAATTAATACATTAAATTTTATGAATTGGCAAAAAATATATAATGATAATAACAAATAAGATTATAATATTCTAATTAATAATATAAATGCCAATTCTCAATAATCAATTTTTATATTCAACGACTATGTACAAGAAAACAATTAATGTTTTAAGATATAGTCTAGTAATAATAGAAATATTATTTAGTAACGACACCTATCAATAATAATACTAATCTTCAGAACTCACTTACAGTTTCATGTCATATTACAGATGATGATGTATTATTTGATGTATATGATCCAAATTTTATTAAGGTCACTATACCTTATATAGACTATCTTAATAAAAAAGTAGCTGCCAGTGAGTATGTAGATTATGAAACTAATACTTTAAAACCTGATAAAGATGGTCAGGTAGAAGTTAAATATAGGATGAAAAGAAAAATGGTTCCAGTCGAAGAAATAGAGTTGATCGATTTGGCGCCTGATTATAGATTATCTAGTACAACTCGAAGAATTCCTTTTGTCAATTATAAAATAGTTGCCTAATTTTATAGTAGATTAGGAAAATTATACTAAAATGCTGGAAAGATAGATTCAAATCAGCAAAAAGGATTACTAATATAAATCCTTTCTCAACGACTAAATGTATAACCTAGGAACTAAAACCTGGGATGATATAGTCTACTTAAGTTAAAAATAATTTAAGTGTATACAGATAGTGTCAGAATAAGCATGGGTACTAATTTATGTGCCGCTTAAAGTAGTAATATTTTAAGTAATTAGTAAGTAAATTCGGTGAAGGAATAATTAAAATTCTAATACCGAGCTAAAGATAATAGATTTCTTTAGTGTAACGAATAAAGACTTACTAACCAAAATAAAGGTTAAATTTATATTCTAAACTATAATTAAAAGTATATTATAGAAGATTTGACATCAATGCTTAAACAGAGTATACCTCTAATTAATGCGGAGCGTGCACTTGTTGACACTGGAAGGAATGAAGAGTTGAAAGATAATATATTAAATGAAAAGTTCAGTTATCCAGAGGGTAAAGTAAAAGAAATAACAGAGGATGAAGTTATAATTGAATTGCCTGATGGAACTGAGACAAATATTTTACGAAGAACAGCGATTCAGAGTATAAATGACGTGGCGGTATTTACAGAGCCTAAAGTAAAAATCGGCCAAAAAGTAAAACAGGGAGATATTATAACTGGTGCAGTTGGACATACTCCTGAAACATATAAGGCCGGCGTTAATGCTCTGGTACTTTTCCACGCCTATTATGGTTTAGTAAATGAGGATGCTTTGGTGATATCAGAATCATTTGCAAATCGTATAGCATCTTATAGTATAATTGACTTAATGATTAATGTTAAGAGTACTAGTGCTATTAAGTGGATCGCCCCTATTGGAACAAAGGTTAAATCAAAAGATGCAGTAGTGACATTATATAAAGCTGTTCGTCTTGATGCTATAAATCAGGCACTACAAGAAAAACTCGGAGGACTTTTCGGAGAAGGACATGATCTCTCCGAATATACTATCGAGGATCATTTAGTTGTGCCTAATAATATAGACGAGGCAATAGTTTCTGATGTAATGATACAGGAAATGAAGAAACCTAAAATTCCTAAATCAGTAAAATCACCTGACTATTCATTTACACATACCTCTCAGGATGTTATAGATGAATATGAAAAAACAAAATCTCGAAAAATTATCTACGAGAAATACCCAGAGTATATTGCAGCTGATACATTAGATCCTATTAATATGGATCCAGAAGCGTATAAGATTGTGTATACTGTTCGCGTGAGACTCATCAAAAGAACTGTGGGAATGATCGGAAGTAAAATTACCTCTAGATTTAATATAAGTCTAGTTAATTTTCAATAAAAGTTAACTAAATTTTGTGAATTGCTGGAAAAATCTAAATAAAATAGATGGATAGATAAATCAGCAGTATATTTATGTTTAATTATGAGTAAAATATGAGCGATATTAATTTTTAATAATAAATTGAACAATGAGCGAAGAAGAAATATTAATACATAATCAAAATTGGTATCGCAAAGTATATTTCCAAATAATTGATCGCGCTAGATTAAGAGGTTTGGATAAAAATAAAATTGATTTTTATGTAGAAATTCATCATATACTACCTAAATGCCTAGGAGGAACTGATGAAAATGATAACTTAGTTGCATTAACTTATAGAGAACATATAGTTTGTCATAAATTATTGTGTAAATTATACCCAGATAATTACTACTTACATTCTTCTATATATTTAATGCTACATATTAAAATAGAAAATGGGAAGAAGGTAAAAACATTTTCTAATTCTAAAGAGGCAGAAGAATATAAGCTTTTCTTGAAAACTCATAAAAAGCCTCTTTCTGAGGAATCTAGAAAAAAGATGTCAGAATCGCATAAAGGTTGGAGTCCATCTGAGGAACATAGAAGAAGAGCTTCAGAAGTACATACTGGAAAAATCGTTTCAAAAGAAACCAGAGAAAAATTAAGAAAGGTTAATCTGGGAAGACATCATACAGAAGAATCCAAAAGAAAGATATCAGAGTCACGTAGAGGAAAGAAATTATCTTCAGAACAAAAAGAAAAAATTTCAAAATCACTAAAAGGAAAAAGATTAGGAATCTCTCCAACTAAGGAACAAGTAGAAAAAGCAAAACAAACTCGGATACTCCATGGAGGGTGGGTACATACAGATGAAAGTAAAAGAAAAATTTCAGAATCTTTAAAGAAGACGAATTCTGTCTCTGAACATATATCAGAAGATATAAGAAATTCTTTAAGGAAAAAGTTTGGGTTCGCTGTAAGATATACTGATATTAATACTGGTGAAATTTACGAATTTGATTCAATTACAAAAGCTGTTAGTGAACTTAAAGAGTTAAGTATTATGAATAAAAGCTTTCATTTTATAAAGCGTTCTTGTACATTAAATATTAATGGATTTGAATTTATCAATGAAACAAATGAAATGATTCAAAAGAAAGTTCAGGGGCCTGATGGAATTATTTACAATAGTATATCTGAATGTGCTAGACAATTGAATACAGTTAGATCTGTAATTATTGATTGGATTACTAATCATCCAGAAAAAGGATTTAAATACATTTAAAAAATCAATCGCTCATTGATATAAAAATAATTAAATAAAATATATTCAACGACTATGTACAAAGAAGGAGTATTTCCTTAAGATATAGTCTAGACTTTACTTAATTAAGTAAAGTATTATCGATGGAGGCAAAGGTCAAATTACAAGGCCGTTTAAGGTAGTAATATCTTAAATAATCAGTAAGTAAATTTGGTGAAGGAAGTAAAATTCTAATACCAAGCTAATAAAATATAATAATTTATTAGTATAACGAATAAAGACTTACTAGGTTGAAATAATACCTAAATTTATATTCTAATTTACTAGGATAATCTAGTAATAGTAATGGTTGTAAGTGCTGTGAAACCCGACGATATGATGCCGATAATGGTAGATAATGACGGTAAACAAAGACGAGTAGAGGTTGTGATTTAATAAAAAGTCACCTAAATTAATAAAATATTATTTAGGAAAATTATACTAAAATGCTGGAAAGAGAAGTAAATCAATCAGCATCATTGAGCGAAAGCGAGATGTTCAACGACTAAATGTATAACTTTGGATGTGAAAACCGAAGATGATATAGTCTAAATCATATAGTGTTAGTATATGTTAACTTTGGAACCCCTACAGCACAATAAATCGTAAAATTCCGAGTGTCCTTATGGAATTACAACTCGGAAATATAGCACACAAACTGCACGATCTTGTAGATAATTATAAGAAAACAAAAACAGGGCAAAAGAAGATTAAGCCCCTTCTTGAAACATATTACCCCGGACGTTTTACTAGTATGGATGTAGAAGAAATTATAGAACGTCATAATACTAGTAAAATCGAGGATATGTATTATTTCAATGTTGGCTGCTTCTCTACTAAATTTACTCCAGAACTTGTAAATCAATGGGCTGAAGATTTAGGTGTAGAAAGTCAGAGTAAAATTCTTATGCCTGAGACTGAATTAACAGATCTCGATGAATTAAAAGAAAATCTAGAACCAGAAGAATATGATAAATTAGTTTCTGGAATGTCTGGTAAGTTTAGAGAAGTAGATAAACCTTTGCAGGCGGGATTCATGACCCTTGAAGAGTTATACCATATACCATCATATAGTAATAAGGTTACATCAAGTCTATATGGCGTAGATATTAATGCTAAACGAGATGAACCTATACTTGGAAAGGGACGCTATAGACAGACAGGACAGAAAATTGGTGAGATGGAATTGGCCGTATTACTTTCTAGAAATGCGGATCAATTTATCAGCGGTGCTAGAAAAGACACTGCGAAGGAAGATAATCAAATATTTTTAAATAATTTACTTGGTCTAGGATTAACCGTAGTAGATGATAAGGGATTTAATCAAGGTGGATTAAAAATAAAATGGTCCAAAGTTTGAGATATAACTTAAGAATTGTTAGAATTGCTAGAAAGACTTAATGAGAAAGTTTAATTAGCAGTCTAGATTTATAAAACTAGATTCAACGACTATGTGAACAATTATAAATTGAAATCTAATTTGTAAAAGATATAGTCTAGTACTAAAATTTATTAGAGATAATAATTAGTAAGCAAGTCTAAAAAAAGAATTAAATGATTTAAAGATTAAATTCCGTCGTAAAAATAACCTATTAAGTATGGGAGGTAATTGATATGGAAAATAATAGCTGTTTAATGCTAAATTGCTCGCTCTATCTTCCAGTATCTTTATCTGCTATGTTTAGTAGAGAAGATCTTAAAGATACTGGAATTGAAAATGAATCACATATAACATTATTATACGCTCAAGGAAAAGAAATCCCTAGGATGAATATTCTAGGAGATATCGAAACTATCTTAGGAGAACCCGAATTTGATAATTTTATTGAATATATAAGATCTGAGAATACTGAAAGAATCTTAGATAATTTTGAAATCGGATCCTTTGAGAATGATAGTGATTATATAGTATTGAAGATGAAACAAACCAGTGAATTGTACAAAACACTTGGATTAATTAATAAAGGATTAAGGACAAAGTATGAAGTTGTTTCTGAGTATTCCTATACGCCTCATATATCCCTCGCTGAACTTCAACCAGGAACAGCAAAGAAATACCTTGAGGATCCTAGGATTAAATTAATTTTAGAGGAGAGTTTTGTATCATTTGAAGATCTCGTTATTTCTTATGGACCTAGTAATACGCCTGTAGATAGATTGAGATATAATCTAACTACATTTAATGCAATTGATTACTTCTTTCATACAGAAAATATGAGAAAAGAAAATTCAGAATTAGATTAAAAAATATATGATTCTCATTAATATACTAATAATCTAATTCTAAATAAATCATTTAGGGAGGGAATTGATTCCCTCCTTATTTTAATTTATTATTTTATGAATTGGAAAGAATTTGATTTTAATAAAACACAAAAATACATAATAGACAATGACATAAAAACCAGAAGAGAATTTCAAAGTTCTCCTCATAGAGGTTTGTATAAAAGAGCTAGATTAAAAGGATTTCTAAAAGATTTAAAATTTCAAAAAGAACAAACTAATTGGTCAGAAAACTATAAGACCATAGAAGATGTTCAAAATTTTATTGATAAAGAGAATATACCTAATCCAATGTATCTATATAATAATTTTAGGGGATTACATAATAGATGTTGTGAGAAAGGGTGGATTAAATATCTAAAATTTTCTAAAAAACAAAATAATTGGGAGCACATTAAAACAATTCAAGATGCACAAGAATTTATTTTCAAAAATAATATAGAGTCTCCCAAAGATTTTAGAAATAAATATCCTGGATTAATTAATTTGTGTACTACGAATGGATGGATGAAAGATCTTAGTTATATAAATTATACTAAACGTGAAAAAATTTCATGGAAATCAATTAACTCTATTGAACTTATGCAGAAATTTATTTATGATAATTTAATTACAAAAAGTGAATTGCATTATAAATTTCCAGGATTATGTACTAAATGTTATAATAATGGATGGATAAAATATTTAAAGTTTATAAAGAAATCAGTAAATATAAAAATATCATCTTGGGAAAAATCTTTAGTAAGTTTTTTACAGGATATGAAATTAATAGTAAGTACTCAATTAGATTCATATTCATCTTATTCTAAAATAGATATATTTTTGCCAAATCTTAATATAGCTATTGAAGTACAAGGTCCAAATCATTACAGTAAACATTGTAGAGGTAGTTTTAATTCATTTTTAAAAACAAGAAAATCTGATATAAAGAAAAATAGGTGGTGTAGAGAACAAGGAATTACTTTATTATATTTCAGTTATGATAAATCATTAGTGGAAAAATATGGATATCCTTGGTATATTTACACATCAGAGAAAGAGTTATTAGAGGAAATAAAGCGAATCAAATCCTTATAAATGTAGTAATAAACAAAATATTAATATTATGGAATCATCAGAAATTAAATTACCAAAGAAAGGGATTGTTATTGGAGTTGAGTTAGATAATCTTTATGAATTTTTTAATCGAACTCAACATTCAATAGGAAATATGGGAAAGTTTGAGATTTTAGCTGAACTTGAGAAAAAAGTAAAGGGAGAAAAGATACGACACTTAACTGAATATGTTCCTGTAGTATATAAACAACCTTCAGTAAGTATTGTATTTAGAATTTCTCGTTATATAAAAGGAGAGAATCAAGAAGAATATATAGTTTATTACAAGTTTGAAGGATTTATTTCTTAGAACAAAAATTAAAAGAGAGGACTTAAATGTTCCTCTCTTATTTTTTTATTTGCTTTCTACTAGTTCTTTCGTTGCCTTTCTATGATAACCTTTCTTCTCAAATGCTTCAATAAAAATTTTCTTATGTATTGATTTTCCAGTAATATCTTTTCCACAATATTGATTTCTCCAATGACCTCTTACACCAAAAGGACAATCTATATTTATTTCAGTATCGTATAGTTTATTTACTATGATTACTCCTTGATTTCTTCGGCCAGTATTAGGATCTTCAAATTGTGTAGGTGGATTTTTTACTTTTCCAGATAACACAGATTCAAATGTTTCAATTTTAATTTCAGAAGTCATTAAAAATATAAAACTTTTAAATGATTCATAGATAAATCTGTATTTTATGCTAAATGATCCTTTAGCTCCAATTGAATATGAAGATCGATTATTATTATTAAAATATTTAATAAGGTCATCTATAGTTTTTTTATGTAATAGATCTTCTTGACTATCTATTACTTCTTTATAGTAATCTTCTAATGTTTCTGAATACCCTAATGAAATAAGTTCATTCATTACATTAGAAGGAATCTTTTTTAAGAATTCATCCAAACAATTAAACTGTTTACTAAGCTTATATGAATTAATAAGTTCATCCATATTATATAAACAATCTTCTAAGTTTAATTCAGAGAAATTTAATAAATCATTCTTTTTTATTACTACACTTCCTAATGAATTAAAATGTTTTTTATTATTTTCCGTAATATATTTTCCTACAAATGCATATAGTATAATATATTCACCTGTTATACAAAAAATAGAATGAGCATAATAATCTGTTTCTTGTTTATCTTTTGTACTAGAATTATATATCAATCCAAATTTAGCTTTCTTTTCTGATTTTCTAAATAAGTTTTCTAAATTTTCTTTACTAACTATATCTCTTAATTTGCTAGAAAATAGCCGTTCCTTATTAAGCGAATAAGATCGAATATAGTTTTGTATATTACTTGAAATTTTATATTTTCTTATAGGTCTGGGTTCTTTACTTGCAACCTCAAAAAATACATTTTCAAATTCAGTATTATGTTTACGATTCCTACTAAATTTTTCTAAGGCTTCTTTTTGTAAAACATGTTTAACTGCAAATAAATTTTCATAATCTTTTTCCATAATTTTTCTTTCTTTTAGTTTTTTAATATTATTTTATTACATTAATAAGGATTTTGGGGAAATAAAAAAAAAAGAAACTACATAAAATAGTTTCTTTCTTATTGTTATGTTTGTTATTAATTGTCTTTTTTATTTCGGTTGGTTTTTCTAATTTTATCAACTTCTTCTTTTAAACTATATCTTTTTACTAAATTAGTTATAATTTTTCTAGTAAGTTTGAAAAATTCTGCTACTTCTCTATAATTTCCAGAAAAATCATGTAATTTTTGCAATAAATCTTCTTTCTCTGGATAATTTTTTGATTTAAATCTACATTCTTCAGAACAATATAATTTTCCCTTAGATTTTTTAAAACGTTTTCCACATATTGGGCATACATCTCCAAATTCTTTTCTATTAGAAAAAGAAGTTTTATCTTTTCCTTCCTCTAATAACTCTTTTATATTACTGATATCTAAATCTGGATGGTGAAGTTCTCTATGGCAGTTTGCACAAAGTAATTCACACTTATCTAATTCTTTTTGTAAAGAATCTAGATTTGAGTTAGAAAACTTTCTTATATCTAATTGAAAATCTTTTTCTTCTGGATTTTTATGATGAAATTCTAAAGCAGATATATTCTTATCATATCCACATCTCTCACATTTTCCTCCTCTAGAAAGGATTGATTCATACTTTCTTTTTAATCCTCGTAAAATTTGATTACGATAATTATTATTCTGTTTCTTCATGTTAAAATAAAATTTAAGTTGATTTTTTTTTATATTTTGTGAATTGGAAGTTTATCAGTTTAGATGATAAAGAGGGATTGAAATTCTCTCCCTCTATAATCAACTTAAATTAATAAACTTTAATTTCACAATTAAAGATTGTTGTATACATTAATTAGGTTTTAAGATTACTATAAGCGCAAAATAACGATTTGAAAAAAAATAAACTAATAATCAAATTGATTATTAGTCTTTTGTCCAAGTGGCAGGGATTGAACCTGCATGTGACCGATTACCCTTTCTACAAGGTATAAGCTTGAGGGGATACACTTGGAATTTGTTATAATTATGTCTAGTACCAGGAACGGGAGTCGAACCCGTACAGGTGCAATACCCAAGGGATTTTAAGTCCCTCATGTCTACCTATTTCATCATCCTGGCATTTTTAGTTGTTATTGTGTCTTGATAGATTTTTTTTATTTTATTTCAGAATTTCTTCCTCCATAAAATTGATTTCCAGATTCTATAAATAATATCTTTCAATCATTTTCTACCATATATAAGAATTTCGAGGTTTCTTAGACGTAAAAATTATAGGAAGGAAGTAAAATTATCCCTCCTCCCCATACCATGTATTATTTTATAAATTTTCTCATTATATTTGATAATTCTATAATAAATTCTTCAAACATATTATACTTCTCTTCTGGACATTCATAATCAACTTTATCAATTCCCATACACATAGAGGTAAATAATTCAATTATTATTTGTTTTGTTTCAATTTGTGATGAGCTAAGAAAATCTATCCAAAAATTATGATCAGTATTTAAACTAATTTTATATTCTCCTTTATTTAGGGATGATTCAAATATAGATCCACATTTCCCACCTGAAAAAGTATTTAATTCCACCAATTTATCTTTTTTCTTACTAAAAAGGGTGTTAGAATTAATTTGATTTTCAATCATCTTAATATCTTTACTAGCTCGTTCATCTAGCTCTTTACTAGTTTTTTCTTGCTTAGATCTTTTCCCAGCTTCATGTACATATTTCCCGAGGTCTTCTTTTAAAATTTCAATGAGTTCTGGATTAATATCATCCCTTTCGGATTCTTTAATAGTTTTTAGATAAGTAGAATTAAAACAAGTATCAGTTACATCTCCATCGGTTGAAATTTCAATTCTGAATCCGCTTAATTCATTATTACTATCGTTTATAATTCCGAGCTTTAGTCCACTTCCGACAAGTCTACCATTTCTAAAAATCCAAAATCCACTATTTTTTCTATTTCTATTAACTTCTAATGATGTTAATTCCTTTTTAATATATACACAAGTATAATTTATAATTTTATCTTTATATTTTATATGAGATCCAGGTTTAGATAATATTTCTACTCCTTTTATATCTCTACATAATGGATCAATTGGAGTAACGAGATCATTATTTATTTTAATAGTTACTTTACTCGTTGTAAACAATTTAAAATAAGTTATACCAAGTTTCTTTTTCAGTTGTTGTTGAAATTTAGAAATATTGTCAATTAAATTATTTGAATCTACATTTTCAATCAATACTATTGTTCCATGATCTGATTTTACTTCCTTTTTGAATGATAAAAACTCAGAAATATTACCTTCACGTATAGATATAGAGAATTTATTAGTTTTTATCATATAATCTTTATCAAATGTAGCGATATAAAAATTTCCCGTAGAAGCTTTTGTATATATTGTTATCTTATTTCCTAAAAACAGACCAGCTGATTTTAGTCCTGTTCCATAGTATCCAAAATCAGAATTTCTATTTTTTCCTGTTCTAGATCCTAATTTAAAAGCTTCAATCAACGTATCACTATCCATTCCTATACCATCATCAATGATTTGAAAATAAGACATTACCCTAGGATCAGCTAAACTAGGTGTAAATTTTATACTCACATTTCGAGCTCCTACTGTTTTTTCCAGAGAATTATCAATAATATCCTCTAGTGCTGTTAATACTGTATATCCAGATCTTTTAATAGTATCTAAATAACATACATTAGGAGTTACATCTACTTCAGTATTAATTGTTGTAGATTTTTCTTTTGGTAGTTTTTCTAATTCCATAATAATTTGTTTCTTTATATTAGTATGTTTAATAATCTCTAGTAGATTAGGATTATCAAGATTATCAAGTAAAAATTTATCTATTACTTCCCATGGCTGTGAAAATAACTCTGGTACATTATAATCAGTATTATCTTCAAACCACTCATCTCCTTTAGCTAAATTTAAGAACTGACTCAAGAATACTAATAATTTTCCTTCATCCTTTCTATCACCAGATCTTACCTTTATAACTTTAGTATGTATTCCTGGAGAGTCATACCCTTTATAACTCGAATATCTAGAATCAAAGTTATCAGAGAATCCAGGTTTCCAACATATATTTATAGGTCCTTCTTTAGAATCTGAATACCTATACATTAAATATAGCATAATTTTTTTACACAATAAAAATTAAACATTCTTTATCATATATAAGATTAAAGACCTAAATTTTACGCGTTTTATAAGTTTCAAGCCTTAATAATGTAAAATTTAAATGTAAAAAATTATGAAAATACAGACGATTATTGATCCTAAACAGCTTGGACGAACATCTCAAGAATTAATAGAGATATTTTTGAAAGATAAGAAGAAACAAGAAGAATTAAAGTTTGATTATATACAGCTAGATTCTTCAGCGGAAAATATCAAGTATCCATCTCAAGGTTCTAAGATATTTATTCCTAGCCTTACGGGAAAAATCTTGATTACTTATCCGCTGGGTGTTTTAGCTGTAGTAAGTATAGAAGGAATACAAACTAGGGATCAACTTATAAAAGAGATTGTAGAAGCTTATCATGAGATTTATAGACTAGATAAAGATTCAGGACAGAAAATAGGAACTGGAATATTTAGAATCTGGGGTCATAGTCTTAGAGATTTAGTACTTCATACTATAAATATTTATGAGCAGGGAATCATAACTCTTGGAATAGATAGTTGAGGGAAGAAATAAAAGAGAGGTTTTTGACTAATAAAAAGTCAAGTTTCCTCTCTTATTTTTTTTACATAAAAATATCTTGACCATTGATCTGTATTCTTATGTTTCCGAAGGGATTGCCTCCGATTATGCCACTAGTTCCAGGGATTTCTTCAGGGATCACCTCTTCTATGACATCTTCATCATTAGTAGTGATAGTTGGTAATTTTTCTTCGTCGATTGATTCTATTATTTCCTCTTCCATAATTTATTTTCTATTAAAACAATCCAAGTAAATTAGTAATATCTCCTATATCTGTATTACTGATTTTTGTTCCTTCTACTTCTACTACTTCACCTTCTTGATTTACGTATCTAGTGCCAGGGAAAACTATTTCTTTTTTCTGAATTGCTGCCTTGTATTCATAATTTTCAGTAGATTCTTTAAGTTTCTTTACCCAATATTTAGCGTAATCGCCTTCTACTGTTTCAGGATCATATGGTTCTTCAAATAATCCTTCTTTTGGCTGGGGGCATTCCATTTTTACTTTAATAACTGAATCTTCATTTTCAGTATCAGTCATTTCATATTCCCAATAAAAGTAGTTTTTCTTTTTATTACTTTTATATGTACCTTCTGTCTTAAGATCATCCCATATATTTTTAATAAGCTCCACAACGTTAGTAGTACTTGCTTGTCCTGGAGTTAGTAAAATTTGTTCTTGAACCAAAGCATTTTCAATAATAAATGCTTGTCCTTTAATTATCTTTGATTTACTCATTGTTTATCAGGTTTTAAATAAGAAAAGAATAAAGCTAGGTTTTAATACCTTTATATGCTTTATTCTTTTTCTATTGTTAATTAATTTTATTTATCTAGTAATTTTTCAGCTATTCGTAAATAACTTGATGCATTGAAAAATTCACAATCCCCCTCTTGAGGTAGTTTAATGAAAGAAACTGGAAAATGTTTTTCAATCTCTTTTATTAATCCTGGATCATTAATATATTTCTTAAAATAATATGCTAATCCACCACATATTAAAATCCCTTCGATAGTATCTAAGCTTTCAGAAAATCTCTCTTCTAATAATTTTAATACATTTACAAGGTAGGTTTTTGTAAACTCTGCTACTTTATCGCTAATATTATATTCTCTACCTCTTCTAATAAATACTCCATTATTATCAAGAATTACTTGTGCCTCTTTTATAGCAACTTTCATTTCATATGTTTGGTAAAGATAGTCGACGATATTGTAAGCAATATTTATAACACCTGTATTAGCTATACCAATTGCAGCACCTGCAGACGATTTACCTTCTAGTATTTGAGCAGCATCAATACTTAAAAATCCACCATCAACTAAAAGATAGTTTCTCATTCTAACATCATTTTTTCTTGATGCTTCTCTAAGATTTAATCCAAATTCTTGATAAGATAATTTACAACTTAACCCCTGAGGTAGACAGATAAAGTAATCTTGTTTTGTTATATTAAGAGTTTCATATAAATAATCCAAAAGATCATCTGCTTTATCTTGAAAAGCTAATGATAGTCCTACAACAATATGGTCAAAATTATCCATTCCTCCATATCTTTTTAATAGGTAACTAATCCAAACAGGATATATTACTTTCATATCCTCATAGGTTTCAAGTTTAAAAAGCAATGATCGGGGAACTTTAAGAGCAGGTGTACCAAGAATATAATAATCTGGACCTAACTGAAAGAGAGTATCATCATCAGCTTCCAAAGGTTTATCTACCTTAGCTGTTGCACTTATAAATTTATCAAATTGTAAAACATTATTTTCATCATAGTAAGCAACTTTTACGCTGCTATATCCTAAATCTATTGCTAATAATCTCATCTTTTATAATTTTCTAAAATTTGTTCGTAAGCCTTTATTATATTCTTATCAACTTTATACTTTTTAAGATCTCCTAGAACAGTATTAGTTAGGTAATCAAATGGTACATGTGGGAGAAGTGCAGTATATCCAGATGTAACCATACCAACTGAAAAGTGTTCTGTTGGTTGATTAAGTGCTACTATAACAATTTGAGTTAATCCTGACTCTCCTGTAGTATCTTTATAAGCAAATACTAGATCTCCAGCAAGTAATGAACTATGAATACTAGCCCATAAATCATTTGCTACAGACATTGCATTTTCCCATCCCCATACTCTTCTTTTTTCTAGAAGTTCATAATCTTTTTCCGACATTTTTTCACTCTTCATCGGATTCGAGTTTTTCTTTGTCTTTTCCATCACTTAAAATATAAATTAGTATATAATAATAATCTGCTTCTTCACAATCAACTTCTTGAATTCCAACTACATCAATATTAGAATAATCTCCCCAGGTCTTTACTACCTTTGATAGTGATCCTAGAATATGTGCTAAATATTCAGGAGTATCTTGATATTTTCTAGCTTCGAATAGAATATTATAATAAATCCATTCACCAGCCTCTCGATTTCTTTTCTTTGTTTCTAAAAATCTCAATCCTATTCCTGGAGTTTTATCTGTATAATCATATTCTAAAATTCGTTGGGTTAATTGATTTTGAATCTCTAATCGAGTATTTCCTTTTAATCCAAGAAGTCGTTTTATATCGTTATTGTATTCCGGAACTGCCATAACCTGATCCTCCTCGTTCTGTTTCATCAAGTTTACTAACTTCCTCTAATTCCATATGAGTTACTTCTGCACAAACCATCTGAGCAATTCTTTCTCCATGTTCTACAGTTACCTCTACAGGACTAAGATTAACTAAAATTACTCCAATTTCTCCTCTATAGTTTGAATCTATAGTGGCTGGTCCATTTAAAACTCCTAATCCTTTTTTTAAAGCTTCTCCAGATCTAGCTCTAACTTGGATTTCAGTTCTAGGGGGAAGTTGAACATATATGCCTGTAGGAACTAATTTTCTTTCTAACGGTTTTAATGTAAATTCTTCACCGATATTTCTAAGGTCCATTCCAGAATCTCCAGGCTTTGCATAACTTGGAAGTGGAAATTTTGATTTATTAATAATTTTTACAACCATGATACTGTATTACTATAAAATGTTTTATTACCTATACCTAAAAAATGTTTTTGTTCACGAGAATCAGTATATACATTTACATCCCCAATAAAGTCTTTAATAATTGTATAACACCAATCTCCATGTTCTACTAAAAAATCTGGCTTATATTTTAAAACTTCGTCAAGATAAAATACTCCAAAAGTCCCAGAATCTACACAATATCTTCCAATAGTTTCCCTCTGATTAACTAATTTTTCAAGATTAATCTGATTTTCAATTGAAGGATTATCGTAAAGATTATAGTAAGCTTCTTCAATATCATCTATGAATTTTTCAAGCTCAAGTAAGCCAAGAATATTTTTTAGTTTTGATACTTTCCATCTTCCATCTCCAACTCCAGTATCTTCCCAAATATAATTATCAGAGAATCCTACTTCTTCCGAGATAGTCATATTATTATAATTAAATCCGTTTCCCCAATCCTTATTTTCTGCAATATAGCAGGGATCTGTGATAATAATCGTTCCGTTAAAATTCATAATTTATACTTTTTTCTTGTTCTAAACTTAAATAACCAAGATGTTCCAGAAATAAACTTTACTTGTCCAATTACATCAGGTCCTTTATACATTTCATTAATATTAGTTGAATAAACATTAAATCCATAGTTTTCAGGGCCAAGACAAGTTCTAGGTTTTATCAATTCTCCAGATGCTATTAAAGATTGAAGAGTTGACATTAGATAATCATAATCTTCTGGTAATAGATAAGTCGGTTTTTCTAAGTCCTCCAGTGCTAAACAATAATAAACTGGGAGACCTAGATATACCGTTTTTCCTTTCTGTTCAAATATAAGTAATCTAGTTTCTTTTTCATATCTTACTTTAATTGGAATCGGAAAGTTTGTTTTTACTGTATTATCAGAAAACTCTACTAAGGAATTATATATTTCTAGAATATCATTTTGTAGAGTAGTCATTGTAATTAATCTTCAGAAGTTGCACAAAATACTTTAATACCCATCTGATCTAAAAGATTATAGATCTGAGTAGTAATAGCTGGTGATACAGATCCAGTAGTATTCTTAATTTTATCCATATTATTTAACAATAATGTAAATGGATTTTTAACACCACTTAATTTATTAGGATCAAACAAACCAGACTGTTCTACAATCTGCCTAAGGATAGCTGGAATTTCAAGACCTTCACCAGGAATAATTTTAGTTGCAGTTGGGTAATCATATTGCATAAAGTTGTAATCGATTACATTCCACTCTACTACATCACCTGTCGGGATACCGGTTGCATTTTCTTCATCATCAGCTACATTTTGAATCTGAACAAGATAACCAACTTGAGCTAACCAATAATTAATGCAAGAAAAATCCTTAGTACTCATTGTAGTTTCTGAATTAATAAAGCTTACTAATTCAGCGTTACCAATACTATTTTCGAAATTTGCTAAATTATTCTTTAAAAAACCCTTAACAAATTCCATAACACTTACGCCCATACCTTCTTTATCAAAACGGCTACGAGCAACACAACGGCCTACCATAGAATTCATTTCTTGGGCCGGAATAGAATACAAATTTACTTCAATCATTTTAATGTTATTTTATATAATATTTAATTCGGGGCTATCAACTAATAAGAAAATAGCCCATAAACGCTCTTCAATCAGACCTGACTCAAACAATTCTTTTTCAGATGTAGTAAAATCTCCAATAGTTAAGATAGCTTTATATATTTCTATAAAATCTATCTCCTTACCATTTTTCCAAGATATATACTGATCAACTAACCAAGATTCGAAGGGTGCATTATTCATTTGCTGATAATCAAGAATAATAAATTCATTAATTCCAAATGCATCCTTAAGGAGTTGAAAAATATCTGAAATTCTTGCTCGGTAGGAATATTTAGATACTAAGATTTTATATACTGCTTTCACTGTATCAGTATAATCTGTATCATTTCTTGTTTTTATATAATTTTTTCTTTGCTCTAAATCAAACATTTTCTATCTCTACTTCTAATGGAAATAATCTCTTAATTTCAAACAGTTTTAAATATTTATCATTATATTGATCCATAAAATCTTTCACTTCTTTATAATGATCAAATACCCAATTTCCATTAAGACTATTTAATACCTTTGATTTATCTTCAAGTTGAAATAGGTAAGTTTCAATAGTAATATCATTTCCTGAACCGTGATAGGATTTAGGAGTACTACTTATCCTTTCAATATCAAATATATCTCCCCAAATTGGATCTCTCCAATCTATATCGAGTACGTAAAATATTAATTCTCGAAGAAAAGATAATTCGAATAATTTATTAAATGAGTTTCCTGATCCTTTCCATTCATACTTAAAAGAGTTAACTTTATCTTCCAAGCCCCAAGATTTTATTAAGTCTAAGAGTTCAAGATAAAGTCTATTCCATTCTTCTTTTGGTTTTTCTACAATTATTGCTTCTTGTTTAAATTCCAATAGACTTTTCATAATAACTTCTTAAGATTGTATAACTTGCTTTCCAAACTAAATCTAAATTTCTCACTTGTAAATCTGTTTTAAGGTAAGATCTTAATTGATTATAGTAACTATTAGGATCATTTCTTTCAACACTTCCCAACAATTGATCTATATTAATCCTAGTACTTTCCCACTTAAATCGATCTATAACAAGTAATTTATTAAGATCTAGTTGTTGTTTAATATTACTAAGAGATCCTATATAATTATTCATTCGATCTAGTCTTTCAGTACACATAGGATTTCCACATTTCAAAAGACTTCCATAAACATCTTTTTCTGACATATTATAACCACAGCTACAAGTTGGCCACATAAAATCTCCATTACCTTCAGTAAAAGAATCCCCTACCATTGGAATAGTTGAATTAGCCATAATAATACTTACTATTGCTCCAGGGGTAATTTTCTTTTTTACCATTTTTCCCACACTTCCAGCACTTGGTTTTCTTACTGTACATCCTTTTACTTGAATTGGATCGATTAGAATATTAGCTGACCAAGAATCTTTTCCTTTAGCTACTTGAGAATTCCATTGTATACCTCTTACTGTAGTTTTTAAAGCTTCAGTTCCTGATCCAGCACCAGCAAATTTTAAGGCGCCGAGACATATTCCAAATTCATCATATACTACCCAACCATCATTTAAGAAGTAACCAGTTGAAGTAACTGTTTTATCTGTTTCTGTATATTCTTTATTTCCGGCGCTCATAAGTTCTTCTATAGTCCATACATCGGCAGGGGAAAATAAGATATGTCCATCAGTTTTTGAACATACAGTTTCAAACATTTTTAAAACTTCACGATAATCTGTTTTTCTTAGTATTTGTCCTTCTATTGAATCATCAGTATAATATCTATAAGCTCTAAGAGTTAATAAATTATTTACCTCAGATTCACAATACTTAGAATTTATTAGTCCATTGGCTCTTTGTCTAGCAGTTTCAGGATCAGTATCAGAAAGTCGATTAATGTCAACTAATGCCTCTGCCTGAATTGCTACTATACCTTTCGGAAATCTTTTTGGAAGGAAGTTTATTAATTTCCAAGTTTGATCTACCCCATAGTTATCCAAATTTAAATTTCCGACTGTAACTATTCTTTTTGGAATACCAGTTGAAGAATCTAAATAAATTGCTATACTAGATCCATCATACTTTAGATCACAGTATTTTCCAGAGTTTTCATTCATAAACTCTGAAAGAGCACTTAACATAGTTTTTTCTTCAACTTTTTTCTTTTTAATTTTTTCTATATAAGAATTTTTTGTCTTAGTTCCTTTTAAGTATGTTTGATAAACATAATCTCTGACAAAAAATCCATCTTCTTGCGCTGCTCTAGCTTCTAACATATCATATACAGCATCATCCATTCCGGTAGGTACTGAATCAATATAATAGTTTTTACATGCAAGAATAAGGTCTTTCCATTTTTCTAATGATTTTTCTGTAATATTATTTGTAACGCACATAAGTTTATTTATTTTTTAATAGCCATCCAATCATTATATCTTGGACTTCTGAGTCAAACATTTCTTTAATATTACTAAAGTCATCTTCTGGTATAAAAGATGAATTAGGTTTTATTGCAACTTCATATTCAACTTCTCGACGATCAGAATATCTAGTAATTATCTTATATCCAAGTTTTACTAAAAATTCTTTCATTTTATCATAATCCCAGTGTATTCCGAAAGGTTTAGACATCATCATATTACTAATAACTAAATCAGTAAGAGGACAATCTGGTAAATCTTCCGGTTCAAAATCGAAATCATCTTCTTGTTCGTCAAAATTAATATTTCCTTCCTCCCCATCATAGAGAGGAAAGTCATTATCATCTTCTTTTTTCATAATTTTTTTATTTTATTTAACCTCATTAATTAGAAAATCAAGCTTTCTTGGCTGCGTATTAAGCATATAATTTATAATATAACTCACTCCAAAACGATCGATCATATCATCTTTTGTTTTTGATAATATATTTTCTATAAAATCAGGAAAACTTATAGAAATTTTATCGGTTAATTCATAAGCTCCTTGAATTGTTCTATAGTAATATATCTCAGATTCAGAAGAAATTCCATTAAAGTTGTATAAATCACTTTTTAAAAATTTATTAACAAATTCCACTCCAATTCTTTTATAATTATCTCCATGAGTAATTGTATAAAATAATTTCTCTCTTTTAGCTTCAAACCTATAACCTCTTAGGGAATCTTGAGAATTAATTAATTTTAGAATTTTCTCAAAATTTGGAAGTTTTGAAGTATTTGATCTATATTTTTCTCGATAAAGATATGCTAATCTAGATATATAACCTTGATATCTACCATCTGCTAAAGACATATATAACCATTCGTCACTAAATCCAATTGAAACTGAATGGGTATCACTAATTATTATCTTTGTCATAAAATAATGAAACCCCACCCTGGAAATGAAAATCAAAACCAGGATGAGGTGTAGTATATTATGTTTATTAACCTTCTACTTTAGTTTCGGAAATATTATCATCAATGATTGTACAATCAATTAAGAGAATCATTGACGCTGCTGAAATAGAATTTTCAAGAGCTACTCGAAGAGATTTAGAACTATCTAAGATCCCCTCCTCAAGTAAATTACCATACTTTCGAGTCTTAGCATTATATCCAATTCCTGGTTTAGATGATTTAACCTTTTCTAGAACTACTTCTCCAGAAACTCCTGAATTGTCTGCAATTGTTTTAAGAATTACTGGAAGACTTGAGAATACAATTTCTGCACCCTCTACTTCATCTCCAACTAAAGATTTCCAGAATGTCTTATCTTTCTTCACTTCTAATGATCCTTTGTAATAGATATAACCACTTCCTAAAGAACATCCTTCAGCAATAGCACTTTTAGATGCTAGAATAGAATCTTCAATAGTTTGTTTAAGGTTCTGTTTTTCAGTTTCAGAAGCTCCTCCAGCTCTCACTACTGCAATACCTCCACTAAGATTTGCTACTCGTTTCGCAAATTTAGTTTTATCATAATCTGATATTCCAGGATCTGTAAGTTTGGTGCTAAGAATTTCTACCCTTTCAGCAATCTCTTTAGAATCACCACCACCTTCATAGATAATACATGAATCTCTAGAAATTACAACTTTCTTAGCTACTCCAAGATCCTCTTTTGTTGCTTGTGTGACTGATAATCCGTTCTCAGGAGAAATATATTTACCGCCAGTTAAAATTGAAATATCTGCCATAATATTTTTCCTTGAATCTCCGAAATCAATACCTTTTACAACACAACATCTAATTGCACCTTGAAGAGTATTCATAACAAGAGTTGTATTTACTACTTCATCAATATCATCTACTATAAATAAGAATGGGCGTCCAGTAGGTACAAGCTGTTCCATTAACGGAAGAATTTGCTGTACACTAGATAATCTTTCTCCTACTACAATTACATAAGGATCTTCCATTACACAAGTTCCATCAGTAGGATTTGTAACATACTGTGGAGAAGCCCAACCACGATCGAGTTTCATTCCAGTAGTTACATCAATAGTAGTTTCAAGACCACTAGAGAAATCAGCTGTAATAATACCAAGCATTCCAACTTTCTCCATACATTCAACTACCAGATTTCCAATGGCCGGATCATTATTGGCTGAAATAGTTGCCACCTTTCTGATCTTTTCCATATCATCATTTACTGGAATTGAATTATTTTTGATATACTCAGCCATCCATTTTCCGGCCTTAAGCATACCAGATTTCACCTCATTTACATTAGCTCCAGTTCGTAATGCTTTTTGTCCTTTTTCACACATTTCTTTGATTAATAGTGAAGTTGAACTTGTACCGTCACCTGCTAATCTTTCTGTTTGAGCGGCAGCATTTTTTACAAAGATAGCTCCTGTATTCTGAAGTTGATTCTTAAATGAAATCGACTTAGCAACAGTAGCTCCATCTCTTGACACCTCTGGACCTGTAAATCCTGAAATACACACGGCTTTACCTGACGGGCCGAGTGTTTTCTTAATTGCCTCTACTGATTTTTTTACACCTTCAATAATTTCGGCCTGAGTTTCAAAGCCGTGATTAATAATTTTTCCTTCTGACATGTTTCGTTTTAATTAAAGTACTACAATAATTTCATTTAAAGTTATAACACGATATTCTGTTCCATCTTGAGTAAATGATTTTCCTGTGTTTGGATAAATCAAGATAGTATCACCAGGTTTTAATACTCCCTCGCTAACTTCTTCACCTACTCCAATAACCTCAGCTTTTTCACATTCACTCGCAGGAACAACAAAATTTCCTATCTTTTGAGTCATAGTATCTTTTTTATCTACTATGACCAATACTTTAGATTGAATTACTTTCATTTTATTAATTTTATTTTAAATTTTTACTCATATATAAGAAAATCACCCTTAGAGATTACCCTTTTTATTGATTTGGAAAAGAAAAAAGAGCCCAACCCACTATAATCACTACAGGAGGTTGGGATTAATTTTATTATGAATTTATTAAATTTATTGCCTATTAACCAATTGGAGTTAATAAAAGAAATGAAATTTATTTTTGTTCTTGTTGTTTGTAATATTCTTCAAGTTTATCGGGATATTTTTCTTTAAAGTCTGAAAATTTAAACCAATATGAATTATTATATAGGGATTCAGTATTTAATTTTTTATCTTTATTTAAGATTCTCCATACATTTTGATGAAATAACCCATCTTCTCTAACATTTCCAATACTTTTATATATTTTTATAATCTCATGATTCCGATTAGTTCTTATTACTTCATTTCTAAATAATTTAACAACTAACTTTGGTAAATTATTTGTTTCTTTATTAAGATAGTATTCATCTAATTTATCTGGATATTCCCATTCATCTAGGCTAGTCCAATAATAATCAAAATATTTACCTATAGCAGAATAAGATGTTCTTGTTTTATTACGATTTACTGCAGCAGATACTGAAGATTCAGAAAATCCATCTTTTATAACATCTTTTACTGAATCATAAATTTTATATATTAAATAGTTTTTATCATGACAAATAATCTTCTTACCTCTCTTAGTTTCTTTACTAGGAATATACTTTATTATATTAGAGATTGCTCCTTCTTCATAAAATTTTTGAATACTATTCGAATATAAATTAATAGCATCATTGTAATACATCCAGTAATATTCTCCATATAATGTTTTATTCTTTATACTCCTTCTAAGATACTCTGGATTAAATCCATCTATTTTAATAGAAGATACTGTATTATATATTTTACAAACATTGAAATTTTTATCGAAACATACTATCTTTGTTCCGGAATCATTATATTCTAGTACAGTATTTCTTTCTAAAGGTGTTAAATTTAATTTCGGTAGATCTTTTAATAAATAAAATTCATTTAATTTTTCTGGATAATTAATTTTAAAATCTTCTAATAAAGAAAATTTATATCCTCTAGAAGTATTGTAATCTCCTTTTACAGTACTACTAACAGAAGTGTGATTAAAACCATCCATTTCAGTTTCTGAAATACTACTATATACTCTATAAACTTTATTATTTAAATCATGACAAACAACAGGATATGAGATAGAACGTATATATTTTTCTCTTAACTCAGCAGAAAGGGTAATATTATATTTCTCTATTACTAATTTTCGCTCGGATGTATATACTGAATTTACATTAATCATACAAAATAGAGCAGATAATATTTTATTATTATCTGATTGAATTCTATATAATAAAACGTGTGCTATTATATGTTCTAAAGCAGAAAGAAGTACGTAATTATAGTTCTCATCTTCACCTGACATACACCTAGGTAAAATATGATGTTTCTCTGTATAAAATTCGATTTTTCCTCGTTTTAATCCTCTCTGAAGGGCTTGATCTATTAATTTACAGTAATCTTCTAGATATTCCTCTTCAGTTCTCCCATCTAGAATCATCTCATTAAAATCTTTTTCATCTAGGTAACTACTATACTTCATCCCTGGATTTTCGGTAGATTTTATACCTTCTATTGGTTTAGATTTCATAATTAAAAAATATTTAAAATAATTATAAACCTCATAAGAATTTTACTAAAGGGAAATTTCAGGTCAATAAAGTTTGCAACCTTTACTAATCTTACTTTTTCCCTATTCTTATGAAATCTAAATAAAAAGAACACTAGATTAATTTATAATTTTATTTATAAATTTTTCTAATGTTCTTCATATATTAGGTTTTAATCTTCCTTAAAACGCAAAAATTCACTTTAAGGTCTATTAAATGGAGTTGGTCCAGAAACAGTCTGTCGTATATTAATATTGTTTCCTTGTTGTAGCCCACTTCCATGTTTGTATATACTCTGTTGAGCTTGATTATATTGAATATTATAGTTATTAATCATTAAATCTATATCTGCCTCAGAAAAACATCTTTTCTCTTGAATCATTCTTATATCGTCATATACTTTCTTTGGTAAACTTCTAAATCTACCATTCTGAAGTCTTATATTATAATCAATTATATTTGTTTCTCCACGTCGATTTTTCGTAATTGTTGATATTCCTAGGTTGTTAGGGTTGGGTTTCTCACCGCCCTTAGAGCGTGTTATAATAAAATCTACCACATCAACCTTATGGCTAGACCCAGCTATATAAGACATATCTAATACTTCTTGACTATATGCTCCAATTTTTAACTGAGACAATATAAATACTAACTTTCCCATTGCAGTTAACTCTGTAAGCTTATCATAAATATCTCCGAAAGATTTATACATAGATCCATCCTCTCCACCGTGAGCGTTTTTAAATCCCGCATCATACATTACTAAATTTAATATGGTATTAAATTATTAGACTATATCATCTATTTTTCATAGTTATACATTTAGTCGTTGAACAAGTAACTAATATTCCTTGATGCTGATTTATGTCTTACATTTTCCAGCATTTTAGTATAATTTTCTTAAATTTTATTATTTAAGCGACTAAGCAATTAATCGATAAACAGGATTTTATAATCTTTTGTTTTCATGAATTCTATATATTCATCCACTGAAATTTTTCCGGCAGGTAATATAGTTATGCTAAGATTATTTCCAATTATCTGACACATACTATTATAGATTGGCCCTATATTTTGAGATACTTCACTAAAAGAGCAACCACTAAATTGAGCTCCTAATCTGATAATAAAATCTTTCATTTTGAGATCCCCAAGGGCTAAGTAATGTACTTTATAACCTTGTATTGCCATATTCAATGCTTCCTGCATAGCCATTAAACTCTTTCCAACTCCTGGAGGCCTAAGCTAACTTATTGATATTCAATATGTTATAGACTATATCATCTATGAATGTTACCTTCATAGTTCTATATTTAGTCGTTGAACAAGTAACTAACGTTCCTTGATGCTGATTTGATTTGTTATCTTTCCAGCATTTTAATAGAATTTTCCTAGATATTATTCTAGGCGACTTCTCCAAATCGCAATTAGCCCGAGTTGTCCAAATTCATAAGCTCCGCATGAAAAGCAATTATTTATCCATTCAAATTTACTAGGTGCACCGCCTTCTGCCTGTTCAGCGATGATTGAATTAATATCTATTTGTGTAAATCCAATCTCACTAAAATTATCTAGATCAGCAGTAGTTTTAACATTTATATTTTTCACAAACTTAACATATTCTTCTGGATTTTGAGAATAGAGTCTGTTTGCTTTTTGAAGATTAACTGAATATATTACATCAGTTAAAATCTTTCTGGCTGGTTCAATTTGACTTTTTGTATATTTTTTCCATTTTATAATTTCATTCATCACCTCTTGGGTCTCTTGTGGAGTTTTCTGAGATCTAAATAAGATACTCCTAAATAAAGGCTCATCTATATTTTCTAGAGGATAAGTCTTTATAGCATCCACGAGTTGAGAGACCATACCATTTCCAGCTGTTTGTGGATTAGTCTGAAAATAATATTGAAGATCTAATATATTATTTTTAGCATCCTGAAATAAATATTGATTAAAACAGCTAAAAATCAAATCAAATACACTACCATTATCCATACTATATTTTTAAAGATTTTCTTCATTAATAACTATATCTTGAATATCACAATACTTATAGTAGTTATGTAATAATTCATCTCTTTGTTCGAATCCTTTTGTATATACCGGGATTCTTTTCGGTATTTTTGGTTTTAGTGCAAGAACGTTCATATTAGTTCCTCTTGCTGTTCGCCCTAGTTGTTGAAGAACTGATCCAGCGTTGATATTAGAAACTAGTAATATATTTTCTAATCCAGGAAGGTCTAGTGCTCTAAATCCTGCGGCGGTACTAGGAATTATATCTACCATTCCATTTTTAATATATTCGCATGATTGTTGAAGATCTAGATTTGTTTTATTTCCAGACAAATCATAATAAATATATCCTTCGCCGCAAATTAAGAGCACTCTAAATACTCCAATAAAAAAGTTATCTATCCAAGTTGAAATAATATTATTTAAATTATTTATTGGGATATATAATTTAGGATATCTTTTTGCTATCTTTACAATCAATTCACATACTCCAGGATCAACCCAAATTTTTGACATTATTGTATTATAGACATTATTATCCTCATTAAAATCCTCTTCTGTAAATTTAATATTATTTAGAGCGATAGTATTTATGTGGATACTATTTATTTTCAGACTAGTAGGCATTCTATAAACTAATGCTGGTCCGAAATATTTAATTAAGTCCTTATTTCTTACTACTGTTTCTGTGATTCCCTGTGCAAATGTGATCATAACTCCTGAATCTCGATCTGCAGTTCCAGAAAATCCATACATAACTTCAGCATTCACTAGTCTATCATATATCCATTCACCAGAAGGATTAATAGTATACTCTACTTCATCTACTAGAATCCAATCGAATTTCTTAAGTTTCTCTTCCTCTAAAATACATAGGTCTGGATCTTTTATTTTCTTTTGATTTAGAAATCCTGAAGTAATTATACATCCAAGATCTCCATCTATTGAAGTTGGCAATTTACCTCCAAATCTAGACTCATATCTCTTAACAATTTCATCTTTCGCTTTTTTTCCTGGAGTTATAACCAACACTTTCTTTCCAAGTTCATTATGTGCATAGTTTATAAGAGTTGCTATAGTTTCAGTTTTTCCATATCCGGTATTGGTTTGAATAATCGCTCTCTTATATTTTAACACATGTAACATATCCTCATTCTGATAATCCCTAAGATTTGGAAATGGATAGGTTCGATAATAATCTGCAAATATTGTTCTAAGAATTGCATTATAATCCGTATCACTTAAGATAGGTTTAAATACATTAGCAATATAAGCTGCCCATCCCATTCCTAAGATAAAAGTATATATTCCTTTCCTAGGTCCACATGATCTAGGATTATCATAAAGTTTTGCTATTTCTTCAGCTGTATTCCAAGATTTTAACCAAGGAGAATACTTAGTTACTTTTCTTTTAAATTCTAAAAGACATTTTACACTAGGGTCATCGGTTTTTATTACTATTTTATTTATAGTATTATCTATCGATGCTGTTATCATTTTATTTAATCCATTGCAAATTATTTCCAGCCCTAAGTTTTCGTTTCATACACTCTTCTGGATCTTCTCCATTAGATTTTATGATATTAATAGGGCAATAATCTATTCTTTTTCTTATTTTTTTAGCTACACCCATAGATTTTTCAGTATCATCTAAGTAACATAAGATTTTTTCTGGAACGTACTCACTAAGAAAATCTAATTGATAATCTGATATAGAACTTCCCAAAACTGCAAAAGGTATATAATCAGGTGCCATAATTAAAGCAGCTATAGCATCATATACCCCTTCTACTACTATTATATTTCTTAGACCTTGACCATGATCTATTACATAAGGAGGTTTTGCTGATATTTGTGGGAAAAGATATCTAATTTTCGTTTTTCCAGAAAATCTAATCTGGTAATAAAATACTTCCCCATGATATTTAAATGGCATTACTACATTTCCGTCAACAAATTTAAAGTCTAGGAGTTTATAGATGTCGTTCATAAAAGGATGTCTACTCATTAGATAATCATAGCCCCTTTGATCAAAACTATCAAATTCATTCCAGTACTTATCTAATGTCCATATAGGATCTTCTGTAAGTTTAACTACATTTGGATGACCTGAATATCCATAATACAATGACATAAAATCAGGTACTTTAAATGATGTATCAACTTCATCAGACACATGTACATAGGCTCGATTACATACAAAACAAGTACCAACAGTTAAGTCAGTTTTTATATATAATTTATGTTTTGTATGTCCAGAGTCTCTACAAAATGGACAATGAATAATATAGTGACCTGTTGAATTTGCATGAGGTTCTACTTCTTCCATACTAGATACTCCATAAAAATCTTTAAGAAGTTCTTCGAAATTACAGAATACTAATACACGTCCATCTTTTAATTTTACTTCTTTATAGTCTACCATTTTTCTTTGTTGAAAATAAAAAGGAATCTCTAAAGAATAAAATACATCTCTTGAGATTCCCATTATAATACGGTTTAATTACTTCTTTTCCTCTTTAATTTCAGGCACTGTTTTTTCTTTTTCAGCCGGTTTTGTTGGAGTTGCAGCCGGTTTTTTATCTACTGGCTGTGGTTCTTTTTCCTTATTACAAACACAAGGATCTTGATTACACTTTGGACATTCTTTTGGTGCAAAACGTTCAATAGCTTCATCAAGGGATTGAACTACGAAACCAACTGATCCTGATACTCCTGCACACATATTTATTTCAAATGGTCCTGATACAATTAATGCTAATTCCTTGTAATCATAGGAACTTACTAGCAAACTTAAAAATTCGTTACTAGGCATAATATCACCAGAGACAGAATGTGCTGGGATAGTAATTCGTTGAGTACCTGACAAAGGTAAATTAATTTGTGATTTTGTTCCGTTATAAACTCTCATAATTTTTTATTTATTAATGTTTTCTATTTTTATTTTCCGGGGTACACAACTAACTCCGGATTTTCTCAATTATTAGGGTTTGAGTTCTCGAGGACTGTGTTTTTATCATCGGGTTCTTCTATAAACACTGGAAGATCGATTTTGGGAAGTGCACAGAGAAAATGTTTAGACTCAATTTTTTGAGAATTTTTTTTCTTTTTAAAAAATCCCTTCTTCTTTTCTTCGATCTCTCTATGTACTAAAATTCCAGAGACGAGTTTTCCTGTATTTACTACATGAATATTCCATCTATCTGTTTCAGGAAATTTTATTCGAAGAGCTGATAAAACTTGATATCTCACTACAGCATATTTAGATTGAAGAGTAGCATCTTTTGGAAATTCTGTAACCTCCAAGAGATCATCTACAAACATCTCTAATTCTGTTCTTAATTTTGGATCAATTCCATCAACAATATTTACTGGAGAACCTAAATTTATATTAATATCCTCCAAAGGAAATAAATACTCAGGAGAATCTACACTTAAAACTAGATTCTTATTAAATATCAACGAAGTATCTACAACTTTCTTAAGTGGTTTATGAAGTCTAGACACATTCTTTTTTAAGGAAAATTTACTTGAACATTCAGATCCAATTATATTATCTTTTATATATAACATTGATTCTTTAGATAAAATCAAATCACGTCCAGATAAAAATATAACAGAACAATAATTTCCAGAAAAACCAAGAAGATAAGGAATGGTAAAGCTAGATATTACAGATGCTGAGTTAATATATCCGCCGAAAGGATTAAAGCCAAGCAAATCTATTGTATTTTCCTTACAATAATTAACAATATCATAATTAAAATTCAAAGGACATAAATCGAGAGAAACAAATTTAATTTTCTCTTCAATAGCTTCTTCTATGGCTTTGAGATCTTCGGCGGTCTTAGGATTTTTTACTCCAAACTCCTCAATTATTTTATATTCTCTAAGCTGTTTAATAGTTTCCTTAACAGTTCCTAGGTTTTTAAGAATTACTTCAGAGTCTACCAATAACAGGTCTACTTTCTTTCTTCCAAGTTCAAGAAGATGTCCTAAGAGTGTTCTTTCAGGATTATCTAAAAAATCGATAGAAGTGATTAAACTACCTCCTGGAAAACTCTTTATAAACTCAGAAATTAAGAAATCATTATTAGCTGAGATAGATGTATGAAAATAATCAAAAGAGTATTCATCTTCAGGATCTACCCACGGTTTAATTGTCATATTCGAAGTATCTAATCCTACCCCTTGTACTTTAAATTTTGTTGATGTTGTCATAAAATAGATATATTAATTATATTATTAGATAATGTTTCATTTTTTTCAGGAAGCCAAGAAATATTAATTATTGGTTCTTTTTCAGAATTTAAATTAATACTGTTCTTAAGAAATACTGAATCTTTAAATACTTTACAAGCTCCAAGTAATTCTAAGAAAATAGAAAATACAAATCTCATATAGTTCTTATTTCTTAAAAGAATTAACTTTATTATAGTATAATCTTGATAACTTATTTCTTTTAGATTTACTGGCTCTTCTGTTTTAGTATCAATAACTTTAAATATTGATTTTGTATCATAACCTTGAGTATTGAAAAACTTAACACAATTAGGAGAATTATCTAATTTTAATCTTTTTGTTTTTCTATTAGAATTTAGATTAAGAATATTATATCTACTAAAATGTTGTTTATCATAAGGAACAATTTCAGGAAAAAGAATCTTATAATTATTAATTTCTATATTATTCTTTCCTGATACTACTCTATACTTCTCTGATAGATTTACTATTTTTATACCAGTCAAATTCGGAATAGATATAATTTTTGGATATCCAGGTACCCAATCTAAAAACCATATATCATTTCGACTTGGAAGATCTAGTTTACTTAAGACTTTTTTAAATTCCAAGTAATCATGAGAATAAGTAGCTAAATGGTAAATGCTATCAATTAAGAATAGTTGTAAATATCTATCACTAAGAATATAATCATAAAAAGATTTTATATTCTTTATAATAGTCTTAATTAATTCTTGTTTTTCTGTTTTCTTTGTAATAGAGTTACTACATATTCTACAAGGAAGATAATAAAAATCTTTAATTAATGTAGATAATGGACCTCTATATTTATTACATCTAAAGCAAAAATTATCAAGATCTTTTTGATGTGTTAATTCAATTTCACAATACTCTTGATAACTTAAAAAATGCTCTTCGGATAGATGTTTTTCAAATTCTATTGGATCATTACTTTTGAATCCACACCAAATACATTCCATTTATTTTAAATTATATAATCCTGTATCAATAAATTGTTGTTTTAAATCATTAGCTAAGATTTGCATATCGAGGTGAGCATCTTTTGCACATCTTAAATGAAAAAATCCTTCATTCTCTAGAGTATCTTCTTCTGGCTCTTTTATAAAATCTTCAATATAACCAGTAACCCCAACAACCGATTTTAAATCATTACAAAGACCTCCACGAGCTTCTTCTGGTTTAAGTTTTTCTCCTTCATCTGTCGTAGTTTCATAAAGATATTCATTCTCTATTTCCCTCCATAATCTATCTCGAGATGCTACAGTTCTGTCATAAATAGTAAGATGATCCCACAAATCTTGTCCATCTAGGTCTAAAATATAATTTCTGGGGAGACCTGTTAAAGAATCTACTGTATTACCTATGTTATTCCTTACTCGATAGATCCATTGAGGCAAAATATAAGTAAGCTCCCCTCCATAGCGACCTTTATTATATCCTACATATCTAGTTGATTCAGCAATAAAACTCATTATTCTATGCCTAACTAATTCTGTCTGTATACCTCTAGAACAAACCCATACAGAAGTAACTCTATGATAATGATATTCGGTAGGTTCACACCAGTATTCATTCATAAAATCTTCCAGTTTCTTCTGATAAATAACTCTAAGATTAGTAGTTAGATAACAATGATTATTATCATCTGAATAACAAATTTTTGTATAAGGACTCGTTGTTCTTTCTAATTCTAGCAGAAGATCTTCTGTTCCATAATTTACAGGAACATCTAGATATACAGTTCCAGAATTAAAAACAGCCCAATGACCGCGATTATAAAGCATCTTATCAAATTTTTCCCAAGAATCTTCAGTCATTCTATCTTCACTTAGATATGCTATTCTTCCAAGCTTTTCTACATGTTTCATTAATCCATCCACCCCAGGTTCTTGAGGGAGAATGGATACACTTGATTTTACGATTTTCATATTGTTTTATTGTTTAATAATTACATCTATAAGTTCTTTAAGGTTCTAGAAGAGCAAAAAGAAGACCTAACACCTATTTCTAAGTGCTAAGTCTTCTGAGTTTTTAACCTTGGTTATTACTCAATTCTGTTGTTACTTTTTGAATTTTCTCCTTAATAATTTTCTTGTAATGATAGTCAGGGAATCTCATACTTGTAATCTGAGTACCTCCCTTTTTTGTAGTGGATATAACAGCAACTGGTTCCATATATCTTGTCATTACATCGATACATTGTTTGTAAACACCAATTAATTTCTTCTTTGCCTGTTTTTCTTTTCTACTCAATTTCATTTTTACAAATTTTTTAAGTTATTATTACATTTATAAGATTTTTAAAGGTTTTTGAAGGAAAGAAAAAGAGAGGGAATTTTATTTTCCCTCCCTAGTGTCCATAATTCGCTTTCTAAGATCTTCTGTTAATTTAGAATACCCAAGTTTTTCTTCTAATTCAGTTACTTCTTTTTCTATTTCATTTAACATTTCATCTGTCCTTTCTTTATTTTCAAAAAGTAATATAAGTTTTCTCACCTCTTGTATTTCATCTACAATTTTACGATACACATTAAAAACAAGTCCTTGAAAAATTTTATCTCTCAATAAATTTAATCTATGATAAGCTCTTGCTCTTGACAATGTTTCTTTTTTATTGGCATTCATAAAATCCTCAACCTGTTTTATTTCATCCAAATAAGATAATAATTGTTCTTTAGATTTTGTTTTATATTTATCTTTTTTCCCAATTTTTTGCTCTATAGAAGTAATCTGTTTATTTAATTTTCTTCTATTAATATCTTCTATTTCTTTTTGATTTTCAATATCTTTTGAATAGCTTTGAATCATTTTATTTATCACTTTTTCTTGCTCTTCAATATCTTTTTCTTCACTAATATGAATGTTATCTTTAGAAGTAATATGCCAACCTCCACAGCATGTACAATAATAAGCTCTAGTAGGTTTCTTATTTCCTGTAAAATCCTCTGAGTTGAATTCTATAAATCTATCAGCTTCATCTTTACTTTCAAATAACATCTTAGCTCTATTAGCTAATGGACAATAAATTCTATTCTTTTTTGGTTTCATAATATTTTAATTTATATGTTTTCATCATTAATAAGGCTTTTAGATTTTCCTTGAGATTCTTATATATGATATAAAAATAATAATAAAATAAAATAAATTTAAAACAAGAAAAAATTATGGATCCTTTATTTGGAATGATTTTTTATTTTAGTATAGCTATAACAATTAGCTTTATTTGTAGTGTTCTTGAAGCAACATTATTAAGCACACCGACTTCATTTATTCAGTCTAAAATCGATTCTGGTTCTAAGGCAGCAATAAAATTTATGAAGCTGAAGAATGAAAGGGTAGATGATGCTATCTCTGCTATTTTAACACTAAATACAGCTGCTCATGCAGTAGGTACAAGTTTAGCTAGTATAGAGGCTGTTGAGATTTTTGGAATGAAATATTTTGCAATTATCTCTGGAATAATGACTCTATTAATACTAGTACTCAGTGAATTAATACCTAAATCAATTGGAGCACATTATTGGAAAAGAATGACCTCAATTACAGCTAATATATTAACTTGGATGATTTATATAACATATCCTATAGTCTGGATATCAAGATATGTAATGGCTATATTCTCACCAAAAACAGAAGAAGCAACTGTTTCTCGAGAAGAAATATCTAGTATGGCAACAATTGGAGAACGAGAGAAAATATTTACAGGGAGAGAAAGTAAAATAATTAAAAATCTACTTGCTCTTGATAAATTAACTGTTGGAAATATAATGACTCCTAGAACTGTTGTAAAATCTTTCGATGCTAATACTTTTCTTAAGGACTTTCCAGATGAATTTGAATTTTCTAGAATACCAATATGGGAAGATACTGAAGATAATATAATTGGAATAGCATATAAGTCAGACATATATCAAGATTATGATGTTTATCTGCCAGGGTTAACAATAAAACATACAGATTACGATTCTGATATTATATTTATTCCGGACTCATCTAGTGTTAATGTATTGTTTGAAAAATTTCTTAAAACTAAACAACATCTAGCAATAGTAGTAGATGAGTATGGAACATTTGTCGGAGTAGCTAGTTTTGAAGATGTTATAGAAAACTTACTTGGAATAGAAATAGTAGATGAAACTGATACTGTTGAAGATTTACAAAAATTAGCAAAAGAAAAATGGGAAGAGCGAAAAAGATCTATGAATGGTTGAAAAATGTATTATGGATAATAAATCGCCAGAAAGATAAGGATTATATTAAAATCAATGAAAAGATTAATATCATCAAGAAAAATATATCAACTGGAGAGATTGATTTTTATCCACAAATAACCTATAGGATTGGTACTAAAGTTAAAGTATATATTCCTATAAATGATGCTTGGATGTTTGATTGTGCTGAATTTATTGGGACAGTACTTGGATCTTATATTTCTAGTAAGAAAGAAGCAATGTCTGATAACGATATAACGTACTTAATTTATGCAGAGTATTATGAAGTTGCTGGACGTCGTAAATACTTGAATAAAGTTTTTCAGATTAGTTCTCAAGATTGTACAATTTGTGGAATCAATGAAGAAAAGAAGAAAAAAGGAATATATACAGTAAAAGATATGTATAATGATATAAAAACATTTTGTAATAATAGTTGCATTTTATCTGATGAATGTAGCGAAGATTGTCCATTCTACCATTATGAAGCAAATAAAACTAGGAAGAAACATTTATCCTGATATTGAGTTATCTGAAGTTGATAAGTTCTTATTTCAGTATGGAATAAAAATGGGATTCTTATTTGATGATGGAGTAGAATTCTTTATTCCAGATCATATAATGACCAAAAATTATCCAGGGGACTTATCATTTTATCGGGAAGGTTTTAATAATCCAGATCTAATATTTGTAATATCTTTTGGAGAATTATTATTTCTGGATGGGGTTACAGAAAAAGAATTATTTAAAATACCAATATATGATTAGTAAATGGTTTGAAGTTAGTGTTGATTTATTTAATATAATTTTTGATACTTACTGGAAAAATAAAAAATCTTGGACATATGATAATATTATAGAAATTCAAAATCCAAGATCTATCCTAAGTGATCAACCATCTGAAAGATTATACTTAGGATATAAAATAAATATAGAAGATTACAAAAATGTTTTCACTAATTTTCTTAAGATACATACTATAGAAGCTCTTAAGGAATCAGGTTGTACAGTTCCTAATACTTACATGTCTATATGTATGATAACTAGTTTAGGACCTGATATTATACCTCTTCAACATGTGGATAAGCACTATAAGATTGTACTAGATACATGTTATGGAGAAGATCCACATCATCAACTTGAGAGTTTCTTACAAAGACCATTAACATCTTGGTATGTAAAAGAGAATGATAAATATATAATTGGAGGAGAGTATCCAGTAGAAGATAGGTTTATAAGATTTAGGTTAATTGATTATACATCATGGAAAGAAATGATTGAAAAATATCAAAAAGAAGATGTATTATCCTATCTTTATCCAGAAGATGATATTCCTAAAAAATTATTAATGTTATCAGATCAGAATCCCTCAAAGCCTTATATGTGAAAAGATAATAGATCATAAGTGAAATGTCTACTCGAAGAAAAACTCGGGTAGACTTTTTATTTAAAAAAATAAGAATATGGAAAAAATTATTAGAAAAATTAAATTACAATTAAAGGCAACAATAACTAGGTTTATTTGTTGGTTAAGTTATGGAATGGGGTGTTATAGAAGTGTATCAAATACCCTAGAGATTTATAGAAGTTATACATTCGACAACTTAAAAAAAGAATTAAATATATTACTGGAGATATATAGCCTTACCGAACTTGATTGTGAATATCTTAAGAAAATAGTATCTGTTAGGGCGTCTTCTGGAATTCTTAGATTATTGGAAATGCATGAAAATAAGAAAATGCAAATAACCTATAATCATCTAGAATTAAAGAAGATGATTGAAGACACTTTGGGTATAAAAATTGAAGAGATGGATTGGGGTGAATATAGATATCAACAGAAACTAAGACCATTGTTTTTATGGAATATAGGAAATGGTGAGAACGAAATAAAAAGAAAGCTTGAATTGTATAACATAGTATTATTAGTAATGGAGGAAGACTAAGGTTTTCCTCTTCATTTTTCTCCTTGAAATTCTTATATATGAAATTTAAATTAAAAAATATGAAAAAGAAATTATTAACATTATTAGCGTTAACAACATTATTGTTAGTAAGTTGTGAACCCGTTGAAAAGGTCGAAGATGTTAGTTCTTCAACAACAGTAACAATTAATCTTCCTAAAGGCGAAAAGTTTATAGATCTTAAACCAAATAACAACTCTTTAATAACTTCTGATACTTTAGGAAATATTAATGTATACTTATATTCCCCTACCAATAAAAATTTAATATTAATTTATAAAATAAAACAACAATGAAAAAGAGAACATTAATATTTTGGGGAATTATAATCATAGCTGTAGCATATATAGTATTTGTATTTATTTTCCCAGAGAATAAAAGAACTGTATTGTTTGGAGGAACTATGGAAGTAAAAGTAGAACCTGGCCAAAAAGTAATAACAGCTACATTTAGAGGAACTAGTTTATTTTATATGACTGAACCTATGGACTCTGGATATATACCTAAAACAAAAACCCTCCATGAAAAATCCGGCCGTGGTATAATCGAATCTGAAGTTAAATTTATAGAAAGAAGATGATAACGAAATATAATAGTAGAAATCGAGTATTTAGTATAACTCTCTCCCAAGAAATAATGGAGAACTACTTAAAGAAACGCGGATATCAAATTTCTACATTCTCACAAGTAGCTAAGGATTTTGGATATACGGCCGGAGAACTTATGGAGGAATTAAAACTATATCCTAGTACGTTTGATTATAAAATAGCATACCTCCCAGAAGAAAAAGAGGAAGTATATCGAAAGTTTATAAAAATTATAGAAGAACGAAGAGAAAGAGAAGATACTAAATATTCTTCTGGAGGAAAATGGTTTTGGTATAACTGTGCGGAACTTGATCTCTTAAATCATATAGTAGATCTTAAAGCGAGAGCAATTATGAAGTCTGAATTTATAGAACGTATTATAAATTATGATTGAAGCTATAGAATTATTAACAAAACTAGAATGTGAAATTGATTTATTAATTAAATTATTAGGATATGAACAGAAATAAAAAAGCGTTAGTTATCTTTCATAGGGTAGATTTTGATGGAACATCCAGTATGTGTATAGCAGTAAAATCACTATACAATGAAGGGTACCAAGTAGATAAAACCGGATATAATTATGGAGATGAAATTCCAGAAATGTATGTAGATAAGAATGGAAGACCCTATGACCTGATCTGTATGGTTGATATAAGTTTCCCTCCTGAAATTATGTTACAGGTTTGGGAACACTATGGAGATAACTTTATATTCATAGATCATCATGTATCATCCATCGAAAGTTCTATACAAAATAACTACACCGGAATTAAAGGTATTCGTGAGATTGGACCAGCTGCTTGTGAATTAACTTGGAGATTTTTCTGTCCAGGTCAAGATATTCCAGAATTTATTCGACTTCTTGGAGTATATGATACTTGGAGAAAAGATGAAGTTGGAGAGGACGATTGGCAAGATGTAATACTTCCTTTACAGAGTGGTTTGAAATTTAAATATGGCTTAAATCCTGATACGTGGCTCTATGAATTTCCTAATCTATGTTTCTGGGAAGATAGATTGACAGAAGTAATAGAACTTGGAACTATTCTTAAACAAAATCAGGATAAAATTAATAAAGGAGTAGTTAAATCATTCTCATTTCCCGTTACTGTTGCTGGAAAATATAGAGGAGTTTGTGTAATAGGAACTGCATTTTCAAGTACAGTCTTTAATTCTGTCTTAAATGATTATGATATTTATATAGTATGTAATCGAAGAGATAAAGGAGTATATAGTATATCAATGTATAAAGAACCTGATCGAATTCCAGAATTTAGTTGTGCTGGATATAGAGGCATTATTTTTGGACATAAAAGTGCTGGAGGTGGTACTTTAAACTTTGAACAATTCAAGACTTTAATAGAGGATTGTGAAATTTAAAACTTATAAGAACCAAGGATTTTATTTCCTTGGTTTCTTTATTTTTATTGTAACTTATTTATGAGGACTAAGGAACCCTTTATCATACCTTCCGTTCACCACTAAAGGGTTCACTCCAGGGCCCTACGGGCTCTAGATTGAATAAACTATATAGGGAATAAATAGATTATAAGAATTCGATCTCCTCCCAAAGGGAGATCGAATATATTAAGTGGAACTTTTTTAATCGAAAATAGATTTACTTTATATATGGTCAAATATGTCCTATTTAAATGACAATTTTGCGCTTCTACTAACTTTAAATCCTTACAATTGAATGAAGATTATAAAGGGTATCCCTAGTCTTCAATTTTATGTAACTGGATTCTGTATTAAAAAGAATCTATAAATAATAAATTAATTAAAAACTTTATAAAATTATGACTAAAGATAAAATTATTGTACCTAGAGGAATTAGGTATATAGGAGAGTGGAAAGATTTCTGCTTTTCTAATTTTCTAAGTAAATGTATTATTAATAAACAATTACCTGGATGTGGTTTTACTGAATACTGTATTAATGGTCCTGAGAATGTAATACTTTGTTCTCCTAGAAAAATGCTTTTAAAGAATAAATATGATCAACATAAAAATGATATTTATTTAGTAATTAATGAGATGGATAAAGATCCAGATGTGGATAAGGATATTAGTAAGGATATTAAAAATCCTAATTTAGATGAAGATTATCAAGAAAAGAAAGATAATTCTGAGATCTATGAAAGATTATATAGAGAAATTGATACTTATACCTATCAAAGATATCTAAATAATCAACCAGCTAAGATTCTAGTAACATATGATTCATATAGAATCGTTAAAGATATTCTTGAAAAAATTAGAATATTTGATAGGTTTATAACTATAGTAGATGAGTTTCAGAGTATTTTACACGATTCTAGATTTAAAAGCAATACTGAAATGGGATTTTTGGAATATCTTAAACAATCACCTACTGCATACTTTGTATCAGCTACTCCTATGATGGATGAATATCTAGAAATGTTAGATGAATTTAAGGATCTCCCATATTATGAATTAGATTGGTATAGTTCAGATTCTAGTAGAGTAATCAAACCTTCATTAAAAGTACTTACAATGAAATCAGTAGGTACAAAAGCAGAAGAAGTAATTCAATCCTATCTATCAGGAGATTTTGAAGAAGTTGTTGTTCTTAGAGATAGTGTACCTACTAGAGTAATATCAGACGAAGCAGTATTTTATGTAAACAGTGTTAATCATATTATATCTATCATCAAGAAAAATGAATTAACTCCAGAACAATGTAATATATTATGTAGCAATACTCCAGAAAATCTAAAGAGAATACAAAAGAAATTAGGAAAAGGTTTTACTATAGGAGAAGTACCTCTTAAAGGAGTTAAACCTAGGATGTTTACCTTTTGTACTAGAACGGTTTACTTAGGAGCAGATTTTTATAGTTTATGTGCACGTAGTTTTATATTCTCAGATTCTAATTCAGACTGTTTAGCAGTTGATATTGCAGAAGATCTTCCACAGATACTAGGTAGACAAAGGTTGTTTAGTAATCCTTGGAACAATTCAGCAACTTTTTATTATCGTACTACAGCAGATTATAGAGAAATGAAAGAGTCTGATTTTCAGAAAATTTTAAATAAGAAAACAGAAACTACAGAAAACTTATTATCAGTATATAATAAAGGAACTGATGAAGAAAGATATGATTTAGCGAAAAATTATTTATATGTAGCTAAGTCAGCAAGTTATAAAGATAATTATGTAGCAGTAAATAAAATAATTACCAGTACAGGTAATATTATTTTAAAACCTGTTATTAATCAGCTTGTAAAAGTTAATGAGATTCGAGCATTTAAAATTCAGCAAATTGATTATAAAGATAGATTTAGTGTATTTAGTAGTGTACACTCTAAACTTACTCCTGATGATATAGTAAATAGGGATGTAACTAGATTTTTCTGTATTTATGATACTTATACTACAATTCATGATAAACTTAAAATGTTATGTGAATATCCTGTTTCTAGAGAAGTGATAGATATAGTTCTTGGACAAATAGCAGATTCTGATGAAGTTAAGTCTTATTATCTGTCATTAGGTCCTACTAAACTTAAAGCGTTATCATACAATTCTCATAAAATAAAGAAAGAGCTTGGAATAGTAACATTTAGTCCAGAATTACTTAATAATACAATTCATCAAAACTTTAATCCAGGAGAGAAATATACACTATCTAATCTTAAAGCAAAACTAGGAGATTTATATTCTAGTATTTCTTATACTGCAGTGCCAAAAGCTAATGATATTTTAAATTACTTTGAGGTAAAAGAATATAAATCTACTGAGGTTGTAGATGGGGAAAAGAAAAGAGTAAGAGGATATGAACTATTAAAAAGAAAGGATAATTAATTATGATATATTTGATTAAGAGTGCAGGTTATGATGAGAATGAAAATTTAATTCATCTTCTCAAAATAGGTTATACAGAGGATAATAATAGAGATAGAAGATTTATGTCTTACAAACTTCATAATCCTACTTGTAAAATTTTATATGAAATTCCCAGTCTTTCAGAAGATATAGAAAAGAGAATTCAATATAAGTTTAGAGATTATAAGTATAAAGAATATGGAAATGAGTGGTTTTATTATAATGATGATGTAATAAATTTCTTTAGGGATATAGATAAAGTAGATTTGGAATCTCTTCCAAAGTCTCCTATGAGTGAAAAGAGGGATTATAAGAGATTTAGAAAAATGGTTAAAGAATTTGTTCCTTGGATTATTGCTGATATAAAGGATAGAAATGAATATGTAAAGAAGATAATAGATGAATTAGGTAGTAATTTAAATTCTATTCAGGATATATTAGATTATGTGATAAAGGATTACGGAGAGGATTCTATCTCTAAGTATCTTGAAGTTACTAAGAAAAAAGAGATGAAAGTGTATAGTGAAGATTCAAAGATTAATAGTGAAATAATAAAGTTTATTAATACTTATGAAACTCTTACTACTATCTATGATAAACTTAAAATGTTATGTGAATATCCAGTCTCTAAGGAAGTTATTCAGATAGTATTAGATCAAATAGCAGATAGTGATGAGATTAAGTCTTATTATTTGCTTTTAGGTCCTGATAGGTTGAAAAAATTACATTATAATATTACAAATATTAGAAGAGAATTAGGTATTGTAACCTTTAGTCCTGAATTATTAAATAATACTATTCATCAAAATTTTAATCCAGGTGAGAAGTATACATTAGCTAATTTAAAGGCTAAACTTGGAGATCTATACTCTTCTATTTCTTATACTGCAGTTCCTAAGGCCAATGATATTTTAGAGTATTTCGAAGTAAAAGAGGTTCAAAATACTATGTTAGTAGATGGAGTAAAGAAGCGAATTCGTAGTTATGAATTATTAAAAAGAAAATAAATATAAAAATTAAATTATTATGTCAACAAGAAGTACTATTTCAGTTAAGATACCTACTGAAATGATTGGAAAGGTATACGAGAACATTCATGGACATCAAGTTTATCTAGGAGGAGAGTATATGGTTATTTACTGTCACTTTGACGGTTATTTAGATGGTGTTGGAGAGATTTTGCAGTGTTATTATGATTCATTTGAGAAAGCTTTTGAGTTAATTCTAGGTGGTGATATCAGTTCCATCGCAGAGTCTCTTGAGGGTTGTGACTATTATGTTCGAAGAGGTGAGAGTTGGGAGAATAGCAAACCAGCTTTTTCAGATAAACCACCTAAGAGAGTTGAAGAGTATTTATATATCTTCGAATCAGGAAAGTGGTATGTTTATAATGGGTATAATTGTAATGGACCGCTGGAGGATTATCTCAGCCCGGAAATCTCTTCAAAAGATGACATGATTTCGTTACCTAAGAATTTTTGTTATTATTTACATGGTTATTTATCTGGGCTGTCATCTACCCAGCGAGAAGATAAAGGACTTGATTCTATAATTAAAACATTGGAGGGTTATTTAGATGTTTAGAGTAATTATTTGTGGTTCTAGAGAATTTGATGATTACGATCTTCTTAAGGAGAAGTGTGATCTTATTTTATCAAGAAAAGCAGCAGACCCAACGGAAAAGATTGTGATTGTTAGTGGATGTGCTAGAGGTGCTGATAGACTTGGAGAAAAATATGCTGAAGAAAAAGGTTATGAAGTTTTGCGTTATCCAGCTGATTGGGATAGATATGGAAAAAGTGCTGGGTATAGGAGAAATAAACAAATGGCAGAAGTGGCTAATGCATGTATAGCTTTCTTTAGTTCGGTTGCAGAGAATAAAGGAACTAAGAATATGGTATCTCTTGCAAGGAATATGAATCTTCTTGTAAGGGAGGTAAAAGAAGAGGATTAAAAGCCTTATATATGTAATAAAAATAAATGTGAGAAATAATATGAAAACAGTAAAAGTAATTGTAGGTACCTCTGTAATTATTGGAGGTATATATTTAATATATAAAGCAGTTAAGAAGACGAATAGTGTAATAGATGGTGTTTCAGAAGTAAAAAATAAGATGAACACTTTTATACAAGATCAAGCAATTAACTGGATGAAAGATATTAATAAGAACTTAGAAACAAAAATAAAGGAAAAAGAAGACAAGTTACTAAACGATAAAGAAAAGAATTAACGGGTTCTTTTAAGTTTGTAATATTGTTGTACCCTATTTAGTCCATCGGTCTGTGAAGATAGATGGATTTTATTTTTCTTCCTTTTTGAGTCCTTTAAAGCCTTATTAATGTAGAGAAAGAAACTCCTTAAGCTAACAATGAAATAGCTTAGGGAGATTTTTTATTAATAAACTTAAAAGAGAATAAAAATGGAAACAGGAGAAATTACAAGACAAGCAAAACAAAGCTTAACTATCTTTAAAAAAACAACTTCATGAATGTCAGTGTAGAGAGAATCGATTAAAAGAATATTATGAAAAGAAGTGGCTGACAAAGAAAGAGTTTTTAAAGAAAATAAGAAAGCAGAGAAAGAAAAGAGCAGAATTTGCAGAAAAGTATCTCACTAAATATAATGAATTTAAGAATCTTGGAGAAAAGATGTCACTAGAGCAAGAAAATTATGCTAGGGATGCAGATATAATAGTAAGTAGTTGGTTTATAATAACTCACCAATCATTACCTAAATTATTTATCTTAGCTGGAATGGTATCTGTTATAATGAAGAAAATAACTAAAGATTTTTGGTTATTGAGTGAGAAGAAAAAAGAGAGGGAAATTTAATCCCTCTCCATTTATTTTTTTTTTATTTAAAGCTTACAACTGGGAACTTAGCCGCGTCATAAGATAAACAGTAATCACCTTCTGGACCAGCTACAGCATCTTGACATACCATAACTACTTGACTTTCATTTTTAGTGCCACAAACTGAAGCAGGATCAGCTGGATTAATCTTTACTCCAGCATGAACTAAATTATTAAAGTTAACAGTAATCTTACCGTCACCAAACAAGTTATTAGCATTAACCTCTTCTTCAGTCTTATTAGTATAATCTTCGCAAATCAAGAAACCTTGCCATGGAGCTCTAGTTTCCCATTGATCTACAGTACAGTTATTAATATTAACAACTACACCAGAAGCATTAGACTTATTACTTAATCTAAGAGCATTACTGATCTTTTCGAAATAACAGTTATTCAATGTAATAATAGCATTGTCTTGAGTACCGAATACTAAGATAGCATTATTACTGAATTCACCTTGGAATTTACAATTATCGAACAAGATATTTTTCGGAAGTACAGAATTGCTTGCTAGACCAATCTCAATACCGTTATAAACTTCAGATGCATCAAATACCATATCTTTGAATACGATAAATTCAGCATTATTTACGCTTATTACAGTATTTCCATTAGCTTTCGGGAATGAACCTGAAATATTTAGATCTTTGGCTTCTACATCACCAGCATTCAATTTAAGTCTAGCATTATCACTTACTTTAATTGATTTTAATGAGATAGACTTACCAACGATTTCAGCATTTTCATTAATAGATCCTGATACGATATAATCCTTAGAAGAATCTTTCAATTCACCAGCAGAACCGTCAACACTTACAACTTCAGTATTTGTTTTAGTAAGAACATCAACTTTACTTTGAAGAATTTGAACTGTTGCATTCAAAGCTTCAAGAGTATTGCTAAGACCAGCTACATCAGATACATATGCAATTTGATTTGCTTCAGGTCCAGACTGTCCAGCTTCTTGAACTGTAGGTCTTTGTCCCTTAGGAGTATTGATATTGGTTAAAGTATAAGGAGAACCAACATCAACAACATTCCATCTATTTAACTGAATCAAACTAATTGATTTACCACCTACATTTACTTTATTTTCAAGATCCTCTGAATTAGAACGTGCATTGATCAATTCATCATTATCAAGTGTAATGACTTTTTTATCTCTACCTTCATAAGTAGATGTTGTAAATTTCACTGCACTAGCTAAATTTGCTTCAATTTCTGCTTCTTTTTCAGTTGCTCTTGATACTTCTGCTACAATTGCATCTGCATTTGCTTTTTCTGCTTCTCTTGCAGTAGTAGCTTCAACTTGGAGGTCATTCTGAAGTTGAGTATCTGCAGTACTTCTAGCTTCTATTTCAGCTTCTAGATTCGTGTTAACTTCAGTAATATCTTTCTTTACTACGAGTTCATTTTCAGGAGCTATACTAGCAGAATTACCTACACCATAGAATATACCATCAGGAGTAGCATTAAGTCTTGCACCCACATTAGTTGATTTCTTCTTAGAATAAATTTGTACATGAATTCCATCATTACCATCATTTACTCCAACGAAAGAGAGAGTGTCTTTATTACTATTATAATATTGAGAACCTCCTCCATCTGTTTCGTTCCATATTCTAGCATATGAACCATCAGCATGTTTATAAGAGGTATCAAAATTACCACTCTCTTCTTTATCTGTGTTAGTCCAGATTCTACCAAGAATATTAGTTAATACTTCATTAGAACTTTCAGTTACTTCTTCTTTAGTAGCATAAGGTTCCAAATCTACTTCTGGAATAGCATCAATAGCTTCTTTAATCTTACCATCTACTTGAGCTTCATTTTGGAAACCTAGATCGTTTTCAAGTTCAGATACTTTAGTAGGAACATTACCGATCTTTTCTTCAAGTTCAGAAACTTTAGTATCAGTAGCACTCATATAAGCTTCAAGATCAGATTGAGATGCCTTAAGATTAATATTATCTTGAAGTTCGGCTGCTTTAGTTTCTAAATCTTCTGAAAGAGCAATTCCTTTAGAACCATTAAATAGAGGACGAGGTTCAGATCCAACTAAGTTAAGATCCATACCAGCAGAGCCAATCTCTACTTTATTCTCGGGTGTTACTTTAGCTAAATTAAATCCAGCAACACCTTCTGCATTAACACCACTCAAAGAATCACCATTAGCAAGTTCGATAGTCTTAGAACCATCTTCGAGAACTTTATAAGAAATCAATCCTTCTTTTGCAGCTTCAATATCTTCGGTAAGAGCAATTTCCTTAGTATCATTATAAGTAGGACGATCTGCAGAACCATTAAGATTCAATTCAACCCCAGGAGCACCAAAATCAGCTTTATCCCATTTAGACAACATTACTAGATTATGACCTTCTCCCTTAGTATCGATACCAGAAATATTGTCATAATTAGAAAGTTGAATTGTTTTACGACCTTCACCGAATTCTTGATACTTAACAACACCTTCAAGATCAGCAGAAATACCATCAACCTTTTCAGTAATAGCATCAACAGCAATCTTATCAGCCTTAGAATCAAGACCTTCGTTAACTGTAGCAAAACGATTATCAACACTTTCTGCATCAGCCTTAGTAGCTAATTGTTCAGTAATCGCATCAACTGCTATCTTATCCGCTTTTTGATCAAGTGCTGAATTTATATTTTCTACTGCACTATCAACATCTGCCTTATCAGCTTTAGTTTCAAGAGCAGCCTTAACTTCTTCTATCTGTGCCGAACTAGATTCAACATCACTCAGGTACGCAATCTTATGAGCTTCTTCACCAGACTGACCTGCTTCTTGTACAGTTGGACGTACATCTTTCGGAGTATTGATATTAAATGGGACGCTAGAAGAACCAAAATCAGCTACACCCCAACGATTAAGCTGAACGAGACTAGATGTACCACCTTCTAAGTTACCACCTAAAATAACATCACCATTCTTAAGAACAATAGCTTTACGTTCTGGGAGATTAGAGTCAGCTACATCTTCATATTTAACAGCTTTCTTATTAATAGCATCGATAGAAGAAGCAAGATTTTCATTAACTGTTACTAGGTTAGCAGCAACTTCTTGAACATTCTTCTTAATTTCATTGATACCTTCTACTTTAATACCTGCTTCAGATACACTCAAGTAAGATTCACTGGAAGGATCTAATTTAATAGAGAATCCATTTTCAATCAATTCAATACCATTACCAGCTACGTAAGTATCAACCAAAGAGCTAAGATCAACTACTGAAGTTTGTTCTCCTTCAGAAGTGTTAAATACAAAGGTCAATGATTTATCTTCTGCAGAGTACTCAACAGATTTCAAGAATTGGTCTGCAGGAATATTAATAGTACCAGCAATTTTATCACCTACTTGAAGTTCATAAGTTAAGTCATCTTTCTTAACTAATGCAATAGTTTCCATATTGCCATGAACATCTTCAAGAAGGGCAATTTGTTTGGAATCGTTATAAGTAGGTCTTTCAGCAGAACCGTTTAAGTTGATTTCTACTGAACTAGAACCTAGATCTACTTTATTCCACTTAGAAACCATAGCAATATTCACAGCACTACCATCAGTAGTTTTTCCGCAAATATTATCATGATTGTTTAGGAAAATAGTCTTACGTCCAGGATTTTGTTCAGTTGCTGTATCTTCATATTTAACAGCTTTTTCAAGTTCTGGACGTATCTCATTATTGAGTCCTCCGTTTATGGTGCTGAAACCGTCTGCAACATTCTTATTGATATTATTAACAGCTTCAACAAGATTATTGTTTACAGTTGCAATATCAGCTGCATTTTTTTCAATTTTTCCTTCAAGTTCAGTGAGATCAGCACCTTCACCGTTTACTTTTTCAGCTAATTCATCAATAGCTGCTTGAAGTTTAGCATCGCCTTCTTCACGATTAGTTACTTCAGCTGCAATACCATTATTAATAGTTTCGATAGCCTGAACAAGATTATTATTCAGAGTTTCGATAGAAGAAGCTACATTTTCGTTGATTTGATTTACCATTCCATCAACACGAGAAGCTTCTGATTCAATTTTTTCAGATAACTTAGCGTCACCTTCTTCACGGGCACTAGCTTCTTCAGTTACCTTATTTTCTAGAGCAGAGAGTTGTTCTTGGATATCACCTGGAACTTCTCCACCACCTGTAGACGCGATATCGTATACAACTCCGTCAACACTAATCTTAGAGATTTTTTCGCTCATAATTTATTCTTTCTTTTTAATTAAACGTTTAATAAAATTTTCTTAATCATTTACAAGACCTAGGGTAGAATCTTTGTAAGTTACTGTTTCATCGTAGATCATCAATGTATCTGGGGATTTGAAACTTGCATGATAACTATTAGGAAGGTATAATACTCCATTCTTGACATAAATTTTATTATTTTTGTCTTGAGTATCTGGATCTGTACCATTTACTTCCTGAATAGTTTTGCAATAGACTTCATAAATCAGCGGAAGATTGTAACCTATATCCCCGAACGCATTGTAATCACTTCCAGGGTTGAATCCACAACCACAGTTGCAAAAATCATTCATAATATTTTAATAATTATTATATATTAAATAAACACTACACATTTCTTAAGAAAACAAAAGAACAACTACAAAATTTCTTTTATAATTGTTCTATGTCATGTATTAGGGTTTAGGTTTCCTAGGAGCGCAAAAACATCATTTGGAGAAAGAAAAAAGAAGGGAATTAACCCTCCTTTATTTTTACATTTACGTTTCCAGTTAAAATGAAATAATCTATATCTATATTCCAACAAAGACCATAATGTTCTATTACATCACTTAATTCAATATAAGTATGATAACCAAGATTATATATAGACCTTATTTCTTTTACTGTACGAGTTGCAATATCACCTAATGTTTTCATATTCTTATGTTGAATATCATAATCTACTAAAGTATTAAGTGCTCTACGAGAAAGATTTAAGTCTCTTATACTAGTTTTTAATAATCTCATTCTCTTTTCTTGCTCTTCACTTAAAGTAACATCAATATTTTCTACATTTTTGATTCTCTTAAGTTCAGCTAATTCTATGTCTTTGGTCATGTTCTCTTTTGTTAACTTTTCAAGTTTTTCGAGAACTAGTTTATTGTTATCATATAAAAATTTTATATTATCATTAATATATTTAGTAAAATCACTTTTTGTCAAACCATAAGAATCTGCTAATTTCTTAATTTCATCAACATTCTTTTCTCCTTTTCCTTTATTAATAGAGTTAAGAAAAGTTAAGTATTTCCATAAAATTTCATTGATGCGGTGAAAATCTGAGTTATCATTATAGTAATGAATATTGTCTATTAAAGATGCAATAATTAATTCTTTGCAGTGTGAGTATCTTCTATATCCAATTCTTATAAATCTTGTAACATCTTCTACTTCTTTGATCTCTTTTTTCATTTTTTCGATCTTTTCATCTAGCTGGCGTTCTAATTCTCCTAAATCAGTTGTCTTTTTAGATAAACTGCTTTCCAATAAATCAATCAGAGTTTTCTTATCTACATATGTCATATTTTTAATAACTCTGATAGTAATTAAACCAGATTTACCCCAGTTTGTAATAGTTTGTGTACTTACTTTTGCTAACTTTGCAGCATCAGTTCTTGTAATCCATTTTTCTTTTTTCATCTTCTTTTAAATTTTAATTTATACACTAATAAGGCTTTGAAGAAGAGCCTATTTTCCTTATAAATGATTATGAAATATTTTTATTATGAAAAGAATAAAACAAGTAATTAGAAAAAATCTACCTGAGACTAATAGTAGTTCGTCTCACTCTGTAGTAATCTGTGTTGATCCTAATTCATTGGTTGATACACTTCCTATGGATTCAGAGGGAGTTATACATGTTCCTAGAAGATCTGAATCATTTGGTTGGGAGTATGAAAAATATAATGATCCAATGACTAAACTTCAATATGTATGTGGTATAATTTGGAAATATAAGAGTAATCGGAAGAAAGTAAAACTCTTAAAAGAAATTGTCCTAGGATATACTGGAGCAAAGGATATAGTATTTGACTGGGAAGAAAACAGGTCAAGTGATGATATTGTTGAAGAGGATGAGGATTATTACTGGGATTCTGGTGCTCCTGAGATAGATCATAATAGTTCTGATATATTTCCTGAAATTATGGAATCAGCTAGATCAATTAAGAATTTTATATTTAATTCAAGATCTTGGCTATATTTAGGAAATGATAATTCAGATGCTCCAGAGGGTTTCTATGAAGAAGAAACTGATGACCCAGAAATTATCGTTAGTGTTGATTATGGAGGAGATATAGGTAGAGTTGATTTTGAATATAATAAATCAGTAGGTTGTGATATAGAGAATTATCTGAAAAACGAATCTTTAATTTCAGATATAGTTTATAATATCAAAACCAAAAAATTTGAAAAAAATCTTGGAATGGAAAAGTGGAGAGGATTTCATAGTGATAATCAGCTTACTTTTAGACCTATTTCTCTTAGTGATAGAAAATTATATTGGATTAGTGAAAGTCTGGAAAAAGAGATTATAAATAAAACAATAACGAAAGGTGATGGTAAAAAACAAAAATCAACTTTACTATACTCACTTTCTACAAATGAAAATGAAATCTTTAAGGAGTTAATAAAAGATACTCAGACTTGGGGATCTCATTGGATTAGTTTACCATATACAGTAATGACAAAAGAGTTTGGCAAAGTACTATGATAACAGATGAATATTCTTATATAAACGGAAATTATTATGTTACTCTTAATAATTTATCAGGTACAAAAACTTATCGAGCATTAAGAAGAGGAGAGGAGCTTATTTCAAAGTTTCCTGATTCTATAGATTTGAAAATAACAAATAAGTGTTCTATAGGATGTCCATTTTGTCATGAATCTAGTATCTCTGAAGGAAAGTCTTTTGACCTACAGAAAACTATTGATGTTTTATCTCAGCTTCCTAAAGTTGGAATAGAATTAGCTATTGGAGGTGGAGATGTAACTGAAGATTCTGTTATAGATGATTGTGCTGTTTTATGTAAGTGGGCAGATGATAATGGATTTGTTCCAAGACTTACCATAAATTCTAGGTCTTTAAATACTGAAGAGAAGCGTAAGAAATTTCATGATAAACTTGATATGGTAAAAGTATTTGGAGTAAGTATTGATAGGTTTGATGAAAAGTTAATAAATACTTTAGAAGATGAATATACTACATATTTTAAAACAAAAGTATATCATATCATTGCCGGAATATTTCCCCCAGAAGATCTCCAAGAACTGATAACGTCTGGAAGACAAGTATTAATTCTTGGTTATAAAAATTGGGGAAGAGCTCTCGGCAATCCACCCAAGTATGATCTTAAGGAGTGGGAAAAGACTTTAAAGAGAATTTTGTATACTCGACAAAATAATCTATCAGCTACTATAGGATTTGATAATTTAGCGATAGAACAGCTTGGAGTACGTGATTGTATAACAGAGGCTGATTGGAAGAGAATGTATATGGGAGATGAATTTACTCATACTATGTACGTTGACGCAGTTTCAGAAATATTTGCACCTACTTCTAGAGATTCATTTAGAGTTTCTTGGAATGATATGAAAATTTTAGAATTTTTTAATACTTATAAAAATGATAAAGTTAATAACAAAGAGTAGATATTATAAAATTCTTGGAAAGGAAATTTATAAAGACTATGTAAAATATTCTAAAGTAGTATTTCCTGAAGAGAGATGGAGTAAGTTTCTTAGTATCTCAGAGTCTTCATGTATATATTTTCTTTTGGAAGAGGAAAATAAAGTTTTTGTATATATTCCTTCCCTCGAAGTATTATTAATTCCAGGAATGTATAAAAATTCAGATGACTTATATAATAAAATTTTAGCTTCAGAAACAACATTAAGTAATTGGAAGGTAAGTTTAATAAAAGAACTGAAACCCTCTGAACATAAGCAAGATTATATTTTGAATACTTTTAAAATAGGGAACTTTCAATGTCTTCTTGATAGAAGTACTTCTGAAATTGTGTATACTTCTGGGAAATATAGGTTGATTAATTCTGATTTTCCTGAAGATTCAATGGATTTTTCGTTAACTAATAATCTTGGAGATCCAGATGCTTATTGGAAAAGTACATATTTAGCATTTCCAGAGAAATCAGAGATAATGTTATCAGATAAACCTAAATTACAACTAATTGAAGATTTAATTGCAATTATATTAAATGAAAACGGAAGAAATTATCAAAGAACTGATAGCAAGAGTTAATAGTACTCTTAGTTATTATGAGAAAGATTATGTCAGTGTTAAGAGAACTCCATATGCTGAGCGAGAGAGATGTGTTAGCTTTGAACAATACATAGAAGCTAGGTTTAATTATGAGTGTTCTAAGATTCCAGAATTATATGATGCAGTAATAGCAACAGATGGACATTTATTTTCTTGTACAGAATTAATTGATCCTGATACAGCAAAAAGAAGGTTTACTACTGCATCAGTTGTTCTTGTAGATCCAAAAACGCTGATAGGAGCAAACGAAAATCTTATTAATGAGATATACAGGATTCATGATTATCTTGGAGGATCTTGTATAAAATTCAATAATGTTAAGAAAAAAATTAAGTTTACAATTGAGTAAAAGAGAAAAATTATGAAGAAAAATTCTTGGAGATTAACAAGTGATTTGATAGCTTATTTTCCGTGTGACTTATCAGTTTCAGCAGGGAAGCGTGTTTTTTTAGCCTCCCCTGAAAAAAAGTCTTATAAAGCGGCAGTACAAAAGAATATCGAATCTGCTTTTGATGAAGTGATTATTGAATCTAATTCATTTAAATTAAAAGTATCTAATGATCTTAGTGTTTATGTAAAGTGTGATGAATTTCCTGATCCAGAACAATATTACTTAGTTTGTAATATGTATCGGACAGCTTTTGGAGTTCCTATGATTGGCAATATAATTACTCAGGTTAAGAGTGATAAAGCTAATTTCGGAGACACAATATTTGAAGCAGTATTTTCAGAAGATTCTCAAGAAAGTGTTTATTTTATGACTCCTGAAATGGCGGAATATAAAAGTGCTTTCGAAGAGATGAAGCGTAGAATGAATTGTACTTTAAATAAAAAAGTAAAGAAGTGGATTCCTGGTGGAAGATATGATACATTAACAAATACGTATTATTATCTTGGAGAATTTAAGAGTAGAAAAAAGAACGAGTTAAATTCTGATTTTCTTGGAGATTCTTCAATGGTTCCAGCGTATCTATATGTTTCTGAACTTGGAGATGAGAAGAAAATCTCTGACATTCTAAAAACCAGAAAAATTGGTTCTGGACCGGAAGATATTCAGATTATGTACTCTCTTCCAAGCGCTGTAGATTCTGGAAATGTTTTGGAGAATGATATAACTTGTCTGAAAGATTATCAAAAATATATCTTTGATAATTCAATGAAGGAATATACAATTACTTCAGATTATGGATTTTCTAGTTATTCAAATCCTAAATATATTCTTGATATTCTTTCATTGAAATCAAGTGAATCAGATTCTTATGCAGATCTTATTCCTGAATCTGTTTCTGAAATGATTAAGAATATGTTACATGAAGTTGTATTATGTTCTTGGGATTTGAATAAGAATAGAGAAGACATTTATATTGGTGAAGGAAATAATAATGATAAGAATGCAGAAAACTTAGTAAGGAGATTTTATCAAGATTTTAAAGATGGAAATGCAATGAGAAATTTGTATTACAGAAAACTCTTTATAGATCTTGGAATAAATATAAATGAAATAGCAGTAGAGGTAGTAAGTCAAGGTAATCCAGAAAGTTTAATACTATCTGGAATTGAGAATTATGTATCTTTAGGAAGTATTTATTTTAAAAATCACTTTACAGATGCTTCCAGAAAGATTAGTAGACAAAGAATTAAATTAACAAATTATACTCTAGAGGTAGTTAAATTATCTGATTTATTCTCTGCTACACCTAATTTATTATTGGATATTAAAGATTTGATAGAAAACGCTAGAAATAATTTTGGATTAGGTGTAAGAACTTTTTATGATACTAATACCGGTACTAAAAAATCTCCGAAAATATATACAACAATTGAAGTAGATATTTTAGACTTGATTAAGTACTATGGAGGTATTAAAAATATTCCAGAAGTTATTGTAAATGAAATTATATCAAGTAAATTTTGGAATCTTCAAGTGTTAATTGATAAAGAAGGAGTATTAGAGTGATATGGCTAAGCAAGAGAATTTATCATTTACAGGAGAAGTTGTTGAAGAGCTCGGGAATTCTATGTTTTCAGTAGAATTAGATTCTATGGAGCATCAAGTATTATGTACTATATCAGGTAAAATTAGAAAAAATTATATAAGAATTCTAGCAGGAGATAAAGTGAAAATTGAAGTAAGTCCTTATGATTTAACAAAAGGACGGATTGTTACTAGATTATCTCTTATAGAAAATAGTGATAACAAAAATAGTAGTAATAACAAAAAGAAATCAAAAAAGAAATGATTAAGTACAACGTAACAAACAGTATGATCGGTAATATTTATCCGATTTTTTTGAGTAATAACAAACTAGTCGAAGATCCATCATACTATCTGTACAGAATTGTGAGTCCTAGTTTAAGTCCAGATCTTATTCCATATATATCATTGGAAAAGATTAGTGAAAGAACAAAAATTGGAAATCCAAAAGAATTCTGTGATAGTCAAAAGAAAAAAGCTATTCGTGAACATTTAGATGTTATTTCTATGTGTCTTGGTAGTCGTGAAGGTCTTGAAGAAAAGGCAGTTGAGTTCTTGCAAGGAATTCTGTGGAGAGATAAACCAGTAATTGATAATGGTTTTCCTGGATTTCCGTTGATTGAAATGGAGAATGGTAATAATATCCAGAAATCAGTAATTATTGGTCTTAGAGATACAATGAGATGGAAGTATTATAAATTGTATCCTGGAAATTATGTTGATATTCTCTGGACTGCTAAGACTTATGCAGTATTTAAACTTTGTGGTGAAAAAGGAAAAGAGGAAGTTTGGATTGAACCAGTCGGATTATATAGTAATACAGATCCGAATATGAAAAATCCTCTTCCAGTAAATCTCGAATCTTTAGACTATCCTACCGATAGATGGTCTATTACAAAGGGTAAACTTTCTGAATTGAATCGAGCATTGAAGAAGCTTGAATGGGAAAGTTTTAATAGAAAAGAAATTTGCGTAGATTAATTATCATAATAGTTCTAGTCCTTGGTTGGAGTGTTTATAGCCCCTCCAAGGACTTAGATTCTACTCCATTAGCTACATTTTATTATGCTAGATCGGGAAGCATTACAGCAGATGGAAGTAAAGTTCATCCTGAAAAAGTTAAAACAGGTGAACATAGATGGATTGCAGTCTCTAGAGATCTCAGAAGGAGTGGGAAATTTAGCTTTGGAGATACAGTTCTAATACAGTCTAAGAAATGTCCAGGTTTAAATGGTGAATGGATAGTAAAAGATCTTATGGGTTCTAAGCATACAAATAGAATTGATTTCTTACTGCACCATGAAGAGATTGATTCTTTGAAATTTTGGATGCCACATAGAGTAGAAATAGTAAATAAAAAAGATAGTCTTAATCCTTTGGAAACATTGGATTGAGGCTCTTTTCTTTTTTCTCCTTTGAAATTCTTATATATGATATATAATATAAAAAAAAAAAGAAACTATGAGAAAAAGAAACAAAATTAATCAATTAAGTGTTTTTAATCAAGTTAAAAGAGAGATTAAGCAGTTTAGCAAAGCATATTCACGAGGAGAAGCTTTGAATGAACTAATGATTAAGTTAAGATCTCTGGATGATACTTTTAGAATAAGAGATATGAAAAAGAAATTTCTTTATGAGATATCTAGATTATTTCATATTGAAGGTATTATTTTCGACCTTAAAAATATAAAAATGAAAGTTGAAAAAAGTTTTACTTTTCAAAATTCAGAAAAGCAAGATTTATTAAGAATAATTAATAGTGTCATCCTTAAATTTGAAATTATCAATAATAATTTTAAAACTTATCATCCTACAGTAAAATCAAGGGTAGAAAAGAAAAAGGTTTTAACATATTATCGAAAATTGTTTAATAAATGCGATCAAGCTTTAAAGAATTACAATAGAGGAAGAATTACTACTAAAGAAGTCGTTGATGCAATAGATGTAATCGCAAAAATAAAACTAAGTACTAGTGATAATATTAAATTAATAATACCACTTGCTGATAAATTTAAAAGTCGACAAATCGTTCAAAGATTCATAAACCTATCACAAAAATTGGAAAACAATCAAACTCTTAAACCAGAGGAAAAATATAACTATATAGATAGAATTCGAATGAATGGATTTAAATGTAGAACTATTATAAAAATAGTAGAAATAGAGAGATAAACATAAATATGAAAGGAGTGATTAAATTAATGGTCACTCCTTTTATTTTCCTTAAAAGCCTTATATATGATAAAATATTAATAAACTTAAAAAAAAGAAAGGAAAATTATGAAGAGACAAATTTTACAAAACGTAATAAGTTTTGAAAAACCAAAAACAGTTTTAGTAGATGTAACATACGATTATGGCAACAATAAGAAAGTACAAGCGGTAGATGTTAGATCATTAGGTGGCTATATAGTATGTACAGAATATGAATATGGAACCTTATTAAATTCAAAAACTTTGTATATAGATAGATCTGGAGAGGTAGATAGAGAGATAAATAAAATACTTGAATATATCCCAGATGAAATATCATTTGAAAAATTAATGAAGCTGATAGGAAACTTGAATTGTGATATTTATAGAGAACATCCATTGACAGTTACTCATCATTTTTCACGCGGTATGTATGACTTATGTAGTGATGCGATACGATTAGGGGTAAATATAAAATTCCCAAAAGAGTTCTATGAAGAAAAGAATACTATTTTACTTAATCTTAAAACTTATCATAAAGGAGGTGGAATATATATGCACCTTTCTTGTGATGGGGTAGTAAATAGTCGTGGAAGTTTTATAGAAAGAATGTATCTTAATCATTGTGGAGAGTACGAAGGATTATTCCGTGATGTGGAGGAAACAATGGAAAGTATATCAAGCGAGATTGTATTTCAAGTATGCCTGAGTCTATCAGGTTTATATCACGATGTAGATTTTGAATTTAAAGCTGAATTAGTAATAAATAGATGTGAAGTGCATTTATTTGGTGATAATGAAATTGACAAAAAAGCGGAAGAATTTATAAAAAATGAAATTAATAAGGAATTATTAAAAGCAAGAAAAGAGGGAGAATAAATCCCTCTTTTTATTTTTCCCGTGAAAGCCTTATTAATGAAAAGAATAAATAAAAATAAAGATTATGAAAAAATTAACAAAAGAAGAAGCAGCAGAATTAAATGAATTATTCGAAACTAGTAATTTTAAACCAGAAATGAGTGGTCTTAGTTTATATACAACACTAACTCAGATAAATTCAAAGACAATTAAACCAGGAGAAAATAACCTTAGACTAATATCTATTCGAGGAACTGAGAAAATTTCGAAAATGATTGGTAGATTTATTACGAAGAAAAATAAAAAGCTAATTAAGATTACAGCTTATTCAAAAAGTGGAAAAGTTCTTAAGGAGTTTGATTTTAATTGTTCTACCTTATATATAGAGAAAGGAAGACAGTCAAAAGATATAGATGAAATTACTGGAGAGATTGGATTTATACCTTTAGTAGGAGATGTATTTGTTCCAAGGTCTCATTATATTGGATTTAAAGTACTATATGATAAAGAGGGGATTTAATTTCCCTCTCTTTTTTCTTTCTCCCTTGAGATTCTTATATATGATGTATAATATTAACAAAATAAATTATGGTAACAAAACAAGTAACAGGAATAGTAGTGGATAAATCTATTGAGAAGATTAATAAGGTAATCCATAAATGTACTAAGGGTTTATCAGCTGAATATGTAATTTCTAAAAGTCAAATAATTTCAATGCTTCGGAAAATTAGATCTTTCGAAATCCCGGATGAAGTATTTGATGATAAATCTTTAGCTGAGTATTATGCAGAAGAATTACTTAAGATTGACTTTCTAGAAAATATTAAACAAATTTTTAGAACAATTCTTAATAAACCTAATTTTTCTACTCTTGATCTTAGTAATATTCGAATAGAAATGGAATATTCATGTTTTAAGATTAATTCACTTATGAAAATTTTGAAAGAACGAGGAATTAATATATGGGGTGGTTCTTATCCTGCCATAAAAATTGATTTTATTTCTGAAAATGGTAATTATATAGTTAAATAAATTTATTATATTATGATTATTGAAGTATTAGCACAGAAATATCGCTGTGGTTGTGAGAAAGGAATGGCTGATTTAGTTATCCCTGGAATCTTGGTAAAACTTAATGCAGTAATAGAATGGGATTTTTGCAGATTTCCAGAAGAGATTAAACACGAGAAAAAAGATCCGGCCGACGAAAACTCAGAAGAAATTGAAGTAAGAACTGAGCTTAGAGATTTCTTAGGTGAAGATCCTGAATTAAAACCTGGAAATTGTTTCTTATATAAAGGTCAAGTGATAGCAGTTGATTCGGCCGATAGATTAATTCTCGTGGTTTCTGAAACTGGTTATGGAGCTCTTGATCGAATATATGAGGAAAACTTCAAGACGGAATTCGAAATGATCTTTAATGATTATGAGATTGAAGATGTTAAATGGGAGGTAAATGATACAGGAGAAGTTCCAACCGAATATGATGAAACCTATAAAGTACCATACAACCTCTATAATATCTGGAAAGAGAGGTTTGTTTCAGGTAGAGGATTTCTTTCCCCAGGACTATGTTTGAAAGTAGTAATGAATTCAGACAGTTTCATTATGCCTCTTGAGTTTTATATGCTTGATTGGTCGATAAGGTATAAATCATCTCAACTTGAACCGGATGAAGTAGAGTATGCAACAAAACAACTTTTATCCTGGTTTTATGATAATTATAAAAGAGTTAAACCATTAGAAAGGAGAAAAGATGAACAAGAAGAGATCAATTGATTTTATATTAATAATTTTCATCTTAGGATTATTATTGATTTTTGGAGGATGTAGTAAATCTCCTGAGAGAAGAAAAACTTGGACAACTACTTCAGATTCACTTCCAAAGAAACCAACACAAGGACAAATTTTTCGTGATCGAGATAATAATTCTTGGGCTTATAATGCAGCACTTGGAGCATGGGTATTGGGTTCTGGAGGATATAGATATTACCCTGAAACAAATTCTTATACAGATGGATCAGGAAAAACAGTGATTCCACCTAGATCTATAAGTTCAGGTATTTCAGAAGGAGTAAAAGCTAGAGTGTCTCCTAAAAAGAAAGTAGTTTTAACAAAAGAACCACAAATTAAAGAGACATCAAAAAAGAAGTATACTAGGAAGAAATCTAGAGCTCATAGGATACATAGAATGCGCAGAAGATAATAATAAAAAAGTCCTCAAGGATATTAAAATATTCTTGGGGATTTAATTTTACAAAGATGAAAGTATATTTAGTACGTAAATTTTATTCTTTCGGACAACCTAAGTTCATTATTTACTTCTATGCAAAATGTGGAGATCTAAAACATGTTAATCTAGATCTTATAAAAAATAATGAAGATATTGATAATTATTTCAAATCTTATTATGGAGAACTTAATGATACTATTCAGATTGCAATATCACTTATTTCCTCTCCTTATAAAAGACTTGGGAAATCTATTAGATTCTCAGGATCATATAATGTGAGGTCGGAACGAACAGGACAGCACTTTGAAGACTATAATAGTTCTTATGTTAAGGTTATAGATATTCCTTCTGAAATTCTTTTAGAGAAATTTAAAGCAAAGAATTTATATCCAGAACACATACAAATATTTGCTAAGAAGAATCAATTTAAATTATTAAAATATATGAGATATAAATGGATAGAGAAGAATGGATTAGAAATTATGGATCCAAAGGATTGAAAGGTGATATCTTAGTTAGAGTTTCTTATACTGACAATAATGAAGAATATTGGGTATCTAAATTTTTAGAAATCAAGAATCTTCCAGTTTATAATTTAGCTCTTGTCGATAAAGAATTAATTTCTGAGAAAAATTTCAAGGATGAGCTGGAACTAAGAAATATTGACGATTATCTGAAGGAAAAGTATAAGGATTGTCTAAAAACAGAATCTGTATATTTTCTAATTGATCCTGGAACAAAATTTCTGAAAAAGCGCACATCTGATAAAGGCTTGTGCTTATTCTATGAAGTTAAATTTGATTCTGAAATAAATTTGAGAGATCTTGACAATACTAGGATAATATCAGAAAATATTAGAATTTCTAAGAATAAACTCAAAGATTTTACAATAGATTTAATGTTTGAGCTTGCGGGAGAGGCTGGTTTATTTTATGATAAGGATTATTCTCCAAGTTTATGCACTAAATTATGTTATTTTAATATTCTTAATATATTTAGATGCTTAGAAGAAACTCTGGATCTAGTATAAAATTTTTAAGTAAAAGGGAATAAATTTTCCCTTTTATTTTTCTCCTTAAGATAACCGACAAATCCTTATTAATGTAACAATAAAACATTGATAATTATGAAAACAAACATTTATGAAAGAAAATTAAATTATGGAGAACAAGAAGCCATATTTAATAAGATGGTTGAAAAGACCGAAAAATATGTGATAGATAATAATATAAGAGCATTAATTCTTGGTATCTCAGGAGGAGCAGATAGTACTCTTATGGCTGCTGTATGTAATGAAGTTAGAAATAGATCTGGAATTCCTTTTTACGGATATTCACTTCCAATAAAGAATAAACCAGATGAACTTACTTCGTCTGATCTAACAGGAAATGCTTTTTGTGTTAAAACTTTTTATAGAGAAGTTGCACAGTATGATTTCTATAAAAGTTATATAGAAAATCTCTATAACTACGATTATTGTGATAATGATCGAGATATTCTTTGTGATTTATCTGGAAAAAGTATATCCGAGATAGAGGGGATGATGCCAGAACAAACAAAAATAGCCAACGGAAATATTATGGCACGTCTTAGAATGATGTACCTATATAATCAAGCTGGTATTAAGAAAGGTATTGTAATTGATACTGATAACTTAACTGAACATTATCTTGGATTTTGGACTATTCACGGAGATGAAGGAGATTTTAATCCTATGGGTGGTCTCTGGAAAACAGAAGTATACTCTATTCTTAAGTGGTTACATGCGAAGTATTATTCAGAATCTTATTTAGATACTGAAATCATAAATAAAAATTCGTACGATAAGATGGTAGCTCTAGAGAAAGCTATTAATATTACACCCACTGATGGTAATGGAATTTCTAGTTCTGATCTTGAACAAATTGGAGGAAAGGATTATACTGAAGTAGATAAAATTTTGATTCCTTTGATTTGTAAAGGTTCGGGAGCTATTTCAGAATTATCTAAAATTCATGGGATGGATACTGTAATGAAGATTTGGAATAGAGTTCAAGGATCAGAATTTAAAAGAAGAACTTCCAGAGTAATAAAAGTGTCCCGAGAAGAATTATTTGAAGGATTATGATAGAATTCAAAAGAGATCCAAGATTTTTCAGAGCAGTCATTAGAAGAGAAAAAGAAGATGAAGATCCAGCTTTTAGTTATTTTATGATGGAAGATACTTTTACTAATATAAAAGATAAATATGATATTAGTAGGATTGAGAAATTTCAAATAACTAGAAAAAATTATGTAGTCTTTGGATTAATAACTGATCTTGAAAATATTACAGAAGATGATCTAATTTCTGAAACAAAATGCACAATTAATAGTTCTTACATTCATTCGCTATACTTTAAAGAACATCAATATATTGAAAAAGATGATCTCAAGGAAATAACTATTAAGATTTCTGCCGAGTATATTGGAGATTTAATGTTTTCTGCTAATGATTATGTTAATGAATATCATTGGGAAATTTATTTGAGAGATGAAAAGATATTTAGAGATAATGAAGATATAATAAGAACAATTTTAAAATCAGAATTAAATTATGGAAGAAAAAGAAAAAAGTCTATTACTGATAATAGACCCACAGTATGATTTTTGTAACCCCAAAGGAACTCTCTATGTTCCTGGAGCAGAGAAAGCAACGAAAGAATTGTGTAAATGGATATCTGGGAAACGAAAAATCTTGGAAAAAATCATAGTTACACAAGATACTCATATGTCTTATCATATTGGGCATTCTATGTATTGGGAACAAACTCCTGAAGCATTTACAACTATTACTTCAGGGATGGTAAAATCGGGAAAATATACTCCAGCTTTTTATAATAAAGAAAATACTATCGCCTACCTTGAAGAATTAGAGAAGACAGGAAAAGTTCATACTATTTGGCCTGAACATTGTATCGCTGGTTCTTGGGGATGGAGTTTGCCCAAAAATCTAGTTGAGGAATTAAATTTATGGTCCCTCAGTAATCATGGCGCCGAATATGAGCTAATTCAGAAGGGAAGAAATCCACACTTAGAGATGTTTTCTGCCTTTTCTTATGCAAACGGCGCTAAAAAATCTGAGGGATATGAATTCCTAGATAAAATTGCTAGAGAAGATTATACCAAAGTTTATATAGCTGGTTTTGCAAAGGATTATTGTGTAGCAGAGTCGGTGAAAGATATGATGAAGGAACAAAGATTATCAGGAAAATTAGTGTTCCTAAATAAATGTATGGCTTCGATTGATAAAAATTCTGAATCTTTGAAAGTATATGAAGATGCTGTTAAAGATTTCGGTGCGATAATCGAAGAATAAAGGAAGAATAAAAAAAGATAGGATTTAACTTGACTTTTAATTAGTCAAGACCTATCTTTTTATTTTTTTTTATTCGCCGATAATATCAAGTATTTTCACATAATTCTTTGATATATCTTCAAATAATATTTTTTCTTTTACTTCTATATCTGGATCATCCGGTAATATTTCTACAACTTCAGCACCTCTAGATTCATAATGTTGCTTAATGATATCATAAGATGAGTATTTTTCTTGTTTAGAGAAAAAGTTAACTATTGCTTTCTGTAAGGAATAATTATCTTTATTATTAACTGGAAGTCCGGAAGTCTCACAATCTAAGAGAATCATTTCTCTATTTTCGATATCAATCATCATTGCTGCTATCGAATCAGTCTTAGATGTAACGGGAACTGTTAATTCAACCTTTTGCGGATGCCAAGTTTTATCACCTTCCTGTAATTTTTCTCTAGTACAATACCCCAACCATACAGGAAGAGTATCCATTCCTCGACCTTTATAATTGCAAACATCCATCACCACATATTTATATCCATTCTTTTTGCACTTATCTAGATCAACGTCTACATACTCTGCACAATCTCCTGGACGGTTTAATACATCACCAGAATGAACAGCAACATTAGAATTAAGTGAAGTATTCCATCCTATATTGCTAATATCATCATTAGACTTATATAAGAATGCATGAAGATCTAAGTCTTCATCTCTATCTTTCTGAATCCAATGAACAAAAAACCTAACAATATTTCCAGAGATTTTATATCTTGTTCCTTTGGGGATAGATACATTTTGATTTCTCATACCCTTCGGAATAGGTATTCTCTTAATTTCTGGATCGATATATACAATCTCGTTTACTAAATCTTTCTCAGTAATTCTAGAATCTATGTTGAGAAATATTTTTCGAATTATATTATCTTTTATAGTTTCTAAGAATCCAGGGTTAATTGGTTTTAATCCATCTAGTATATATAAACCTTTTCCAGGAATATTTACCACTCTAGGAGTACTTTCTGATTGATCTCTTATATCGTAGTAGCTAAGAATTTCTAAGAGTGTTTTATTTTTCATCCCTGAAGTATTTATAAAGATATCCATTATATCAGATTCTTTACCTTCTTCAAGAGCTCTTCTTAAGAGAGAATCAAATTTTCTAATAAATTCCCCTGGATGAGTAGAAATAAATTTAGCTATTTCTAGAATATCTTTACCAGTATCATACATATTCTGTACTTGAGAATTAAATGTACGGTACTCTTTTGATAAACCTTTACTCTTAAGTTTTACAAAGAAATCAGCACACTCTGGGTAATTTACTACATATTCTTTTGGATGTACACGTTCTGATAACAATACCCAATGTCCATAAAAATGTTTTGCATCTCGTATACAGTTTTCTACTCCTTTAGCCTCAATTATTTTTTCTATTCTTCCACAAATTTCTCTACGTTTTGATCTAGGAAGAGAATCAAGTTTTCTCCATTCAGGATTATCAGTTTTTTTATTAGACCAAGAGCTAACTTGTATTTTCTTTGGAACATGTGGAAGACTTGGATCAGCTCCCATTAAGTACAAACTATATCTCAGAACATCATTAATCTCGGCAATTTTATATTCCGGCCGATGTTTAGCTACTATACACATTGTTTCTTTAAATGGTATACGTTCTGGGATGCTAAGTTCTGGATAATTCTCTAAGAACCATGCCAACTCTTCCCTAGTTTCTCCTGTTAGTGAATTTCCGGCCGACATCATTTGCCGAGGAATATCCATAAATTCAGAAGGAGTCATAATCTTAAGCTGTCGATCTGGCTCTTCATCAATTATTTCCTTTTCTTCTTTAGTTGTCCAAGGATTATCTCTTAAGAATCCTTCAAGATCACCAGAATAAACTCTTTCTTGATTTAACCACAATTCTGAGTTATCCTTAGAAATTACTTGTTCTGGAAATCCTGGATATAAAGGTTTAAATTTTTCCCCAGAATGATATAATTCGTGGATGTATGGAAGTAGATTTGTATGAAGATTTTCCATATCACTAACTGTCATCCTACATATTGCTTCAGGAGAAAGAAAATATCTATATCTCTTTAATTCTTGAAGAAGTGAGATTAATATCCTCTTACTCTTTTCTTCTGTGTTTCTAGGATCTACTAACTCTTTGTTCTCTACCAATACGCATCCTCTATGGAATGCAATAATTTCCTTGTTTAATTTCATTTCTGCCATAATTTTTGGTTTATAAATTAAATTTTCATCCACTTTTTTGCTCTCTCGAATTGTTTTATGAGATCATCTATCCAAGTACTATCCGTACAATCTTTCTCAACTAATATCCATGAGTTTGGAACGTCTGCCGAGTGATTCATAATAATAGAAAAACTAGTATCTTTTCTATCTTTTCCATCACCATCTAAGAAAAGTATTACCCCAAAAACACTTCCAAAGAAATATATTCTTGGAAGATGAGGTTGTTTCGATAGGTCCAATTTATCATAATGATTTCTCCATGATCTGTCTTTCAAATCGTTTTTAATTAATTCATTTATTTCATCCATATTTCTATTTGTTTATTTTTCTACACTTATAAGAGTTTCTCGCCTTCTACAGTTATGGTCCTGTGTTTCTTTTGTAGTTCGTCAAGTAATTTTCTCTTTAATGTTCCAGGAAGAGGGATTTGTGGAAATAATAATGTCTCTGCTCTATGTTCCCAAAGCCACTCATCTATTTCTTCATAGGATTGCTCGAAAACTTCAAAAACTGGCTGTTCATCGTAAAACCATTCATCTAAGAATTCAACTTTAAAATCAAATAACCTAAGATGAAGTCTAAGTTCATCCACCTCAGAACCCTCTCGTGTAGATATTATTTCTCCAAGAGGATTATGAAGTCGATATTGATTCTTTCGTTTCTCTAAGTCTCCAGTGTATCCAATTTTTACAACTTTTCTTATTCCTTTCCATGCGCCAGATCCAAATAAATATAACATAATAATTAAATTATAAAGTTTTATCACATTTATTAGAAAGTAAAGTGAGTTTTTGCGCTTTCTATAGAATAAAAACCTTATATATGCAAGAAAAACGTTAGAAAAATTTATATAATAGATTGGATTAATGTTTTTCTTTTTTTGTTTATTTACTAATCTAAAGAAGAATTATGAGTAATAAAAAAGAATTAAAATTTTTATTGACAGTTAGTGAAAAAGTAGTATCTGTCAATTCACTTTATCAGGCAGGTTTAAAATATGTAGCAGGAAAACCTAGACCCTATATTTATAAAAATCCTAAAGCAATAAAATTAGAGAATGAAATTATGGATCAACTTAGAGCGTTAGATCTGTCTGATTATATAAATTGGTTAAGAGATACAAAACAATTTACAATCACTATATCCTTCGTTATAAAAACAAATATAACTCGTAGGGATGTACAAAATATGGATAAACAAATAATAGATATTATTACTAAGTACATAAAAGAAGATTTAGGAGTTGATAAGTTTGATGATTCCTTATTTACCTCAGTACATTTTTATAAAAGTGTTATTCCTAAAGCATCTAAAGAATATTGTTGTGTTCAGATTGTAGAGTCTACTGATCAGATTCGTTTTGATCAAGAAGATAAACCAAAGCGCATTTTCTTAGGAGGTACATGTGGTGATTCAGGGTGGAGAGACGAGCTTATTCCAGAACTTGATAATCTTGGACTAGAGTATTTTAATCCTGTCGTACCTGATTGGACTCCTGAATGTATAGAAAAAGAAAACATCGAAAAAACCGAACTCTGTAATACACATCTTTATATCATAACCCCGGAGATGAGTGGTGTATATAGTATAGCAGAGATGGTTAATTCGGTATGGGAATGTTTATCGACCGGTACTGGTTTTGTATGGATTGGAATTCTTGAAAGTGAATCTTGGGAACCTCATCAACTCAAATCACTTCAAGCAACTCTCGATCTAATTAACAATATCGCCGATGGAAATAGTAGAATTAGAGCAAAGCTTATAAAAGAATCTAAAGAAATATTAACGTGATGAGAGTAAAAAGAAATAATATTGTAGCAGTAAGAGTTTTTACTGGCAGAGATTTAATTGAAAAACTATACTCTGAGGGTTGGGAAGTAGAACAACGAGAATATGGATTACTTTCTGGAGTAAAAAAGTTATCAAAAGGAGCAATTAATGCTATTAGTGATTTAGGAGATAATTTAATAGTAAAGCCGATTAGTAGGTCGAAAATGGGAAAGAAAATTATCGATAAAACGCAAGATTCTATTGAAGATTCGTTAGATAAAAGAATTAAATTGGATAGAGAGATTAAGGAATTAGATAAATCCATTAAAGATCTATCTTTATCTAATGAAGATTCAGCAAAATCTATCAAAAATAATTTAAAAAATGAAGCTGCTAAAAATAAAGCATATATACTTGAAGATAAAAGCAATACTTCAGGAAAATCTTTTGAAAATGGAACTATTGATATAAGAAATCCAGAAATAAAGAAAGCTGTTAGAAAAAAGCTTAAATTCGATGGTCGAAAAGATATGGAACATTTTAATAATAGTAATGATTTAATTTTATTTAAAGAATCTTCAGGTAATCCAGCTTTAGCTCATGAGATTGGACATGTAATAAATAGAAATTCTAAAGGAAAGGCCGCAAAAATAGATAGAGAGGCTGAAAATATAATAGAAGAATTTCATAAACCAGCAGATTCTCCAGGAGGAAGAGATAATTCTAAAGGTCTGTGGAAATCAGTAGAAAGATTTTTCAAAGGTAAGAAAGTAGTAAATAATGAAAAGAATGCCTCTGAAAATGCTATTAAGCTATTGAAGGAATCTGGAGCAAGTGAGAATGAACTGAAACTTGCAAAAGAGAGTTTAGATAAATCCCTGGAGAGTTACAAAGAAGAACATAAAATGTATTATAAGTCTCCATTTATTAATAAACTTCAATCATTTAGGAAAAATAAGGAGAAATAATCATGTTTGGTTGGAAAAGAAAGAAGGAAAAGGATCTAATGTATCAATCTTTGGAAGAGGAAATTAGATTCATCGGAAAAGATCTTGGAATTTATAACTATGGAGACTATAAGGTAGAAACATCTTATAAAGAAGCTACTGAGTTTGAAGATTTATTAAAGGAAGTTAGACATAAATTTTTCTATCTTGAAGAAAAATATAAAAACTATGAATTAAGTATATCACTTAGATCTTATTCATCCGCTAATCTTGTAGATTTAGATGAAATAGAGAATCGAATTTTGAAAGATCATGAAGCAAGAGATATTTTTCTAGACTATATTGGGAGATATAAAAATAATGAGTTAAAATTAATGGATATAAATTTTAACTTACTATATGATTTATCTATGAGATATGCTTATGATGTATTAAGGGCGTTAAACAGAATTGCAGAATCTGATTCAGATAAACTAATATTGTCAGATTGGGAAGAAAATTTATCTCGTGTTGTAAAAAAACCTTATTATTATTATTCAAGTAATTATAGTGCAGAGGATCTTATGCCATATCTAGGACCTTACTTCATTGATCAAGAAGCAAGAGATTCGTTATATGAGTTTATTAGATGTAGAAGATAATAATAATGAGTAATTCTAGAAATTATACAATATCTTTAGAGAAAAAATTAGGGATATTTAATCATAAGTTATTTTATTTAAAAGATTATGTAAAAAGACTTGAAAGATTAGTAGAGAATTTAGATAATGTAACTTTTCATACTATTCCGGAAACCGGTAGGGAAGTGGATGAAGTTGTTGAAAAAATTAAAAATGAAAATCTGAATAGAGATATTATATATTCTCATATAATTAATAATGATTTTAACTTCGATCAAGAAACTCTGAATAAGTGTGGTTATAATTTTATTAGAAGTATAGAATATTTAATCGAATTAATTAATGAAAAAGATAATTTATTTCTATGTTGTAATAGAGATAATAAATTTTATACTAATCATTATCTTATAGATAATCTTTCAGATATTATATATAATGAGGAATATCAAAAAGCTTTAAAACTAGAAAATATAGAGCCAAATCTAAATCAATGGACTAAATTTTTATACAGAAATTAGTATGTTTTACGTGTCCCAGAAGCTGTAAGACTCGTACTCAGTCTAGGACATGGAACAGCAGGAGATTTTAAACCAGAAGAATAAATAAAATAGATTATGACAAAAATATTATTAATACCAGCGCATCATAAAACTACTCCAGGAAAAAGAAGTCCTGATGGGATTTTACGAGAGTATTCTTATTCTCGAGAAATTATTAGTGAGATGATAGAAAGATTGGGAGGCTTAGGATATGAAGCTATTAATCCTATACCTGAAACAGAAAAAGAATTATCTCTTAGTGAACAATGTAGAATAATTAATAAAATCTACGATGAATGTTCTGGGGATTGCTTCTGTATTTCGCCTCACTTAAATGCAGCAGGAAATGGTTCTGAATGGATGAATGCTAAAGGATGGAGTGCGTTTATTTATAGAGGAGCTGGACAGAAAACAAAAGAACTTGCTGGATGTTTAACGAAAGCGGCTGAAAAAGAAGGGATTAGAGTGCGTTATGAGTATCCTGGAGTTCCTTATTGGACTAGTGGATTTTATATTTGTAAGAACACTAAACCAAGTACAGTTTTGACAGAAAATCTCTTCCAAGATAACCACGAAGATGTAGATTTCTTATTATCGCCTGAAGGAAAAGAAGCAATAGTTAATCTTCATGTCCAAGGAATTTTAGATTATATAAGTAAAATAAAAGAATAATGAAATTATATAGTAAAACAGATTACCTCGAGTATAAAACAAATCCACAGCCAGGAGATTGTCTAGGAAAAATTTTATCTGAATGTTTTGAAAATTTCCAGGATAGTAATGGTATTGTTAGAACTTCGATCCTTGATAATATTCTTTCCTATAAGCTTTCATTATCGGCCGGAGATTCTGACTATCAAGCATGTTCTGTAGTGTTATCTGAGAATTTCGAAAACATAACTTACACATGGATAGCTGAACAATTCGGATATACTCTCATCTCAAATCCTAGAAAAATCACAACGCCTGGAACACTTCTTGGATTTGAACTAGATATTGCTCATGGAAATTTACTGCCTGAAGAGAGTTACACAGGAGAATATTTAAGTTGTGCCTATGAAGTTTTAAGACGTAGGTTAATTATGAACTCTATAGGTTGGGGTTGTACAGTGAGCAAAGAATTAGAGGATGCTAAGGAATGTATGGAAAAGCGAATGAAAGTTTTTGAGAGATATTTTAGTGGGAATATTAAGTTTCCAGTATTTTCTCAACCTTTTATGAACTCTTCTTGGGATCCTGACTTCTATGGATTTTGTTATGGAGATGGAACTTACGGCGAATGGAACTACTCTTGGGCCGGCTTTATCGGGAGAGAATATCATGATTGGACAAGAGAAGATCAGATTTATTTCTCATGTCTCTACGAAGCCACTGATCAATATTTGGAACATCATTTAAATATGCTCCCGACAATGACCCGGCCCGAACTTTTATACTTCGCCGATCTTAGTCTTTATTGTGGATGTTCTGGAATATGGGCATTTATGAATAGAGATATTTCTGGAGATGAAAAGAACTCCGAATTAAATAAACTTTACACCAGATTAACAGCTCTAGGAAAAATTGAAGGAGCTGGAATGGAAGTATATAAAGAAATGGCAGAATCTTTAGGAAAACATGCTGCCAATTATTATGACCTAGATGAGATACAGGAAATAATAGGTTATAGAATTTATTTGTAATAATTTAAAAACGTTTTTGATTATGATTAATGATGCATTATTAAGTGGATCTGCCGCAGATGGTGGACCCCAAGCTGGTCTTCCTGTTACGGAAGTAGTTAAAAGTCTTGATATTAAGAAGGATGCTACTATTCCTCAACCTCTTCCGACTGATGAAGAGATTAATATCAAGGAATCAGAAAGTATTAAATTTGTAGTTGGTGAGTCTCTTGAAATGAAAATCGGGGAAGTTAAGTTTTTAGAACTTCGTCAGGAGCCATTTATTTCAAATCTCCCTTATGTAACTTATGAATCTAGTAATCTTAGGGTAGCTAGATTTATTGAAGATGGAGTTATTCTTGCTTGTTGTCCTGGAACAGTTAAAGTAACTGCAACAACTAGTGAAGATGTTAATAATCCACTAGTAGCTACTCTTACAATTACAGTAGTTGATCCTAATGCTCCTAAAGCAAGAAAGGGAAAAAAGTAAAGTAGAACGTTATAACCAAGCAGGAGGACTTATAAATCTTCTTGTTTGGTTTTTGATTTTTGTAGAATAGATGGCAAAAAAGAAAGAAAATAATATAAATCACTTAGAGACATTTTACTTCTCAGATATTCCAACTCAACCTTATCCGGTGTATTCAATATCAGAATCTGGAAACTTATACTCTCTGAAAAATATAGTATATCCAGGAAAATCAGCTAAAAAATTTACTCGTGCAAAACAATTAAAATGGAGATCTCAACAAGCTAGATTAGTAGATTTCTTAATAAACATAGATTATTTTTATCCATTAACTGTTTATAGGGAATTTCTAGTACCTATTCAAAATTCTCTTAGACTTCCTGGCATTTCTGGAGGTTTTTTCTTATTGGATTTTTATTTTTATGAATTATCCTTAGCATTAGAGTTGGATTCTGACTATCATAATCTAGACGCCGATAACCTTAGGGACGAATACTTGGAACAGCTTGGAATAGAAGTCTTCAGAATATATAACTTAGAGAAAATTACAACACAGAAGGGTAAGTTTAAAGAATTTATAGCTCTTCTCAAATCTAAAGTTCCTGTTCAAAATCCACGTCCCTTTGATTTCCTCGGCGACTTAAGAAAAAGAGAACAGGGAGGAGATAGTTCAGGGTTATGGAAAATCGATTAAACGCTTCCTAGTACCCTCGAGAATCTTATTATTGATAGTATATAATAAAATAGAAACTTTATTAAATTAACAGATCATGAAAATTCAAAGAGGAGTAAACCCAGAAAGTAGAATGATACAAATTACAGTTACTACACCATTATTAGCTGAATATTATAACAATTTTAGTGGTATGATTCGGAATAATAGTAGTAGTATTTCTGAGGGGGTTAATGTTGAAAGAGTAAACACCGATTCAGCTATGGTATCTTTTCCACTTCCATCAGATTCTCAAATGATAAATCATGGGGATAAAGCATTAGTTTCTATGCCTCCAGAGGTTGTAGATAAATTAAATGATGTAATAAATAAGTTCGTTAATTGTGGACTTCGGAAAACACTAAAAACAGTAGAATTCCTTCCACTTAACAACTATGAATTATCAGGACTTCAGGAAGATATTAAATCTGCAATAGAAAATAAACGAAACTTTTGCATTCTCAGAGATTATGAAGAGTATCAAAAAATGTCGGAGGAGAGAAAGTATCAATTTACCCAAAAACTAATCAAATACGGTACATCAGAGTATGCAGACGTAGCTCTTCTAATTAATTCTGGAAAAATGGATGAACTTAGAGGATGGTTAGATCCGCAGTTGAGTTATTGTGAATGGATTTAAATGATTATTAACTTTATAGTGTTTCCTCCAGGTTTTATATCAGAGGAACACTTTTTTATTTAATGATTTATTATAATATATGTATGAAGGAGTAATATATAAATATACAAATAAAATAAATGGTAAGATTTATATAGGTCAAACCATTAATGAGAAAAGAAGATTAAATCAACATAAAAAGAGCTCCGAAAATTCTCTATTTCATCGAGCAATTAAAAAATATGGTTGGGAAAATTTTGAATATAAAGTTTTATTTAAAATTCATTGTAATAATGAACAAGATTTAACCAATACATTAAATATAAAAGAGTCTATTGCAATAAGATTTTTTAATTCTATTGATAGTAATGTTGGATATAATTTAAAAATTAGTGGTTCTAAAGGGAAACTAAATAAATCAGTTAGAGATAAAATTTCAAAGTCTCATAAAGGATTACCTGGAAGAAAACATACAGATGAAGAGAAAAAATCTTTATCTATAAAAAGAAGAGGGGTTTTAAATCCTATGTATGGAATTCACAGACCTCACACTGAAGAAGAAAAGATAAAAATGTCAATTGCACTAAAAGGAAAATATGTTGGTCCTAAAAATTTAAATTTCGGAAAGAAACGTAAGCCTCTAAGTAATGAAGTAAAGAATAAATTATCAATAGCAAATTCTATTCCAGTAGTTCAATTATCCATAGAGGGTGATTTTATAAAAGAATGGGTAGGCGCTAAAAAAGCAGAGAATGATTTAAAATTAAAAGGAATTACCAAAGCATGTAAAGGAAAAGCAATAACTGTTGGAGGATTTAGATGGATGTATAAATCAGAGTACGAATCTAATGATTATGAATTAAAAAGTACAGAAAAATTTAATATTAGAGGAGTAGTTCAATTAGATCTCGATTGTGAAGTAGTTAATACATTCAAATCAATTTCTGAAGCATCTACTATAACAAAGATAAATTATTCTAACATACGAAGTTCCCTAAATCCAAACATAAAAAGTAAAACTGCTGGAGGATATAGATGGATATATAATGATGATTTTCAAAATTTAATAAAAGAAGGGAAAGATATAAAAAATGAATTAATGCCTCCAACAATTAGTCAATTAGATGAAAATGGAGATCTTGTTAAACATTGGTTAAGTATTTCCCAAGCTGCAAAAGAATTAAATATATCCGGAGGTATTATTAGACGAAGTATTAAATTAGGAGGTTTAAAAATAAAAAAGTTAAATAATAATAGATTTATTAAATATGGAACAGATTAGTAATAATGTGATGGTACTGAATGTAGGAGATCAAATTCCTCCAGGTACCGAAGATGCATTGAAAATTTATTTAGGTGGTAGTATGGATCTTGGACCTACTGGAGAATACAATTGGTTTCAGAAATTTATAGATGGAATGAAAGTAGCTGTAGATCCAACAAAAGGGTATATGAATTTATTCAGTAAGTATAATTATATAATATTTAATCCATACTATGTTCCTAAGAATCCAGCTCAGAATATATTTAATCAGGAATTTACTCAAAAATGGACTTGGGAAAATCAATGTCTTGAGATGGCTGACTGTATATTTCTAAACTTTCTTGGAAAATCTACTAGTCCTCTTCCACTTTACACATTTGGTTATATTGTAAGAAGTGGAAAATTAGTAGTAAGATGTCCAGAAATTTATACTAATTATGGAATTGTAAAGATGGCATGTGATACTTATAATGTACCTCTAGTTGGTAGTAAAATGGGAACTGTAAATCAAATTCTTAGTCTTATGTTTAGTTTTATCCCTAAATTTCAAGAAGTAGGAAAAAATACATTACCAGAATAAAAAAAAAATGAAAACACTTATTATTTTAAAGGGATTAGCAAAAAGTGAAAAGCTTGAATGGGTTAAATCTCAAGGTCTAGAGAATTTCTTTCTAGATTATTCTATTTTCAAGAGATTATATAGTATGCCTGAGTTAGATCGAGATAAAACAACTGATATCTTGGGAAGAACGAATATTAATCTCATCTTTAAGTCATGGTTTGAAGCAATTAATAATAAGCTCGAATCTGGATGTCTAGTTGTTATCGATTATGATCAGGAGAAAACAAAGATTTTGGAAGATATGGGTATGATTTATGGTTATACTTGTTTCTATAAAATCTTTAATATCCCTCACGACTATACATCAAATCCAGAAAAATATAGTCCAGTAGGGTTTAAAAAGAAGACGAAAGAAGAATTAGAGGCAGAAGTTATTACATTTTTAAATCTTCAGCTTGGATATACAAAGAAAATTGGAGGATACTTTGATGTTATGGATTACTGGAAGAAGAAAGAAGTAATTCTAGATATTCCAAGAAAAGAGACGATGTATTTTTTCTCTGATCTTCATTCCAATTATTCTCTCTATCAAAAAATTAATCTCCCTTCTGGAACAATAAGAGTACATTTGGGAGATTATATTGATGGTCCAGAAGAAGGTGGATCTAGAAAACTTATAGAAATGATTTTTAAGAATGCATCATACTATAATATATTCTTAGAGGGAAATCATGAACGTAGACTTAGAAAATTTTTATTCTGGAGATGGGCTGCAAGTAGTAACTCAGGAGGAAGTAGGGCTATTATTGCTGAAATGCTTTATAATTCACTTCCAACAGACTTTTTAACAACAACAGCTGACGAATTTAGATCTTTAACTCCAGGAGAAGCATTGACATGGTTAAAGAGATTAAATGATATCTTGAAAACCCATATAATTATTAAAAAAGATGATACTGTTTTTTATTGTACACACGCTGGAATTAAATATCTTGAACAACTTAGTCCTAAATTTATAGGAAATGTTATCTATGGAAATCGAGATATGGATATTTATGATAAATGTTTCTCAAAAACTATATGGAAACCTACAGGAAGATGGTCGGTTCATGCTCATTGTAAGTATCCAGATGGCGTTGATTTCCTTAAATATGATGGAGTAGTTAATCTAGATCCATCATGTGAAAAAGAAATAGTTTATATGGAAAATAACATTAAAAATTTTTTACCATGCATCGTACAGTAACATTAACAGTAAAAAGTAAAGACTTAGGAAAAGTATTAAGTTCTTTAGAGATGAGTAAAGACTTCGAAGAGAATACTACATTAACTCTTAGTATTGATATTGAAGATACAAAGAAAAATTATCAAGTTCTTTGTGGGTCTCCTGAAGTTTTGGAATGGGATTTTATTGAGGAAGATAAATCAGAGGATGATGAAATCGTACAGGAAACAAAAGATAATTACAAAAAGTCAGTAAATCCTGTAACTGATATAGAAGAAGCGATAAAAACTGTTAAGGAGAGTCTTAATAAGGAAAAGTCTTTATGGCCTGATAATATATATTCAGTTGCCGTAAATACAGGAAAAACTCTTGGGTATCTTGAAGAATATATTAAAACTTATGACGACATAATTGAATTTATCTTAATATCTTGGAGATTATCAAAAAAATTTCCCAAGTATTCAGTAGATTTTGTTCAAGAATATATCCTCCCAGCAATTATCCAAAATCAAACAGATATTTCAGAAGTATCAAGCTTAGATCGAAAAATTCCTCTCCTAATTACATCTTATTATTCTGGAGTTAAAACAACAAAAGAAGTACTTAAAGATGTGATTAGAAAAGTTCAAGAATCATGGGAGATTATGAAAGAAACTGAAGATGTAGTTTCTTTAGTTACATTATTGTTTGGTGGTAAAAAAAAATAGTAATGTCATGACGGAAGAAATACTTAAAGATATAAAAACTAGTTTAGGTTTAGATGATGTTGATGAAGCTATTCCTTATATCAATCAATGTATTCAAGCTAGAGATAGGATTTTATCAGACGAATATTCTGATTTTAAACCAGGAAGCTTAGTTCTTGATACTAGAGATAATGAAATTGGTTTTGTAATTGGACCAATCAATATGTATGGAGATATTAATACGGATAGTTTTGTTAAATTATCACACAACGCTAAAGTAAGTAAAGAAAATACTACAATGTTAGTAGTAACTCGAGTAATTGGAGGTTTAGAGAATGAAAGGCGTTCTAATTTTAGAGTTAGATACGTTAAACGAAATTACCTAATACCATTAAAGATAGAGGAGAATAATCTCAACTATTCAACTAATAGTGTATCAGATCTTGATACTTTTTGTGGAAGTCAGTGTATTATGGAATGTACATCTGAGTGTAAATTATATAAATATAGAAGAAAAAAGTAATTAAAAAACAATGAATACTAGGAGGGAAACCTCTTAGTATTTTTTATCAAAGAATTATGAGTAAAAAATGGTTACATGGAGCTATACCTGCTCTACTAATTCATGGCTGTATAGGAACTGTTTATTGTTGGTCCTTGTTGTATGATTATATAAAAGAATCTATTACTGGTAATTGTACTTGGGCATTTTCCTTAGCCATATTTTTCTTAGGGATTTCTGCAGCTTTTTTCGGTCCCTTAGTAGAAAAGAATGTAAAGAAAGCTGCAACTATAAGTTCTATCCTCTTTGGTTCGGGAATGATCTTATCTGGAGTAGCATGTTATATAAATTCTATGCCACTTCTTTATCTTAGTTATGGAGCAATTATGGGTACTGGAGTTGGAATTGGATATATCACTCCAGTAAAAACTCTAATGATGTGGTTCAAGAATAATAAAGGTCTTGCTACTGGACTTGCTATTATGGGATTTGGATTAGCGAAAGTAATAGCAACACCTCTTCTTAATTGGAGTATAGAAAGATGTGGGATATATTGTACTTTCCTTTCTTTTGGGGTTTGGTATACTTTGATTATGTTACTTGCTGCAATACTTCTTAAAAAACCAGTAGAAGAAGGAAAAATAGAGAATACATCAAGACCCAAATTTAAATCACTTAAGGAATGGTTTGATAGGAAAAAACAACTCCTAAATCTACCAGCAATTACTACTATATGGTTGATTTTTTATTTAAATATCTCTTCTGGATTAGCAATTATAAGTTATGAGAAATATTACTATGAAACAGCTGGAATTGGAATAGTTCTAGGATTAGTATTTTCAGCTATTTTTAATTCTCTAGGTCGTTTTGGAGTTGCTTGGTGGTCTGATTATTTTAAAAATCGTGGAAAACTTTTTGGAATAATCTTAACATTCTCTGTTCTTTCGGGAATTACAGCTTTTATGGCTCCAGGTTTTATTCAAGTAGCTGTACTTTTATGTAATGCTGGGTATGGGGCAATGTTTTCAATAATGCCTTCTGTTCTAGCTGATAGGTATGGAATGAAAGACGTATCTGAGATTCATGGATTAATACTTAGTGCTTGGGCTTTTGCTGGTCTTTCTGGAAATCAGTTTGCTAATCTTTTAGTAGGTATTCCAGAGAGTTCATATAAAACATTAATTCTTGGAAGTGTTGGGTTATATTGTATTGCTCTATCTTTAAGTGCTAAATTGTGGAATAAAGACTAAAAACCTTATATATGATATAATAAATAAGAAGTTATGAAAAGTAATAGAGCGTTTGAAATTTTATCTACATTAAGTTATGAACCGTGTTATTGTAAAGTAGATGAATCTATAATTGATTATAGTAATGCAGTTAGAGCAGTAGAAGAGGCTGAAAATGAAGTAATAGATCTGCTTAAGGAAAGTATATTAGCGAAATTTCAAAATGGGTCTACAAAAGATACTATAAAGATTATACTTGAAGAAACTATAAAAGAGTTTAAGGATGAAAAGTAAAGAAGGAGATAAATATTTAGGAAAACACCTGAATAGTATAAATGACTTATTAGAAGAAGGTCATGATCCGAAAGTTAGAGATCTGGTAGTTTATGAAGATGCAAAAATACTATCTGATATTTCTTATTTTGAGGGTTATGATGCTGGGGTGTCGGATGAAAGAAATAAGGAAGATTATGAAGTATGGATGGTCGAGTTATTCAAGAAAATCGCTGTAGATGGATTACCAAAAGAATATAAAGGCGGCCATTCTAAGATATGTGTTTGTTTTGTTCCGGCCGTTAATGGAGAACTTGACAGATATGTTATTGGATACTATAATTATAAAAAGAAAGGTTGGATGACTTGTTTATGTGAAGGATGTCAAGAATGTTTCCGGCCGACTCATTATCTAGAACTTCCGGCCGCTCATAAAATCAGAAAAGAATATGATGTAACTGGGCAAACTAGATCAACAAATTCATTTCCTGAAGTTCCTGATGGTGTATATCAAGGAAAATTCGGTGGACATGTTGGAATGATAGAGTATTTAGGAAAGGTCTATAACTTCACATTCTTAAAAGGTATCGTTCAAGAAAATATTCCAAAAACAATAACAGTAATAGATGGATATGGATGGACTCTACTAAAAGATGGACCGATTGTACCAACCGTTTGAAACTATAACAAATTAAAAATAAAAAATTATGAAGAAAGAAAAATCAGAAGAAAAAGAAACATTAGAAGTTAACAAATTAATAACTAAGAAAGAAAAAATCAAGGATAATATTGTAGATATTATCGATATTGATGACGAAGAGACAGAGGAGTTTAAATTCTCTGGTGGAAAATTGGTAATAGATGACTCACTGAATGTAATTGGAAAGTGGGAATCTAAGAATTATACATCATTAGGAGATGGTGTTTATATGGGGTTTGTAAATAGCGGAGAACATGAAATAACGCTAATGGAAAGTAAGAAAAAGCACTCCAACATATTTGATTTTGGATTAGAGAATGGATATATCGCTATAAATAGAACTACACTCAAAGTAATCGTAAAGAATAAAAAAGGTTATATCGACTGTAGACATCTAACTCTAATCTGTGATTACCTGAAAAAATCTATCAATTCCAAAGAAAAAGAAATTAAATCTTTGGAAAATAGTATATCAAGAATTGAGTCACATCAAGCAACATTTTCTAGTGAAGAATCTAGGGGAACAGTATTAAAATCTCAGAAAGAGATATTATGTGAGCTCAATGAAAAATTACCCTCACAAAAGAAATTATATGAGGAACTTTCAATGAAGAGAGCCAAATTACTGCAAGAAGTTCAAGAAGAATATGAAAATTGCTTGAAATCTTCTAGTGAAATGGAAAAAGTCATGGAAGAACGGAAAAAATCTTATGATGCAGAGTTAGTTAAGTGTTATGGAAAAGAACATCCTACATCAGAAGATAAGAAAAATAAACACAAATCAGAAGAACTCGCCCTTCTCGAAAAATTATTGAAAGAAGGAAGAAAAACGATAGCTCTTATTAATTATAGAATTCCTAACTATGAAGATATGTTAGAAATTCTTAGCGGTAAGTCTATTAAAAGAAAATCAAAAAGAAAGGACGACGATGATTAAACTACTAAGATTACACAAGTTAATTTGGGGAATTCTAGTTATTATAGGAATTCTTCTTGAGATGGTAATTGTAGTACCAATCGTGTTTTTAGTGTTTATTTATAATTTTAGATTTAATCCAAGAAAAGTATGGGAAGCAATACATAGCGCAGACCTAGATTTTCAGAATAATTGGGGAGGTTATGCCTATCGTGATCATACTCCTTGGGATACGTTCAAAAGAAGATATAAATATACATTTAATCATATAGAGAACGAATCTAAAAGACAATAAAAAAGATAAAGTAGTAAGACATCAAAGCTTACTACTTTTATTTTCTATGTAAAAAAAGGGAATCTCAGAAACCCCGAAATTCTTATTAATGTATGAAAAAGAATTTTAAAGAAAAAGATGATTTTATATTTTTAAATAAAGAACGAGTTCGGCTTACAATGTTAGTTACTACTAATTATTATATGGAATGCAAGATTAATACTGCATTGATCTCCGAACTTTAAATTTAAATACGTGGCGGCTCATGTTATTAGTTACTACTAAATTATAGATTTGTAAACTATGCGATTTACTGTAACGATCACCGCCACGTAATTTAAAAAATATAAATAATTCTAAACTACAAGAGAAATCCTGTAGTTTTATTTTTTCTTCTCTGATACAAATAAAAAAAAGAACCTAGATTTTACTCTAAGTTCTTATTATTTTTCTATTCATTTACAGGAGGAAAGTCATCATTAATAACTTCTTCATTATCAATTAAACCCGCCTCTTTGTAGCAATTTCTTTTATTCTCCTTCATCCAGGCTACTAAACATCCTATTAAACCGAGAATAATTGCGATAAATCCTAATATCTTTTTCATAGTTTTCTTATTTATTTTTCATATATAAGATTTTTAAGCGGATTCTGTGTTATTTTTATTGTCTTCTGGTTTGTAATCTCCTGCAGTACCATGTTCTAGACTAAGAACTAACTTAACTGCTTCTGGTCCTTTTAAAATATATTCTCCCGTTTTAAGAGGTTTTCCTGATTTTATATGACTCTGAATAGACGTTTTACTAAATTTAAATCTTTCACTCATTTTATTTAAATCATTAAAGTAAGCACCTAATAGAGTTTTCTTATCTTCAGAAAATACATAAGTAACAGTCTCCATCTTCCTATTAGGTTACTATTATTCACCTTATCCTGTGATACAGAGGATTCTATAGCTCTGTTTTCTGTGTCTAATAGGTCGTCTAACATTTTTTAATAGTTTAATTATTATTTACATTTTAGATTTTACAAGAAGGGAATTTCGAAGATAATAAAGTTTCCGGATCTCTACTATTCCTACTTTTCCCTAATAAACCTAAAATGTTAGAAAACAAAAGAACACTAGATCGATTTATAATTTTATTTATAAATTTTTCTAATGTTCTTTCATATATTAGGTTTTTGGATTTTCCGGGAAGCAAAATAAAGACTTAGGATTTCACACCTAAGTCTTATATTATTTTTATTTATCTCAAGATATTACTTTTTCTTCTTTCTTAATATCAAATTCTACTGCTATATTAAATTTTACAATTGATTTATTATTTTCATCAATATCTACTATAATATTTTTTCCAGTAGAATCAGAATATACAAGTTCATTAGAGATTGGATTTTCTATATTCTTTACAATCTCTCTTTGAAGATCTCTAGCTCCATAAGTAAGATCACACTGAGATACTACATACTCTTTCATTTTATTAGAAACTTCTAGAGTATATTCATTCTCTGAAAGTCTATCTTTGAGTTTACCTAATTCAAGATCAAATATTTTATAAAGATCATTTCTATCAAGTGATTTAAAGAATATAATATCACTTAATCGATTTATAAGTTCTGGTCTGAATTTCTTCTTAATAGCTTTCATAACAATGCTTTCATCTTCTTTATCACTTTCTATTCCAGATACTTTAGAAAATCCAAGATTTGTCTTGTTGCTAATCTCTCGTGTTCCAATATTCGATGTAAAAATCACGATCGAGTTCTTAAATGATACTAAGCTTCCGTCCGATAAAGTAATCTGACCTTCATCTAAAATAGGGAGAAATACAGTATTAATTACATTTTCATGCATCTTTTCAATTTCATCAAAAAGAATCACACTAAATGGTCTTTTCCTAACATCATGAAATACTGTTTTATCTCCATATCCTACGTATCCACTTTGTGCTCCTATTAAAGAATTTGCACTAGTTTCTTGAGTAAATAAGCTACAATCAACTCTAATTAAGTTCTTAGGATTTGAAAATAGTGATTCATTTAATATTTTTGTTAAATAACTTTTTCCAGTTCCAGTTGATCCTGTAAATAAGAAAGATACTGGTTTATTTTTATCTTTCAATCCAAGGAACTGACGATTAAGTGCTATAGATAACTTTTCAACTGCTTCATTCTGTCCTATTACCTTCGCTTCCATTGTTTTTCTCATTTCTCTAAGTTTTTCTCGAGAAGTACTACGAATCTTATCAATAGGAATTTTTGACATTTTAGAAATTACCGAAGCTATTTCATCTACAGTTACTTTAGACCAACCAGAAGGATCATTAAGTTCTTGATCAATCTTAGATTTTTCCTTTTTAAGCTCTTCTTTCAATAATAATTCGGTATCTCTTCTCTTTTGAGCTTCATCAAAATCTTGCTTTTCTACTAACTCAATTTTTTCTTTAACAATATTATCAATTGCTTTTTCAAGATTATCAATAGAACTAGTATCTATATCTTTCTTAAGCTTAGTAAGAGATCCCGCTATATCAATAATATCAATATCTTTGTCTGGATGATTTCTATCATTAATATATAAATTACTCCAATTAACACAAGCTTCTATGGCTTCCGGAGTATATTTAACTCTATGATACTCTTCATATTTAGGAGCCGTTTTTTCCAAGATAATTTTCGTCTCTTCTAGAGTAGGTTCCTCTACTTGAACCTCTTGAAATCTTCTTTTAAGAGCTCCATCTTTTTCTATGAATTTTCGATATTCATCATCGGTCGTTGCTGCTATAACTGTTATTTTACCTGCAGTTCCGCTTAAATAAGGTTTAAGTAAACTACTTGCATCGCCTGATCCGGGCGTATTGGATCCAGCCCCAAAAATTTGATGCATTTCATCTATAAATACGATTATTTCTGGATGTTCTACAAGCTCTCTTAGAGACTCAAGAAGCTTCTTTTCAAAATCTCCTCTAAAGGTAGATCCACTGACCATTCCCATGATATCTAAGGTACGAACTTCTTTTCCTTTTAATTCGCGTGGTACATTTCCAGATTCTATTGCTTGTGTTAATCCCACAACTACACTCGTTTTACCAATTCCAGGGGATCCAAGTAATACACAGTTACTTTTTTTTCTACAAGATAATATTTCAATAACTTGTGAGATTTCTTTCTCTCTTCCAATAACTGGATCAAATTGTCCAGATCTACATTGTTTAGATAAATTGGTTGAGTATTGATCTAAGAATGGTGTAGTTGAATTAGGATCACCTGAAACTAGAGGCTCATTACTTCCTTGTCCAGCCATTTCAAATTCTCGATCTTCCTCTTCGCGACGTTTTTCAGAGTCTTCGTCGCCTTGGTTATAATCGAGAGTTTTTTCTTTAAGTTCGCCGCCGTTATTTTCCTCACAATTATCTTCTTGGTCTTTTATTCCAAGTTTCGTATCGAAGTCATTTATCTTCCAAAATAAACTCGTGAGGTCTCTTGCATCGGCGTCTAATTCATTTACAAGATACTTAGCAATCTTACTGAACTCTGCTTCTGGGAGTGAACACATAAGGAAAGCTAGTGTATCAATATCATCAGTCATCTCAGATTTTAAATTTATATCTGTCAGTTTATCCAAGATATAATTAACGGCCGGAGACAAGACAATCGAATCAGCGCCAGTATACAATTCAGAAGGCGCTGTGAATTTATTGTCTTCTCTAATTTCGGCCATTACATCCATTACAAACTCTCTAAGATCTTCTTCTGTACTAGGTTTTCCGATAAACAGATCTTTTAGGTAATCTCTTAGTTCTGGAATATCACCTTCATTATCCAGATAAGTTATAACTATCTGAGAAACTATATGATCTAGTGATATTTCTTTTCCCATAAACGAAACTACTTCTTCATGAGCTCTCTCGAAAAACTTTTTTAACTCTTGAGATAATTCAAATTTTGATGAATCTTTCATTTTTCTATTGTTTAATTTTAATATTGTTTAATATCATCACATTATTAAGGAAATCATCGGTAAATTTTATATCTATTTTTTGCTTCAGAAATATAATCATTAATATCTTCTTGAGTAATAGTAATATCTTTTATATTTTTTAACTTGTTAGCCCAAGAACAATACCAGCTCCAACTAGTATTACCTTCAAGTTCTTTTATATACTCAAGAATTTCTTCCTCTCCTTTAATATTTCTTTTTGGGACCCACCCCGAACAACTCTCGAAAGATTCATTTCGATCATATACTGATTTTACTTTTATCGAAATTTTCTTTTTCTTCTTCAACCACTTAAAGAAATCTTTTATAGGATTTGGATATATTAATTTTGGAAACTTATAAATCTCATGATTTTCGGCTATAGTTATATAAATTCTTGATTCTTTCCCTAATGTCGGTGTCTTAAGGAATGGAAGATCAACTCGTTTAACATTCATATAAACCTTAGTATTCCACCATCTAAAAGTATCTGGTTTATTTGTATCTTTTACTTGATATAACATAAAATCTCCAGAAATATCAATAGCATTTACAACTAAACCTGTTTTTCCGGTAGAATCATCTATGACTACTTGAGAATTTCCTTCTTCGAAGAGATCCATAACCTGAGATGCACCATGTTCTACTATATAAAGTGTTTTCCCTGTTAGATTATCAATAGTTTCCAGATCTTTCTTGTCTCCTTCTGAAAGTTCTACAAACATATATCCATCTGTACGTGTTACAGATCTAGTTCCAGTAATTCGATCTAATTTTGTTTTCTTTACTAATTCTTCTGGTTTCATATTAAATTATTCTTGGTTCATTAATAATTCCTTTGTCAATTAGATAATTTCGATAAAGAAGATTTTCAACAAATTCAGGTGAACAATAACCAAATTCTCTATCTATTTTTAAATTTCTTAATAATTCAAATAAAGAAGTTTCAAGTAAATATTCTCCCCTACAAATGTTATTATTTCTGATATCTAATCTTGAATCCGTATAGATTAATTCTTTCTTTCGATTTATTATATTTATTAATTTTCTAAAAGAAAGTTTTTTATAAATACATTCTTTTGTAACAAGATATAAAAATACCTTAGATGAAGAAACTAGACGTACATCCTTTTCTAATTGAATTTCTCTAAAAAGTTTTAACATATAAGTCTTATCAAAAAGATTTTTATATCTTTCTTTAGACAAAATATATCTTGAGTGTAAAAATGGAAAAGTATATAGTAAATCTTCTTTATCTGAAGAAGAAATTTCTAAGTAAGTGTATTCTGCTCCTTTAAAATTTATATAACTTAATAATATACTCATTTTCCCCATTTTAAATTTATTTTTGGTTCTCCAGTAATTTTTCCAGTATCTATAAGATAATTTCGAAAGATTATAGTTTTTAAAAATCCTATTACAGTTCTAAATTTCTTTTCAGGGATAGGAATTACGGAAGTCAGGATATCCATTCTAGTAAATGAATTTAATTCGTACTCTCTAATTAATCGAGTTCCTGGTTGTTTATTCAAAAATTCTACATCCATTAAAAATGAAATTTGTATCATTGGATCTTTATAAAATCTTTTTGACATAGAATTAAGATTTGGAATTTTTGGACGATCAATTGGAGATGCTAAAACTAATCCTACTTTAGAGAAATCCATTAATTGTATTGGTCTTTCTCTTTCAAATTTTTCTAAGTATGGTTTTAATTTTACTTCGTCCTGTACAATTTCAAAACTAAATCCAGGTTCTGCAAACACTTCGAATCTACCATAATCTACATAAGGTATTGTAATTTTTTCTGTAGAATTTGATTCTGTAAGTACTGTATAATATATTGCGAATACATTCTGTATAACACATTGATAAACTTTTACATCCATTCTTCTATAGTATTATCGTTCCACTTCACCCTAGCATATACATCTGGGGCATTATCTAATCTCAATTCTAAATTTTTAAAATCCTCTCTGAATTCTTGAGGTAGTTCGAATACTTTATTTATTACCTCCTTCATAATTTCTCGAGCCTTTAATTGTCTGGCTTTCTTTCTCCATACTCTGGGACAAAATACGGCCGGAACATATATAATAGAGTGATCAGAAGCGGCGGATATATCTGTTATAACTACCTCAGAAGGATCTATCTCAAGTTTTTCATACTCTGGGGTGTTCCAGTATCCATATTCATTTTTCTTTGGTTCCTTAGAAAAACATAAATACTTATCTCCTTCTTTAACAAACCATAAACTTCCGCCGCTAAACTCCTCTTTATATTTTTCTAATAAATCAGCCGGTGTTGATAGTCCTGGATCTTCATCGAAATAATCTTGAAGAATTTGTTTTATCTCTCCAACTATTTTTCCAGGAGCTAATCTAAATTCTGTCATTATACACTCTCCTGTAACTGGAACTGTGAAATTTGCAGTAGGTTGAAGATTTTTTATTCTTTCAACTTCGGAGAGAAATGATTCAGTTTGACCTGGCATATTCCAACAAGGTTTATGGTTCATATTATCAGCTTCAATTAACTTCATTTCATCCGTCAAGTTATCTCCAAGAAGTCTGATAAGTTGACGAGTTTTCTTTGGTTTTCCTGTATATAATCCCCGAGAATAGTCATATAGCTGTTTAATACACATATGATTTTCAACTAAGAAGACGACTTTATCAATTACTTCCCCCGGATATTTAAGATTAGTTAGGATTTTTCTTGTTTCTTTTGCTGACTCTTTATCATGTCCATGAAATGAAAATGATCCATCTTCTTTTACTTGATAACATATTGGTTTAGAAACATCATGAAAGAGGGCTGCTAACCTAAGTTCAAGATTTGCTCCGCCTTGAATTACATGACCCAATACAGCAAGAGAATGTTCGCCCCAAGTTTTATCATGATACTTATTATTCTGTACGAAACCGATATTTAATTGAAAAATCTTAGAAATTCTCCACATAAGACATTTTCCAATTAATTCTATAATTCCCCGTACTGCATTCTTTGACATTAGAATCTTAGTAAATTCATCTCTAATCCTTTCCATACTAAGAGCTGAATATTCTGGAATATTATCAATCTTAGAGTATGTTTCCTCAGAAATAGTAAACATTTTAGTACAGGCAAATCTGATTGCTCTTAACATTCTAAGAGGATCATCTTTAAAAGTCTGTTCAGGATCAAGAGGTGTTCTTAAGACTCTATTCTTACAATCATCTAAGCCTTTCCCCGTTGGATCTAATACTTCTCCAGTTAATAAATTTTTATACAATGCGTTACAACAAAAATCACGTCTAAAAGCATCTTCAGTGATATTAGTTTGCTGTACTGTATCTGGTCTTCTTGGTCCCTGATTATAAGTTTCAATTCTAGGCACAACACATTCTATATCTATCTTTTCATTGGTTCCTATGTCTAATGAAAATTTTCCCGTTTTAAATCTATTATAAGTAACAAAACCAGAACATTCAGGCTTTGTTTTTAGAAAATCTATAAAGAGATCTGTTCCCTCTGGATAATCAATACACAGGTCTATATCCTTTGGAGTTTTTCCTAGAACTAAATCTCTGACACATCCACCAACTAGATAGATTTTTTCCTTGAATTTACAATCTTGAACTATTTCTTTTAATAATTCAACTGCTTTTTCATAATCATTTTTCTTCATAATCGTTTATTGTTTTAATCACATATAAGGAAAATAAACTACCCTGGAAGATTTATTTTCTCCGAGGTAGTAAATAATTATTATTGTTCGGCTTTTCTATACACTCTTACTATAGTTGCTAGATTAAGAATTACTATAAATCCAGATATAATTATAGTAATTAAATTTATAAAAGGTATTTGAATGAAATTATAAGAATCCAATTCAATATGATTCCAATAATCTTTTTGATATCCACTAAGTAAACAATCTGAATAATTTTCTATGTTTAACTTTGTTCCAGGCTTAAGAGATTTTTCCAAAATATATTTTTCAAACTTCTTATCTCTATCCCAACTAAAAGATCCAGACCAAGTTATAGTATCATTTTCATCAATACCTATACAAAATATTGCTTCATTTTCTTTTCCTCCAGACCAGAATGATCTTTGAAGTTCTGTTTTATTCTTATAGCTATTTTGCCAAACTAAAAGAATAGGTCTGAACATAGGATCAAGGGAACATATATAACCAATTTTTCTTTCTAGAGAATCAGGAATATTGATACCATATACGAAATTTTGTCTAGGTTCTAAAATATTATCTGAATTTACAACTCTACCAATACTATATCTCATAAATAATCTTTTCTTCAAAGCTTCTGATATATCTACATCATATAACTTATAGATCGGTAAGATATTATTCATGTAGTTATAGTAATTAACTGGTTTTGAGAATATTAATGCAGTTTCAGGATTACTATTCCACTTAGATCTACACATATGCCAACTCTTATTCTGTGGATGTATGATATCTTCCTTGTTTTTCCATAATCCTTGAAAATACATAAAAGTATTTTTCGAAATTTCAATCTCTACTTCTTCACCAGTATCAAAATCATTATAAACTAGGTAATAAACATCTTCATGAGTAACATCTTTTCCATCTACTTTTTCTATCCAATTACTGTAATGTTTTATATACCTAGCTGAGTATTCAACTAGTTTTGTATCTACTGGCTTATTTAAAGTAAATGTAAAAAATACAATAAATATAGCCATAATCGAAGGTAAGACGAAAAATATATTCGGCTTATCTTTTTTCAATCGTCTTTTAACTTTAATAAATATAAATACTGATATTAATAACAGTATTACAACAGTCATAAATAAATATTCCATAGGCTTTTTAAAAACTTATTAATTTTCTTTTTCTAAGCAAATCTCCAACTACTGAGTTCCATTCTATCGCATCTTTAATAGTTTTCTCTGGATAAGTATAAGTGATAAAATTATTTTCTATAGAAATGGTATCTGCAATAATTATTTTTCCATAATCACCCATATCAGATTCATAAAATATATTTAAAGAGTTTCTGAATATTCCATCATCTCCTGGGGTTAAATAAAGATTATCAGTATCTTTTTCAATAGATCCTAAGAAAATAAGATCTTCCCGAGGTTTCTTAACTCCCATTAAGGAATAATCTGCGTACCAAAGATAATGTTCATACTTCCATGAATGAACACTATATTCTCTAAGATCTCTTGGAAAACCACTTAACTCTGGGGTCCCTTCACTTCCATAAATTACACAAGGTTTCCACCCTCCATTAATATATTGAAGTTCAAAAAGACATTTTGGATAATCTTCATGGATTAAAATATCACCTTCATAAATTCCGTTAGTTATAAATTCTCCAACAGATTTATGTGAAACCCTACTCCAAGTAAAAGATCTCTTTTCTTCATCGACTCGACTATCACTAGTTATAATTAAACAAGAATTATCATAAGTAGATACTCTAAGAGACCCATACACAAAATTCAATGGATCATATAGACTCATTCCGATAGGTATTCCTCTAAAACTTTCATGTTTTTCTACAAAGTATTTTTCAAGTAATCTACAACTCATTATTTCTTTTTTCCTGTTCTAATCTTAATAATTCTTTCGATAAAGTGAGGTCATTATGAGAGATGCCCTTTAAGATATCATAATAAATACCCCAAATAGATCTTACAAATGCTAATCGTTTCGATACAAGCATATAAGTCCCTCTCATAAGAGGTAATTTAGATTCTTTCATAGAACTATAAAGAGCACTAAGACGTAGATATCTCTTATGCCACTTTAGAAGTTCTGGCATGGCTGTTCTTTCAGATAAACTCATTTCTTCAAGAACTTCTTTAATATCTTCTGGAAGTTCATCAAAAAACTTGTTATAACTCTTCTGTAGAGATTCTTTATTTTCAATCATAATGTCTTATCTTCACTTAATTTCTCTACTACTTGATCCCATGTCAAGTCACATAAATCATCTATCCAGGAATCAATATAGTATAGTTTATCCGAATCTTTAATAACGCCGAATAAGATTGGATCTTTTTTAATTCTTTCCTCTTCAGCTTTTTCATATTCTGTTAGACTGAATGATTTTCCGGTAGGATCATAATACAAAATCACATAATTATCGAATACTTGTAAATTATCTGCCAGTACTTTCTTTTCAGCAACTGAATCTGGAATTACTCTTGTGAAATTCTTAATATAATCAATATCAAGTTGTTTTTCACATTTTTTCTGAAGAGTTACTAGATCCGACATTGTAATATAATGATTAATTCCAGAAACTGCTAGAACTGATTCATAAATATGTATAACTAATTCTGAAATTAATTTTTCGAGTTGAGCTTGTTGATTTAATACAGTAGCTTTATGAATTAAGCTCATATAAGCTTCAGTACGTTCTTTAAACTCTTTTTCTTTTCCAGCTAATATCTTAACTTGATCAAACAATTCTATTACATTTATTTCATACAGCTTTTTCGGTTCCTCTATCTTATCCTCAGTAATTGTCTTTTTTCTCTTTCCAAATAATTTTTCTAAGAAACCTTTCTTCTCTTTCTTATTCCCCGAAGAATTCATATTAGTATTAACATATTTAACAGAATCATCATTATTATTTACGAAAATTTGATTCCGAATTCTACCTGAGATTAAAGAATTATTTTCCTTCAGAATTTTTAATAGCTTTTCTGAAATTGATATATTAAATTTCCTAGCATTTGAGTCTCCAAGAAATTCCTTAACTCTAGATAAACCTTTTAGAATTTTATCTGTAGCTTCTATTTCTTTCTCACCTTCTAAGAAAAGAAATTGTCCTGGAGTTATTGAATCAGGATCTGTATTTACTATTCTATTAAAATTTATATTTACTTCAGATTCCTTAAGGTCTTCCTTTGAACTTAAAGTTACTTTTTCGGTTGTATCTTTTACTAGATTTTTATATTTTAATAAATTTTCATCTACTACAATACCACCTTCAAACAATGTAATTCTGTTTCCTTTTTCTAATAATTTCATAATCTATATAATATTTGTGAGTTTTTATTTCCTAGTTCACATCTAATATTTTCTATCAAACCCCTTTTAAGAGTTGGATGAAGACCCGACATTGATGTTATAAATAAACACCTTTCTTCAGGATCCTCTATAATACTAAATATTATAGGAAGCATATACATAAGAATTCTAAATCCTGATCCATGATCAATTATACTTAATAATCCAGTTGGATCATGATCTGTTATTATCCTCCAGTCTTCAGTTATTTTATTTATTCCAAAACCTAAATCAGGAATAATATTTCTTACTTTCTCTTGAACTGATTCAGGATATTTCATGAGTTTTTCAATAAATGGATCAATACCCCATTTAAGTCCTTCACCTGAATCAGCTATTATTAAATCTTTTTCAAAAAACTTACCTATTCCATAAGATATATTAGGATAGTCATAGGATAAATTAGAAATAAAAGAAGTAATAAATTTTGTTGATTTATAAACTTCATATAAATTTAATAAAATTTCTTCATCCTCCCCAGTTCCTTTAAATCCTGCTCCTATACTTATTTCATATTGATCTACATATACAGCTAATTTTTGATCTACAACAAGGGATTCAGATATAAACTCATCTAACGTAAAGATAACACTATATCCTATATCATAATCTTCAGAACAAAGAGTTATAGACATCTCAATAGGTTCTATAGGATCATATGGTCTAAAATCTACTTTACTAACTTTTTTCAGTAAAAATTTACCAATTCCTTTGAGAAATTCATCTAAGGATATATCTACTTTATAATCAACATCACTGCTTATTAACTCTGTAAGTCCAGTCGGAGAAAATCCTATTGATATTTCTTCTTTACATGCGAAAAAATTTTTTAATCTTAAATTTTTTATTCTCATTTTAATTTTCTTTGATCATAGTTAAGGCTATTAGAGTTTTATATCTTTCTTATGTACATTTCCCTTAAAAACCTTATATATGGAAATTATTGTTAATGAAAATTGCTTTAGTCAATAAGTCTGGTCTGCGAAGATCGGGCTTATTTTTTTTGGCCTGAGAATCTTATACTTGAAATAAAAACCTAAAAGAATGGAAAGATTAGAACAAATTTTCGAAAATGAAGTATTAAAAAATCTAAAAGAAGGTAAAATTAGTGGGAAATCTATCAAAGAACTTCCAGTATTATTTGAGAAGAGGAAAAGAAATGATAAATACACCCACTCTGAGTTATCATATATTATGAAACTTAATGACCTAGGAATACCTTATGGATTAATCGCTAAATCTATATCTAGAACTGAAACATCCGTTAGAAATAGATGTGTTAAGTTTAGAACAGAAAATGGAACTTATAATAAGGGTCATATAGAAGAAAAATATAATCTTAACGATAAATTCTTAAAATATCTTGAAAAAGAAGATAGAGTAATGACTATCTTAGACGCTTATTCGGGGAGTAAGCCATTTTGGACAAAGTATGAAAAAAGAAGAGTAGTATTAACAAATGATATAAATAAAGATTATCCAGCTAAATTACATTTTCCTGCTGAAGATCTTGTTAAGGTATTATATGAGAAAGAATATGAATTTGACGTTGTAGATCTAGATCCATTTAATACTCCAATGAAATGTTTTGATAATGCAATTAAGATTTGTAATAGAGGATTAATCATGACTTTCGGGGATAAACGAGGAATAATAAGTAATAAAAACTTAGCAAAAGAACGTTATGGATGTAGGGTCTATGATGAAAGAAAAATAATACAACATTATATCAGAAGAGCTAAGAAATTTGGAGTGAAACTTAGAGTATGGAAATTTGTAAAATGGAAAATGACATGGAGAGTTTACTTTAAAGTACTAACCCCGAGTTCCTTATAAATGTATTAATAAAAAAAAATTAAACAATTATGAAAGTAAGATTTTTATCTACAAAGTTTTATGTGAGCGAAAAAAGAAGAACAGTAACTTGTGTTATGACTGCAAAATTAGACGATAGAAAGTCTGGTCAAAACAATTTCCGATTTACATGGGAAGGGGAAGAGAGATTCTTAGAACCTTTCGAAGTTATAACAGTTGCCCGTTGTCACAAAGATGATAAATTCGATGAGACAAAAGGAAGACGTATCGCTGAATCTAAAGCTAAACGTTTAGTTTATTCAGAAGGAATTCAACGAGGAAGAATGATACTAAAAGCAGAAAATGCTTATCGGAAAGAGTTGGAAACATTTGTAGAAAATACAGTAAAGTATAAAGAAAAAGAAGTAGCTCATACATCTATTGTAATGGGATAAAAAAGAAAATAAGAGAGGATTTAACTTGACTTTTAATTAGTCAAGACCTCTCTTATTATTTTTATAGTCCTTCAGCAACTGAATTAAGAATCGAATCTAGGATCACCTTTTCAGTTGTTGTTTTTATTTTCTTCATTTTATATTCACTGGTACCTAAATAAATTATAGTATATTCGATAATATCTGAAGATTCTCTTTTCAGTTCAAATAAAACCATAGATGAATATACTAAAGTTATTTGATCAGGATAATCATTAGCAACGTACAAAGGATCTCCAAAAACATCTGATATTTCTTTAACTATATTCTTCAGATTTACCATAATGCTGCTAAGTAACGATATATATAATTCTCAATATCTTCATAGGATATAGTGATAAGTTCTTCAGTTGGAAGTTCACCTTCTGATTCAACTCTAATTATATACATAGGTACTTTAGAAGCATCAGGTCCTATCTCATCAGGATGAATTAAGAATACTGTTGGAATTCTTACTCCAGTTAGTTGTAGATAATGAGTCTTAACAACTGTAGAATAATATTGAAATGACCCTTTCCCTAGCTCTTTACATATATTTTCGAAAATCTTAGTAATTCTTTTATTTTCCATTAGTATCTAAAATCTCGATAAGATTTGTAAAAATAGTAATACCCTGGACCTCCATTTAAAGTTGGTCTTGGATCTACTCTAAATACTAAAAATTCCGGTGGAAGTGGTGGAAGCTGAATTGTATCTCTCCATCTAAACTTTATACGTTCTGGATCTCTTTGACTATCTAAACCAACTCCAATACCTTCTATATAACACAATCCATTATCTAAAATCTTTAACATCAAAGGAGCTTCATCTCCAATTGCACCTGATTCTACATAAGGATCATATATAAATATCTCACCAGGTTTTAGATTTTGATATTCCATAAGACTAAGATGATCATTTCCTATTCCTGGAAATCCAAGTTTCATTTCTGTCATTCTGGACTTCATTTTATTAACTTGATCTGGCCAAGTCTTAGAAAAACCTCTTTTTCTGGCGAATTTTATAAGAATATCATCATTTACCATTTCTTATATAATTTTTAATATATTTATAAACATCTGTAATTAACCCTGTAGTCTCTTTATCTTGAAATAATTCATCAGATATTAAATTATCATCTACTAAATCTTTCAAAAGCTTTGTTATATCATCACTGTTACTAAATGAAACTATATTTGTTATATGATAGTATTGAGACTTATCTCCGATATATGTAAAAGTTAATTTGACATATGGAAGTCTTACTAAATCATATGAACCATCCTGATTTTGAGACTCTGAAATCAAACATTCTCCTGAAATATTAGTATAACTGTAAAGATCAAGAATTGTTTTTCCTGGAATACATTTAAGATAATTAAAATTCTTTACTATTTCGGTGTCCGAACTTCCTCCAGTAACCACTACATTATTATGCATCTTAGAATGTGTTTCTGTTTTCTTAAAGAATCCAAAAACTTTTTTCTCTGTTGTGTACTTTTCTTCATAAACAAAGTAGAACTTATGATCTTCAAGTTTTAATGATTCTGGATTTATTTCTATCTTTGTAACTCTATAATCTTTAATTGAGGGTAAGTCGTTAAATAATCTTCCTATTTTCATCATAATTTAACATTTTTTATTAATTTACTTGAAGTTCTATCATAAAATAAATCCTTATCAGTAAGTAGACCCTTTTCATATAATAGATTAAGAAACTCATTTAATTCTTTTTCTGTTTTAAATGTATATTCTTTTCTTCTTATATTATTCCCATACATATCGATTTTATAGTAAATTATAATATATGGAAGTCTATATACTTTATAAGATCCATCAGAATACATATCTTCTCCTATTATTCCATCCTTAACACCACAATAAAATACTGAATTTGGAAGTCTTATAGATTGTCCCGGTTCAATATTTTCATATTTTCTAGATTCTTGTGAGTAAATCATATCTCTCATATAATTCTTTTGACGACATTTGATAAACCCAAGGAACTTTTTTGTATATTCTGGATAAAATCGATATCTTTCTTCTAAAACAATTGATTTTTCAATTGATATTGAGATAATCAATTCTTTTGTAAAAATTAATTTTTCTAATGTTATCATAATAGTAAAAGTAGTTTTTCTGGTCGATCCCAATAAGCTTCTATTGCTGATTTCAAATATTCATATGCATTAGTCTTTGGGATGTCAGGATTGTAATGTAAAATGAAATCTCGAATTTTCATTCTATACATTCTAAATTTCTTCAACATAAAATCATTATCTCCACCTGGACACTCTGGATTTTGATAAGCTTGTTCCTTGTAAGACTGAATAATATTATACAATCTATCTCCAAGTTCAATACTATAACCAGCAGAATATGGTCCTTGGTTATGATTTTCTTCAATTAATTTTCCAGATTCCCAAGCTTCTTTTTTATACTCTACTTCTTTTCTAACGTTTCTAAGATATCTTTGATGACGTCTTTCTTTTTTTCTTTTACTACTAGTCATACTGTTCTTTTATATATGAATAATTTATCTTTATTACCATCTATTACAAACTTCCAATCTTTCCGAAATATTACTTTAAGGAAATCAATATAATCAGAAAAACCGATCCCAAGTTGAGGTTTCATCCCATTTAAGAATATTTTATCAACTGAAGATATTCTTATAGTTCCAAAATAACCTTGTAAATTTTCACGAGGATCTCTTAATACAGGATTAACGGAAGCAACAATATTACTAATTTTATAGTCAGTTACTATAACTTCAATGCATTTCCGTGTAGTTTTAACATACTCCTTATATTCTTTTGACCCTAAAGTTCTCTTAAGATCATAGGCTGCATATAAAACATCATAATTAATGCTTCTACACAACTCTTCTCCATACTGATAAAAAATATCTATAAAACTAGAATAAGGTGAATCATCAATAATATCTAAGATCTCAGATTTTCTAGGATAACCAATAAAAGCTTCGAATTTAGTTTGAATACACCAACCCTCATTATTTAAAATCGAGAGTAAAGTTTTAAGTTGTTCAATATTAGTACTTTCACTCATCGAAAACTTGTTCTTCTGAAATTGGTAATACTGGAAGTTGCTGAATTTCTTCGGGAGTCATAAGGATCTCTGCTACCTTCATAATAACCTCCTCACACTCTTCCGATTTTACTTTTGGAGGAATTGTTCTTACTATCCTTCCAAATAATTCCTTAATATCTTTATATTTTTCAGTATCAGGAAGACTTAGAGATAAAGTTCTAGTATCTTGTCTAAGTCCTCGTACTGTGTGAATATATTGACATCTAGGACGATTATCAATTCTTCTATAATAAATTATGTTTCTAGCTCTAGCTAAAATACAATTTATTCTAAAGTCCATTTCTTGTTCGTTCATAATTTTTTATATATTTTTAATTACATTATTAAGGGATTCAAATCTTTTCGGATCACTATTTATAAATCTTCTATAAAATATTTCTTTTTCTACAGCGTAACCTAATTCAAAATAATTTATTAAAGAATAACCCATAACGATACCAGTACCAATATCACTGAAACGAATAGAAAAAACATCTCTTAATCTATTATTTCCATCAAAAAACCAAAACTCATTCTGTTGATTTACTCCAATAAAATTACCTAAGAGATCAAAATACTTAGATTTATATAATCCTTCCATTGCTTTAGAAGATAAAATTTCTAATTTCTGATCTGTCTCCCATAAATACTCTTTAATTTCAAGAGACCTAAGTTCTCCGAGAGTTGGAAAAAGAATATTAGTATAATTATTCCAATCAGCCCAAGGAATTAAAATTTCTAGGTCTTTTCCATACAAAGGTGGTTTTTCTGGATTTACTTTCAAACATTTTTCATACAACTGTAATCCTTTTTTTACATCCGAAGTATAAATTGAAATATAACTAATCATAATTACTACTAACTGCTATATATCTATCACTATCTAAATCTAATACTAAACATATTTTACCACCTGACATATAAAATAAATCACCTTCCCAAAACTCGCTTCTATTAACTCCAACTTCTTTCCATGCTTTTCTAAAATATATTTTTAAGTAATCTTTAGTATAAAAGTTAGTTACTACAGATGATTCAATTATATTAACAATTTCCATAAATTTTTTAGAAACTGAACCTCCAGAAATGAATCCAAAAGGCATAACTGATTCTTCTAAGTCTTTCTTTAATGATAATATCTTTGAAACATTAAGATATCCCTCATTAATTGGATGTGCTGGTTCTTTTACTTCTCCCAAACTAAAGAAATAATCATATAGCTCAGGAAATTCAGGATAAAACTCTTCAATTGCTCTAGGATCCGCTGTTGTAAGTTCGGCCGTATTATTTTCCCATCTAACCTTACAATACTGTCTGAATTTCTTATTTAAATCTAATCCAGAACATAATACTCCCAATAAAAATCCACTACCTCTCATTGTCGTGTATGATATAATTTGTTAAATATGGAGTAATTACAAAACGGCCGGAAGAAAACAGCGAAATATCTAGAGTCTTAATCCTCCAATCTCTTTCAGGTGGTAAAGGAAATTCATCTTTACTTTCGAAAGTAGTGTAATAATATCCATAAGGTAAACTTTCTTTATAAAAGCTGTCTAACCCAGAGATATCTACTCTTGCATCATTTCCATCACTTATGAAAGGATTACTTAAAAGATTCTTAAAACTCTTTTCCAGGTTTCTTGTAAAATCATGTTTGAATGTTTTGACCTCCGTTTCTATTTCTCTACCACCAAAAGAATATTTACTTGAAAAATATCTATATATCTCCTTAAGTCTGGTGAAAGAGATCTTATAATCAAACTTTCCTCCCGTTAAACAAAAAACAGTTCGAAAAATATGAAACTCTGGATAAAATTCCTGAACTGCGTCAGAAATTATAGGCTCAAGATAATCATTAAATGGTGTTGTGATATACTCTTGATAAAACTTACAATATTCATGAAATTTTTGATCCATTGAAACTTCAGGATCTGACAAAATATTTATTATATTATTCTTTTCCATAATAAGAAAATAAAAAGAGCTGCCTAGAAATTCCAAACAACTCTCTTGATTATTATTTCTTTCTAATGATTTCGTCAATAATTCCAAAATCTAATGCTTCCTGTGCAGTCATCCAACTATCTCTATCACAAAGTTTTTCAACCTCTTCATAAGTTTTTCCTGTCTGCTCTACGATAGTTTCATAAAGATCTTTTTTTAGCCTCAAGATTTCTTTACATTCAATTTCTATCATACTTGCTTGACCACTTGCCCCACCGAGCGGTTGATGACACATTATTGTTGCCCTTCTAAGTGCTGAACGCTTACCTTTAGTTCCACACATCAAAATCATAGCACCAAATGAAGCTGCTAAACCAGTACAAACAGTTCTAATATCTGATTCTACAAAATCCATACAGTCAAGTATTGAATTTCCACTATAAACTTCTCCACCTGGGCTATTTACATACATAGTAATATCTGCATTTTCTACAGAATCTAGATATAATAATTGAGAAACTACTATATTTGCACTATCTGAATTTACATCTGTACCGAAGAAAATTTGACGTTTGCTCATAAGTTTAGAAAAAATATCTAACTGAGACATATTTCTCTCAGATTCCTCAAGAATATAAGGATTAATATAACCTCCTCTAGCTTCTGACATTTTATGAAGTTTATCATCAAAACTAGTCATCTTAAAAGGATTCTGAGACTTATAAAAACTTCTAAAATCTTTAATTGTTTTATTTTCCATAATTTATAATAATTAAATGTTTTTATTCAATTATAAGATTTTGAAGCCTAGAAAAAGAAAAATCCCCAATCTTCACAGACTAGGGACTTCTATTAAACTTTAAAAACTAATACTAACAAACAAAACACATCTATATGTTTACCATTAATAAGATTCTGAATCGCTGTAAAGAGCAAAAAAGAAGAAGACCGGATTTTCTCACAGTCTTCTTTTGGTTTTTAACCTGGAAATTTATAAACATAAACAGGCTCTTTTTCGAATTCTAAGTCTTCAACGATACAAGGAAATGAATATTCTGAATGTAATCGTCGGATGATTCTAGGAAATAATTCTTGATCTCCTCGATTTTGTAAGTTATTTACAAACTTATACATCTTAGGTCTTCCATCAGCTGCTACAATCTCTAAGTTATCTATCCATGTATTCCAGATTCTTTGAGATTGTTCTTCGGAGAGTGCTAAGATGTAATATCCTTTCCATCTATAAACATTGAAATTTGTTGGGACAATTGAAAAAATTCCATCTGTATATACTCTTTCACCTAACCCATCAAGAGTTATATAATAAATTGGCTTAGGAGAATCCAATTTTATAACTTTTTCAACATTAGTAACTCTGTACTCTTTCTCTCTTTCAACTTCGGGAAAACCGATAATCTCTGGAGATATTACAAGTTTAGTCCCAATTCTTAAAATTCCATCTTCTCTAACATAATTAATTCCTTGTTTTTGTTTTAATTCTTTTTCCATGATTCTTGGGTTTTATTGGTTTATCTCAAAAGTAAGGTTTTAAAACTTTTTCCAAGAAAAGGATCTGTCAGCTAAATCAACTTTTATTCCTTCTATCTTTGTTGATGAAGTTATTCCAGGGAGTCTTATCAACTTTCCAAATTTCTTTAAGAAGGCTCGATATTCTCCAAATTTTAAAATATCAGTACTTCGCGTCGATAATATGATAGGTTTTGAATACTCTTCATAAATTTTAATAGCTGATTCTTTAGATTTAGCGAATATAAAGTACCAACAAAAATCAATATCCGGCGCTTCTATTTCTACTTTATAAACTTCCATAACTTCTATAACATTCCCATTCTTTCTAAGATTACTTCAATAGCCTCCCAATCAACACAAGAGGTATATATAGTTTTTATCTCTCCAGTATCAAAATTTACATACTCAGCTTCACCCCATCTAAGAGGTATTCCAAGAGCTGTATCATCTATCAAAAAATCTCCTAAAACTTTTCTTGCATATCCAATCACACCTTCTTCCTCTGGATTATCATTTACACAATATAACGGAATCTCTCTTTCTCGAAACCATCTCTCGGCTTCTTCTAAAGATGTCTCGGTTCTAAATTTTCCTCCGATGTAATTATATGGATTATTTCTAGAGTTATTTCGGCAAGTCCAAAGAATTAATCTATGTCCGGCGGAAACTATTCTCTTCAAAACCCTTTCAGCTCCTGTATCAACCTCTGAAAAACCAGATTCAGGAAGATTAGGAACACAAGTACCATCATAATCAATTAAAAAAGTTGCCATAAATTTTCTATTGGTTTTGAGTTAATAAAAATCTTTTCAATCTCAGAAGGAATTGGTCTACTGTGATAAAAATCAATCCAATTAGATATAATTAATTCTGCTGTAATTCCCCAAGGAACATAAAACACTCGAGATTCAGATATAGTATTCTTAATCTCTTTAATAAAATCTTTCTGTTTTAAGATAGGTGGATTTTGATATTTCCATCTATGTAAAAGACAAGTTTTAATTATCTCAAGTTTTTCATTTGTAATCTCTCCAGAATCATCAAGTATTACTGGAAACCAATCAATCATTTTATCCGTTACATCTATTTTCAGTATTAAAATATATCTTCCTCTGTTATTTTCCATCTTTTAAGTTCTTGTTCATAGTTCTTTCTTTTTGGATATCTAGGTCTTAGTTGTTCTTCAAGTTTCTCCTGAGCTTCATTTTTAGAAGATGCAATAATCTTTATAAATTCTTTAAAAACTATACAATGTCCCAGTTTATCAAAATCAGGTACTTCTTTCACAAAAAGGTACGTTTTCATTTAACAAAGTGAGTTAGGTCATCGAACTTAACAGGCATACACTCCTTTCTATAAAATTCCCACATATCTCCAGACATAATACCTCTTCTTCCACAATGAGATATCAATTCGATAATATTTAATTCAGATGCAGTATAAATTCTACGTCCTTTAAAGAAATAAAACTCAACTGATTCTTTAATAGTTTTTATAAGTTGTGCTTCTTTGTAAATTATCTTAGGAGGATTAAGGAGATTATCTTGAAAGTATTTATTATTCATCCAAATAATTTGTTCTTTAAGATCAGTATAAAAATCATTCCAATCATCCCAATTATAACTTACTAACGAATATTTTTCAAGAATTCGAATAGCTACTATCGGAACTGGAGAACCTAATTTCAAATATTCTCCCCATACATCTTTATCTATTTTCTCTTCACCTGAACTCATCTTACTCTAATAACTAAAGTATTATCTCTAAATTCCTTCCAAGACTTAGCGTTTGACATCATAAATCCATAATTAATACACTCCTTTAGACCCTGTATCCAATCCTTTAAAGTAGTTCCAATTTCTACCCAAGTCCATTCCGAATCTGATACTTTTACTCTGGGCTTTTCTCCTGACGATCTCCAAGAATTTACATCTGAATAACCTGCTCGAAGTGCTTGCATCTCAGGGGTAGTATTTCCGAAGTATTGTCTAACTAAATCTAACTCAGATAATTCGATAGGAGACATATTAACTAAACCTCCTAACTCCTGAACTTCTTCGATAATATCCTGATCTGACTTTACTGTTCTTTTATAAATTGTTCCAGATGCTTCCAAGATCTTAGCAAACTCACGACCAATCATTACATAATCAGCACCAAGGGCAATAGCTTTTAGGATATCCGAGTGACAAGTAATACCACCATCTGCAATAACTTTAACATCCCGAAGTCTACCTTTTCCTGATTTTCGAAGTGAATTAATTGCGCCGAGAATAGATGCCATAGGATAATGAAACCCATACTTATCTTGATCAACTAAAGATCCAGATGATATTCCGACACGTACATAATCAAATCCGGCGCCACTATACACTTCGTAAGTCTTAGGGTTAGCTATATTTCCACCCATCAAGATAACCTGTTTTCCGTAGAGCTGTTTTAATCTCTGTCCAATTTCCATAAGAGCTACATCATGACCATTTCCAGAGTCGATGCAGATATGAAATTGTTGAGTTGAACCTCTTTGATCTATATTTATAAAATTTTCTCTTACCTCCTGAAGACTAAACGCACAGAAGATAAATCCACACGCTTCAAGTCTAGTTCCAAGTTCAACAGTTCTAGGGAGGATAGGCTTAATTCCAGAATCTTGCCATACTTTCCAATTATCAACTCCAACAATAGCTTCCATCGGACTTGTAAAGATGGGTAAACTTTTTGGCACCCCCGTAACTTCCTGATCATCTAAAACAAAATAATCAAGTTTTCCAGAGTTAGTCCATCCTAAATTAAGATTATCAGGAACTAACATAACATCTGATAATTCTAAGTACTTTTCCATATTCTTTTATTATAATTTAAATAATTCATTCAACCTCTCCTCTTCGTAGAAAAACTTCTCTAAAAGCTCATCTTTACTCTTATTAAGCTCCTCTATTCTTTTTTCTATGGACTTTATATTATTTTCCATTTTTGTAATTCTATTTGACATATTTCTAATTCCAATACGTTTAAAAACATTAAATTGTTCTTCTAGCATCTTCTCTGAAAACGCTACACAATTACTACAATTTAGTATTATACGTTTTCCTTTAGAATCTTTAAATTCTCTATTATAGTGATCCTTATATACTTCCCTAACAATTGGCTTATTATTAAAAATATTAAAAGAAGGAAGATAATATATGTATATCTTCTGAGTTCTCATATAATCATCATAATATTCTTTATATTTATTACGAACTTCACAATTATAGATAACTTTATAATAAGGTACAGAGCGATCTATCGTATACTCCCACTCATACTCACCAATTTTCTGTTTATAAGTATAAGTATCTGGATTATTTTCGATAACTTCAGAAAATATTAATTTCCCTAAATCTTCAGTAATTTCTAATTCTCGTGTAAGAAAAATAGGTGAATAATCCACAATAGAAAAATCAAACCTATCAATGGGAATAATTGGTATTCCCGGTTTATATAATTTCTTAAGTCCTTGTTTATTAATTAAAGGATTATTAATTACAGTATTTATATATTCTGCTGAAAGAAATTCCTCACTTTTTGGAGAAAAATCGTTAAATAATTTTTCTATTATTGGATCGTCTTCTATACGATCCATTGTTAAATACTTATTATAAATTTCTTCTAATGTTAACATTTATAATTTTATTTTTATTACTACATATATAAGAAAATTAAAGGTTTAGTAGTTTCATCACCACTAAACCTATTCCAAATTCAATCTAAAAAAGCAAATTCATCACTTAACTGACAAAGCCACTCTTGATATTCTTCATCACTCATAGTCCTTTGCTTCTCTTTTGCTACTTCTACAATTGTTTCTCCGAAGTTAAACGATTCTTCATATTCTTCCATAATTTCTTTTTTAAGTTTATTACATATATAAGGCTTTAAGGAAATTATATACGGAAAATAAAAAAAAATTTACTTATCACAAAAAATAAATTATATTTTTATTTCATATATAATATTTTAAGAAAAAAAGAAGGGGATTAATCCCCTCCATTAAAAATATTCATTTACTCCTTCAAGACCTCCTGCTGATAAAACAGCATTACTCCAAGCAAATCTATCCTCCTGTTTTAATTTTTGATACATTTGAAGTATTTGTCCTGTTGGAGAATCATCAGTTAAATGTATCTGATTTTCTCTTAACATTTCATTACTAACATATGTAATAAAACGGAAAAATTTTGTATCTTTCTGAAAAATTCCTAAGGCAACTCCATCATTCAATTTTCCTTCTAAATTCCATTCTCCCTCTTTTTGAACTTCAGGAATTATTGTTGTAATCATTGCAGAATTAGATCTTAGATAAATATCTACAATCTTTTCAAAGTCAATATTATCTATTTTTAGATATCTTTCGCGATACCTTCTCATAAAATGTGCTTCGAATATTACAATATTCCTCAAATTAACATCAAGTGATGGGAATAATATAGCATTCTTTTTTCCAGTTATTCCATTATTTACGATAGTATAAATGGTAGTCCCTTTTGAAAATTCTCTTTTATTAGGCCATGCATTAATAATTGCCCGATATTGATTTCTTGATACATTAATAATCTCCGTCTCCTTAAACGGAACTGGAGATTTTGTTCGTTGATAAATCTTTAATATTTTATGTTTATTTTTATCTACCTCTCTATTAACTACATCTAATATAGTCTGATAATCTCTTTTCAATTCTTTAAAGATCTCATCACTGTTCATGTTCATTGTAATCATAATTTTAATTCCTTTCTTTTAAATTGTTAATAAATCTCTTTTTGATTGGTTTTTAAAAAAGCCGGAGACTTCATATCCCCGGCCAAGAATGGAAAAAGAATTATACTAAACAAGAAAACCCTGATAAAACACTTTTCCAGGATCTTATATTCTTCATTTCGGTTGATGTACATTCAAACATATCCACTCCAAGTCTTTTCTTTCTCTTTGGATCTGGACCTCCTGTCTGTAATGTAAACCGAAATTTGTCACTATCTCTAAGGTGTTCAATTTTCACCATATAATAAGTTTCGTAATTTCCCTCTTCATTCTTTTCTGTAATTCGAACGAAAGATCTAACTGTATAATCTTTATCGTTCTCTGATACATAAAGCTCTTTAAGCGAGCCTTGTATGAATTCAAGATCAGCATCTTCAAGTTTTACTGCTAATCTAGTCATTCCGTGAACTCCTATACCTAAGAGTTCTGCATTGTAATTTTGTTTGATCAATTCTGCATCTAAACGAATTCCTGACCAAATTTCTTTTAAGTTTTTCATTTTCTTAATTGTTTTCTGTCCTCTAATTGCTTCGGACGTTGCACTTTTGTTAATTTAATTGTCTCTAAACCTCCTCTTCTGTTACAAAGGAGGTAGTTGTTCTAAATCTTGAATCAGATCTCTTGTTTCTTTAATTGCTTTTTTGGGTTTAAATGGAGATAATAATAAATACTCCAACTCTTTCTTCAAGTTATCTATCCTTGTTTTAGCCAGTTCAGGATCCGTCTCCATAACTTCCCTGATTAACCAATAATTAGCTGGAATTTCTCTACCATCTTTAACCCATAAGTCATCTAAACATAATTTTCGACCTAATAACTGTTCAAGACAATCTACACATAAATAGGTATGTCCCCATTTATCTTTTGGAATTTTATTATTCTCTATAACTAAATCCCAAAGTTCTGATTTTATCATATACCAATCAGCTCGTTTCCTCAGACTACCTTGAATCTGAAGCTCTTTTTGACAATGACTACATCTAAATTCTCTTTCCATTATATTTTTATTGTTATTGTCTCTTCAAAGTAAAAAAAGAGAACTAACTGACATTATTATATATCAATTAATTCTCTCTAGTAAGATATCTATTTATCTTCATATATAAGGCCTTTAAGGATTTTGAAATGGAGTAATTTTTGACTCTATTTTCCTTATTAATGTATAATAAAAATATAAAAAATTATGATAGAAAATGACAAATTACTATTTTTAGGTTTTATTGGAATTACAGTAATAATATGGTATATATTATTTTATGTATGGTTAGTAAAACGAAGAAGAGATCTAATTTTTGTTCGTGATGTTTGGATAGATGAAACTTCCGAAGTTGATATCATCCTACAATCTATGAAGGTATATAAACTTTCAGAATGTGTTACTCGCCAAGAAAAATATTATCAAGAATTAATCAAATATAAGAACGACAAAAGAGATTATTTATTTTTCCACCCTATTGGAGATAAGAAAGGTCAAGAAGAATTTTACAAGAATATGATAATAGCAACAGAATTAGTCCTAGATATTGATTCTTTAGAACCAAATGATCAAGTTGTTATCAGTATCTCTGGAAAATTTTACTTAAGGAAAGTATATAAACTTGACTTCGAAAATAATATTATATATTATAAAGAACCGAACAATACAGTAGTATCTGAAGCGAAATTATATAGTGTAGTATCTAAAGTTAAATTAATATTTGGTAAAGATTTATTAAAAGAAATATTATGAAAGATTTAATTAAAGAAACATTCAAAGTAATGTATGTAAAAGAAGGAATGAATCAGACTAAAAACTTAATCTCACAAGAAGATTATGAAGAAAAAGTTAAACCAATTCTAAAAGAGATTCAAGAACTAGAGTCAAAACAATCTGAGTATAACAAGAAAAATAAAAAGTATCAAGAACTCGAAAAGGAGATTAGAACACTCAAGGGAAAACTTAAACCCCTGGGAGAATGGTTTACTTCTAGATCACCTCTTGGAAAAGCCTTAAGGAATGGTGGACTCTTAATATTACCTTCACAACAAGGAGGTACTCATAAAGTAGAATTTATAAAAGAAGAGGTGGTATGAGAATTCGAGAATCATTACTTAGAAAATCTGCTATATATGGAGTAGTATTTCAACGTTCAGAACCAAAGAAGTCATTTTTTAATCCTGGAAGACCCTGTAAAGTAATATTATATGTAACAGGAGAGATCAGACCTGTTGAATTTAATTATAAAGATGACGATACTATGGGATATGATGCATATAAACGCTTGAAAAATGAACTTAATATAACTACAGGAGACGATGTTATAGAAATTATGAAGTTTATGTTGGAGGAAAAGAAAGAATGATAAAAATAGGTTGTTTATCAGATATTCACGGTTATGTTTATGATTTACAGACAAAATGTTATCCAGAAATCGAACTTCTAATTATTGCTGGAGATTTATGTCCCACAGATGAAGTTATGTATCAAGAAGAGTGGCTTGAATATAATTACCAGAATATATTCATGAATAAGAAAATATTTCCGGATCTTCAAGAAATTATAATAGTTCCTGGAAATCATGACTACTGGATCGAAAGACATTATGATGATTTTTTCACACTTAGAAAGGTATTTGGATACTCTACTAAAGTTCTAGTTGATGAAGAGTATGAATATATTTCTGGAATAACCGGAGAATCTATAAAGATATATGGAAATCCTAGAACTTCTCTATGGTTACATGCTTTTCCACATAAACCTGGAAATACTGATATCTTAGAAATTCCTGGAGGGATAGATATTTTAGTAACTCATGAAGCCCCTAGAATATATCAACTTGAATGTATAAAACAATCTCAGAGGTGGTATGGAAAAGATGAACCTGGAAATCTAGCATTATCACAAAGAGTCTTAGAGATCAATCCAAGGTATCACGTGTTTGGTCACATACATTACCCAGAAAGAGGTGAAGTATCTGGAATAAAATTTATGAATGTATCTCAACAAACTAGAGGAAATTATACTCCTGAGATACATATAATAAAATATACAGAATAAAAAAAATAAAGAGAGGTCTTGACTAATTAAAAGTCAAGTTAAACCTCTCTTTTTATTTCTTAAAGATATTTTTCTAGAAATTCTTTTAGTTCTTCCTCTGTACTGTTTACGAAAGAAAAATATTTTTGTTTAGGTACATATTTTCCTTTAACTTTTTCTACACAAAACACTACTAGGTTAGTTCCAAAAATTTCTAGTTGATCCATTCCATCATATCCTCCAAAGAAACTTCCTTTTTCAGTTTCATACAAGTCCATTTCTGGATAATTCTTTTCAAAATAATTACAAACTTCTTCCTGTGTCATTTTTCTAATTTTAAATAATTACAATATTAAGGAAATTAACCGCCCAAAAAAAAAACCTGTTAGCCTTATATATGAAAAGAATATCAATCAATAATATATAACTATTGCCAATAAAATAAATAACTGTTATTCTTTTCTTATAAAATAAAAAGAGTATGGTATAAATAAACCTACTCAAAAATTAAATGACAACCGAAGGGGCGCCAAAAGAGATGAATTGAATATATAAAACTCTTTTCCCTTCGGTTATTTTTTTTCTGTTTAATAAAAAATTCGACCGTCTGAGAAACCGGGAAAATCTTATAAATGTATTAAAAGACACAATAACAAAAAAAAAAGACATCATAGGCGTCTCAAGAAATGCGTAATGTATAGCTTGAGCTTGTGAAGAACTGAAAAATCATGTAAGGTTTAAATCTCACTAATCTCTTCAGAACTTCTACGTTTATGAGGTGCAAAATTAAACAACTTTAAACGACACAACAACAAAATTAAAATTAAAATAATTAACTGAATCTATAGACAAGATAGTTTAGCGGGTCAAAACACTAAGATAATTGTTTATCTTAGAATCTCATGTTAGAATCCTGATCAAGTTCTCTAGATTTATAATAGTTAATTATTTTATTTTTTTTTCCAACTGGATTCTGTATTAAAAATATTTTCCATCTCAAAAATACTGAAAGCCTTATATATGAGAAAAAATAATGTAAAACAATACTCCTTAAGCAATGATAAAAGCTTAAAGGAGTTTAATTTTTAAAAAGAAAAACTTATGAAAAAGATTAACAAAATGAATGAATTGAATGTAGTAAACAGCAAGATAACGGCTGATTTGATTAAGCCAGAAATTACAGGACATGCTACATCAAATTTTGAAACAACCTTCCCTATTCCAAAGGTAGGAGAAGTGAAAATGAAGATTGACGTGACAAGTACAGTAACGTCATCAATAGCCGCTCAAGAAAAATTGGATGAGTTGGCAGAAAAAAGAGCAAACCGAACCTTAGAAAACATTGGAAAATTTGTGGGTTTGGTACTTGAGAAATCTCCGGAAATATTTGATATGTTCCAGAGTCTCGCAGAAAAGACTGAACAATATAAAGAAAAGTTCAGAGAAAAACAAAGCTTGGAAGAATGGGATAAAAAAGTAGATAATCTCTTCTTCCTGCTAAGACAAAAACCTAGTTCAATGACGAATCTAGAGTTTTTAGAAGAAACACTAGAGAATGGGGATTATGAATCTCAAAAAATCTCTAGATGGGCAATCCTACAGTTCAATAAAAATAACATTGGATTGTTGAATGAAAGGCAAAAAGAATCATTAGCTAATATAGGTTTTATTAGCTAATAAAACCTAAGAAAAGTAGAAGGACGATAAAAAGTTCTTCTACTTCTTTTTTCTCCCTTGACTTTCTTATATATGTATTTATTAACGAAAAAGATATACATTATGGGAACGAATTTTTATGCAGTAATCCCAGTAAAGAAAAGGGATAAAGAAAAAGCGAAAAAATTAATTGACGAAAACAAATTCAAAGAAGCAGCTGATTTTTTAGAGGAGATAACAAAAACGATACACCTAGGAAAAAGATCGGGCGGGTGGAAGTTTTTATTTAACGCCAATCTCGGAAAATATTATGAACTTACTCGTGAAGGCATAAATAAGTTCTTCGCGAAAAATAATGTCATAATAAAAGATGAATATGGTGGTAAATATACGGCCGATGAATTTTGGGAGAGTGAATTAAAAGGAATCTTGGATAAAGGATATGACTTAGAGAGCTACTATAATGAACACCCAAGCGAAATCTGTTCATATTTTGATTATTCTCAGATAACCCCTCCAGAACTAAAAAAATATAAGCCAAATGAATATGGAGAATTTTATAGCGACGGTTTAAGATTCACCATCTCTGAAGATTTTAGTTAACGTTGTAAAAGGATATAGGTATAATAAAAAACTTATATCCTTTTTTCTCTCCCCTCTCAAAGCCTTATATGTGTAATAAAAACTTAAAAAAAATGAATTATGGAAAAGACAATTTTACAAAACATGTACAACTTTAATGAACCTAAAGTTGCATTAGTATTAAGAAAAGACAGTAAAGGTTGCTATGATTTTGTGGAACTTAATGGATATATCGTAGAGATGGTATATAATGAACATGGCGCCTTTATAAAATCACGAACATTTTTCATTGACAAGTCTGAAACTGTAAATCCAGGGGTTGAAAAAGTTATAGAATATATCCCTAGAACATTAACAGTAGATCAAGTAGTAGATATTCTTGAAAGATTACGCCAAGTAGCAGAGGATGACGTAAAAGAACTTAATTACCTAAGAGGATATCGAATTAATTCTCCAAAGGTTTGTGAGTTATTGAAGACAGAGTTTGATATAAATTTTGAGTTTTCAGAGGACTTATACTGCAAAAATACTGTACTGAAATATGATCTAAATGTAGTTACTTACAGAGAGGATAAAGATTATTGCCTTGCTAGTATAGAAACTAAGGATTTTGATCATTTAGTAAGTGAAGTTGAATTCTTAGATAACAATTCTTTCTATCCTTACTCAGAGAAGGAAGACTATAGCAGACGATATGATTATTTTTGCAGAGATCTCGTTGAAAAACTAAAATCTGAAATAAATATGCGTAAAGAGATATTTGGATTTTTACATGACTACGATATAACATGTACTAGTGTGGATTTACTAGGGGATGAACGTGATGAAGAGTTAATGAAACTTATCAATGAAAAATTAAAAAATAAAGAGGGAGTGTAAAATCTCCCCTTTTTCTTTCTCCCTGGTAGTAATTCTTAAAAGCCTTATATATGAATAAAATAAACTTAAAAGAAAGGAAAAAGAATATGAAACAGATTTTACAAAACGTAGTAAATTTCGAAAAACCTAAAGTTGTACTAGCTAGATACAACTCAGAAAAACATGTCCCGCTACTTATGGAAATAGGGGGATATATTATTGCTATGAAGTATGATGAGGATAGCAATATATGTGGAACAGAAACAGTTTATTTTGATAGATTTGGAAAAATAGATTTAGGAATACAAGAAATTATAATGGAATTTACTCCAGGAGAAACAATGACGCTGGAGGAATTAGATAAAAGGCTTGAAGATTATAGCAATTATGATCTAAATGGTATCTGTTATAGACTCAGTGATTATTATAACACTTATTATGGATCTGTACATTTTATCCAAAGATTAAATGAATTAGGAATAAATGTTAAATACCCTGAGAAATTATACAACGAAAATACTACTCTAGGATACACAATAATAGTAAAGAAAGAATCTGATATGTTAAGAATTACTGCGGTAAGTAAACAATATCATAATGTTGGAAACTTCGAAGAATATCGTAGTTTATTTTACTATAATCTCAGTAAAACAGTAGATTCAGGTAAACTTATAGAAATTGTTACAGATAGAATAGTAAGTTGTGCAATTTATGAAAGGAACCGATTAGGGTTCAAGTATAATATAAAAATAAATGAGTGTATAGTGCGAAAAGTAAGAAAGAGAATAACTGATAACGATAAACTTGAAAAACTAATTAAAAAATCTATCAATGATGCACTGAAAGAAGAGGGAAATTAAATCCCTCTTTTGTTTTGTCCTTAAAGAAAAAAGAAAAGGATAGCACATATACCTATACCACCCTTTTCTCCTAACCGTCTCAAAAATGCTAAAAGCCTTATATATGAGAGAATAGAAGTTAAACTATAGAATCCTAAAGTATTGAAAGAAATTGGATATAATAGTTCTATTCTCTAATATTTTTAACTAAAACTCAATTAAATATTTATTATGAACATTGAGATTTTTAATGTAGTACTATTCGCTGTAGTATGGATAGCTGGGAGTATCTTAGTGATATCCCTAGTAGCTTCAGTCTTAGTAAAAATATTACTGAAGGCTTTGATAGCTATTTTCAATTTGGTTATTAATTAATCAAATACACCCTGGGCAAAATGTGCCTGGGGTTTTTCTTTCATATATTAGAATTTAAAGGACTATAGAGAGCAAAATTGTCCTTAAAGTTCGAAGACAAAGGAGCTTCCCGTTATCCATCCCCTCCGTTCGCTACCGCTGAGGGGATCTAAGGAAGAAACTTTGAATAAGATATATGGGAATGATAATAGGTTTTTCTCCGATTATTTAGATTTAAGTATATAGATTTTATTCAGATTTCCGCCTTCAAGAGGCGGATCTTATTTTTTAATATTAAAAAGTGTCCTTTTTTTTTCAGATTTAGATTTATTTACTATTTTATATTTTTATGATATCTAAAGTGACAAAACGCATGTATTATCCTTTTAAACTCTAATTAATGAAAAAGGGATCCTCCTGTGTCTTCAATTTAAAAAGACAATTTATTAAAACTGGATTCTGTATTGAATTAAAAATAACAATTAAAATATTTAATATTTATGATCAATAAATTACCTGATATCATAGTACCTAGAGGTATTAGATATATTTCAGAAATGGATAGTTTATTTAGATTTTATAAACTACCTGTAAAGTGTATAATAAATAAGCAACTTCCAGGTTGTGGTTTCACTGAATACTGTATTAATGGTCCTGAGAATGTAATACTTTGTTCTCCTAGAAAAATGTTACTTAAGAATAAAAAAGATCAACATGAATTTGAAGTTTATCTAGTTGTGAATGAATTAGAAAAAGAAATAGAGGTTGATAAAGATCTCTCTAAACTAGATAAATCTAGATCATTTATGGAAAAATTAAAAGAGTGTACTGGAGAGGATAAAAATGATATTTATAATCGATTAATGAGAGAAATTAAAGATTATATTAATTTCCGAAAGTCTTATGATAAACCTTATAAGATTCTAGTAACATACGATTCATATAGAATTGTAAAGGATATCCTAGAGAGTCTTGGAATATTTCAATCATTCTACACTGTAATAGATGAATTTCAGACAATCCTACATGATGCTAGATTTAAGTCAGATACCGAATTAGGATTTCTTTATTATCTTAAACAATCTCATAGTGCATTATTTGTATCAGCAACCCCTATGTTAGAGGAATATTTAAATATGTTAGATGAATTTAATGGTCTCCCATACATAGATATGAATTGGGGAAAAGAAGATCCTAGTCGAATAATTAGACCGAATCTAAAGGTGTTATCTATGATGAGTGTGGGGACTAAGTTACCAGAAATTATTCAATCCTACAAGGATGGTAATTTTGAGAGAGCTATTAGGATGATTAATGGATATCCTAGAGAGATAATATCAGATGAGGCAGTATTCTATGTAAACTCTGTTAATCATATAGTTAGTATTATAAAAAAGTGTGATCTCCAACCTGAAGAAGTAAATATTCTATGTAGTAAAACAGAGGGAAATCTTAAACGTATACAGAAAAAACTAGGAAAGAGGTTTGTAATAGGAGAAGTACCATTAAAAGGAGTAAAACCTAAAATGTTCACCTTCTGTACAAGGACTGTATATCTAGGAGCCGATTTTTATTCTACATGTGCTAGAAGTTTTATATTTAGCGATAGTAATATAGATACTTTAGCTGTAGATATTTCTGATGATCTCCCACAAATCCTAGGTCGTCAGAGATTATTTGAGAATCCCTGGAAAAATGATGCTGTATTTTATTATAGGTCAATATGCGATTATAGAAAGGTTAGTCAAGAGGAGTTTGATAAAGAACTTGAAAGAAAAAAGAAGGCTACGAGCGATCTATTAAGATCTTTCGAATCTGCACCAGATGATGCTAAATATAATTTAGCTAAAACTTATCAGAAAAATACTAAATCTTATAATTATAAAGATGACTATATAGCAGTAAATGAGCATATTGGATCAAATTTAGTCCCAGTTCTTAATAATCTCGTTCTGGTTAATGAGATTAGAGCTTTCAGAATACAACAAATAGATTATAAAGATAGATTTACAGTATTCTCTAGTGTACATTCTGTTTTAGATACAAATGATATTATTAATCAAGAGGTGTCTAATTTCTTATATCAGTATGAACAATTAGGAACATATTTTGAGAAAGCTAGATTATTATGTGAATCTGATTTATCCAAAGAGGTTATAGATTTAGTATTAGCTCAGATATCAGAGGAAGATGATGTTAAATCTCATTATATAGCAATTGGACCTCAGAAATTTAGAGCTTTAGGATATAAAGCAACTCTAGTCAGAAGAGAATTAGGTATAGTAACATTTAGTAAAGAGCTTTTAATAAATACAATATTTTCAAATTTTAGTATTGGAGATAGAATAAGTTCTGCAGAAGCTAAAGAAAGATTAAGATTTTTATACTCTTCTATTTCTTATACAGCTACTCCTAAAGCAACTGATTTAGATGCATATTTTATTACGAAAGAAGCAAAAGTTAATGAAATTTCAGAAGATGGTACGAAGAAAAGAGTAAAAGGATTTGATATTATAGGAGTAAAACCAGAATATCAAGGAACATATAATAACTTAAAAATAATAAATAATCAATTATGATAACATTTTTATTCTATTATTTTCTTATTGCAATATTTATCGGATTATTCTTTATTCATACTCTAGATAATATAAAAAATATACTCCCTGAAGATGAATATAGGAAGATGAGACAGACTATTGTTAATTTTATGCCTTTCTTACCGATTGCATTGTTAGTTGTCTTGTTTTGGAAGAGATTTTAGCTTTTTCCATATAATAATCTTTCAAAGCCTTATATATGTAGAAATAAACTTAAAAGAGAGATTATGGAAAAGTTAAAATTTTGGTTAGATGAATTAGATCTAATTGCAAAGGAATTTAATCGTGAATATGAACAATTATGTAAAGAACACCTCACAAGATTGCAAAAAATTAATATGGAGCTAGATGAGGGTAGTCCAGAACATATTTTTGCATGTGAATATTACTACAATCTACTAGATAATAGATTGGAAAGTTTGAGAAGCCTTGGACAATTTTATATGTTATCAGTTACAAAAATGGACGAGGTGCTTAAGAAATCAAGAGAAAACGAAAATCCCGTTAAGAAGACTATAAGAAAAACGATAGATAATTTCATGGAATCTATTGAGAACCTAATGAAACTTCAGAACGGACTTAAAGGTTATTTGATGTCTCATATTGATAGTGTAAAATCTATCAAACCGGAGATGCAAAAAATGATGAATGAGTTCGAGACTAAGAAGTTGGTTAAGATTCCAGAAGGTTGGGATTTTTTAGAAGTTGATGATGAATATAATGTCATCGTAGCAAGGGAGAAAAAGGGAGCTTAATGCTTCCTTCTCTTTTTTCTTCTCCCTTGAATTCCTTACTAATGTGGATTAAAACTATGTGAGAACTAAAACAAAGTAATAATGAATCAAAAATCAAGATCACCCTGAAAAAAGATAAAAGTTATTAGGGTTAAAACTATTATGAAAGAACTATGCGATGAGTGTGGTTCTTTCTTTTTGCTTCTCTTAAAAATGCAAAACCTTATAATTGATGGAAAGAGAATCAAAGCTTTCCATCCTAAAAGAAATTATGAAAAATGAACAAGAAAGAGATTTATACTTTTGTGCAGATATTCATGGAAGTTTTCGAGAAATTACATGGATTATAACTCAACGTTATAAACTTAAAGATGCTAATATTATTTTTCTTGGAGATGTAGGATTAGGTTTTTCTAAGCCAGGGTATTATAATCAGGAGTTTGAAAGAATTAATACTAAACTAGAGAAAAATAATATAACATATTATTTTATAAGAGGAAATCATGATAACCTAGAGTACTGGAATGAAAAATTAATAAATGATTTCCCCAAAATTAAGTTTCTCCAAGATCATGAAGTAGTAGAACTCTCAGGAAAAACAATATATCCAATCGGGGGAGCAACTTCAGTAGATTATAAGTGGAGAATAAATTATAATGGATTAATGGAAAGAGTTGGTTCATCTAAGAGAGTATGGTGGGAGACAGAAGATATAATTAAGAAGCCTATCAAAGATCTTCCAGGGAGGGTTGATATAATAGCTTCTCATACTGCTCCGTTATGTTTTGAACCAATTATTACACGTCACGAAGAGGAAGCAGAAGATGTTTACCTCAGAGACTTAGAAAATCGAAAATACTTAGATCAGGTATTTAGAGGAGTAAGATGTAAGTATTGGTTCTTTGGACATTTTCATACTTCAATCACATCAAGTCTTGAGGATACTATATATAAATGTTTAGATATTAATGAATTATATATGTTTAGAAATCATGAGTAGTAGTAAGGGTACAATTTCAAATCCGTTATTAATGCCTACTGGAGAAGTTTTTTATGTTGATCATACTATAGCAGTTTTGGATAGTAGTATAAAAATAAACTCAAAAGCTATCTTAGAAGAAATATTGCATTCTAAAGATACTGACCTTCAAGAGGATTTAAAGCTAGTCATTAGATATCTTCAAGGTTGTTTAGAGGAAACTATGGATAATCCTTGGTTTTTGAAAGAGATTAAAGACTTGAGGAAAAAGCTAGAGGAAACCGAGAAACGATGTGATGACTTAGAGGAAAAGTTAAAACATGTATTACATAATGAATAATATTAAAAGTAGAATTGAATATATAACAGATCTTGAATTTAAAATAGAAGATAAGTATTTAGTTCTGGGAGGATATTATAATTCACTAAAAAGAACAACACCTAGAATTATTGCTAAGAGAATTACTACATTTTTCTTATCGGATGGAGGTAAAAGTGTTGTATTCTATGATCAAGCTTATTCAGGATTGTTTGAAGATGAATTTATTAAACCTATACTCCAGAAAATATTATCTGAAGCTAAACAATTATTTTCAACTCTCTCAGTAGATTATAAGATAATTCAAGATTACCTAAAAAAGTGAATTTTGCTATTTAAGAGAGGTTAAAGCCTTACAATTGAGAAGAACATTAGAAAAATTTATAAAAATATAGATTAATCTAGTGTTCTTTTTAATTTTGAAGTATAATAAATAGCACTTCAGAAACCCTCAAAATCTAATAAATGAGGGGATATTATATAGAAACCTCCCCTCAATGATTAAAGTTATAAAGAAAAATAAACAAATTAAAAAGCTAGAAAAATGGCAAAATCAAAAAATGACAACATTAACATTTCAATTTTTACAGCATTGAAAGTTAGTGAGATTTCAAGAGTACCAGTACTTATTATGTCTAATCCAGGTCTTGGTAAATCAACTTCAGTAGAAATGTTTGCAGAAGTTCGAGATTATCACCTAGTCCTTCTTAGAGGTAATAGTACAACTGCAGAAGAAGTTATGGGATATGATGTGGCTACGAGTGATCAAGAAAACCCCACAACTAGACATCTTAGACCTTCTTGGTATACTGAAATCTTAAAAGTTGCAGAAAAAGGAGGTAAATCACTGTTATTTTTGGATGAGATCACCACAGCAAATGAATATGTACAGGCCGCTCTGTTACATTTAGTATTTGAGCGTAAAGTGGGTTCAGAAAGACTTCCAGAGAATACATTGATTGTTTCTGCAGGTAATTATGCACAGAATCTTTCGAATTCTATGCAAATGCTACCTCCGTTAATGAATCGTTTTATGATTTACAACATTACTCCGGATCATACAGACTTGGATACGTTCCTTTGTAAATATGACGGAGCTATTGCATCATCAGAAGGTAAGGTTAAAGATTTCATGGGAAGTCTTAGAGATACGATGAAAAAACTTGATGCTCAGGAAGTAGAAATTCCGGCTGATCAATATAATAAGATTGGCGAGTATATCGAACGTGGTATTAAACAAACTGCTCGAGCATTGATGACTTCTGGTGGTAAACCTGTAGACTTAGCAATTACAGAACTTAATGGTATCTATGCTGATGCCGAAAATGAGACTAAGCTTTATGGATTTACAACTTTCCGAACTTTGAATTATCTTAGAGACGTTACAATTGCAAGTTTCAAGTGTTTTGGTAAGAGTGGTATTACTTCAGATAACTATCGTAATATGATCGATGGTCTTTGTGGTATTGGTATTTCTCGAGATCCAAAAACAAAGAATTTGATTAAGACGCCGATTTCTAAGGACTTCTATGATACTATGGTTAATATCGTTAATGATATTGAGAAAATGAAGAATGATAAACTTCCTAAGTATACTAAGTTCTTTAACGAAATCATAGATGGTAAGAAGAAGCTCGAAGTTCCTGAAATGCAAGCAATAATTAATAAGTTATCAGAACTTAAAGCAGATAAGGACTTAGAACAGATCGAACGTCCGATTGATCCAGCTTGCATTGAGAAATTGTTTAAATTGAGTAAGGATTCTGGTTCTTCTATTACCAAGATTAAAGTATCTACTACTGATAAATTCTTGGACAAAGTACCAGTAGAGACATTTATCGGATATGTATCTTATTGGAATACAATTTCAGATCTTATGACTTCTATTCAAGGTCTGGTTACAGATTCTTCTAAGGGTTATAAAGATGATACTTTATCATTGTTGAAGAATACTCAAGAAGACCTTAGAACTTCTGGATTTAAACTCAGATCAATTCGTAAGATTATTCTTCAGGAAGATCCGAGTATGGGAAGTATGGTTCCTGATATTAGAAGTTTTAAATAATTATACTATTATATGAGTGTTAACCTTAGAGAAAAATATGTAATGATCATGTGGATCTCTAAGGTTAATTTATTAGAAAAATATCAAAATTTAAAATTATGAGAAGTCAGACAGAGTTAGAATTTATTAAAAGATTCATTGACAATACTTATAGTAGATTCGGGAATATGTTGATGGTTAATACAGAAAAACCATTTAATCCTGATAATCCTGAACTTGGATATTGTTTTAAATATAAAGATGATATCTCAGGAAATGTTATCTATAAAATTGTCTGCTCAGAGATTAAGATTCCACGTACTGATTTTCGTATTCTTATGCATGAGTACGGACATATTTACTTAGGACATCTCGACGGTATTCATGAAGAGCTTGATACTCAGATTTGTAATACTTTCAGAGATTATCGAGGTGAATTGATTGATCGAATTAATAAAGAGTGTGGAATTGATTTTGCAGAGAAGTTGATTGAAAGAGTAATAGATGATCCAGTTCTTAATCATAGTCTTCATAATATTGCTATGGATATGGAAGTAAATTCTAAAATCCTAAGTACTGAAGATGTAGAAGAGATGGAATCAGATATTTCATCAGTTCTTCCTAATTATCAACTTGAGCTCTTGAAATATAATAGAGATCATACAGATAATGAAGAAGCAAAACAGGCTCTTGATGATATGATAAAGAAGATGGAAAATGAGGCTAAAATTAAACTCATTGTTCCAGAAAGATATTATATATCCGAAGGTAACCCTTTCCCGAGTGAACTTAGTTACCCTGAATACTTGATGCTAATTGTTCAACACTTGGATCAGTTTGTTAAGATGTTGGTTTCTATTAAAAAGGGTGGAAACGGTGATACATCTCAAGTTACAAATCAAGATATTCAAGATGCACTTCAAGGTAGTGGTTCAGGATCTGGACAAGGTAATCAGCAAGGTGGTGGAATGCAAGGTCTTTCTGATCTTATGCAGGAAATGGGTATGACTGATGGTTCTGGTAGTGGTTCAGGATCTGGACAAGGTAATCAGCAAGGTAAAGGTGATCCAAAAGATTGTCCATATAAAGGAAAGAGAGATTCTGGTTCAGGTGATTTGAACAGTAACGGTAAAGATGAGGGTGGGACTCATAAAGATCACAGAACAGACTCTAGAGACGATGCCGATAAAAAACGTGAGCTTGGACAAATTCGTTCAGGAGGTGGCGTTGGATGTGGTTCTAGTGGAGCTCCAGATGCAACGAGACTTGTGGATAAGACAGACGAAGTAGATATGGCTCTAGATGAAGTAATGTTAAATTATAAATCTAGAGTGGTTAAAGTTGATACAAAGAAAGATCTTATGTATCTTTATAATCGTGGTATTAATCGTTCTGTTATTGCTCCAACTATTAGAAGAAAGGTAACCATGTCTAATGAACCAACTATTGTATTTTTAATTGATGTTTCGGGATCTATGGATACACGATTGGTTGATAGAATTTTGAATACTATTGCCAATAAAATGAAAAAGATTGGACGTGGATTAAAGTATAATATTATTTCATGGTCTACACAGCTTGGAGATCATATTAAAGATATCGACCCGAGAAAGGGTGTTCCAAGAATCTCTATGGGAGGTGGAACAAGAATGGCTAGAGGTATGGAATATTTCAGACAGAATTATGGACCTGAAGCTATCTTGATCTTAATATCAGACTTTGAAGATTACTTGGAAGAATGGCATGAACAAGAACTAAAGATGTCTAACTATACCATGTACGGATTTAATTATGGATATAGTAATTATAATCAAGAATTTAAATATTTCAAAGTGAAAAATTTTAAAAACAATGGCAACTATTAATAATGGAAACATAAATAGAGACAAAGTCCATTCATTGGTTGAAGTATTTTATCAACCATCATTTAAGACTTTCTATGTTAATTCAGTAGATGGAGAGACATTTGTAAAGCCTGTAGGTGTATTTGTAAGTTTAGGAATAACTACGTCTTTGAAGGTCTTAGAAGATATCAAGAACATTATTTCCGGAAGTGAAGGTTATAGTGCGACTTTGGCAGAGATTAAATCTAAGAAGGTAGCAGGTCAGTTCTTAAATACTGTTACATGTACTACCGGACCTAAACAATATAAAATTACAAATCTTTCAGAGGATATTATGGGAGAGGAGGAGTCTAAGGCAGAATTGGAGAGAATGAAGAACTTGATGAATCCGTCTCAAGATTTAGATATCCTTAAAGAGTATGCACCTAAGATTTCCAGGTTGCAAGACTTGATAGATAAATTAACTTCTACACATGGTTGGGATGCTCATTTGATTCAAAAAGAGGCTTCTGGAGACTATCGAATATTCCATCAGTATATTAATTATAAAAAGGAAGGCGAATTGGAATATCGTGTAGGAATATTCGTAACAGAAGATGTTGGAAACGATTAAGAAGGCTGTTTTAATTTCATTACTGTTATTACTTGGGTTTGGATTGGGGGTATTATATTACTCCCACTCCTCTCAAGATAAATCTAAGGGGGAAACTATATTACCTCCTCCAGAAATTATACAACCTGAAAAAAATAAAATTGATTCCCTTGAAGTAGAGATAATATCAAGGGATAGTATTATCAGTTATCTCAGAGAAAAGATTCATAGGATAGAATCTACTCGAACTGATAAAGTAGATAGTATTAGGGAATTACCGACAACAGAAGCGGTAGAATTTCTTAGACTTAAACTTAGAGAATTTGACAGTAAGTATTAAAGAAAATAGAACTTAGAGAACTTACTTTCGTGTTAATAAAAAGCACGATTACTGTCAAGTTCCCTAAGTTTTTTATTTTTCAATTTTAAATGAGATAAGATCTTCTAGAAATGGATTTATAAATTCATTAAAGACATTAGGTGATATATTTTCCTCAATTGATAATTCTATTGGAGAAAACCATCGAGATCTTTGTACTTTTGGAAAATATGGAATTTCTATGATAAAATTATTTTCCAGATTATCATTGTTGTAGTAAAGATCATCCTCTGTGAGTGAGCATTCTTTTAATAATTGCTGATCATTTATTGAATATTTATCTTTGGGAATTATAGCAAAGAGTTTATATGTATCTTTTTTATAATCACTAAATCCTCCTAATAATTTGATTCTTTTTCTAAGAAAAAATTTAATATCTTTCATAATTTTATATAATTTTTAAATTCATTTATTAGGTTTTATCATTAAGTCGATAGCATAATAAGAAAGAGTGTAGTTATTAGTATCAAATTAATATATAATAAGTGATGATAATAAAAAGAAAATTGAAAAATTTCTCCAGAAGTAATGGTAGAGATTTAATAGAACACTTTGCTGTTAAGAGATTTAGTATTATTGAAGAAGAGCAAAGAGAGTATGGGTTAAAAAGATCCATATTAAAAAGTATTGTGAAAGGAAGGAATAAAATTTCAGAATCTTTTAGCAAGTCTGTGTTTGGGAAAAATAAGATTAAAAGTTTAGAGAAAGATATTGAAAAATCAATTTCTAAAAGAGACAAGCTTAAAAAGGAGATTGATGAATTAGATAAAAATGATTTATTAAGAAATTCTTCCGTTGAAAAGAATCTCAAAGAAAATATTCCAAACAGAACTTATTTTATTGATGCTGAGAATTCTGGAATGAATCATAATAAAAGTTTAAGAAATCCATCTGAAAAAGCTGAGTATAGAAGTCATTTAAAATTCTTAGGATCGAAAGATAAAGCAGTATTTGAAAACAGTGATGATTCAATCTTATTTGATAGAAAATCAGGAGGAAATGCTTCTTTAGCTCATGAAATTGGTCATGTTTTAAATAGAAGATCTAATAATAAATCTTTATCAGAAGCTGATAAAATAGCAAGTATATCAATAACAAAATACAATAATATAATTGATAATCCTGATATAAATGAAACAAAAATTTTTCCATCAAAGAGACGTAATAATTATATAAGTAACAGTATTATCAATAATGAAAAGAATGCTACAAAAACCGGATTAAAACAATTAAAAGAGTCTGGAGCTAGTAGTAAGGAATTAAACGTTGCTAAAAAAGTTCTTAATAAATCTATAGAACATTATAAAGAAGGTGGAAAAATTTATAAAAATAGATCTGCTATTAATAGAATTAAATCTTATAGAAATAAATCAGATAATTAAAGTTTGCTATGAAAATTATAAAGAAAATAATAAAAGTAGTAAGAAAAGATAAGCATGTATTAGTTAGTGATTCTATAAGAGATTTAAATAACGGCTATCAGATATTATTATTTGTTCCAGAAGACGATTATGTAATACCTGATGAATTATATCCTTCAATTGGAGAGGGAATTTCTATACTTTCGGATAATGAAGTTATTAAAATATCAAAATATCTAGATAATAGTTATAAATTAATAGTAGTTCCGGGTTGGTATGATGATCCTTGGAATAATATTGAATGTGAAAAATTCTTAAGAGAGTTTAAAAATAAATTTATTCCTAAATATTAATGATAATGGATAATATTATGGTAGGAATATATCAAGAATCTTCAAACTATAGAGATCTATTTATCTTCTTATTCCTAAATGTGAATATAATATTATTAATTATGATAAGTTAATTTTTCCTGATAACTTACCTCTTGATAGTGATAAAATATCTTGGTGGAAGTGTATGAATGATATTAATATAGAAGATTATTATATATTTAAGTATCCAAAACCTATTCCAGTAGAGATTCCTTTTATGCTTTCAGTACCAGATAATTATTTTTGGAAATGTCATTATAAAGAAGATATTAAGAATTTCTTGGATATTTTTATAGAAAGACTTAAATAATTTTCATACATACTTATTATTTCTTATGAAAAAAATAATCTATTGTCTCTTATTATCTCTATTTTTTATCACTAAAGGATATTCACAAGAGATAATAGAGCATCGTGGAGATACAATGATAGTTATATCTCCTGAAAATCTGAAAACAATTAATAGCATAATAGTAGATCTTGAGTCTTCCGAAAAAATTATAAAACTTCAAGGAGATATAATAAAAGAGGATTCGATTAAGGCAGCGAATCTAGACTCAATTATAATTTATCAGTCTATGATGATGAGGAAAAAAGATGATTATTATGTTAACTCTATACAAGCTTTAGAAAATAGCTTAAAGAAAGAAAAAAGAAAACGTAAATTATGGGCAGGTGCTTTAGGTTGTGTAGCAGTAATCCTAGGTGCTCTTGCCATAAGTAATTAAAAAGTCATGGTAGAAGTAGTTATTAATTATGATCAGTCTACACAAGAATATAAGATCTACGAACCTACGACAGATACTCTTTTGATATCTAGTAACCTGACTGAAGCGTTCGTTAATCTTTCTGTATTCTTAACATCAGCTGGATTAATTCAGGGCGACATATTGAATTATCCAGAAATATCTTATCACTTCGACAGTCATACAGTAAAGTCGATGATAGAGAGTAATGTAAATCTCCTTAAACGTCTACAAACAGCTCCTTCAGGATTTATGATTAGTAGTCAGAAGTTTGGCGGCTCTACTACATCTCCTATCAAACCTAAGAAACAAGAAAGTGGGTTTGATAGTAATGGTTTTAATAAATCTTATCAAGCAGATAGACGTTTTAGTGGGAAAAAGTCTTCTAGTTTTTCAGGAAAGTCAGGATTTAAGACATCTAATAAAAAATTTGGAGGACAATAAATAAATTTTAAAGTTATTAATAAAACTAAGAAAAAATGGGATACCAATTACAAGTTAAAACATCATTTGTATCTCCGGTAACATTAAAAATATTTACAGAGAATGGATATTTACCTATTTTTATAATAAGAAATATTAGTAATTCAGAATTAATTGGTAAGTATAATGGAACGGCAGTACATTTTAGAAATTTAGCTCCAAGTACAGAATTATTTAGAGCAAAGAGAGACGGGCTTATTGATTTTACAGAATTTTCTAAGAGATATATTATTGAGATGTCGAATGTAAATTTTGTAGAGGTTATTGATAAACTTAATTACTTGGCTGAACTTAGTAATGCAAGAGGAGTTATATTAATGGGTTATGGTTCTGATGATAAAATATGTCACAGATCTATCTTATCTAACCTAATTAACAGTATGGGAATATTAAACAGTCATATAACAGAAATAATACTATGAGAAGTAATCCTAGAGAAATTGAAATCCAGGAAGACATAGTAGCTAAATTAGATAGACTTGACATACATCCTTACTCAATAATATGTTCTTTTGCGATAGGAGAAGGAATTATATCAATTACATTTTACCTGAAACAAGATTTATCCGAGTTTCTTGATCTTTTAAGTTATAGAAGTCAATGTGATAAAACGGGATATTTAGTGATGGAAGATAATAATACAATAATTCTTTCAGGGTTGGCTTTAATTAATTTATATACACTATTATGAAAGATGCCTGGTTTAAAGAAGTATTTACCGAGTTTTACAAATTATCTTATATACGAGAAGGCAAATCTAAGAGAATCGTTCTAAAAGGACTTAGTGATCATAAGGTTTTAGATTATGTTATCCTAAGAATTACACCTACAGAAGATGTTATTTATTATCTCTATAATGGTTCTTCGATTCATATTCCAGAAAAATGGATTGATCTATTTTCAAGTTTTAATACTCATTCAGGGTTTAGAGTCTTGGAGTGTTATGATAGTGATGTAGATGGATCTTTAAGTCATTTTGGATATCTTATGACAAGGTTAATTTGTCACTTAGATAAAAGTCTATCTAAAATTGAAGGAGAGGAGCTTTTGAATGTTCTTGGAGAGATAAGTGTAATTGGTACGAAAGAATTTAGAGAATGGTGCCTTGAAGAATTTGGATTAGAACTTGATCCCTTCGAATATCGTTCTTTGGATGAAAATTTAGATATTTAAAATTGATGAGATGAAACAGTTTGATATTTATACTGACGGATCTCACCTAGACAAACAAAATAATGGAAGACTTGGTATCGGAGGAGTTCTTATTGACCCTACCGGACCTGGAATGGGAACTATGCTTAATAAATTCTCAATTGAATTAACTCCTGAATATATGAATTTATCTTTTGGAGCTCAGAAGTGTAGCAATCCTAGTGCGGAGTTAGTAGCAGTTTTACATGCTTTATATGAATTTCGTGGTTCTTGGGGTCCGAATGATATTGTAGTAGTCCATGCAGATTATCTTGGTGTTCGAGAATGGATGACTGGTAATTGGAAAGTAAAAGAACCATACATTGCTCGAATTAAAGGTGATATTGATAAAGAAATAATTAAACAGGGTTTACAAAGAAGAATTGAGTATAAGTGGGTAAAGGGACATCAGAAAAATAATGGTGTTGATGCCGATATATACTGGAATAACTATGTAGATTCTCTAGCTAAAGGCAAAGGATAAAATGTTGAATAGTTGTAGAAACTCAAGAATTGTAGGTCCTTCTGGAATTTGGGAATATGAACAGTTGATCGGTGCTAAGGTAAAAGTTAGTTCATTATCTGTTAGTAATTTCTTTGGTTGTTTCTCAGGTGGAGGAAGTAATGATCTATTAACTATTAAAGATATTTATTTTAGAATATCTCTTGATGGAAAAACTATAACAGTGATCGAATTAACCGAGTATCCAGGGAAAATATTTACTTGGAAAGATTTGGAAATTATCGAGCTTAATGTTATTAGTAAGTTTAAAGCTGTATGTGGAACTTTCTTATCTAATCAATCAATTTGTGGATATGGAGTTGATACTGAAGCTTCTTGGATAAAAGATATGTCAAATGGAATAGCTTTTATCGATGAAAAGGGAAATATAATAACTAATCGTATAGTGAGAATCGTTGGAGCAAATGTAGAGGATATTAATACCGATACAAATGAAATTACAGATATAGATGTAAACTTCAATGGTGATATACTAGATAAAAGATAATAAAAATGGCACAATCACAGTTAACAAGATTTGAATGTATTTATGCCAATCGAGATGAAGCACTTAAGGCTCTCTCATGTGCATCTAGACAATATGCTGAATTAGTTGCTGTAAGATATTATAATGAAGTTGAAGATGTTTGTATTCTTTTAGTAATTTTTAAGAGTGCAGACTTAGGTGATTTTGACATTGTTTCAGATACTATGGAATTAAGTCAAGGTCCTAGAATATTTACAGCAAAAAAACAGTCAGAGGAACAATCAGATCAGGAGTGTATCTTGATTGCGTTGTTTGGTGAAAAACCTAAGAATGGAGATGTAGTAATCCTGACTTCTTATGACGGTACTACTTCCATTACTTATACAATGATCGGAGGACAGTGGATAAAAACTGGTGGAACTACTGCAGATGGACTTGGAATTATATTTGAAGATTCTAATACCATCGATTTTACAATGAGTCCTGGTCCTACTGAATCTAAGAAAACATTAACCGCTGATGTAAAATTGGATAATAATAATTTGATTTATGATGAGAAGGTTGATGGAATTCGTATTAATAAAATCTATGGAGGAACATTCTAAATGAAAAAAGTAAGAAGCCCGAAAGATATAAAAGTGATCTCCGGACGTTCTGCTAGAAATACAGCTCCTTTTGTTGGAAGACTTGGTAAACCTCTTAATCCAGGGGCTCTAAAATTTAAGCAGAGTAATATTCCAGGAGGAGATATATTTAATGATTATCTCTTAGATTTAATGAAATTAAAATAAGAAAAATATTATGGACTTGCTTGATAGAACTGATGTTAGTAATAAAAATCCTGGGGATTCATTAACTAGTGCTGATATCAATAGTATAAATAATACTGTTAATGCTGCAGTTAGTTATATAAATGAAAACTTAAAAGATTTTTGTAATGCTAATGCTGAAATAAATAATTATGAAAGAAAATTAACTCTTTCGGGAGCAATTAGATTAGTACCTGAAGCAAGACGACGTAGCGGATTGAAAATTAGATTTCTTGGTAGTGAAGGTGCATATTCAGAATATATTTATAAAGGACCAGATGCTGATGAATCTAATTGGGCTAATGAAGATAATTGGAAATCTCCTTACAACATTATTGACGGAGGAGAGTGGTAAGTTTAAATAATAACATAAATTATGAAAAATAGTTATATAAAAACTACATGGATTGATAATAAAACTCCTGTTAATGCGGCTAATTTAAATAAGATCGAGAGTGCTTTATCAGATCTTTATACTAACGCTCTTAGTTCTTCTGAGATTTTAGAAGGAGATGGTATTAGAATTACTAATACTAGTTGTCAGTCAGATTGTTACGGTAATACTACAAAAGGTATTCAATTTTCTGTATCAGATCGTGTAATGCAGTCTGATTCTTGTAAAGGTGTTGATATTGTAACAAATACCTTGGATATCCTTCAATTTGAAAAGGATAGATTATACCTATTCTTAGATCCAGAGAGAAAAACTTTGGTTAAGATGGTAATAAACGGAGTTACTATTTTTGAAGTGAAATAATAATGAGATGGAACGATAAAAACGGATACATCACATATAAACAAGCTCTTCAAAATATTAAATCATGTCTAGGGATAGCTAAGATAGATTATTCCATGAGATGTGAATTAGCTCCGTATATCACATATATCTTAAAATATATATCAGATAGATTAACTTTACTTCCAGAAGGATCAGATGTCAAAACTTATATTCAAGAGTTTTTTGATATTCGAGATCATGGTGAAGCTAAGATTGTATTTTATGCTGTAGATGAACTTAGATGTGAACTTGGAATTGATAATGGTGAAATATACGTTGAAGGTTCTGAGATTCCATACAATGAGGATAGATTTATTTATGCATGGAGTAATGTTTTGACTGCTATGTTAGTTAGAATTTTATTCCAGTATCAAAATCTTCTAGCTCAACCCGAATCTAATGACTGCCCTTGTAATAATGAATGTGGAAGAGGACAGACTACAGCTGATTACGAATCTTGGAGTTCTGGTGTTTATCCAGAAGATGAAAGTTATTCTTACTATAATTATAAAGAAGTAAACAATACGGAATGGAGAACTAATAATGATGTTCCGGAGTGTACAAAATGTCTAAGACAATGAGTGATATAATTGTAAAAAATCAACTTCCTGAACCAACCGTAATTATTCTTAAAAATTCGGTAGAACAGGGAAAGATGCCTACTCCAGAACAGCTTGAAGTAGGTGAATTAGGTTTAGGTCTTCATGCCGGAGAGGAAAGTATATGGGTCAAAAATTCTGATGGTGTAGTTGTAGATCTTAGAGTTCCTAGAGTTGATAATTTTTGGGGTGATTTTCTCCTTGAATATGAAACTCTTGAGGAATTTAATGCAGATCTAGAAGCCGGAAAAATTAGTGATACTTCGATAGCTTTCATCAAAGGATCTAGACAGGCTTGGACTAAAGGAACTTTCTTCGCATTATCGGAGGAAGAAATAAATAAACTGATCGATAGTAAAGTATTGTTATTCCCAAGTATGACTTCTGAGTTAACATCAGAAAGTACATCTGAAGAAATAGCAGAAATTTTTGGTGGAGCAGAGAATTTTGTTAAGCTTACTGAAAAGATTAAAGATCAGATTTCAATTGCGTCTTTAAGAGTAGATTCTGGGAAAGCGATAGTTCCTGTATCTATTCAATCTAGTATTATAGAGTGTGAAACTCAGTGTAAAAATGTATTAGTTCTAGAGTGGATTTATTCAGGGAAATATTATTCAGAAAAGATTATCCTGAATAGTTTTACATCTGAATTCTCAGTTGAAAGAGAATTTACAGAATCTACTTTTATTGAGGTAGTAGAAAAAATAGATGAGCTTTTTAATACAAACTTAGAACTTGTAGAACCTAAGATTAATGGAACTTGGGATTTCTATAATAATGCATTCGAACCTATAACAATTACTCCAAGTCCAAATAAATATAATCCTGTAATTGAAAATGGATATAAGGCTGTTTTCAAAGGAGTTTATACATGGACAAGTGAAGATGGAAAGAAAGATCCTACTGGAGTTGTTAAGGGTTCATTCTGGGATACTCTTACAGGTACTGATGTTAGTTCTGATATAGTAACTAGTCCTTATTATACAGAAGATGCTACTATTTCTATTAAACTTGAAGCTCCTAAGACTGGTTTTATGGTTAGAGGAGAAGATGTTGTTAGAAGTACTGGCGTTTATGATTATACAGAAGATACTAGATCAGTAACATTCGCACATAGATTATTCTATGGTGTATCTACTAAGGGAAAAGACTTAGTAGAGTATGATATTAAATCTCTGAAAACATCTGAATTAATTACTGAACATCCTAAAAAGACTCTAGAACATTTTTCTACAGAAATGAATGAATATGCTATTATTGCTTATCCTAAGGTTCTTGGAGACTTAGATAGTATTTATCAAGACGGAATTCGTGTAATTAAAGCATTTAACAAAGTAGAAATTGAAATCATTAATGGCGCTGGGATTGCTATAGATTATGTAGTTTATATTACTAATCATCCAGGTGCTTTTACTGATGTTGAATTAGAATTTAAATAAAATTAGTACAATGGCATTAAATTTTGCAGATAGATTAGTGTCAAACAATCCTAGTGCTTATGGGATTGTTAGAGCTATAGAAGTTAGCGGGCACAAAACAGTATCTTCTCTTTCAGCATTGTATAAGATCCCTGATTGTATTCTTTCAGACTCAGGAGATAATACTAGTAATGATTCTCTTGGTCAGTTATGGTATGTAGTTGATCGGAATGAAGTTTACCAGCTTATCGATTGGGAAAAGAGACATGAGGAATCTGGGTGGAAGCCGTATTTGTCTGGAATGATAACAGATGAAGCCCTGGAAGAGATATTGAAAACTAAGCAAGATAAGTTAATTGCTGGAGAAGGGATTAGTATCAGTGAAGATAATGTAATTTCCTGCACTATAAATACATCACTTTTTAGAATGGTGGATGAGCTACCTTCTTTGGAGGAAGCAGAGACAAATAAAATTTATCTTCTTAGAAAAGAAAATAATATCGGAGAACTTCAGAGTTATACTGAATATATAGTAACTATTAAGGTTGACGAAGAAGGGAAAGAAATAAAAGAATGGGAAAAGATCGGTGAATATGATTTATCTATTGAACTTGCTCCCTATCTTAAAATAGAAGATGCAGAAAAGACTTACGTAAAGAAGGAAAACATCGTAGATTCATTCGAAGGTGGTGATCCTAAAGAGCAAGTTTTATCTGCTGAAAAAGGAAAAGAACTTAAAGAACTCGTAGATTCATTAGAGGAAAGAAAAGTAGATAGTGTAACAGCTACTGAGGGAAAAGGAATCATAGTAGAAGGTACTCATAACGATCCTACTATTGGTGTTCTTCGTGATCCTGAGTCTGAAGGATTTTTTACAATCGAAGAAACAGGTCTTAAACTTAGTGGTGTTCAGGATGCTATTGATGAAGCAGTTGGTGAATTAACTGATAGAGTAGAACTTGAATCTGATGTAGTCTATAATATCAATGAAATATTTCCAGGTGAAGGTAAGGGAGAAAATGGAGATCAGTGGCACATCCAATATGCTGCTGCTAAATTAGATGCTTTCCTTCCAGCTGAAAAGAAAGTTCCAGGTATAAAAGTTAAGTTTATTAACTTAGACGGTAACTGGAGAACTTTCACTTTCAATGGTGGATATTTCTTGGATGGTAGAAACTGGAGTTATGATATCACTTCTAATGACTTCACTGAATTAGCTACAGAAAATCTTCCAACAGCTACTCCAGAATCAAATGGAGTAATGTCAAAAGAAGATAAAGCTAAACTTGATGGAATTAGTGAAACTATCAATAAAGATGTAGATGATAAGATTGCAGAAGTTAAAGAGACAATCGATAACTATACTGTAAATGGTTATAAAATTTCCACAAATCCATCTTTAGATAGAAATGATATCGGTCTTGGAAATGTTACTAATGACGCTCAGATAAAACGCTCTGAAATGGGTGTTCCTAAGGGTGTTGCTACTCTTGGAGAAGATGGTAAAGTTCCGGAATCACAACTTCCAGATTCAGTTCTTGGAAATGTTAAATATCAAGGAGTTTGGGATGCAGTTAATAATGTTCCTAAACTTGAACTTAACGATTTTGATTCCAATGGTCATTACTATATAGCTATTAATAAAGGCTCTCAATTTGGATATGATTTTGATCCAGGTGATTGGGTAATTAATAGTAATGGTAGATGGGTTAAAATTGATAATGTAGATTCAGTTAAGTCTGTAAATGGTCAGATCGGAATTGTTGAATTAGGTATAGAGGATATTCCTAATCTTAAGGAAACTCTAGATTCTAAAGCAACTAATGATGATTTCAATAGACACTTAACAGACTATAAGAATCCTCACAAGGTTACTAAAGATCAAGTAGGTCTGGGTAATGTAGATAATACAGCAGATAAGGATAAACCTGTTTCTGATGCTACACAGGCATTAATTGATCAAACAAGAACCGTACTAGAAAATAAAATTTCTGAATTACAAACTAATACTGAGGCAGACTTAGAAGTATTTAGATCAGAATTTGAGAATAAATTAGCCAAACTTGCTGCTAAAGAAGAAGCTGATATTGTTGCTGTTAATAATAGTCTGAAGGAAGCAAAGACAGAACTTCAGAATAATATTGATAACTTAGCATCAAAGACAGAAAATGATTTAACAGTTGCTAAGAAAGAGTTGGATAATAAGATCTCTGAATTATCAACTAAAACAGAATCTGATCTTTCTACTCTTAGAGCTGACTTAGAATCTAGTATTTCTGTAACTAAAACAGAGCTTGAGAAGAGTATATCTGAATTGGCATCTAAAACAGAAAATGATCTTAATACTGCTAAATCAGAACTTGAAAAAGCTATATCAGACCTAACTGCTAAAGAAGAAGCTGATATTGTTGCTGTTAATAATGCTCTTTCTGAAGCTAAGAAAGAATTAGAAAACAGTATCTCTAGTTTAGCATCTAAGACAGAAAATGATCTTAGTTTAGCAACAAAAGAGTTGAATAATAAGATCTCTGAATTAGCTACTAAAACAGAATCCGATCTTTCTACTCTTAGAGCTGACTTAGAATCTAGTATTTCCGTAACTAAGACTGATCTAGAATCTAAGATCACTGAATTAGCAACTAAGACTGATGCTAAATTCCAAGCAACTGATTCTAAGATTGAAGCAACTAAGACAGAGCTTCAAACTAATATTGATAACCTATCTCATCGTCATGATGATGATATGAAAGATATTAGAAGAGAAATCGAAGAGGCTACTGCTGGTTCTAATGAAGCACTTAATACACACATCCAAGATAAGAGTAATCCTCATCAAGTAACTAAAGAACAGGTAGGTCTTGGTAATGTTACAGATGATGCACAGGTTAAGCGTTCCGAAATGGGTATGCCAGAAGGAGTTGCTACACTTGATGCAACCGGAAAAGTGCCTTCATCTCAATTACCTAGTTTCGTAGATGATGTAATCGAAGTAGATTCATTTGACTTACTTCCTGAAACTGGTGAAACTGGTAAGATCTATGTAACTAAGGATACTAACTTGACTTATAGATGGTCAGGCTCTCAGTATGTAGAAATTTCTGAATCACTTGCACTTGGAGAAACGTCTAGTACAGCTTACCCAGGAGACAAAGGTAAAGCTACTACAGACAAGGTTAATGCTCATACTTCAGACTACAATAATCCTCATAAAGTAGATAAAGCTCAGGTAGGTCTTGGAAACGTTGATAATACAGCTGACCTCGATAAACCAGTATCTAATGCTACACAGGAATTAGTAGATAATACTAAGAAAGAGCTAGAAGAAAAGATTAATAACTCAGGAAACGACTTACAAGATAACATTGATAAGATTGACGAGAGAGTTACTAATATTGAAGATTCTATTGCTCAGCCTGGTGGTTTAGCTACTCTTGATGATGCCGGAAAAGTACCTCTAGAACAATTGCCAAGTTTAGTAGATGATGTAATTGAAGTAGACTCTTTCGAACATCTACCTGAAGCTGGAGAAGTTGGAAAAATCTATGTTACTAAGGATACTAATCTTCTTTATCGTTGGACAGGGGTTAAATATGTAGAAGTATCAGAATCTCTCCACTTAGGTGAAACGGCTGATACTGCTTATGCGGGAGATAAAGGCAAGGAGACAACTGATAAGGTTAATTCTCATATCTCAGACTTCAATAATCCGCATAAAGTTACAGCCGAACAAGTAGGCTTAGGTAATGTTGATAATACTTCTGATATCAATAAACCTGTTTCTACCGCACAACAAGAAGCTTTAGATGCAGTTAAGACCGAACTTGAGGAGAAAATTAATAACTCTGGTAGTGATCTTCAAGGTAATATTGATAAGATTGACGAGAGAGTTACTAATATCGAAAACTCAGTAGGTGCTCCTGATGGTATAGCTACACTTGATTCCGAAGGTAAATTAGAAGTTTCACAGATCCCTAACGAAGCTCTGAATGTTATCGAAGGTAAGTATATGACTGAAACTCAATTTACTGATTCTGAAGGTGTAGAGTTTATTCCAAGACATAATACTATTTATATTGATAGTATCGGTGGTTCGAATAAACTTTATCGCTGGGATGGATTCAAGTATGTAGAAGTATCAGATTCAGATAATGTTACAGAAGCTATTGACAATCACATCAAAGATTTCAATAATCCACATAAAGTAACAGCCGAACAAATTGGGCTTGGAAACGTAGATAATACAGCCGATATTGATAAGCCAATATCTACTGCTGTTCAAGAAGCTTTAGATACTGTAAACACTAAAGTAACTGAACACACTGAGAATAAAGAAAATCCTCATGGTGTTACAGCAGAACAAATTGGCTTAGGAAATGTAGATAATACGGCTGATTATGATAAACCTGTTTCTAAGGCTACTCAAGATGAAATCGATAGAATTGACGGTCGTATTGATACAATCGATGATTCAATTGGTGTTCCTAGTGGTATTGCAACTCTTGATGGCAATGGTAAATTAACAGATTCTCAAATACCAGACAAGACGATTAATGTTCTTGTAGGTAAACTTATGAGTGAAACAGAATTCAAGGACGAAGAAGGTAATACTTATGAACCTAGAACTGGAGTAATTTATATTGATACTGTTTCTGGTACTGAGAAAATATATAGATGGAATAAATATGAATATGTAGAGATTTCAAATACAGAATTACTTGAAGGTGCATTAAATTCTCACGTTCAGGATAAGAATAATCCTCATCAAGTAACCAAAGAGCAGATTGGGTTAAGTGAAGTAACAAATGATGCTCAAGTTAAGAGATCAGAAATGGGAACTCCGGAAGGTGTTGCTACTCTTAACGAAAATGGTAAAATTCCTGTGGAACAACTTCCAGGACAAGTTGATGAAGTATTTGGAATTGATCGTTTCGTATCAACAAAAACAGATATTCCTTCTTCTAGATTAGTAATTGGTTCCACTTACTATGTAGAAGATGAGAAGAAAATATATACAGCAATTTCTGAAACGGAATTAGATGAAGGTGCTACTCCTGATAAAGGTGTAATCTATTCTAATCGAGAAACTAATATAATCTATCGTTGGGATGGTGCTGAATTAGTAGAAATTGGTAACCCTATTCATCTTGGTGAAGTAGCTGGAACTGCATATCCTGGAGATAAAGGTAAGGCTACTACAGATAAAGTTAATGCTCATGTGGCTGACTTTGAAAATCCTCACCAAGTAACTAAAGAACAGATCGGTCTTGGAAATGTAGATAATACTTCTGATGCTGATAAGCCTATTTCTAGTGCAGTCCAAGAAGCTTTAGATGCTGTTAATAAAGAAGTTTCAGAACATAAAGCTGATAAGAATAATCCTCATGAGGTAACAAAAGCTCAGGTAGGTTTAGGAAATGTAGATAATACTGCAGACCTTGATAAACCAGTATCTAATGCTACACAGGAATTAGTAGATAATACTAAGAAAGAGCTTGATACTAAGATAGATAATCATACTTCAGACTTTAACAATCCTCATAAGGTAACAAAAGAACAAGTAGGACTAGGGAATGTTGATAATACAGCTGATATTAATAAGCCTGTATCTGTAGCACAACAAGCTTTAGTAGATTCTACAAAGGCAGAGTTGAAGAAAGATATTGGTGATATTGAAAAAGATGTTACTAATCACATAGCTGACAAGAATAATCCTCATGAAGTAAATAAACTTCAGGTAGGTCTTGGAAATGTTGATAATACATCAGATATCAATAAACCTGTATCTATTGCACAACAAGCTGCTTTAGATAAACTTAAGAGTGATCTTGAATCTATTATAGGTTCTACAGGAACAGATCTTAGTGCTCACTTGAAAGACTTTGATAATCCTCATAAGGTTACTAAGGATCAGGTTGGACTTGGTAAGGTGGATAACACTGCTGACCTTGAAAAACCTGTCTCTGTAGCAACTCAAGAGGCAATCAATGCTGTTCAGTCTAATCTTGATAAGACCAATATTTCATTAGAGAATCATATTGCAGATAAGAAGAATCCTCATGAAGTAACGAAGGAACAAGTAGGTCTAGGTAATGTAGATAATACATCTGACTTAGATAAACCTGTTTCTCATTATCAACAGGATGCTCTTGATGAACTTGAAAGAAGACTTCAAGGTTCTATTGATGGTTCTGGTTCTGATCTTAGTGCTCATATTTCAGATTTTAATAATCCGCATAAAGTAACTAAGGATCAGGTTGGACTTGGTAATGTAGATAATACAGCTGACAAGGATAAACCTATTTCTGATGCTACACAGAAAGCTTTGGATAGTATTAAGACAGAAACTAATACTATTATCGAAACTCATATAGCAGATAAGAATAATCCTCATGAAGTAACTAAGGAACAGATTGGATTAGGTGAAGTAACAAATGATGCTCAAGTAAAACGTTCAGAGATGGGTGTAGCTGGGGGAGTTGCTACACTTGACCAAGAAGGCAAAGTTCCTAGTTCTCAATTACCTAGCTTTGTAGACGATGTTATTGAAGTAGATTCTTACGATAACTTGCCTACTACAGGTGAAGCTGGAAAGATTTACGTAACCAAAGACACTAACCTAACCTATAGATGGTCTGGTTCTCGATATATTGAAATTTCTGCTTCCTTAGCCCTCGGAGAAACTAGCTCAACCGCATATCCAGGTGACAAGGGAAAAGAAACAACTGATAAGGTTAATACTCACGTAGCTGATCTTAATAATCCTCACCAAGTAACTAAAGAACAGGTTGGACTTGGAAATGTAGATAATACAGCAGATCTTGATAAACCTATTTCTAATGCTACTCAAGAATTAGTAGACAACACTAAGAAAGAACTTGAGGATCTGATTACTTCTAATGAGGGAGGTCTAGATAATCATATTAAAGACTTCAATAACCCTCACCAAGTAACAGCAGAACAAGTAGGTCTAGGTAATGTTGATAATACTTCAGATAAAGATAAACCTTTGTCTGATGCAGCTAAAGAAGCTATCAACGAGGTTAAGACTCTAATTACTTCTTCTGGAACTGACTTAAGCAATCATATTAAAGATTATACAAATCCTCATAGAGTAACTGCAGAACAAGTAGGTCTCGGAAATGTAAATAATACTTCCGACCTTGACAAACCTATTTCTAATGCTACTCAGAAGGAACTTGATAAACTTGACGCTAAGATTGATAAGATTAATACAGATCAGGGAACAGATCTTAGTGCTCACTTGAGAGATTTCAGTAATCCTCATAAAGTAACTAAAGAACAAATTGGACTCGGAAATGTAGATAATACTGCAGATCTCGATAAACCAATATCTACTGCTACACAAAAAGCAATTGATGATGCCAAAGCAGCTAATAATACTGCTTTAGATAATCATGCTAATCGTACAGATAATCCTCATAAGGTAACTAAGGATCAAGTAGGTTTAGGTAACGTTGATAATACAGCCGATATTAATAAACCTGTATCTGTAGCACAGCAGAATGCTCTTGATACTTTATCTAATAGTTTAAATACAGCTATTAATAATCACGTAGGTAATACTAATAATCCTCATCAAGTAACTAAAGAACAGGTAGGTCTCGGAAAAGTAGATAATACATCTGACTTAGAAAAGCCTATTTCAGTAGCAACTCAAAACGCTATTTCTGAAGTTGTTTCTAATCTGGATAAACATATTGCAGATAAGAACAATCCTCATGAAGTAACAAAAGAGCAAATTGGACTTGGTAGAGTTGATAATACATCAGACCTCGAGAAACCTATTTCAACAGCTACTCAGGTTGCTCTTGATAAGAAGGCTGAACTTGGACCTGATGGAAAAATACCTGAAAGTCAATTACCTGAAAGAACAATGCATAGTTTGTTCTATAAGGGTACTTGGGATGCTGAAAGGAATTTACCAACACTAGCTAATGGAGATAAGGCACAAGATGGTGATTACTATTTAGTTAATAATGATGGTGAGTCCTTTGGATATAAATTCATGGTAAATGATATTATATTCAATGCCAGTGGAATTTGGTATAGAATGATGGGCTCTAATAAGAGAGATAATCCTACTGAATTTAAGATTACTAAATTCACAGCAGATAGAACTTTATTAGAGAGAGGTGAATCAACAGAAATTACTCTTGAATGGGAATATCAATTGACCCCAAGTGGACAAATTAATTTCCAATTCATAGATACTCATGATATTCCTGTTGAGGAACGTACTTATAAGATTACTGCCACTGGAGGACAAACATTCACATTGAGAGGTTCGTATCTAAGTGAAGTTGCAACAGCTACTTTAACGATTGATACAGCTGATAAGGTTTATGTAGGTGCATCAAGTAATTCTGCTCCTACTGACTCTGACTTTATAGCAATGAATTCTTTCTTCTCCTTCGGTGATAATGAATTCCCATTCACTCCTATTGATTGTTCAGGAGGTAAGTATATTTACGTAGCAATTCCAACAGAAGAGTATAGTAAGTATAGAATCTATTGTAATAATTATCCTGTTGATGATGTAACAGTATACTCTAGACGTATAACTAACATCTTTACTGGATATACTGATTATACAATTACTAAACTTGCTAATCTCTATCATGGAATACTAAATATTGAAGTTAAATTAATTGATAAAAGATAATGCCAGAAAATAATTTAAAAGGAACGGTACTCTATTCGGGTATCGTTCCCACCAATACTTCTGACGTATATCCAACACATTCAGCCATTTATGGTATGGGAGGCTACCGCTCAGTGAAAACAATAGCTGAGCGGGATGCTATTCCTGTAGAGCGTTTAGAATTAGGTGCTAAGGTATTAGTTACTGACCTAGAGACTGAATATTATGTACGAAGTATTGCAGAGGATGGTACTGTAACTTGGGAATTAGATACTAGACTAATAGCAGATAGATTACTTCCTACTCCTATGATGGAAGGTACTTGGAGTTTTTCTAATAGTCTTGGAGAAGAAGTAACTGCAGATAGCCTTGGTATAACAAATGTAAATTCTAAAGTTATAACTATAGAGAAAGGATATAAAGCAAGTTTAGCTGGTAGATTTAAATGGACAGTAACAGATTACCAAACATATAAAGATCCAGAAACTTGTAGTGGAGATCTTGGGACTACTTTACCTAGTAATGGAGTATTTTCGGAAATTAGTAATATAACTGGTATAACAGAAAATAGAATAATTAAGGAAACTATTTCAGCCAAGAAAAAAGGCTTAATGATTAGCGGAAATTCTGTTATAAAAGCAGAAGGACTTGATAGTTTTTCCGATCAATATGAGATAAAGTTTAGACCAAGAATATATTTTGGAACAGTAACTAGTAAAACTCCATCTGCTAGTGATATATTAGCATTATCAGGAACAAAATTATTGGATGAAAGTAACTCTGAAAGAATAACTAATATTACCGCTTCAGGTACTCAGTATTATTGCTATTCTTACCCGAAAGAACTTGGAACTCTTAGTATGATTGTTCAAAATGGAGGTGCTGCTATATTAGAAGATTTTACTAGATCTGAAATTAATATAGTAAGTGGTTCTGGAATTTCAACTTCTCATTATGTATATATTTCGAAATACAAAGGAGCATTTCAGAATGTTATATTAGATTTTAAAATTTAAAAATAGAATACAATGGCTAAATATCCGGCACAATTACAATCTGCGAATCTTAATGAATTCGGTATTGTCTATGCTGAAGAAATACAAGGCCATAAAACAGTTGCTACTCTGAATGCACTTTATGCTATCACAGATCCTATTCTTAGCAAATCCGTAGTGAATACAAATAATGATGCTATCGGGCAAGAATGGTTCGTTACATCAGAGGGTTGTTATTACAGATTAGACAACTGGGCCAATAGACATACAGCTTCTGGATGGACTAAACTTCAAGTAATAGATACAGAGTTTAATAGTCTTTCTGCACATGGAGCTGATAAGATAAAAAATTTCACGACATCTCCTAGCACAGTTACTCTCAACTATAATACGTGGAGATCTTCGACTGTTAATGAAGATGGAACCGCTGTGATAAACGCTGCTACTCAATCTGCAGCGGGTGTTCTAAGCGCAGCGGATAAAACTAAATTAGATGGATTAAATACAGATTCTATTAATGATATATCTGTAACATCTAATGCTAATAAAGCTACTATTACATTTGTATCTGATAATGGTAATGAAGAAGATATAAGTACTACTATAGATTTTCCTATATCTACTTCTACCGCAGCAGGTACAATGAGCGCCAAAGATAAAACAGAATTAGATAGAATCAATACTGCTAACTTTGCTCTTGGCGCTGTAACTCCTGCTGCGTCTACTGTAGGTATAGCTGCTTCTAAAACTAATGTTACTGATGGTACTACCGCTGCGAATAATATTACGCTGCCTGCTGCTACTCAATCTGCAGCGGGTGTTCTAAGCGCAGCGGATAAAACTAAATTAGATGGATTAAATACAGATTCTATTAATGATATATCTGTAACATCTAATGCTAATAAAGCTACTATTACATTTGTATCTGATAATGGTAATGAAGAAGATATAAGTACTACTATAGATTTTCCTATATCTACTTCTACCGCAGCAGGTACAATGAGCGCCAAAGATAAAACAGAATTAGATAGAATCAATACTGCTAACTTTGCTCTTGGCGCTGTAACTCCTGCTGCGTCTACTGTAGGTATAGCTGCTTCTAAAACTAATGTTACTGATGGTACTACCGCTGCGAATAATATTACGCTGCCTGCTGCTACTCAATCTGCAGCGGGTGTTCTAAGCGCAGCGGATAAAACTAAAGTTGACCGAATCACAGGTACTAATCATGTTATTTCTCAACCTACTACAACAGCTACCTCAAGAGTAATTACTATAACGGGTATAAATCCTACAGATAATAAAGCAGTTTCTAGTTCTATTACTCTTCCAGAAGTATCAGAAACTCAGGCAGGCCTTGCAAGTGCATCTGATAAGAAGACTCTCAATGCTATTAAAACTCTTGGGAAATCTTCTCACTTGAAAGATGATAATTGTTGGACTAGAACAGCTTCTAATGTAGCTATAAACTTCACTTGTACTGATGTTAGTGGTAATTCTACAGATACTGACGCAAAAAGTGAACATTCTGTTAATATTGGAGCTGCATCATCTACTCTTGCAGGGGTAATGACTTCAACCGATAAGACTGAACTTGACAGAATAACCACAGCGAATTTTGCTTTAGGTGCAGTTACGCCAGCAGCTTCAAGTGTAGCTATCGCAGCAACAAAAACAACTATTTCTACAGGAGCTAGTGCAGCAAACAACATAACTCTTCCAGCTGCAACTTCTAGCGTAGCTGGTGTTATGACTGCTGCAGATAAAGTAAAGCTTGATACTACTCTTCCTAACTTAATTAACTCTAATAAAACAACTATTGATAATTATACTGTAAATGGAATTAAAATTTCTACTAATCCCGTTGTAACAGGAGCAAATACTAAAGTAACTGGGTATTCAAAACCAACTACGACTGGAGCTATTGCAGCAACTGATAGTATCAATGGAGCTCTTGGAAAATTAGAGAAAAAGTTAGATGATGAAGTAACTAATAGAACTAATGCTGTTTCAAATCTAACTAATACAGTAAATAATAATAAGACTACAATAGATAACTATACTGTTGGAGGAATAAAAATTTCTGCTAATCCTAAAGTGGCAAATGGAACAAATACTACAGTATCTACTGCTAATAGTACGATTACTTGGTCTCTAAACTCTACTATATCACTTACTAGAGTTAATGCTTCTAGTGGATTCTATCAGACTTCAGATAAACGTTTGAAATCAGATATTAAACCTTTGGAACATACACTTGAGGAGATTTGTTCTATTCCGACAGATTCATTTATTTTAGGTGGGAAAAAAGACCTTGGAACTATAGCACAAGAACTTGAACCAACTTTCCCTGAACTAGTAACAGACGCCGAACTTAAACAATCCGATGTACCTAACCCTGAAAACTTTGAAACCATTGAGAAAGATGGTGAAACTTATGTTCTAGTTAAAGAAGTTGATTATGCTAAAATGAGTGTTCTAGCAATCGAAGGTATTAAATTACTTAAGGCCGAAATAGATGAACTTAAAAAGCAGTTATTAGATAAATAAAATAAAGGGAGGTTGATCAAGAGTAAAAACTTGATTGCCTCCTTTTAAATTTAAAAGTAGGAATGAAATGGATCAAATAATTAATTTTAAAATAAATACAGAACTATTTACAAGTAGATCTGAAGCGATCCTAGCCTTAGAAAACATTATATTTACTCAAGGAGAGCCAGTTATTGCAATTTATGGAACTACTTCTCAAAATGCTAAAATTATTCTAGCCGTCGGAAAAAGAAATGGAGCTGGAAAAAATGCATTTGAAATAATTTCCACTAAAGAAGATATGTCTGAAACTTTGAATATTATTAATTCTTTGAATAATGAGTTCACAGAACATATCAAAGCAGAAGCAGGTGATAAGCTTGGACATGTAATAACAGGAGGAGATATTGTTTTCTCTGGAGGTATAGGAACTGTAGTTTCGGCTGGAAAGGTAAAAAATAAACTTACTTTTACTGGTGGAACTTTTGAAGGAACAGATAAAACTACATTTGATGGTTCTGAGGCTGTAACGATAAAAATTCCTAGCCCCTCATTTACTGTTCCTAAACCATTAGGACATGCAATAGCTGGAGAATCTAAGGAGTGGGCTAGAGCTGACCATGTGCATGAAGCTCCTAAATCAGTCTCTGGAAATGCTGGTAGTGCTGATAAATTAAGTTCTAAAAGAAATATAACTTTAACCGGAGCTGTTACTGGAGGTGTAGTAACTGATTTTTCAGGAGATATTACAATTAATACTTCCAAAAACCATACACATGATATTTCAGAGGTTACTGGTCTACGAGGTGAGTTGAACACCTTAGAAGCAACTAAAGCTCCCATTGAAAGTCCTATCTTCACAGGAACTCCAGAGGCTCCAACAGCTCCACAAGGAACTAATACTAATCAGTTAGCTACTACTGCATTTGTTATCAAGGAAATTGGAGAAAAAATAGAAGCTGCTGTAGCCTTGAAATTTAAAGGAACTCTCGGAACAACTGGAACTGTTAAGAGTCTTCCTGCTCAACATACAACAGGTGACGTCTATGTTGCCACTACTGGAGCTCCGAATGTATCAGGACTTAGACTTGAACCTGGTGATATAATAATTTGTATCAAAGATGGTTCAACTGCTAATGATTCTGATTGGACAGTTGTACAGACTAATATAGATGGAGCTGTAACAGGACCAGGAAGTGCAGTTTCTGGAAATCTAGTACTTTTTAATGGAACTACAGGAAAAGTTATATCAGATTCTGGTCTTTCATTAGCAGACCTAGCAAAAGTAACAACTACTATCTCTGCAGGTCCTGGTTTAACTGGAGGTGGATCTATTGGAGGAAATCAAGTAATATCACATGCTTCTCAACCAACTACAGGAACTAATGCAGGGGGTAATTCTGGAGCTTTTGTCACCAACATTAAGATCGATTCCTTTGGACATGTTGTAGAAGCCTTAAAAGGAGACTTAACTGGATCATATCTAGCACCCTCCGGAGAATATATTTCAGGAATTACACTCTCAGGGAATACACTATCAGGAAATTCTAAACCATTCCCTAATATTGAAATTGAAAATGGAGAAGTAGGTGGATCGGAAGAATTTGTTACTGGAATCTCTGTAAATACTGTTTTAAATAATCATAGAATTCAAGTTAATAAAGGAACAATCCCTGGAATAATAGTAACTGGAGATGGTGGTGAAGGAAATCCTAGAAAATATGTTTCAGGAATAGAATCAGACGGACATCATGGAATATCTTTTACTACTTCCGAAGAATCTGGAATGGTTAAGGTTTCAAAAGATGGTTCAGCTGATTATTTAGGAAATAAAGTTCTCTCTGGAGTTAGTTCTGGAAATACTTATGCAACTACTGTAACTCAAGATACTGATGCTTTGAGATTAACTACTACTATTTCAGAGATAGATGGTGGAGATGATCAAGGAAGCCAAGGAAAACGTCAAGTAATTAGAGTAAAAAGATATACTACAGGTGGAATTCTTCCTAGTGGATTAGCTTCAGGGGAAATAGCAATAAACTTGGTTGATAATTACCTCTATGTCGGAAATGAAAAAGGTGGAGTTCAAAGAGTCTATCCGAATGCTACACCACAAGTAGATGGTCTTTTATCAGCCGAAGATAAATCACGCCTCGAAAAAGCTATATCTGATATTGCTGATCATGCTTCAAGTCTGGGAACAATAAATACTGAGCTTGATGTTCTTGAGGAGGATTTGAAAGACACGAAGGAAAAATTAACTGAAAAAATTTCTCAAGAATCCGAGGCGAGAAAAACGGCTGATCAAGAATTTAAGGAAAACTTGAATACCGAAACTCAAGAAAGAACTACCGAAGATATTGCTATAAGAGAATATATAGACTCTACAAAATCAGAGTTAAATGAAAAGATAGATAAACTTATTGGTTCGGGAGGAGAAACTGAAGGAGGATTAGCTGCAGAAGTAGAAGCTAGAATACAAGGAGATAAATATAATTTCGATCTCTTAAAGTTTGCAATTCAGAGAGTAAATTCATCTGCTGGTTTTGAAGATCCTGATCCCGATGATGACAGTATTTATAGTAATTTCCCGAGTCTTTCAGATACACATTACTTAGGTGGACAGAGCAATTTAGTAGGATGTCTTAGGATTCTTGACCAGAAAATTTATGAACTAGAACAAGCACTAACCATTAAAACACTCTAATATATGGCATTAACTAATTTTTATAAAGGACCTGAAGCTGAATATTCTAGAGAGAAACATATTAATGGTATTTATATGAGCACTGATTCTAGAAAGCTTTGGATATTCGGACAACCAACACAAGAATTATCAGATATTATAGAAAAAACTGATTATGATGCTCTTGAATCTAAAGATCCGAATTTAATATATATCGTAAAATTATCAGAAGAATGAAAAAATTAATTCTAACCCTGATCACTACTCTATTAATTATTTCTTGTGGTACTACCCGAAAATTTAATACTACTTTTTATGAAGGCTTTTCGATAGAACCACAAAGAATAGTAGATAGTATAACTACAGCAAATTTACTTCCAGCGTCTATAGAATATCAAGAATGGCCTAAGTTGATGTACTTTACTAGTGATTCAGTTATAACTACACAGTATACGACTATAACCACTAAAGAAGATACGACTTATATATTCTCGATAACTGAATCCGCTGGAGATAGTATATACTTAATTAAATTTAGAAAAGAATAATAGTTATGGATTTTGTATCAGTATTTTCAACATTAGCTGCTTTAGTGGCTGGTGTTCCTGTTGTTACGCAGGCAATTAAGAAACTTATAGGTAAAGAACTTCCAGGGTGGGCTAATCAATTAATTTCTTGGATAGTTGCCATTGGATTATGTATGTTCGGTTGGTTTTTCGATCTTGGATGTCTTGCTGAAGCTTCTTGGTGGCAATCTCTCATAGTAGGTGCTGGTGTTGGATTAGCTAGTAACGGTGTATTTGATATCGCTCTAGTTCAGTGGATACTTGAACTTATATTCGGAAAAATAAAAAAGTAATTATGAGATCTTACGGTTATATTAAAACAGAAAACCTGGAAAGTTACTCAGAATATAAACCACAACCTATCACACTTCCGGCCGAATATAAACTCAAAGATATCGGCAAAGTGTGGGATCAAGGTAGTGTCGGAAGCTGTGTTAGTCATTCAATAGCGGAAATGTATAACTTTTATCAGCTAAGCCATGGAAAAACTCTAGAGAAAAAGCCTGATTGGTTATACTATCTTAGAGCTGATAAAACAGTAGATGGAATGATGCCTGCCGAAGGTTTTGAGTTAATGAAAGCGGCCGGAGAAATAAAAATCTTCTCAAGAATATCAACTATCGAAGGAATTAAACATGCAGTGATAACAAATGGACCTGCACTTATAGCTGTTATTGTAAGAGACGGAGGACGTGATGATTTCTGGAATGGTTCTGAAAACTTAGGAGGACATGCGATAAGTATTGTTGGTTTTTCTAAAGACGGATTTGTAATAAAAAATTCTTGGGGTTATGGATATGCAGAGTCCGGTTTTTCTGAGATGAGCTATGAAGATGCTGGAAAAGTAATTCGAGAAGCTTGGACTATAATAGAATAAAAAAAGAGACTAGTAAAGGGTTTAATTTTCCCAATACTAGTCTTTTATTTTCTTTATATTCTCTCTATAAATACTTCATAATCATCCTTACAATACCAACTTGGACATGTATGAGGATTTCCATGTCTATTTCCTTTTCCTCGGTCTATATAACTTTTCCATCTATATATTGTATCAGATTTCTTAAGAGCTTTCCACCAAACATCAAGTGTCGTTTTTATCCATGAACCTTTCTCGGCTATTATGTCTGATGGATTAACTAAAGGTTTATTATTATCATAGTCTCTCAAGTGATGCCAAATATAAGGTCCAGTATATACAAATTTCTTCGGCCTTGGAGAATATACGGCGATAAATTTTTGGTCGTCAGAATAATCATCATCTCCTGTGTAACAAAAATCTACTTGAATCTCTTTTATCCCGACCCTCCTTAGTATCGCCGTTTTTTCATCAGGCCGTAAATTATAATACTCATCTCTTGTTATCTTTTTCCCAGTCAAATCTCTAAGATAAAAGAATCTACCATTACCTTCTTTCCCAGGGATCATATCTTTAGGAGACTTACCTAATAAAAAAGTTTCAATATAACCTTTGGGAAATGCATAAAATCCCTTCCTAACTGGAGCTGTATGAAATCCTCGAAAAGGTGAATCCCCAGGGAGTGATCCCTCTTTATGATCCTGTGGAGATAAAGTACCCCACCTAAAAAATTCATAACTATTCCTCTTTTTCATAAACTCTATTTTTAAAAGTTACAGCCGAAAATCTCTTCTTTACTACTTTTAAGACTTTTTTCTCCAAAGATCGATACTCATTAGAAGAATAATTACGCCCTAGTTCAATATATTCCCAAGGCTCGTCGTAAATAAATTCCCAATCAGATGTGCACTTAATTAATTCAGCTGTCCATGGATCTGAATGTCTCCACCTAAGATAAATACAATAACCTTGAGATGAAATCGGATCAAGAAAATAATAATAACATTGACTTGGACACCATATTAAATCCTCTATCCAATAACCTAATAATTGTTCGTTCATATATAATATACTGTTTTTCATTAACATATATAAGGAAATAAACGTTCCTTTAAATCAAGATATGAAACCAGTTTTTGTATTAATTACAAAAG